TGTGGCGGCATCCGCGGCGTAGTCCGTGTGGGAGCACAGGCGCAGCACTGCGGCGCTGTGCAGCGGCACCGGAAGTGATTCAGACACGTCCTGGCCCGAGCAGTCGCCCAGCATGTGTGCCAGGGTGGCGCACTGCCGCACAGCGTGCGGCGGCAAATGTACGGTCACGCCGTCCCTGCACAACATGTCCACCCATCTACGGCCAGGCTGTGCCTCAAAGTGATCGTCCAGTTTGGTGTCGTCAAAGAGTTCGTCCCAGAACACTTTGTTTTCCGCCATGCTCTGGGCCTTGTCCGCCGGGGACATGCCGCTCCATTGCGTCAAGTATTCGTGGCGCTCCCTGTTGAGCCTATCCCACGTGTTCATGGTGGCGACTTGCTGTATGACGCGCGTGGCCCGCATGTCGGGGTGTGGACGGGTTGGTCAATCAGTATTGCTGGGTGCCGCGTGCGGGCTCCGCGTGTGGGCTTCGCGTTGGTGGCGCGGCTGCAGCTGGTACGCAGTTGGGGTTGGGTCCACGTCAATTCAAGCAAAAACAATTTACTTGCGGAACAGGTCTGGGGAGTGCGTGGCGCCCCGCGATTCCACCCCAAAGATAGTGCCACACACGCCCGCATTGTAGCGCAGGTAGTTGAGCGTGCCGCACGTGACAACGGGAAACCGTACGTCGCGCCTCAGGAACTCTTCTACCGTGCCAGAGAACCCCTCCTCGCGCGCCAGGTCGGACAACTGCGCATACTTACGCCCCACTATGGTGTAGGTCACGGGCCGCTGCGCGTCGTGGCACGCGACACACACGCCGCTGAACGTGTTGTACATGAGCAGCGGCATGCGGTACACGCCCAGGAAGCACAGCTGGTGGAGCCCGCCCTCCGCGATTGCTTCCGGCTCGCGGACGTCCAGCAGCTGCCCGCCCAAGTATAGGGCAAAAATGCCGGTCGTGCCCTCTGGCACGTAGATGGCGTCCACAACGTCAAACACGCGGGGCACTCGCAGGGTTCCCACGGCGGTGACAGTCTCCCGCACGTCCATTTTTTGGTGCGCCAGCGCTGGCGGTCACGGGTGGAACGCAATTGATTGCCACTGATCTGGTGCATGTTATCTGTTTCTGTTGTTATACGCCACGGTTAACATGGTATTACAGCTATTGTTGTGATTGTGGGAACTGTGTGTTTGGTGTTGGCGTGGCCATTCTAACGCTGCAAGTTCATCCTTCTTTAAGCGTATCAGTGTAGTTAGTTTAGTGATTTGTACACCATCAGAAGCACCCTTCAATTCCACGACCAGTGCACTCAACTCACGTTCAAGCCGTCTTTGGGTCTCGCGGTCATAATAAATGTCTATAAACCAACACAAGTCGTATTTTTCGTTCAATAATTTCTTGCCCCATTGTTGCAGTTTCTTGATGGCACATCTTGATTCATCCGGTCTTTCCTTGCAAAAGTGCACCTTCAACATGTTCAACTCCGTCGTGAAATTTTCAACATCTCTCTTATACTGTTTAAATTCAGGCACGTTGTTGTACTCTATTTCGTCCAGTTGGTAAGGTCGATTACTCGGGTTTAATTTCCGTCTTAACTCTTCTAAACCTGCAATTCGTTTCTCTAACCGCGTGTATGTGGGTAGCGAATTGCCCATTTAAGTAAGTTGTGAAGTTTTAACACTGTAGACCACCGCACTTGGTGTCCTCCACGCCTAGCCCCAACGCCTTTGCCTCAACAGGGGTCGCCAGTGGGCTCCGCGTGTGGGCTTCGCAGGGGCAATGCGGGCGTCAACTGGACGCCCACCACGGGCGACTTCTTCACGGCCATCTACAACGGCACCAACTGGCTGTGCACGGTGGTGGACGCCACCGTGTAGGCACGTAGTCCCCAGAAAGTGTATTTGGTGCGCAAGGCTAATAAATGTTTATTGTTCTTATTCCCCGCTACAAGTACCGCTCATAGTCCCACGGATGGTAACCCAGCTGCGACCGCAGGGCTTGCGCCGCGGCGCGCACCTGCACCCGCGTGATCCCCACCTCCCGCACCAGGAACTGCAGCATCTTGTGCTGGTTGAACCGAAACGTGTAGTCCAGTGTCCACCCCACGACCCCGGTGTGTATGGTGTCCCTCACGCCTGTGCCCAGCGTCAGCAGGTCGTGCGCGGTCAGCCCAAACTCGCGCACCAAGCACTTGAGCGCCTTCAGTGACCCCACTTGGCACGCCTCCGCCACCACCCCCCCGTCAGCCATGCGCGCATACTCTGCACCCACCCCCATGTGCAGCAAGGCGCGCATCACGCCCACCGCGCCTTCGTACGCGGCGTACTCCAGGGTTCTTTGTGTAAGCTTGGGGTGCGTGGGAAAGTCCGCTGCTGTCAACCCCAGCACGCGGCCCACCTCGCACATCACGACACACGGGCCACTGCACGAGCACACGGTGTGCGCGTTGTCACAAGAGACGTTGCAAAGCAACTTGACGCGCTTCCGCGCGGGCAGGCGTGCCAGCCCCAGCCACTGGATGGTCTCGTCGGTCAAGGTGCGCCACACGGTCCGGTTGTCGCGCGTGCGCACGTACGCGTGCAAAAACCCGCTGGCGTGGGCTGCTGCAAACTGCGGCGTGATCAGCGCCTCCACGCCCCTGTTGGGGTCGGGGGCATCCTCAAAGTAGTCCAGGCGGGTCTGCGGGCTGAGGTCACGGTAGCACTCCATCACGGGCAGCGCGGCAGCCCACGTGCGGCACACCTCGCGCATGTGCAGTCGTTCAGAGTCCCGCAAGTGCGCGGCAATCATGCACACCAGCTCGGCGGGCAGCCTGGCGGCGGGGGATGCTTTGACCTTGGCAGGGTTCACGCTGCCATGGACCTCACTTGCAGTTGCACCGACTTTGGCTTCACTTTCATTTGCACCGACTCTGGCCCGCTTGCCGTACTCGATGGCGTGGATGTTGATCGCGTAGTTCTTCATCACGCAGCTCTGTACCCTCTTCATGGTTAACTTTTGATTGACGAGGTGAGGGCAAGGTGTACATATACATGAACATTTTGATTGACTACTGTCGCTGAACGTAGTTGTGTCGCGACATATTTTGATTGACCATAAGCGACATAGTAAGCGACACAGTTAGCGACAAAGCCAATCAAAATATGTCGCGACATATAGCGACACAACTACGTTCAGCGACAGTAGTCAATCAAAATGTTGTCTGTATATGCGGCCGCGCTGCTGTACCACAACATTCCTACTCACCATGAAGCCCGCCACCGAGCACCAGAAGGCCGTCAAGGCGTTGCTGAAACCAAAGGTTCGCGCCCTGAAGGCCAAGTTGAGGGCTGAGATGAGCGCGCGTGTAGACGCCGCCGTGAAGGAAATGCGGGAGCAGGTTGCAGCCGGGGTTGGCGAAGCCGGGGTTGGAGAAGCCAAAGTGGGCGAAGCCGGGGTTGGCGAAGCCAAAGTGGGAGAAGCCAAAGACGACAAAGCCAATGTTGACGAAACCAAAGTGGGCGTGGCCGACCCAGAGCCGCTGCTGTTCATTGAGCACTATGACGATCAGGTGGGTGCGTACATGTGCACCCAGTACCCGCCACAAGTGCTGGAGGTGGTGTTGGAGGCCTTCAAGGAAAAGGAACGGGGACGGTGCATGTCGTTCCTACTGGTGGTGCTGGAGCTTGTGCACATGAAGAAATATGGAGATTTGGTGGATGCACTGGCTGACTTAAGTGACTTCAAGGTTGTGCAGGAACTGGCCGTCAAGCTTGTGGAGAGCAAGAGTGTAGGTGTGTGTGAGCGGCTGTCGTTCCCGCAGCTGTACAGCGGGGATGGGCTGAGGGCACGGGTGTGGCTGTACGGCACCGACGAGTAACTCCCGACCCCTTACCGGGTTGGTGACATGAATTATAATAAAGTGTTGTTAACGTGTGATTTATTGACTATCCGGTGTGTCCAAAAAATACTGGGTTGGGGTTGCTTCCCAATACCCCTTCTTCGGTCTCTTCGAAGTTACTTTTGACTGGAATGCTGTTGTGCTTACTCGCCGTCTTGCGCTTGGACTTGGACTTGCCAGCTGACTCATGCTTGGTGTACTTGGGCTTGGTGGCCTGCTGGTACAGCACCGCGGCCGTCATGACCGCCGCCGACACGCCCACTAAGCCAAGGAGTGCAGAGTCCATTTTATTGGGGTTTACAAATAAGGGATACATTGACAAGGTGTGCCTCCACGCGCGCGCGCGACGCCACCAGCCCCTCCCAGAACCCCACATTGTCCGCCTCCGTGACGCCCGGGAACTTGTGCACCTGGCCTCCCGCCCACGGCACCTTGTCTGCGCGGATCTGGTCCAGCAGGCGTGCGCGCTCGGGTTCCTCAGCCTCCTTCCACGCGGCCAGCAGGCGCAGGTGGTGCACTGCGCGCGGGGCAGCTTGCGGCACAAAGTGTGATACAGCCGGAGGGCGCTGCAGTGGCACGGTGAAGGTGTACCGCGGGAGCGGCCCCGTGGGCGTCACCCAGTGCAGCACCATGGTCTTCCACGCCACGACGGTGGGGGCGCACAGCGCTTGGTCCCCAGCTGTCACGTCAATCATGGGCCCCGGCACCAGCGGCGGCAGGGCCTCCTGCCCTGGCGGCACGGCGTGCAATTGGGGCGGCAAGTGGGCCAGCACCGCTCGCGTTTCCTCGTCTAGGTTCTCGTGCACAGCCCCGGCAGACTCGTCCTGGCGCGCAGCCAGGGCGGCGATGACGCGGTTGGCAACTGCCGCCAGCTGGGCCGTGTCGTGCTTGTAAAACTGCGGCCCCCCAGTGGTGTGCCACTTGGCGTCTGAAATTTTGAGCCGCATGGCCGCCAGCACCACGGCGTACCGCCACGGGGTAAGGTGCCACAGCGTGCACGTGTGGCCCGTGGTGCCGATCTGCAGGTGCGCCAGGATCTGCTCGCCGTGCTCCTCGCCCCACGCGTCAAAGGTGGGGTGCGCCGCGTACTTGACGCACGCCGCCATGGCGTCCGCAAAGGAGCCGCCGTCAATGTGCGGGGCCAGGGTGCCCGCGCGCCACCGGCCCCGGTCAAAGTCCGCCTGCGTGTCTGTGGGCAGCTTGGCGATGAGGTGGGGCACGCCCCCCGTGTGGGTGTAGCCCCACATGCGCGCCACCTCCTCCGTGACGGCCAGGCCCGCCTCCAGGCCGCGCAGGTGGTTCCACACGCCAAAGCCCGACGCGCGCAAGCCCGCGCCGGGGCGGAACTGGGCGTTGTGGCTCCCGTCGCGCGCGCGGCGCTTGGCCACCGCCAGTGGGTCGTGCTTGTCGGGCTTCATGACGTCCCGCATGACAGCGTCGGTGAGCTCGCCCGGGTCGTGGCCGTGGGCAGCCAGGAAGCGGCGCATGCCCGCGCGCAGCCCCACGTCAAACTCGCGCAGGTGGATGCCCTGCAGAACCAAACGGCTGGCGCGGAAGCCCAGCAGTGCGGGGTCAACGGGAGAGGGTGGGCAGAATACGGGGGTCACGGGCTTCGGCTTCGCGGGCTTCGGCTTCGCGGGCTTCGCGGTCCTTGGCTTCGCGGTCCTTGGCTTTGGGTTCCCGGGCTTCACGGGCTGCGGCTTGCGGATGCATAGTGTGGGGTACATGGTGTCAGAGTTAGTGGTGAGTGGTGAGTGGTGAAATCAAGTGTGTATGCTGTGCACAGCGGGGTGATTTGATTGAGACATTTTGATTGAATGATCGCGACATGTCGCTTTGTCGCGACAACTTCGTTCAGCGGAGCACCTAAATCAAAATGTCTCAATCAAAATGTCTCAATCAAATACCCGCTGCGCACAGTGGACACAATACACACTGGAGTTCAGGTTCCACCAGTTTCACACACACAATGGACACACACACGCCCGACGACAGCCCCGCCACCAAGAAGCGCACGCTTGCCGCGCTGCTGGCCACGGAGCAGTGGGTGCGCGACATGCGCCGCAAGCTGCACCACGAGATCTACGGCCCCTTCTCGTTGTTCTCGCAGCTGCCGCTGGAGGTGCTGTACATCGTGCTAAAAGAGGTGCTCGTGGACGACCTGCGCCACCCCAAGCGGCCCAGCGCGTGCATTTCGCTGCTGTCCACGTGCCGCCAGGCGCGCGCCCTGCTGCACGGCTGGAGCGTGCACGCCTACCACCTCATGGGCGGCATCCCCCTGGAGCCCGTCATAGAGCTGCGGTTCTACCTGCGGGCCCTGAAGCGCGTGCGGCGCGGGCGGGCCATGGAGGCGGGGTGCAACTACCAGGCGGCCCGCCTGAACGGCGGGGTGGTGGCGCCCGGTCCAGATGTGCCCGACTTGGAGCTGCTGGCGTACGCGGGGCACTACAAAGCCATCCAGTGGGTGCTCTCCGTGGTGGGCGACATTGGCCCACTGGTACGACTGGCGGGGTGCCACAAGTACAAGTGGACGGTTGTGTACAACATGCCGCCGGTAGCGCGGGGCGACGTGGTCAAGTTTGCGCGCCACGTGCAAGGGAACATCAACAACGCGCCTGTGGGCGACACGCTGCGCGAGTCCATGCGGCAAGTGTTCTCTGACCGGGAGGCGTGGGTGCATGCCCTCCAGTGTACGAGAAGTTACCCCGACTTTGTGGAATGCCTGCTGCCGCTGTACCGGGACGGCTGGTTGGCGGAGTGGGGCGACCTGCCGTACGACTTTAGCAGCAATGTGGTGTGCTCGGCGGCGCAGTCAGAGTTCCGCCTGGCGCGCGTGCCCGCGAGCCTCATCGACCCCGTCAACCCCATTGTGCGCCACAATGTGCTGGTGGCGGTGGCGGGCCCCCACTGGGAGGAGCTGGAGCTGCGCAGCGTGGTGCACACGCCCGCCGAAGCATGCTTCACACCGCGCCTCCACAGCTGCGACCGGTGCCGGCACGTGAGCATCACAGAGCGCATCCGGCGGGCGCACAAGCGCGGCGCCACCATTGTGCCCAATGATGCGCTGCTCAACTCGCTGGGCGACTGGGCGACGCTGATGGACGTGGCGGGCTGGCTGCACTGGAGCCCCACGGTGGCACTGCTGCAGCACATGGCCAAGCTGCCCGGGCGGCGGTGCGCGGGCATGGAACGGATCGCGGTCTTGAGCGGGGGGCGCGGGGAGTGGCGCAGCTTTGTGGACAAGCTGCCAGACAACCCGCTGCGGCGGCGGCTCATGACTGTCATACCACACCTACAGTGTAAATAGAAAAAAATAAAATCGGATATGTCAATGAATGGACTTTATTCTCAAACCGTCTTGGCTGACGTGGTCACAGGATCCCACTTGATGCGCTTTACACATGGTGCCTTGGTGTGGTCAAACCCGTCATAGAACAAGTACACCACGCGGCACACATCGTCTTCGGTTTCTGGTGGCGACTTTATTGCGTCCTTCACAACCCTCAAGAGCACAGCCTCCCGCTGGCGCTTTGTGACGCGCTTGACTCCCTGCGCGGGTTTGTACTCGTCTGGGTTGTACCGCACAAAGAACACTGGCAGCGTGTGATTGGAAATGTTGAACATGCGCGTGATCTCGCACTCTGCGGCATAAGCCTTGTGTTGGTGCTCGTCGGTTTCCACGTCCACGTAGTGAGTGCCTGCCGGGATCAGCAAGTCTGGCCTCTCCTTTCCGCACTGGCCGTGGTCCATGGTTCTGTCGGGTGCAAAGTCGGGAATGTCTGGGTCGTGTTGTAATAAGGCCCGCACTTCACGCTCCTTGCGGCCGCGCATTTCAGCGCAAAATGCAGGGTCACAGAACTCACACAAGCCCTTGGAGTCGAGTATCATGGGCAAGTTGCATACGCCACAAGGGCGTTCCACACGATTGACCATGTTAACTGTCTTGTGTGTGTCGCAGTGGGTAGCTGGGCCGCTGAGCGAGTACAGTGCGATTTCCTTGCAGCACTCGCACTTTCGCTTTGGGTTGCGCATCATACCGGGCTGCTTGTGGTCACAACACATCTCCGGCTTGTTTCCAGGGAGACCAAATGTGGCTTTACGATAACAGTCCTCGTCTGAACACAAATTGCCACGACGTTTTACCATATTTGGGTCCATGTGGGGTTTACACCGCGTTGCCTTCTTTCCTGGGTGACCGTAAGATGCGTACTTTGGGCATTGATCGCATCTTGTATTTCTGAGGTCTACCATATCATCTATTATGTGGCTGCCACATCTAACGGCCTTTTCTCCCGGATAGCCATATTTTGGTTGTTTGGGGCAGAGTTGGCATCGAGGACTCACTACGTCCAACATTCCATCCTTTTTGTGTTTGCCACATCTGCTAGGCGATTGCCCCGGATATGCATAAAGCGAACGCTTAGGGCAATCCTCACAGTGAGGACTGACAACGTTGACCATCCCTTCCCCCTTGTGCGTAACACAATGTGTAGCTCTCTGCCCTGGGTATGCATACGACGGTACCTTCGAACATACTTGACACCTTTTGCATACAACGTCTACCATACCATCCATTTTGTGTTTGGCACATCGGACAGGGTTCTGCCCAAGAAACGCAAACGATGGATGACTGGTGCAATGATCACATCGTTTGTTTAACAAGTCGATCATCCCATTCGCCTTGTGCTGAGCGCAAGTGACAGGCTTTCCACCTGGCGCGCCGAAATACGCCCGCTTACGCTTGCCACTGGCATTTGTACAGCCGGCCACCCGACAGCAAGGCATCTTGACAAAAAATAAGGATTGCCTCGGTCGCAGTGTATTCAATCAACTTGTTGCCGCATTTCATTTTTGATTGACTTTGCCTGACGCCGCTTTCACACCCACTGGCGCCAACAACAACATGGCGCAGCTGCACCGGATATCGAGCATCCGGTTTCATGCCCCAACGTCCGAGGACATTGTGCGCTCCAGCGTGTGCGCCGTCACGTCGTCCACGGTGTACGAGCGCAACCTGCCCAAGGCGGACGGCGTGAACGACACGCGCATGGGCACCGTGGACCGGCGGCTGCGGTGCGGCACGTGCCGCCTGGACCTTGCGGCGTGCCAGGGCCACCACGGCCACTTGGCCCTGGCGGCGCCCGCGTACCACCCCTACTTTGTGGAGCACGTGTACAAGACGCTGCGCATGGTGTGCTACTTCTGCTCCGCGGTGCTCACGTCCACCAGCGGCGAGCTCGGCAAAGAGGCATTCAAAGCGCTGGCCAAGCGGTCGGCGCGCCCCACGCGGTGCTGCGGCGTGTGCGGCTGCCCCCAGCCCGCGTGGGCGCGCGTCAAGACGGCCATCACGCTCACCTGGCCCGAGGCGGCGGCCAAGAAGCTCGCCGAGCAAGGCCACGGCGACGTGCTGGGCCTGCCCTTCACGCCGTACCACGCGTGGCTCATCCTGCGGCGCATCACCGCCACGGACGCCGCGGCGCTCGGGTACGAGCCGACCTGCACGCACCCCGAGGCGCTGGTGCTGCGCACGCTTGTGGTGCCGCCGCCGTGCATCCGGCCCAGCATCATGGCGTCCGCGGGGTCGCGCAACATGGGCATGGACGACATCACGGTGCTGCTCAACGACATTGTCAAGGCCAACGCCGGCCTGGCGGCGGTCATGGCGGCGGGCGGCGCCAACGACGACTACGTGGGCTACCTGCTGTCGGCGCCCAGCGCGGAGCACGCGGAGGCGGCGGCCCGCCTGCAGGAGGCCATTGACGTGTACATCCGGGAGGACCCCGCCAGCGTGGCCAACGGGCGGCACAGCCACGGCAACACCAAGCGCCGCAACCTGGCGCAGCGGCTCAAGGGCAAGGAGGGGCGGGTGCGCGCCAACCTGAGCGGCAAGCGCGTGGATTTCAGCGCGCGCACCGTCATCAGCCCCGAGGCGGAGCTGGACATTGACGAGCTGGGCGTGCCGGAGCACGTGGCGCTCACGCTGACGACGCGCGAGACGGTGTGCGCGCACAACCGGGACTCTCTGTGGCGGGCGATCCTGGCGGGCCCGCGGGCGCGCGGCGGCGCGCGGGCCGTCATCTACCAGTCTGGTGTGACCATCCGGCTGGACACGTGCACCATGCGGGAGCGGCTGTGCCTGAGCGACGGCGACGTCGTGGAGCGCACGCTGCGGGACGGCGACTGGGCGGTGTTCAACCGCCAGCCCACGCTGCACCGGCTGTCCATGCTGGGGTTCCGCACGCGCATCATGCCGGGGCGCACGTTCCGGCTGCCCGTGCCCGTGACTACGGGGTTTAACGCCGACTTTGACGGAGATGAAATGAATTTCTACTGCCCCCAGGACGTGGTTAGCCGCGTGGAGGTGGCAGAGCTGATGGGCGTGGCGCACCACATGGTCACGGCGCAAAACAGCGAGGTGATAACGTCACTGAAACAAGACTCGCTGCTGGGCATGTTCCTGCTCACGCGGCGCGGCGTGGCAGTGCCATGGGCGGTGGCGTGCCAGCTGGTGATGGCGCTGCGGTACGCGCGGCAGCCGCTGGGAGCCCCTGGAGACTCCCGGGACTTTGGAGCCCCTGGAGCCGCAGGCGACTCCCGTGACTCCCGCGGCCTTGTCAGTGGCGCGGCGGTGTTCTCGGTGCTGCTGCCGCCCACCATGAACTTTGAGCACCGCGGCACGCGCATTACATCGGGCCGGCTGGCCACGGACGGCCTCACCAAGGGCGTGGTGAAGGCGCTGGTGCACTACTTTTGGATGGACAGCCACGCGGCGGCGGCGGGGTTCGTGTCCGACATGCAGCGCCTGGCCAACGCGTGGCTGCGGGTGCGCGGCATGTCGGTGGGCATCGCGGACTGCGTGCCGGTGGCGCGCTCCACGCGGCGCATGGCCGCCATGGACGGCGAGCTGCACACACTCTACGACCAGATCCACGTTCAAGGCACCGCGTCAGGCGTGGCGGGCGACGCGCTGGAGCCCGTGCTGTCCTCGCTGCTGTCGGGCGCGCTCAACTACGCGGGGCAGGTGTGCCAGGACGGGCTGGCGGTCACGGCGGAGCCCGCGGCCACCAACAACATCCTGGCCATGGTGGCGTCCGGGTCCAAGGGGTCCATGCTCAACATCGGCCAGATCATGGGCGTGATCGGGCAGCAGTACGTGCGGGGCGCGCGCATCAAGCACCGCCTGCCGTGCTTCCCGCGGGGCGACAACTCCATGGAGGCGCGCGGGTACGTGGCGGCCAGCTACCTGCGGGGCATGCGGCCGGCGCAGTACTTCCACCACGCCATGGGCGGGCGGGAGGGGCTGGTGGACACGGCCGTGCGCACGTCCGAGTCGGGGTACATGCACCGCAAGCTCATGAAGGGCATGGAGTCGGCGCGCGTGGCGTACGACGGCACGGTGCGCAACAGCCAGCAGGAGGTGGTGCAGTACGTGTACGGCGGGGACGGGTTTGACGCGGCGCGGCTGGTCAAGTCGACCTTGCCGCTGGTGCTGCTGTCTGACGGCGCCGTCGCGGCGGCGGCCACGGAGGTGGAGGCGCCGCGGCTTCTCATGCTGCGGGACACGCTGCGGGCGGCGTGCCGGCTGACGCCGTGGCGGCGGCAGTGGAGCGACGTGGTGTACACGCCCTTCCACGGCCCGTGGGTGCTGGACTCTGTGGGCGGCGCCTCAAGTGGAGCCGCCAGTGGAACCCCTGGAGCCGCCAGTGGAGCCGCCAGTGAATCCGTGGACGCCCTGGCCCACGCCGCGTGGATGGACGGCCTGGTCGCGTCAGTAACTGCCGCGTGCAACAACACCCTGCTGCCGCCGCTGGAGGCGTACGTGCGGTGGCACTTCCGCGCTGGCGTGACGGGCCGGCTGCCGCGCAAGGCCCTGCGCCGGCTGACCGACAAGGTGACGGGCATGGTGGCGCGCGCGCGCGTGGCGCCCGCGGAGATGGTGGGCGCGCTGGCGGCGCAGAGCTGCGGCGAGCCCACCACGCAGCTGACGCTCAACTCGTTCCACACGTCGGGCGTGCTGCACGACATCACGCAGGGCGTGCCGCGGCTCAAGGAGCTGCTGAACGTGACGCCCAAGTCCAAGCCCAAGACGCCCGTGATGACGGTGGCGCTGGCGGCGCCCTTCAGCGGCAGCGCCGAGTACGCCGCGGGGCTGGCGCACACCATGCCCGAGGTGATGCTGCACGCGCTGGTGACCAACAGCGAGGTGGCGCGCGACGCACCGCTGACGCCTGTGGATTATGTGCACGCGCGCATGTTCCCCGAGTACGGCGCGCTGCTGCAGCGGCGGGGCGGGCTGGCGCGGCACACGCTCGTGTTCACGCTGGACACGGACGCCATGGTGGCGTATGAGCTGACGCCCGCGCTGCTGGCGGCGCGCATCCACGGCGCTGTCACGGACGCCATTGACGGTGGCACGCCCGCCTTCATTGTGGCGGCGGCCTTCACGGACGAGGTGTGGCGGGTGAGCGTGCGGTTCGCGGCCCCCCCGCGGGCCAAGCGGGCGCGGGCCGCCGCTGCCGCCAGTGCCGCCAGTAGTGCCGAGGACCCCGAGGACGCCTTCCGGGACGAGCCGCTGGCGCTGCAGGAGCTGCAGCGGCGGCTGCTCAACATCCGGGTGTGCGGCATCGCGGGCATCGCGTCCGCGCAGGTGGCGCGCGCCACCACGACGGCCGCTTCCCCGGACGGCGGCACGCGGGAGGTCACCACGTGGCAAGTGGTGACGCGCGGCATCAACCTGCTGGACGCGGCGGATGTGGCCAGCGTGGACAGCGGCGCGCTGGTGTGCAACGACGTGGTGGGGGTGGCGGAGCTGTACGGCCTGGAGGCGGCGGCCAAGGTGCTGTTCCACGAGATCCGGGGCGTGCTGTGCTCGGACGCGACGGCGCTGCACGACCGCCACATCATGATGGTGGTTGACACCATGACGATGGGCGGCGCGCTGATGCCCATGAACCGGCACGGGCTGAACAAGCGCAGCACGGGCCCGCTGGTGCGGTCGTCCTTTGAGCAGACGGTGGACGTGTTCAACGAGGCGGCGGTGTTTGGGGAGCGGGACACGATGAGCGGCGTGTCCGAGAACGTGATGGCGGGCCAGCTGGCGCCGCTGGGCACGGGGTACATGGAGGTGCTGCCCAGCGGCTCCGCCCACGGCTCCGCTGCCCACGGCTCCGCTGCCCACGGCTCCGCTGCCCCCGGCTTCGCTGCCGACGACGACGTGGTGTTCTCCACGCTGGGCGACCAGCTGGACGCGGCGGCGGTGCAGTACGACCCGTGCCTGCCCGCGCTGGTGCCGGGGCTGGAGGCGCCGCTGCCCAGCCTGGGCGCCGACCCTGGGTCACCGCGGGAGCCTGGGTGGCGGGAGGCACCAGAGTTTGTGTACCGGCCCCGCAGCCCCGCGCGGGAAACAGTGTGGGTGTACGCGCCCCGCAGCCCGGCAGTAGGCGCAGCCCGGCAGTAGGCGCAGCCCGTGAATGAGACCACAATAAACAACTTTATTCATCTTGCGTTGCATAACTTACCACACACAACCCGTGCCACAACAAATGGAGCACATCAAGGCACTGGCAGCAAAGACGTTGGCAGCAAAGAGGTTGGCGGCGCTGCCGCGGCCAGCGCCCAAGACGCCGACCGTGGATCCGGACGAGGAGCTGGTGACCAAGCTGGTTGGGGTGCTGTTGGCGGCCTTGGAAGCGCACGTGAGCGACCCAAAAGAGGTCCAAGAATCCTTTTGGGCCCAATCGTACTTGCCTGAAGACGTCTCGCACGAAATTGTGTACAAGATCAGGGAGCGGCTGATCGCCCTTGGGTTTCGCGTCAAGTGGGCTCTGGGGTTCTGCGGGTGCCACAAGGGGGACTGGCGGTGTTACTGCAAGGAAGTTTCCACGAAAGTGTACATCAAGCCCACATGGTGTGGCCCCCGCCCCGATAAAAAGTACATCCCGAGCCCCTGAAAGGCGACCTCACGGTGCAAAGGGGTGCCCGGGACACAGTGTAGCTGGTGAGACCACAATAAACAACTTTATTTTTCTCGCGTTGCACCACTTGCTGCACACAACCTGTGGCACACCAAATGGAGCACCTCAGGGCACTGGCCGCAAAGAGCTTGGCGGCGACGGCGCCACCACCAGAGTGCACACTGCATGACGATGAGCTGGTGAACAAACTGTTTGAGGAGCAGTGGGCGCGCCTGCAGGCACACGTGAGCGACCCACACAAGGTCAAGCTGACATTCTGGACCAACATGCCCGGAGACGTGCCGCGCAGGGTGGCTAAACGGGTGAAGCGGCGCCTCGACGCCATTGGGCTGCGGCCCAAGTGGGGGGTTTGTGAGTGCCCGAGTCCGTGCTGGTACTACGGCTCCCTGGGGATATGCCCCGGTGCGCAGGTGTGCATCAAGCCCACCAGGTGGCTGTAGGTCTATTTGGCAAACGGGTTGCCCGGGAAGTAGAGCAGGGCCACCACCACCGCAAAAACGGCCGCCACCCACACGGCTTTCCTGCCAGCGGAGAGTCCCTGCTGAGGGTCACGCGGATACAGGTCCGCCAGCAACATGCCGCCGAGCGCTGCCGTTGCCGCAATGGCCGCAAAGTACAGGCGCATGCCCAGGGGGAAGGGGGTGAAGTGCATTGATGTAGGAGCGCCCTGTGTTGTTTACCGTAAACCAATAAAAAAGCGTGTGGAGAAGATGGGTTTCGATCCCATGACCTTCCGCTTGCGGAGCGGACGCGCTACCACTGTGCCACATCCCCGTGCACACCCCAACCCGCCGCGGCAGCTGCCTTATACCGAATAAAGGTACATAACACCAAGATCACCTTTATTGGGGGGCACACTAAGCATTCAGGGCGCGGCACACTAAGCATTCAGGGCGCGGCACACTAGGCCTTCAGGGCGCGGCACACTAGGCCTTCAGGGCGCGGCACACTAAGCCTTCAGGGCGCGGCGCAGGCGCACCAGCAGCGCGCCGTTGGGCGGCGCGGACCCCATTTCAACGCCGCGGATGACGTCCACGCGCTCGTTGACCGCCGCGGCGAGCTGCTTCTGCGTCCACCCCCGCGCGGCGCGCAGCTCCCTGACCTCCCGCGCCACGTCCGCGTCCACGGTGGCGACGCGGAAGGCCTCCGTCTCGCGCTCCGCGCGGCGCGCCGCGGCGGTGCCCTGGTCCACGTACGACGTGGGCACGGCAGCCTTGCCGGCTTTCTTGGGGCGCAGCGTCACGGGCTCCCAGTTAACGCGCGGGTCCATGTGGCTGCGCTGTGTGGCTTTATGGCGGCGCGGCACACACAACGAAGCTGACCGGCCGCACGCCTTGGTCAACTGGACTCTGTTGGGCGAGAGGAAGACGCCAACTTGCTCGCGCGCGCCAACTGGGCAGTCATGTTGCTTATCGCGTAGTTTTTCATCACCACGGCCGCCCTCGCCCTGTTCAGGCGGAAGTGGTGTATGAGCCACACACACACCGCGTCGTGGTTGTTTGCAAAGGCGCACGCCAGCGCGCCGTTCGTAGCCAGCACGGCCGCGGCGTCAGTGACGTTTGCGGCCAGTTGTTGGCACAGCTGCAAGTCGCCCTCCAGAGCGGCGTCGCATAGTGCATCCACGGGGCACTTTGCTGGGCACTGCGTGTTTGCGGAGCACTCCATGGCTGATGTTTACACACCGCGCGGCACTTGGCAGTGTGTACAACAACGCAGCGCAGCCACACCCAACAGCCACGCAACGAGAAGCACCATGAAGAAAGGGCATTTATTGCGTAAAGTGCTCCGGCGGGTAGTACGCCAGCGTGGGGTCGTCCGCCAGCGGCGCCAGCATGTCGTGCAGCTTCAGCAGCAGCGACTCGGCGGCGTGCCTGGGCGTGCGCGGCGGCTGCCCCAGGCACGCATCGCCCAGGTACGCGCCCGGGCGGGCGAGCTCCAGCTCCACCTCCAGCAGCGGCGGCTGCGTGGCCACCGCCGCGTCCGCCTCCAGGAACGTGGCGGCCTGCCACACGCGCGTAAAGTCCCACCGCCACGCCCCCCAGGTGAAGGAGCGGCGCTGCTTCACGCGCACCCACTCGGGGCAGGCATGGGCGGGCAGGTCGCGGGACAGCACCAGCTCCTCCCGCGCCAGGGACACGCGCACGTCCAGCGCGGACCCCGCGGCGGTGACGCGCTGGCCCGTGGCGCACAGCGCGGCGCGGCCCAGCACGGTCTTGACGCAGTGCGTGACGCCGTCCGGCCCCGTGGTGGTGCGCACCAGGCGGTCGCCGGTGCGGCAGCGGTGCGCCACGTCCCGGCTCTCTGCAAAGTCGGTGGTGGCGGCCCACGAGTCGTTGAGCTCAAAGGCGCGCAGCAGGCGGTCAAACACGGCGGGCGGCACGCCCGGGCGAAAGCTGCAGTCCGCGGGGTTGATGTAGCCCAGGCGGGCCTCCAGCTCCAGGGCGCCGTCCGCGCCGTCCGCCAGCTGGGTCGCCAACTGGCGCAGCAGCGCCTCCACAGAGTCCAGGCAGTGCTCCATTGGCGGCGTCTCGGGGGAGCACCGAGGGCCGCGGCGGTCAATCAAACCCTACGGAGTGGAAGCTGAGCACCCACACACTGTAGTGGCCGTCGATGCCGCGGTGCTTTGATTGACCCGCGGCGCGCCCGTGACGCACCGCAACACGCGCAGCAATGGACGCGACCTGCAGCGACGGCGTGGTGATCACACTCCCCGCGGCGCTGGCGGCGCAGTGCGCCACGCTGGTGCACATGGCGGGCGACTGCCGGCAACAGTGCGCACCGGTGTGCGTGCCGTTCCCCAGTGCCATCATTCGGAGCCTGGATGTGGACGACTGCGCCAGCTGGGACACCTGCCGCCTAGTGGACGCGCTGCAGGCGGCCGACTTTCTGGCGCACGAGGGTGCCCTGCGTGCGCTGGCCCAACAACTGAGCACGCGACTTGCAGTCGACGCCGCCGCCCTGGACGAGTGGGCGCTGCCACTGCACCTGCTGTGCGTCGTGGCGCACGACTTGCCGGTGGAGGCGCTGTGTGCCCTGGTGGCGCGTCGCCCAGAGCTGCACACCCCCATGCTGCGGCGCATCAACTCACTGACGCAGGGCATGGCGCTGCAGGATGCAGCCGCGCGTGGCCACCTGGCGGTCTGCCGATGGCTCAAGGAGACGCGCGGGCTGACGGCCGCTGACGCACGCGTGGACAACTGCAGCGCCTTGCGGCTTGCGTGTGGAAACGGCCGCATGGAAGTGTGCCGGTGGCTCACAGACACGTTCCACTTGACGGCGGCCGACGCGCGAGCGGACAAAAATGCAGCGCTGCGGATGGCGTGTGAAAACGGCCACCTGGACGTGTGCCGGTGGCTCACAGACACTTTCCAGTTGACGGCGGACGACGCGCGGGCGTTTTACAACTACGCGCTGCTCAATGCGTGCTTGAATGGCCACCTGGCCATCGCGCAGTGGCTCACCGACCGCTTCAGCCTGACGTCGGCCGATGCGCGGGCACACGATTGTGCGGTCCTGCGGTTCAGCGCCAGGGGCGGGCACACGGCCGTCGTACAGTTTGTGGTAGAGACATTTGATTTAACGGCCGCCGACGCGCGGGCCTGCGACAACTACGCCCTGGGGTATGCGTGCGCTCGCGGCCACCTGGACGTGGTGGGGTACCTAGTGGACACTTTCCAGTTGACGGCGGACGACGTGCGGGCGAACGACCATTCGGTGCTGTGCTATGTGTGCGGCAAAGGCCGCCTGAGCGTGCTGCGGTACATCGTGGAGCGCTTCCAGCTCACCGCCACCGACGCACGCGCCCACAACAACCGGGCGTTTGTGCTGGCGGCCCTGAACGGGCACCTAGACACGCTGCGGTACCTGGTGGACACGTTCCAGCTGACGGCGGAGGACGCGCGGGCGTGCGGTAACAGGGCGCTGCGCTTTGCATTCTCAAGCGGGCGCTTTGACGTGTGCCGGTGGCTGGTGGACACGTTCCAGCTGACGGCGGAGGACTTACAATGCATCGACCTCGCTTCCCTGCAGTACTGGTGCAGCGAGTGTCGTGGGGGCGTCCCCATGATCAGGTTCTTCATCTCGGTTCGCGCCACCTCGAGTCGCTTCGTGTTGCAGCTTCAGAGTAGTGAATAAACTGAATAAACGCATCGTACCCACTGCGCACATGCGGTTTTATTGTCAGCTTGCCAGGCACGACGCAAAGCGGCGCAGGAACAGCTGCGCGTCCTCCACGCGGTCAAAGTGGCGGCGCAGCACGCCGTCCACCATGTAGGTGTAGATGTCCGCGCCCGCGTCGCGGCGGCGCAGCTCCACGCCCGTGACTTGGCGCTTGGGGAGCAGGTGGTTGCCCAGGCGCAGCATTTGGGGGCTTTTTTTCCCCAATCTTTTTCAAACCATGGGCGAGGACAAGCCGCCGCCCTGCGACAGCGGGCTGGACATGGAGGACGCGGGCGCGTGGGAGCGCGTGGAGGGCGCGCCCGAGGCGGCGGCCCTGGCCGAAGTACAGGAGACCGTAAGGGAGCTGCGCGGGGCCCTGGCGGAGGCCCGAGGCGATCTGGGGGAGCTGCGGGCGGAAGTTCAGAAGCTCCGGGCGGAAGTTCAGAAGGACCTAGGCGAGCTCCGCGGCGACCTAGGCGAGGCCCGCGGGGAGCTGCAGGCGCTCTCCGCGTCAGTGGCGGCCATGTGGGCGGACGTGGCGCGCACCCTGGCGGCCGTGCGCGCGGACATGGCGCGCGCCGAGGACCTCACCCGCGTGCACCCCGAGCCGCGGGCGCCACCGCGGCGGCTGTGGTGAGCGGCAATGAAGGGCAACGTGTACAATAAAAACAAACACTTGGCAAGGCAGTTTTATTTCAGGGCGCTCAGCTGACGCTGCAGCGCGCCCTTGTCCCCAATGTGGGGCATCAGCACCGTGTTGATGAGGTCCGCGGCGGGGATGACGACGCCCTCGGGGGCCACCAGGTCTGGCTCCTCGGTGAAGTTGCGCGCCACGCGCGCCACGTCCTCGCCGTGCAGCGGCAGGAAATGAAAGCGGCGATCAATGCGGCCGGGGCGGATGAGCGCCTTGGGGATGTCGTCCTTGTTGTTGGTGGTGAAGATGATGACCGTGCCGGGCGTGTGGTTCACGTACCCGTCCAGGTACTCCATGAGCAGCGCCAGCTTCTCGTTGTCGTGGCTGGAGACGCCCACGTGTTTGTCATCCCCCCCTTTCCTGGGGCCGACCACGGAGCCGTACCCAGACAGCGCGAGGTCCACCTCCTCGATCACCACTATGGCGGCCTGCTTGATTTTCCGCAGCGCGCGCTTCACGTCTGTGGTGCACATGCGCAGGCCGACGCGGTACACGTCGTACTGCAGGTAGTGCGAAATGGCAAAAATGCAGCTCGTCTTGCCAGTCCCCGGCGGTCCGTAAAACAGCATGCCCCGCTTGTGCGGCATGCCGCGGCGTTCATAAAAGGCAGTGGCGCCCCGAAATGCGTCCAGGTCATCCGTGATGGCGCGCGCCAGCTCATTGGGCAGCCACAGATTTTCAAACGTCTTCTTCACAGACAGCATTGTGGGGTGCCACCGCTTTTGGGCTTCCTTCCACGTCAGCAACGCCTTGGTGTCTCCGTGCCCCAGTTTAGAGTACGTGCGTTGCCAGTTCGCGCGGATGGCGTCCTGCACAAAGTCGTTCAGCGCCGCTTTGTGCTGCCTTGGCACCCCCAAACAGAGGGACATTTTCACCTCCTTGCCGTCCAGGTTCACGTCCATCTTCCCTGTGAACTGAACGCCGCTGCGCTCAAAGGTGAACACGCCCATGGGGCAAGTTATGGGTACGTCTATGAACTTGCCGACGTAACCTTTACTAGTCGACCTGGATGCCGCGGTTTTGAAGTATGTGCCCACGATGATGTCGCGGGACGTGACCGTAACGAGCTTCTGTGTGGCCTCCGACACGGCGCGGAAGACTGTGGGCGCGACCTTGGAGTGGAACTCCACGATGTAGTGGGCGTCAACCGGCGCGTGCGACTTGCACCACTGTATCAATGCGGGCAAAACCTGGGGCGCCATCATGAGCAGCAGGGTGAGCACCATTTGGGAGTTGAAGGGCTTGTCGGAGAGCACCATCATCAAGACGATGTTCACTATGGGCAGCATGGTGGAGGTGTCCATGGCGGCTGCCAATGGGTCGCAGGTGCATGGAGAGACGGTGCAGCGTGTGCCACAGCAACGCGGGGTCAATCAAACTAGGCCCGTGGGCTTTGTTGCGGTACGGTGTTGACGCGGCGCCGCCGCGGCGGCTGTGGTGAGGTCGCGCCACACGCCCGGGCGGCCCGCCTGGCACGCCAGGGCGTCCAGCGCCTGCACAGCCCGCGCGATGTTGCGCGCGTCGTCGATGCCGCTGTGGTGGCGGCCCTGCAGCTCCAGGCCCAGCGCCGCCAGCATGTCGGGCATGCCGCCCGGCTTGCGCCCCAGCAGCGCGCGGAACACGTCCTTCACGTTGACCCAGCGCTTGAAGATGGCGTTCACGCGCACGCCGCAGTGCGCCGCGTGGCTGGGCAGCGCGGTGCCCAAGTCCCAGTGGCCGCACGTCACCCACGCAAACGTGTCGGCGCTCCAGCCGTTCTCGTAGTACCACCGCTGCAGGTCGGCGTACACGGCGCGGAACGGCGGCGCGCCCTCCAGCGTGGCGGCCGTGATGCCCGTGAGCTCCGTGCAGAAGGGCGTCACGGGCACCGTGGGCTTGCAGTAGCTGTGGAACTCGCGGTCGCCCAGGATGCGCCCCGTGGCCGTGCAGTACACCACCACGGGCACCTCTATGATCTCCTGCGGCGCCAGCACGCCGTCCCGGGTGCAGTTGGCCTCAAAGTCCAGCACGCCCAGGAACATTTTGGGGGGGACAAGAATAATAAAACTTTAAAACTTGCAATTTATTGGAGCGCGCGCACGGTGCGCACATAGTCTGGGTGAACAAAGTGGTGCTTGGTGGGGAACCACCCGCCGTCCAGCTCCCTGTTGTTGTCATAGACAACAAACTCGGCGTCCGGGATGAAGCGGAAGTGGTAGGGCGCAAGCGCGGGCTGCCCCCTCATGCCCGCCCGCATGATGGCGGTGAAGTGCCGGCGCAGGAACTCCATCTCCTCCTTGGTGTCCGCGCGGAAGGTGAGGAAGAACTGCTGGCCGTGCACCGGGTGCTTCAGCAGGTTCGTGGACACAGACATGTAGCGAAAGATGGCCGGCGCGCCGTCGCCCTCAAACAGGTCCGCCAGCTGCTGGATCAGCGCCCGCTTGGTGGCGTAGGGCACGTCAGCATTCGCGTCACCAGAGTCGCCCGCGGCGGTCATGACGACCTTCACATGGCACTCTAGGTACATGGGGGCGCAGCCCGGCTGCGGCAGCACGCCCGGCTCTTGCGTCTCCACCTTGGTGCGCACGAGCTGCAGCGACAGCCCACACTCCCGGATGCAGTGCGCAAACAGGCCGTCCAGCAGGCAGGTGAGCGTGGCCACGACGTCCTGGCCGCCGTCCTTGAGCTCCACCTTGTACGCGGACTGCATGACGGGGATGTCGGTGTACTCGGCGCGCGCCGCGCCGCGGAACCGCAGGCTCAGGAAGCAGCTGCGAAAGTCGTGCGCCAGCATGGTGGCGGCCACGGCGGCCGCGGCGCTGCCCGGGTGCTGCGCCACCACCACCTGGGCAAGCAGGGCGCGGCAGCCGTGCACCACGTTGCACAAGACCATGTACTGGATGAGCGCGTGCTGCGACGCGTGGTGCAGCTGCTCCGTGGCGCCGTACGTGGCGCTGTCCAGGAAGAAGTGGTGCAGCTCGTACACCACGCCCACCACGCTGCCCGTGGCCCGGACGGCGTGCTCCTGCAGCACGCAGCCAACCTCCCGCACGCCCTCCACGGGTTCCCCCGCCCCCAGTGAGCGCCGCAGGTACGCCTCCACGTTAGCCGCCAGGGCGCCCCGCAAACCGCAGTAGTCCACGTCCTGGTCAGGGGACACCACCACCTTGCCGTACGCAAACGCGGGCAGGAAGCACGACTGGTACGGCTGCAGGACGCCACACGCGTGGAGGCGCGCGTCCAGGTGCGCGGCGGCGATCGTCTTGGCCAGCATGTCGCCGCCCACCATGGCCTGGAGCAGCCCGCGGGTGTGGCCGGTGAGGTCGCCCACCACCCACATGTTGGGCCTGCCCACCACCTGGCCGGTGTGGGCGTCACTGGCGGGGTACACGCCCGTGCCCTCGACGCAGGGGCCGTACACCGTCACGGGTTGGAGCAGCACGGCGTCGCCCCCGCAGATGGCACCGAGCGTGCGGCGCAGGCCCTGCACAAAGGGCGCGCACAAGTCCCGCGGCAGGAACTGCGCCAGGGGCTCGGGACTCGCCAGGGGCTCGGGACTCGCCAGGGGCTCGGGACTCGCCAGGGGCTCGGGACTCGCCAGGGGGTGCGCCAAGTCAACGCGCACGGAGGCTGCCGGGCCCCTGGCGAGTCCCGAGCCTCTTCCGCACTCCATCACCTGTGGGTAGTACCGCCGGATGACCTCGGCGTCCTTGATGCGCATCATGATGCCCAGGTTGTTGCCCGCCGCCACGCACGCCAGGGCGCCCCGCTGCTGCAGCTCGTGAAAGCTGGAGCTGCCCGACCACGACGCCACCCCGCTCACCGCGTCCCGGTACGACACCATGTAGCCCCGCTCCGGCTGCGCCTTGACGCACACGCAGAACGTGCGGAACTCGACCTCCACAGTTCGGCCGTCGATCGTCAGCGGCAGGCGCAGCTTCACCTTTGGGTCCGGCACCATGTCGCCACACATGCCCAGCAGGGCAGACTCCAGAAGGGACCCGGGTTCCACCAGGATGCGCACGCCCAGCTCCAGGCGCACGGGCGCCATGGGCAGCGCCCCGGCCCCAGAGACGCCTGCGGCTCCCCAGGCTCCAAACCGGCCCGTGGCCCACACCACGTGGTCCACCACCACCGGCGCCATGTCGCCGGTCAGGGAGTAGCGCCCGTCCGGCAGCGGCTCAACGGCGGTGACGCGGGTCCCAAAAAACACGCGGGGGTCAGAGGCAGGGGGGTGGAGGGTGCCAATGACCGCGCGCGCGTCCTCAAAGCTGGACAGCACGACGCTCTTGTACTGGAGGGCGCCCCACGCCTGGCTGGCGCGCTCCACGTCCTCTGATGAGCCGTCCAGCAGCGCAGACACCGGCTCCAGCAGCTTCAACAAGTCGGGGTGGCCCAAGGCCCGGAGCACGTCGCGGTACGACTTGCGCAGCTCGTACGTGTTGCCCTGCAGCTGGCCCGTGCCCGCGGGCAGGATGGAGAACTTTCTGTCAGAGAACAGGCCCGCGCCCCCCGCGCCGTTGATGACGGTGGAGGTGTCCATGGAGTTGTCCAGTGCGGCCACCCTCGCGTCCAGGGCGGGTCCGGCCTCAAAGAGCAGGGGCGTCATGTTAGGGAGGCCCGACAAGCGGTTGTACAGCACCAGGCCAGCGGGGCCCGCACCGATGATGGCAACTGTGCACGTTGACTGCGCCATGGTATAATGCCCACCCAATGCACGAGTGCGCTTATGTAGGCGTCATGTTGATTGACTAGCTGTGCTTTACGTAGTGTCGCTAGTGTAGCGTCGCTATGTAGTGTCGCTGCAAAGAGTTTGATTGACTAGCTGTGCTTTACGTAGCAGTCATTTTGATTGACTTGTCGCTATGATTTTGATTGACTAGCTGTGCTTTACGTTGTGTCGCGACAAGTGTGTTAATAAATACAGCAGCCTCACCGAGGCAGGATCACTTGTTTTTGCCGTAAGTTTGCCGTACACAATGCCCCTCGCGTGCCCGTGGTGCGCGCAAGACGTGCACACCTTCGTCACGGACGGTGGTAACGCGGTCTGTTGTGGCCGCCGGTTTCACGCTTGCCGGAACCCACACGTTGACCAGCTCACCCGGGCTCCAGACGGCAAGTACTATGCAGTGGACGTCAGCGGTCCGGCCCTGTGTGGATGGTGTCGCGCCTTAAAGGATGTTTTGGAGCCCGGCGACCGAGTCACCACTGAGGTCCAAACCCTCATCGACAGCTTGATCAAGTGCCCACATTGCGGTGCGCCCGTCAAAGCCAAGAAGTCGAACGGCAGCTGGGTGTGCTGCTTCAAGGAGTTCCACCAACACCGCTCCTCCACTGGTGAGATGGTGTACTCCATAGGGAAGCCTGGTCCCAACAAGTGCCCCCACTGCTGCAACCGAGTTGCTGCTGAATAAATCACAGAATGAATCACTGAATAAATCACGCTTCGCTCTCATTGCACAGGGTATTCCACAGCAAACAGACATGGCCGCTGTGGTGGTCATACGCCACTGCGAGAGCCTCTTTAACGCCGACCCGCAGTGCCAGGACAGGAACTGCGGCCTCACGCCCCAGGGCGCGGCGCAGGCGGCCCAGCTGGTGGCTCACCAGGACGCGGACCTGGTCATCTGCTCCCCCCTGCGGCGCTGCCTGGACACGCTGCGGCTGTCTAGCGTGGGGTTGGAGGCGCGCCGCCGGGGCGCTGTGGTGGTCACGCCCCTGTGCCGGGAAGTCATAGCGGACGCGTGCGACCTGCTGGAGGGGGAGGACGCAACGCCAGAGTCCGCCGAGGCCTTGAACTCCAGAGTGGCGGAGTTCCGCCGCCTCCTGTGCTGGTGGGTCACGCGGTGCAAAAAGATTGTGGTGGTGTCGCACGCGGACTTTATTTGGCACCTCACCAGCCACGCGCACGCGGGCCAGGTGTTTGGGCAGTGGCTGGGCAACGGTGAGTGTGCGGAACTGGCCCTGGAAATTTGATTGACCCTCGGGGCAGCAGAAGCGCTTAACTGTAGGGTCGCTGCACACCCGCCATGGACACGCTGCCCGCGGAGCTCATCGTGACCATTGCGGCGCACCTGGGCGAGGCAGACCGCGCGGCGCTGCGCGCTGCCGCCCCCTGGCTGGCTGCATGCCTGCCCGCGGCGTGGTGCTTTGACCTGGAGCGCCGCGTCCTGCGGCTATACGACTCGGCGGACCCGGATGTGCTGCGCGACATGCTGCGCGCCATCAACCCAGTGCACGTGCGGCACCCGCTCGAGTTGGCGCTCGTCAGCGTCCGTCTCGGCCACACGGCGGTGGCTGTGCAGCTCACCGAGTGCCACCGCGCCGCCTTTGCGCGTGCGGATGCCATTTTTGTACATCTGAGAGCGGCGGCATTCAATGGTCACTTGGAGGTGTGCCGCTGGTTGACCGAAACATTCCAGCTGACGGTGGAGGACGCGCGCTCCCACATCACATATGCTTTGAAACTGGCGGCGCGAAAAGGTCGCTTGGCGGTGTGCCGGCTGCTGGCCGAGACGTTTCATTTGACGGCAGAGGACGCGCGTGCGCACAATAACGTTGCCTTCCGCTGGGCGGCCGAAAACGGTCACCTGACGGTGTGCCGCTGGCTGACCGAGACGTTCCAGCTGACGGCCGAGGACGCGCGCGCGGACGACAACTTTGCTTTCCAATTTGCTGCAACTAATTGTCAATGGGATGTGTGTCGGTGGCTTGTCAAGACATTCCAGCTGACGGCGCAGGACGCGCGTGGGGCATTCAGGATGGCCGCATGGTATGGTCGGTTAGATGTGTGCTGTTGGTTAACAAAGACTTTTGACTTGACTGCGGCGTATGGGCGCTCAGAATACAACGAGGCCTTCATACAGGCAAGAGCGCGCGGACACACGAAGGTGTGCAGCTGGCTGACGGAAACGTTTGGTATGACAATAAATCCGTGACTTTCACTTGTGGCCAAGTTTGATTGACCATCCGGGCAGCTGCAGACCACCGACCCCAGTGTCTCCACCAACAAGACATGGACGCGCTGCCCGCAGAGCTCATCGTGGCCATAGCGGCGCACCTGGGCGAGGCAGACCGCGCGGCGCTGCGCGCTGCCGCCCCCTGGCTGGCCGCGTGCCTGCCCGCGGCGTGGTGCTTTGACCTGGAGCGCCGCGTGTTACAACAGCAGGACTCGGCGGACCCGGATGTGTTGTGTCACATGCTGGCCCACATTGACCCAGTGCACGTGCGCCAGCCGCTCAAGTTGGCGCTCGTGAGCGTCTGCCTCGGCCACACAGCGCTCGCTGTGCAGCTCACCGAGTGCCACGGCGACGCCTTTGCAGATGCAGACGCAATCCGGAAAGCCTTCTGCCAGGCGGCAGTGCATGGTCACTTGGCGGTGTGCCGCTGGCTGACCGAGACGTTTCACTTGACGGCGGAAGATGCGCGCGCGGACAACAACTTTCCCCTCAAAGCGGCGGCAATTCATGGTCACTTGGATGTGTGCCGCTGGCTGGTCGATGCATTTCAGCTGACGGCGGCGGATGCGCGCGCGGACGATGACCCCATCCTCCAAGAGGCGGCACAAGCGGGTCGCTTGGATGTGTGCCGCTGGCTGGTCACTGCATTCCCCTTGACGGCGGCGGATGCATCCGCCATCAGGAAAGCTTTCCGCCAGGCGGCAAGGCATGGCCACCTGCCCGTGTGCCGCTGGCTGAATAGGACGTTCCGCTTGACGGCGCAAGATGTGCGCGCGGACAATAACTTCTCCCTCCGCGTGTCTGCATTCCATGGTCACTTGGAGGTGTGCCGCTGGCTGACAGAGACCTTCCGGCTGACGGCGGCGGATGCGCGCGCGCACTATAACTTCATCCTTCAGGGGGCGGCACAAAACGGTCACTTGGAGGTGTGCCGTTGGCTGGCCCGGACCTTCCAGCTGACGGCGGCGGATGCGCGCACGGACAATAACTTTCCCCTCCGCATGTCTGCACACAACGGTCACTTGGAGGTGTGCCGCTGGCTGACAGAGACCTTCCAGCTGACGGCGGCGGACGCGCGCACGTCCGACAACGCCACCCTTCGAGCGGCGGCGCAAAATGGTCACTTGGAGGTGTGCCGTTGGCTGGCAGGGACCTTCCAGCTGACGGCGGCGGATGCGCGCGCGGACAATAACTTCTCCCTCCGCGTGTCTGCACAAAACGGTCACTTGGAGGTGTGCCGCTGGCTGACCGAGGCCTTCCAGCTGACGGCGGCGGACGCGCGTGCGAACCACAACAACCCCCTTCGAGCGGCGGCACGCAATGGTCACTTGGCGGTGTGCCGGTGGTTGGTTGGCACGTTCCACTTGACGGCGGAGGACGCGCGCGCACTCGACAACTACGCCTTGCGAGCGGCGGCACAAAACGGTCACCTGGAAGTGTTCCGGTGGTTGGTGAATACGTTCCAGCTGACGGCGGAGGATGTGCGCGCGGCGGCACAAAACGGTCACACGGAGGTGCTTCGCATGACACAGACCTTTGTCGTGACAATAAACTGACTTTTACGCTTACCAGGTTTGATTGACTCCCCGGGCAGCACAAGCGCCTAACCGTGGCGTCGACACACGCCCGCCATGGACGCGCTGCCCGCAGAGCTCATTGTGGCCATTGCGGCGCACCTGGGCGAGGCAGACCGCGCGGCGCTGCGCGCTGCCGCCCCCTGGCTGGCCGCGTGCCTGCCCGCGGCGTGGTGCTTTGACCTGGAGATCCGTGTCCTGCGCCAGAGCTATCGCAGCGTGGACCCAGACATGCTGCGCGCCATTGACCTCGCGCGCGTGCGCTACCCATTGTGTCTCATGCAGCCGTTGGCTTGGCTGGGGGACACAGCACTGGTGCGCGAGCTCACCGTGCACCACCCCATCGTGGCAGCCCCCTATTACGGCTCCTGCCATGATTCGTGGCTGGCGGTTGCCGCGCAGGGCGGGCACATGGGCATGGTGCGCCACTTGGTGGAGGTGTTGTTTTCTTTCAGGTATAATGTGAGGCACGCGGTGCAGTGTGCCTTGCGGGATGCCGCCATGTGGGGCCGGCTGCCGGTGGTGCAGTACTTGACAGAGCGGTTTCGGCTGACGGCAAAGGACGTGCATGCAGAGAACCACGGCGCGCTGCGGTTCAGTGCCGCGAACGGTCACCTGCCCGTGGTGCGGTACCTGGTGGAGACGTTCGGGTTAACATCAGAGGATGCGCGCACCCACCACAACTGGGCGCTGCGTGAGAGCGCCAGCCACGGCCACCTGGCGGTACTACGGTACCTGGTGGAGACGTTCCAGCTGACGGCCGCCGACGCGCGCGACCACGGCAACGAAGCCCTCACGTGGTGCGCCATCCGGGGCCACACGGCCACGCTGCAGTACCTGGTGGAGACGCTGCACTTGACGGCGGACGACGCGACCGGGGACGGCAGTCTGCTGGGCGCGTGGCACCACGCCGCCGCCGACGGCAACCTGCCCATTGTGCGCTACCTGGCGGAGCGGCTGCACATGTCGGCGGGGCACGCGCGCAGCCACAGCAACTTTGCGCTGTCCCACAGCGCCGGGGAGGGACACTTGGAGGTAACACGGTACCTGGTGGAGACGTTCCAGCTGACGGCAGACGACGCCCGCGAGGCGCTGTGGCGCAGCGCCGAGGGCGGCCACATGGCGGTACTGCGGTACCTGGTGGAGCGCCTCGGGATGACGGCCCGGGATGTGCGCCTGGCCAGGGCGACCCTGTCCGCTGATGTGGAGCGGTACTTGGCGTCCATCGGCAGCTGGCGCACCATTCGACGCCGGGCTCGGCGGCGGCGGCAGCGGGAGCGGCGGCGTGTGTGCACACACAAATGGCCACCCCCCTGGCAGTGACGTACCTGGTGTCGCGGGTGCACTGCGCCGACGGTCGCCGCGCCTCGCTGCTGGTGGCGGTGACGACGTACGTGTGGGCCATGGCCACGTACGCCGCGCTGACCGTGGGGGCGGACACGCCGGTGTACGGCCGCGTGTTTCTGGGGCTGGCGGCGCTGCCATACCTGGTGGCGTACGGCCGCGTGCTTGCCGCGCAGCCGCCAGGGGGGGTGTACCCGTAAGAGGTCAACAGTGGCGGACAATGTACAATAAAGTTTTATTTACAAGCCACATTTCTCACAAGGTTGCAGTTTAGGCGTCTCGTTTAGGCGGTCAGGCGTTTAGGCGTTTAGGCGTCCAGCCCCAGCCCCAGGTCCGGGTGGACGTAGAACGCCAGGCGTATTGTGCGCGGGTCGAGGGTGCGGTGCACGCGGTAGTAGCCGCAGAACGCCCAGATGGCGTCGCGCGGCAGCAGGCGGTGCACGCGCACCAGCTCACCCGTGTCCGCGCTGGCCAGCAGCTCTGAGCCGCCGTCCGCGGGCAGGGTGTACAGCCCCGATGTGGGCTGCGTGTGGGGGCCGGCGGCGTCCCGCAGCGCGGCAGTGAGCTTCAGGGAGCAGGCCGTGGGCTTGGTGCGCGCGCACTTGGCAACGGCGCCGCGGCGCGCCAGGCGGTTGTGGGAGTCACCGCCGTTAAAGTCGGCCAAGTCGCGCAGCTGGCCGGGCACCGCGGTGCCCGCGGCAAAGCACGCGCCGCAGATCATTGTCGGTGTTAACCAAGGGGCGTGTGTGTAAGGTCTGGGTGTTTATTGGAGTCGGTCAAGGCCAACGTCAATGCAACTGGCTAGGTCAATCAAAATTTGGCTAGGGTTGACAGGCGGCGCCACATGGAGTTGCGCAGCACAAACACGGTGGCCTCGCCAGACGCTGGCACGTCCGCCTCGTTCAGCCCCAGGTCGTACGCCGCAAACAGGCGCACCACGCGGCGCACCACGGGCTGCACCTCAGCGGACAGGTCCACGGCAAAGTCGGCGTAGTGGGTCTCCACCGCGGCGATGTGGGGCATGAGCACCACCCACAGTGCGTCAAACACCTCTGCGGCGCGCTTGTTGTACGCCTCCGCGGCCGCTTCCTTCGCGGCGCGCTCCTCCTTGAGCGCCTTAATCAGCTCGTCGCGCTTGTCCATGCTTTTACCGGGCGCGTTACTTTGGCGGCGCCCAGTCGGACGTGCGCAGGCGGCGGCGGTAGTCTGCCACGGACGCCGCCAGCGTCTTTTTGTTCCACAGGATGAACATGGCCAGGAAGCCCGGGCGCGTGGGGTCGCGCGTGGCCAGGTCCTTGGCGTGGCGGGCCACGTACCTGGCCCGGCGCGCGGCGTCGCGGTGCTGCGTGTAGTCGCTGTACCCCGCGGCGCCAAAGTCGGTGTGGGAGCCGTCCGAGAAGGTGGCGCGCAGCTTCTTGCCCGCCACGGGGCTGGGGGACACGGACCGCAGGGACACGGACTGCAGCTGCATTTATGGTTGGGCGGAGACTCTGGCGAGGCTCCAGAGCTCCGCGGCCACTCAGAGCTCCGCGTCAGCTGTACCGCGCCCAACACGCCGCGCACAGCCACAGCTCCTTGGCGGCGCAGTGGTGCTCCAGGCGCGTGGGGTGGCCGCAGTTGGCGCACGCCGTTTGGTGCGTCGGTGTGCACCGGCCCGACGGGCCCTCCTCCCAGTGCACCCGGCGGAACTCGGCGGGCGTGTACGGCAGCCGGGAGAGCTCGCGCCGCAGCGTGCGCAGGAACGACCGCACCGCCTTGCGCTCCGCTGCAGACCTGGGCTCCCAGGCTTCCAGGTCTTGCACGGCGGCGCGCGTGACGGCGGCGCGGTGCAGCAGCGTACTAGCGGCGCGCAGGCGGTCCAGGTACGCCAGCATGGGCTCCATGGGTCGCCGGCCAGTGGCCGCAGGAAAAAAGTCAAAATGGGTCAATCAAAGTCATTTATTGGTAGTGGACAGCCACACATGCACAAGCTCAGTCAACCCAGGGACAGCGCCTCCAAATGAATGGTGTGCTCACACTTGCAGCAGCTGTCCCACACGTTTGGCTCAGCCCCAAAGGTCACCCAGTACACGTCACACGTCCGACACCCGCCGTGTGTCAAATGCGGCGTCAACTGCGGAGCCTCTGCGGCCAGCTCCGCGATGCGCCACTGCACCCCCGCAAGGTCTCGGCCCGTCGTCTGGCACGCGGGGCACACAAAGTCAAAATGACAGCACATGTCTACTATGCGGCAGCACACACAGTTGTGCTCTATGCACCGCCGCCCCAGGTCTGCACACTCGGCACACAGCAGACTCTTGTGACGCCACTGTACCACACTCATGTTTGACGGGCGCGGCGCCCACATCGAGTCTGTGTAAATGGGTCAATCAAAAAGGTTTATTGGCAGCTGTACACCACAACACATTCGTCACCACAGCGGCCACGTGTAGCGCGCCTTCACAAACGGCGTGTTCGCGGTGGCGCCGCAGAGTGCGCCCGACCCGTCTGGCCGCGCCACAAAGCACACGTCCGAGTTTGGCAGCCACTGCACCTGCATGCCGCGCGGCCAGTGCACGCTGGGGCCCGGCAGCACCGTGATGCCAATGTCCTCCAGCAGCGCCACCTCGTCCTCGTAGGAGCATCCAATGGCCACGCGGGAGCCGCCGCGCAGGGTCGCCACGCTGTACCGCACCATCATCTTAAGCTTTGCGTCTGCAGGCATGCCGCGCCACTGTGGTACTTGTAGACCCACATTTTGATTGACCAGTCGCGACAAGGGTCGCTTCCAGGGTCACGGCTCCGCCGCTGCACTTACGGCTCCGCCGCTACCGCTATGCTGTCCCCGCCGACCAAGTGCGCCACAACGGCGGCCACGCCGTCCTCGTCCCCGTCCTCGGCCTCGCGCTGCAGCTGGCGCAGCATCGCGGCCGTGGGCCCCTCGGCGTCTGTGGGCTTCGCGTCTATGAGCGCCAGCAGCGTGGCGGCGGCGGCCCAGTAGTCCGCCAGCGCCAAGTCCCGCACAGAAATGAACGCTGGGCTGTCCCGGGTGGCGGCCGCCATGGCGGCGCGCACGCGCGGCATGGTGTAGTGGGGCGTGCCCACGACGCCGCCGTACAGCTCCGGGCAGTCCGTGCACGCCAACCCCAGGTCCACGAGCGTCAGGTCGTCGCCGTTGAACACCACGTTGGCGGGCTTGATGTCGCGGTGCAGCACGCCGCGGGAGTGCAGGTACTGCACGGCGCCCAGCAGCTGGCGCGCCCACCGCCGCAGCGTGGGCTCGGGGATGGCGGCCTTGACGGTGCGCGGCGCGCCCGGGGCGAGGGACATGACGATGGCGCGCCCGGGCCGGCCGTCCGCGGTGGTGGCGCCCAGGCTGGCCAGGTAGCACACCACGCGGTGCGCCGCGCACTCGCTCGCCAGCATGGTGAGCGCATCCACTTCATCCTGCAGGCGCGCGGGGTTGCCCGCCACCACCTTGACAGCCACCGTCGCGCCCGTGCGGGTGTCGGTGGCCACCCACACGTCGCCGTGCGCGCCCGCGCCCATGCGGTGGTGCAGCGTGAACGCGCGGGACGCCAGCGTGGGCTTTGCCGCCGCAGGGAACGACGCTGCCCCGGGGAACGGCTGGGCATCTGGGGAGCCTGGGAGCTGCGTGACATTGGGGGGTATCCCCGCTGCCTCTGGGAACAGCCGCCGCGGCGCCACTCCCAGGCGGCGGCGCTTCCCTGGTGGCGCCCCAGCCGCGGAAGCAGCCACGGAGCCTTGCGGCGGCGTGGTGACGATGGTGGGCTGGTCCAGGATGCCCAGCACGGGGCGGGACGGCGTAGCCACAGAGCCTTGCGGCGTCCTGGGTGTGGCCGCAAGGGTCCTGGGCTGCGCAGCCACGGAGCCTTGCGGCGGCGTCATCACGAGCGTGGGCTGGTCCAGGATGCCCAGCACGGGGCGCGCGGGCGCAGCCACAGAGCCTTGCGGCGTGCGGGGCGTCCCCGGCGGCGGCTGCGCAGCCACAGAGCCTTGCGGCGGCGTCATGACGAGCGTGGCCTGGTCCAGGATGGGCGGCGGGGCCACAGGGGAGACGGGCACGGACATGGCGGCGCTTTACCAGGGCGGCGGAACAGCGGCGGCTCACAGCGCGTCCAGCACGAGCGGCTCCACGGGCGGGCCGCGGGGCTTGCGCGGCCGCTTGGCCTTGGCCTTGACCACGGTGGTGATCTTGTCGGGGTCGGCGGCGGCGTCGGGCGCGCCCGGCTTGGCCAGCGCGGGGATGAGCGGCCGCTTCTTGGCGCCCTTCTTGCGGCAGTGCTTGTCCAGCGCGTGGAACGCGGGCGCGCCCAGCTTGAAGGGCGGCAGCGCCGCGTTGGCGCGGAAGTAAAACACGGTGTCGTCCAGGTTGTTGGAGTTCTGCGTGTTGTCCAGCACGATGCACTCGTAGTCCTGCGTGCACGCGCGCATGGTCTTGTCGAAGCTGGAGAAGTTGGTGAACACGCCAAAGAAGTGCTCGTACAGCTTCTGGCGGTTCTTGCCGATCTTCTCGTTGAACGCAAACACGTAGTCGATGTTGGAGCGCACGTCCGGCTTGATGGACAGCACGTACTGCACGGAGAAGACGACCTGGATGTCGATGTGGCGCTGGTTGAAGTGCAGGTCCAGCATGGTCTTGTTCTTCCACAGCTTCTCGTCAAAGCCCATGTCGTCCATGAAGATGACCACCTTGAAGGGGCGGTCCAGCGCGCCGCGGTTGTGGCGCTGCTCCTCGATGATGGCCTGGATGCGGTCCACGTCGAACTCGGTCCACACGAGCGTGTAGCCCAGGTGGCTCTCAAACATCTTCTGGCTGTCCTCCGTGGGCGAGATGGCCAGGCCCAGGTCCACGGCGTCCTTGATGTGGTACATGATGTTCTCGATCATGACGGACTTGCCCATGCCCTTCTTGCCCACCACCATGCTGCAGCGGCTGGGCTTCATGGTCGCCATGTCGAAGCGCTTCACCTCGAACGTGGTCATGGCGGCTTTTGTGGGGCAGCGGCGCCGCCCCCGCGGCGGCCACCGCACCGCCCGGGTCGGGTGTGAATAAATGGCCCTTTATTTTGTGTGTCTACTCAGGGCGGCGCCTCACGGTTAGTCCGTTCTCCACAGAAACCCCCGGTGGTAATGGTGCGTGAATCCGGGGCCGTGCACGAAATGCTCTCCAAACGTTAAGTTGTCAGAATCTTCCACAGAAAGGGCGGTCCCGTAAATTTTGACGCACGCGCCAGCCGACCCCACCAGAAGGCGCATGGGATTGAACTGGGGCGCAATTGGCAACAGCATGGTGTTGAGCGCGCAGCACCCCTGGCTGTCCACTGTGGCGTCCAGCAGCATGCCGTTGCAGTTTACCACGTACACGGCAGTGCCGGGCGCGGCGCCACTGACCTCAATGCGCCATATGACATCAAGCACGGGGCGCAGTCCCATACGTCCAGTGTTTGTGCAGTTGATGACCACGTCAAACGGTGGTAAAATGCCTTGGTAGAATAGTGTACTGAACGCTTCCTCGTACCGGCAGGTGATGCTCTCACGGGCTCGCGGCGTCGCAGGGTTGGCGTAGGCCAGTAGCAGATGCCTTGCCCGCACGTCCGCGGCGTCTGCCTCATCCAACAGCGCCTCCATGCTTGATTGACCGCCGAGTGCCATGGTCACTCGCGCCCCCGGCAATCAAACATGGACATCCCAGGGCAACAAGAGGGCCGCTTCCAGGTGGGCGACACGCTGGTGGCCGTGTACGACAATGGCCGGACCCGACGCACGCGGTTTGTGCGCGTCACGGGCGTCACACGGGGCAACAGCCTCCGCGTGGAGGAGCTGGTACACACATCCACCGAGGTGTACCGCAACTGGCAGGGCGGGGAGTGGGAGGTGCGCCTGGGGGAGGGCGTCACGGGCGACAAGTACCTCATGCGCAGGAGCCGGGAGGGGTGGTCGTTCTACACAAAGAGGATAAGCCAGTTGGGTGATCGGTGGTTCTGCTTTGACCGGTACGACCCGCAGGCGCGGTACACCGACTCGACCATCTGCGACTAGCCCGGCGGTCAGACGTGAATAGAATAAAATTGCGGTTGTTCATGGTGTTTACTTCAGCGTGCGCGCCAGGTGGGTCACAAACTTGGCGGCGGCGCGCACCTCCCCGCTGTACCCGCACGACTTGCACTGGTGGCGCGGCACCCCGGCCTGCACGGAGGTGACCAACTCTGCGTACTCGCACACGGGGCACACCACCATGTCGGTGATGAACTGCCGCATGCACGCGTCCACGGCCTCGGGCGACACGGCGCCGCTGATGAAGGCGCGCTCCCTGGGCGGCCTCTGGGGCGCGTAGTCCGTGTTGGCGCCCAGCGTGTACTGGAAGTACGCCAGCATGTGGCGCGGCGACGTCTTGAGGCACTTGGCCACCGCGTCCAGGTTGGGGAAGGCGGTCCGGTTGCGGGACGCGCCCTCCACCACCAGCTGCCGCGTCTTGTAGCGGTAGAACGGGTCGTCCACGGGCAGCATGCTGACCACGCGCGGGTCCCGGCGCGCCACGTAGTACAGCTCCATGGCCCTTTGCTGGGGCGTCACTTGTAGCCGTACGCGTGGCGGCGCACCGGCCACTTACCGCCACCCACACTTCTTCTCTATGGACTCAAAGATCTGGTTGATTTGCTTCAGCGTATCCCGGTGCACAGGAATATAGCTCGGGATCTCACCGGTGTAGAAAATGTCGTCGTACGGGGCTTTTACGGGGTACCTGTTTCCCATTTCTATGTAGAGCTGGTACATGTACTGACACTCATCCTCACTGAATGGGGTTTTCTGGATGTCTTTCGCCACCGCCCGGAGCGTGGCTATGTCTTCTGCGGCTCGCTGATCGAGGTCCCTGTTTTTCGAGAGCGCAGCTTTGGCTCTTTCCCGGGGTGTAAGGGGGGGTCCGGGGTTCTCTATCACGGGAATGCTGAGCGCGTCGCTCTCCTTAAGATTCCGCAACCGCTTAAACAGGGCGTTATACGTCGCCGCCGTGCTGTCGGTGGTTGTATGCTGTGCATCCTTCCGCGCCACACTGTGTGTTGGGCCGGCGGAGAACCCAAATGTCGTACCCTTGCCGTATTCGCGATCCCGTTGATCCCGCGCGGTCTCTGTGGATGTTGAGTCGGGAACCCGTGCATTCTGCCCGTGCCACTCGTCAGCGAACTTGCGCTGCTGCTGTTCCGTCCACTGGGTTGTCTCGTCTGGCTCCGCGGCAGCCGCGCCGCGCAGCGCGTACACGCCCGCGGCCAGCAGGGCGGCCGCCCCCGCGCCCAGCGCGAACGGCAGTGCAGTGTTGGCCATGCTTTGTGTGGGGCGGCGGAAAAGGGCGTCACTTGTAGCCGTACGCGTGGCGGCGCACCTTGTCCCGCGGCCCGCCCGCGACCTCGCACTGCCACACCGACACGGGGTGCGCCGCGCCGTCCGCGGTGCGCATGCGCGCGGACCCGCGCCACACGGGCGTGGTGCCGGGCGCGCACTTCATGGCGCCCAGGGCGCGGCCCGCGGGGGTGGCCTCGTTGGGCGACGTGACGCTCCTGTCGTCCCGCTCCACGATGATCTGGTGGTTGGTGTGGCCCGCGGCGTCAAAGGGGGGCGCGCAGAACTGCTCGGGCGTGTCGCCGCGGGAGTACTTCCACCGGTCCACCGCGGCGCGGTTGACGCCAAAGATGGTGCCGCGCGGCACGCCGTGCAGCTCGTCGTGGTTGACGTAGCACCACTGGGCGTTGGCGCCCGTGCCCGCCATGTTCACGGGGCACATGACCTGCTGCAGAAATGCCATGCCTTTTCTGGGGCGCGACAAAGGAGCCGCAGGCGACTCTAGGACCTCCAGGGAGCCGCAGACGACTCTAGGACCTCCAGGGAGCCGCAGGCGACTCCAGGGAGCCGCAGGCGACTCTGTGGCCCCCCTGCGCCCCCGCGCCGCCGCCGCTGTGTGGCCCGCCCTCAAACTATGTCCGCCAGCGTGCTCTGCGTGTCCGTGTGCCCCACGGGCGAGGTGTTCTTCCTGCTGGGCAAGCAGGCGCGCGCGCACAGCGGGCGCCGCACGCGCGTGTCCGACACGTGGTGCGACTTTGGCGGGCACGCGGCGCCCGCGGACGGCGCGTCCCTGGCCGCCACCGCCGCGCGCGAGTTCTGGGAGGAGTCCATGTGCTGCGTGGACGTGGGGCTGGGCGACTTTGGCGCCTCTGGCGGCCCCATGCCCGAGCGGTGCGCCGCGCTGGCGCGCAGCCTGCACGCGGGCAACTACCTGGCGGCCGTCACGGTGGGGGGGGCGCCGCAGCGGGACTCTGGCCCGGCAGACCGGGGGCACGTGTGCTACGTCCGGCCCGTGCCGTGGGACCCCGCGGCGCCCCGCACGTTCGACAGCCTGCGCGCCACGCTGCGCCACATCCGCAAGACCAGCAAGACGCTCACGTGGATGGTGCGGCGCCGCCCCGAGGGCCCGCGGCTGCACCTGCTGGAGCAGTGGGCGCACGCCGCCGCCCCGCCCCGCACGCAAGTCACGGCCGTGTCGGCGGTGAGCCCCACGGAGGTGGCGGTTGTGTGGCCGGGCGGCGGCGACACGCGCACGCTGCCCCCGGGCCTCACCCGCGACGACGTGGCCAACTACCGCGCGTACCTGGCGCTGACGCACACCATGCACCGCATGTGGGAGCGCCTGCCGCCGCACTGGCGCCGCCACCCCGCCATCAAGTGCACGTGGTGGCGCGGGCGCGTCATCCGCATGACCGTGCCCCGCCACTTCCTCGAGATGCAGTGCATCGCGTGGTGGGGCTTGCCCGCCCTGGAGGCGCTGGTGCGGCGCATGGGGCGGCACGCGGGCGCGGTGGTGCGCCCGTGCTTCATGCCCACGGTGCGCGTGGTGCTGGACTACCTGGCGGCGCAGCACGGCACGCACGCCACGGTGCTGGCGCGCGCGCCGCCCATAGAGAAGCGCAGGCTGTACAACAATTTATTGGACCAAGTCAGCGCCGCCGCAGCACGCTCTTCAGGCGCGCCACGTACCGGAACAGCGGCCGGCGGTACACTACCGTTGGGCTCTGCACCGTCACCGGGCTCCGCACCAGACCGCGGGGACTCCCCGTACGCTCCGCTGCCCCCATCCAACCCCCACTCCCCAGACCCACTGCCCCCGCCCCCGGACCCTGTGCACTGCGCTCCGCAGCAAAGGGCGCCTCCAGCAGCTCACAAAACGACGACTCTGCCTTGAGCCCTGCGCGCTGGAGCTCCGCGACATTCAGCTCCGCGACATTCAGCTCCGCGACATTCAGCTCCAGGTCCATGAGCACGGGCATGTCCATAAAGTCGTACGGCGCGCACTCGGACGTGTCGTGCACCACGGGCACGGTGAACGGCGCCGCCTCCACCAGGTGCGCAAAGTCCACCACCAGGGGGCACGCGCCGCGCCACGGCGAGTCGCTGTGGTCCAGCGCGTCCACGCACGCCGCGGCCAGCACGCGGTGGGACGTGACGCTCATGGACACCAGCGGGCGGCCGCGCAGGGACTCGCCGGGCGCGCGCAGGGACGTCGCGGCCTGGCACTCCTGCTGCAGCAGCGTGCAGCCGCCGTGGGCGCGGGCGCCCGTGCCGTCCACGTCCAGCGTGTACCCGTCCAGCGCTTGCAGCGTCGTGTAGTTGTGCGGCAGGCCGTAGCACTGGTACGCCTCGTCCACGCGCCGCGGGCCCTCCTCGCCCAGGCAGTACGGCACGTCGTTCACGAGCACCACCGTGCGGTAGTACGCATAGTCGTGCAGCGTGTACTGGTTGAAGCGCAGGAACAGGTGCATGCGCGCACTGGACACGCGGTACTTGCCCGTGTGGGCGGGCGCCTGCACCGCCTTGATGGCGGCCACAACCGCCGCGTGGTCGTCCAGGCCGTTGCGACGCATCCACTCGCTGTACCGGTGCGCGTGCGCCTGCACCATGGCGTTGCTCACGCGCCCCTCCAGCGTGCACTCGGCGATCTGCTTCCACGGGCCGCGCGCGCCCGGCACCTCGTGCTTCAGCAGCTCCGCGTTGCCGTACTTGCGCAAGCCGTACAGGAAGAACAGGTGGAACAGGATGGGGTGCTTCTCGGGCGCCTTCACGGGGTGCGCCGCGTCGTGCTTGTGGCACACGGCCTTGTTGGTGAGCGCCTTGTTGCGGCACCGCTGCCCGTTCACGCGGTCCGAGGTGCAGCGCCGGGCCTTGACCATGGCTGAGCGGAAAATGGAGGCCACAAAGTTGATTGAGGGGCTTTATGGGTTGCGTCGCGACACTGGTCAATCAAAATAAAAATTACAGCGACACTTGTCAATCAAAATAAATGTCGCGACATGTGCCAAAAAAATGTTGCGCCCCAGGAAAGCAGCACCCATGTCCACCGAGCTCCCCTCCAACGGCTTCATCAAGCGCGACAGCAACGCGTACGCGGTGACCTCCGCCAAGGTGCACAACGTGCCCGAGGTGCACGCGGACCGCGTGTTCGCCAACGACTTTGTGCCCACCAGCCCCTCTGAGACGCTCACTGCCAGCGGCGCGCTCTCCCTGGCCTCGGAGGTGTCGTTCCTCGACACCACGGGCGGCGCGCGCGCGTTCACCCTGGCAAACGGCACGTACACCGGGCAGCGCAAGGTCATCGTGCACGCCGCGGGCGCCAACAACGCCGTCGTCACGCCCGACCCCCTGCTGGGCGCCGTTACTACCATCACCACCGCCACCGCGGGCCTCAGCTACACGCTCACGTGGCTCAACGGCAGCTGGGTCATCACGTCCATCGGCCGCGCCGCGGGCATCACCGTCGCCTAGGCGTTTGATTGACGACGCCAGTTTCACGCACCCCGGCCTCGCGCAGACCCGAGTACAGGTGAATGGACGTGGACGGAGATCCCCCCGGCGAGGTCCCCCCCGGCGAGGTCCGGGAGCCCCCCGGCGCGCCGGTGCGGGAGCACCACTGCGGGCAGCAAATATTTGGGTACTCGCGGCGCGTGACCGCGGCGGCGCGCGCCACGCACTGCTACCACCACTGCGGCCCCGAGGGCATGGACGCTGCCATTCCGGGCGACGACCGCTGGTTCTGCTCCCTGCCGTGCTACAAGGCGCACCTGCTGGACACGCCCTCGTACGCGCACCAGACGCAGCTGCAGGCGCTGCCCACCGTGGCGCGGCAAGTGTACGGCGTGCACGCGCCCATCAAGCCCGCGCCGCCGCGCACCGCGCTGGCCATGTTTGGCGGCCCGCTGAGCACCGCCGACTTTCTGGCGGCGGCGCGCGACCCGGACGTGGAGGTGGTGCGCCTGCACGGCCACGACGTGACGCACGCCACGGTGCTGGAAGTGCGGCGGCGGCAGAGTGACCAGGAGGGGTTCCGGCAAGTGTTTGAGGCCACCACGGCAGCGGCGGAGCCGCACCCAGAGGGCGCCAGCCTGTTTGACAGCCTGTCGTCCGAGATAAAAAATGAGCGCAAGGACAAGATCGTGTCCATGCAGGGGCGCGGCATCTTTAAGGCCATGGGCTACCGCCGGCGCAAGCCCGCAGAGGCAAAGGGCGAGGCTACGGCTGGCGCAAGCACATAGTAGACGAAGTACGGCTGGCGCAAAGCCCTGGTACGCAAAGCACACAGTAGACGAAGCCCCAATGTACAACGCCCCAATGGGTAAAGGCAACAACATCACTCAAATAAAGCACAAATTCATTTTTTATTGTTACAAGATGTTCACAAAAGAGTCTACACAAACAGGCGGGCCTGCCTGTATGCGGCTGCTACGGCGACCGACTGCTCGGGTGTGGGGTTGTGCAACTGGCGCTCCACGTCGGCAAAAAAGTGGGCGTACACGCTACCCAGCTTGCGCATGACGCTGCGCGCCTGCGGCGTGTACTCTAGGCGCCCCTGGGCGTTCACGTGGATGGACTGGGAGCACGCGGCGATGAGCTTCTTGAAGCGCTGGTGCTCCTGCTCAAACAGGCGCCACTTGGCGGCGGGGTCGGTGGTCTTGGCCAGGCGGTGGGACAGCTTGATGGAGGGGGGCTCGGGGCGCACAGCTTCAGGGCGCGCAGCCTTGTGGATGACGGGTGTGAGGCACGCCATGGTGGGTGTCAGGGGAGGGCGGCTGTGAGACCGACGAGAGGGGCTTATATGCTTGCACATTTTGATTGAGTTGTCGCGACAAGAAAGTTCAACCATATGTCGCGATGTCGCTATGTAGTCGCGATGTCGCGATGATGTCGCGACACATTTTGATTGGGTTTGGTGGTACATAAGCCCCCGCCAGTGGTGGGCCAGTCAGTTTTCACTTTACCCCCTTTACCCTCACCCATGGAGCAGCACCACTCACAGCCCCCGCCCCTGAACGACTCTGCCCTGCAGGCCATGTTCCAGCAGCAGCCCTACACTGTGCAGCAGCCCGAGTTCATCACCCCTGGCGTGGCCCCCATGTACCCGCAGCAGCACGAGCAGGGGCAGCACGAGCAGGGGCAGCACGAGCAGGACCAGCACGAGTTTGACAAGCTGTGTGAAACGCTCACGTCCAGCAACACGGCCGTCGTCTCTGTCTTTAGGGAGGCTGTCGTGTCGCAGCGCAACGCCCTGGACTACACGGAGCGCAACACGGAGCGCATCCTCAACACGTTTGTGCGCGAGAACCAGGAGACGCGCGCCATGTTTAAGGAGCTGTTTATGGGCATGCTCAGCAGGACTCAGCTACCCGCGGCTGCATTGTACCCCGCCCTCCCCGCGCCCCCTGTGACTAAAGACGCCGAGGCTAAAGTCGCTGATGCCTCACCAGAGTCTGCTTCGCCCAGGTTGACTCGCTGTGCCTCTCCACCGGCTACGACTGGGCCCAAGTTGGCTGCGCCCCCTTGTGTCATGGACTGTGAGGAGGAGACGGACACGCCGCGCACACCCACTGGCGAAATCTGTGAGGAGGACATTGCCATGGCGGAGCAGCTGTACCACGAGAGCCGCAAGCGCAAGCAAACGGAGCCGACTATACAGGAGGTCAAGCCCAAGCCCAAGCCTGCCACCAAGTGCCACAAGCAAGTTGCCACCAGTGCCAAGCCCGTTGCCAGTGTCAAGTCCAGCCCCAAGGCCCCATCCAGCCCCAAGGCGAGCCCCAAGCCCAAGCCCGCCGCCAAGAAGAGGAAAACTGTTGATCCCGGTGACTACAGCCGCCTGCACCTGCGCGAGCGGTGCCAGATGGCCAAGGTGGAGTTGGACAAGCTGGACCAGGACCAGCAGAACCTGTTGCGCTTCCTGTGGTCCAAGGGCATGGACACCCGCAACGGCGTGGTGTTCTCGTGGCCAGTGAGCACGCGGGACGCGGTGACATTCCACCACTTGAACAACATGGCCAACTTTATTGTCATGGATTTGGCTGGTGCGGCGGTGGTGGCCAGCAGCGCACCCAACTCGTTGACGTGGCTGGCAAAGTACTTGCACCTGGGGGACAAGGAGCGTGCGGCTGCTGTAGAGAAGCTGGTGCACTCGCTGCTGGGCTTCTGCGAGCTCACCCTCAACTACTGCCAAGACTCTGTGCGCCCCCGCGAGGAGCTGCCCTTTTGCCGTCAAGTCACTGACGTGGTGGGCAAGGTGTACCCAGACGTGCTCGTGATCCCCGTGGAGCTGTACATGGTGGTGGGCGTGTTCCTCAATGTCAACGGCACCAAGATTGTGGCGGACGAGTCGCTGCGTGAGGTGCACGACAAGATATATGCCAGTGAAGCGCACGCCCACGTCCTGGATGCCGAAATGCGCCACCTGTTTGTGCCGTGGGGCGGGTCAGCCGACATGGACGTCATCCACACGGCGCGCATGCAGCAGTTTCAGTACCTGACCAAGTTTAGGAAGAACGGCGGGCTGAACAAGCTGCGGCAAGTGTGTGTGAAGGTGGAGTCGTCGTGGATCTGGCGGTGCTGGAACCCCAAGCCCCAGCCTGCGACGCACATGCTGGTGCCCCGCATCATGGACGACCACGAGGTGGCGGATGCGCAAGAGTCTGAAGAGGAGGGGGAGTGCAGCGAGGAGGACAACGGGGACAGCGATGGGGACTTTGACTACAACGACGACGACGAGTAGGGGTGTGTATCTTTGTGCGCTGTGCCTTGTAGATAGGTCAAATAAACGTGTATTTTTTTACTGTGTAGTGTACTGGGTGTTGTGCTGGTTGTGGTGTGGCTGTTTCACTGGTTTGGCGGTGTGTTTTGGAGCTGTCCCATGAGCTGCGCGATGACTTGGGGCTCCAGGCTCTGCCCAGAAAGCAGCTGCGCCAAGCCCTGTCCTTGCGGGTTGTGCTCCCAGAACTGGTCCAGCGCGCCCGAGTGGGCGATGTCCGTCACGGCCTGCGGGTCCAGCGCGCCCGTCACCGCCGCCACCAGCTCCTCCAGGGAGCCGCCCGTGCCGCCCGTGACGGCCGCCATGGCGGTCAGCAGGCTGGCGCCCGCCTCGCCGCCCAGGTGCTCCTCCAGCAGGTCGGGCAGCAGCTGCGTGGCGTTGGACAGCTCGTCAAAGTTGGCGGCCAGCTCCGGCCCCAGGCGCGCCACCACGCCCTCCAGGTCCGCCATGTCCAGCGGCCCCTGCACGGCAGACAGCAGCGTGGCCAGCAGCTTGCGGGGCGCCAGCGACGCGAACCGGGCGTGCTTGTTCAGCTGCGCCAGGTACGCCCACAGGTAGCCGCGGCTCTGCGCGTCCATCTCGGGCCACTTGGCGGCCAACCCCAGCTGTGCCACCGGCCCCTGCGCGGCGGCCAGCGCCTCCTCCCGCCGCGCCTTCACCAGGTCGTACACCTGGCCGCCCTCCGCGGGGGCGGCCATGGCGGCGTGCCACTGCGCCACGTACTCGGCCTGCACGTCCGGGGGGGCGGACGCCAGGGCGGTGGCCGTGGCGGCGTGCGCGGCCGTGGCGGCGCACTCGGGGAACATGGCCGCCAGGCTGGCGGCGAGCTTGCCCAGCACGGCGGCAAACTTGGCGGTGTGCCAGTCGGGGTCCCACTTGGCAGTGTCGGGCGCGGCCATGCAGTGCCTTTGAGGGAGCGCGGGTGCGGTGCGCGCGGACCGCCAACGCAACCGCGCCCCTGTAAATGGAAACGGGGGAGGTTGACATCGGGGACGACTTGAACGCGTACGTCCTCGCGATTGTGGCCAACGGCGGCGCGACCATGCGCAAGAAGGTGCTCGCCGTGGAGGCGGAGGACTCTGGCGACCCTGGAGGCCGCCGCCTAGGGGTGCAGCACGTCATGCCGCACGTGGCGCTGCGCGTGGCGGGTCGGCTGCTGGGCGTGGACCTGACGGGCGACGCCCCCGAGGAGCTGTCCGACGCCCCCGAGTACCTGACCGACGACTTTGAGGACCTGGCCGACGCCCCCGAGGAGCTGGCCGACGCCCTGGCGGGCCTCACAGCGGCGCAGTGGCGCGCCGTGGTGGACCACATGGTGTGCACCGAGTGGGTGCCGTGCGTGGCGTGCGCGCTGCCTGCGGGGTGCGCGGTGCGCCCCTCTGCCGCGCTGCCGGGGCACGCGCTGTGGCAGCGCAACGACTGGGACGGCGCCTCGCCGTGCGCGCGCGTGGACAGGCTGGCGCTGGTTGTGTGGGTGGTGCCGGTGCACGTGCACGCGGCCGTGTGAGTCTGTTGTCGTGCGCCGCCTTGTGGCGGTGGGGCCGCGCAACTTTTGCCGCGCCCCCATAAACCACCATGGACGACACCAGCCCGTACAAGGTGTTCAGCGGCGGCCGGCCCGAGAAGGTGTTTGCGTCGGGCCAGGGCTCCGCCAAGGTGTTCTCCTCGGGCGGCGTCACGCTGTGCATGTCGGGCTCGTCCGCGGAGCCCACGCCGGGGCTGTACAAGCCCACGGGCGCGGGCGTGTACCTGCTGGACGCGCTGCCCGCGGTGTGCACCAAGGCCAATAAAGTGTAACGTGGGCGTTTTATTCCCGCTTGTGCGCGGGCGGCCCGGGGTAGCCCGCAGACATTTCCTTCTCACACCCAGCAATGGGTGCGTCACTCGAACGTGGGCCCCTCCACCACCTGCCACCACCACTGCCGGCGCGGCAGCGAGAACACCGCCACCGTGTGGTCCGTCGCCTCGTCCGCCTGGCCGTACATGGCCCACGACCCGCCGTCGCGCGGCCGGAACACGCGGATGACGCCGCCCTGGCGCAGCAGGCCGATGACGCGCGCGCCGCTTTCCTTGACGGCCTCCCGGATGTCCGCCATGGTGGCGCCCGCGTCCAGCGCCAGCGGCGCGCCCGCGGCGTCCAGCGCCGGCACCATGGCCGCGGGGCTGTCGGGGACGTCGGTCAGGTACGGGTGGCGGACGGCGTTAGCCTTTGTGTTAGCGTTGGCGTTGGCACTGGGCAGCGGCTCGCGCCGCGCGTTGGCGCGCGCGCGCCACGGGTGGTTGTTGAACAGCCCCGCGTTGTCCGCGTTGGCGGTGGTGGTGCCGGGCGGCTCGGGGTCCTCCTCCAGCGGCCGCGGGCTGGCCTCCACGCCGTCCGCGGGGTACAGCAGGTAGTGGCCCAAGAAGCGGGGCGTCATCCACCGCCGCTCGATGGCGGGCTTCACCAGCCACAGCCACGCCAGCACGGCCAGCGCCACGGCCGCCAGCACGGCCAGCAGCGTGGCGCCGCCGGGGCTTGAGGAGGTCACGGGCGCCGCGTACCCGTCGGGCGTGACGCGCAGGCCGCCGCCCTCCAGCAGCAGCTTGAACTGCTTGCGGTCGCACTGTCGCAGCCGGTGCATTGTGTGGGTTTTACGGGGGCGCGCACTTTTGGCGCCCCGCGCGCCGCTTTGATTGGGCGGGTTGGGGCCGCTGCCTGCCCAAAGTAGTGGCGCATAATCCCACGCGCGAACCATGGACAGCCCCCAAGCCTTGAGCGTCAAGAAAGACAACGAGGGTGTGCAGAGTGGTGTGAACCGCAAACCATGCCGGGAGTGCTGGCTGGAAGACCCGCTTTACTCCCTGCAGTTTAACCCCGACACGCCACCCGAGGTGGTGCGCAGCGTGTACTGTGAACTAGTGCCACTGTTCACGGAAGTCGTCCAGGAGAAGAAAGAGCTGCTGATCTACACGGAAATGCGAGCGCGCCACGTGGTGATGCTCATCCAGAATGTTTGCGACACGCTGACGGTGCCAGCGCCGTGGAAGCTGTACAGAACTCACGGGCACTGTGCCGACGAGTTGTTGAAGGAGATGACACAATCTTAAAGCGACAATAAAACTTCTTGTTTATTTTCGCTCCATACCCGCAGTCTCATGCCCGCAGTTCCTTACCCGCAGTCTCATGCCCGCAGTTCCACCCACATGCGTCACCGTTGGCTCATAGTGTCGCGACATCAATCAAAATAAATACGTCGCGACGCGTCAGCCAAGGTCAATCAACATGTGTGTCATATATGGGCCCACACAGGACAGCCTGTAACACACCTGTATTCCTTCCAATGATCAACACTGCCGTACCGCCGCTGCCCGAGCACGTGGTCGCGCTGCGCGCCCGCGTGTGCCTGCCTGGTGTTAGTACCCTCGTCACTGACATGCACTCGTACGGCCACGCCGTCGCGCTGGTGGTCACGGTGCTGCACTCCCTGCCCGCCACCATGCGCACGCTGCTCATCCTGCCCAGCGTGCACCACTACCGCACGCTCTGGCAGCCGTACCACAGCCTGCTGTTCCCCGCGGAGCCGCTGGTGGTGCGCGCGCACCGCGCCGCGCGGTACGTGCAACACGCCGTGACGGTGCACTGCGGCAACATACCCGGCGCCCACTTTGACTTGGTGGTCACCCTGACCCCGCGCGCGGCGGCCAATGCGCGCCACACGCTGTGCATCGGCAACCCTCCCGACGCCCCCCGGGCGTGGTGCCTGGACGTGCGGCAGCCCACAGCTTCGCAACCGCGGTGGCTGCTGGCAGAGTCCCCGTTCCCGCGCCCGTGCGACGACCTCACTGCGTACCAGGCGCGCGCGCAGCAGGTGTGCGACGACCTCATGGGCGGCACCAAGCGCGCTGCCATCACAGGCCTGGCGCACGCCCTGGTGCAGTCGCTGTTCCAGGGCAGCCGCGCGCGCCGGGGCTTTGTGCCGGGCCACTGCGTGCTGGCTGTGTCGTCGGACAGGGCCACCATGCACGCGCTGGCGCTGCCGCTCGTCACCGCGGGCGTGGCGACGCTGGTGGTGGACGACGAGTACGTCACGCCGGGTCTGGCGCGGCGCATGGTGCAGGACGCCAACGTTGTGGTGGTCCACCACGCCTTCCAGGAGCTGGCGGCGCTGGCAACCCTGGCCACGCGCGTGTACGTGCTGGACACGCTGGTGCGCCCGGGCGTGATGCAGCAGCTGTGGGTGCTGTCCCACTACGTGCCCGTGGTGACGCTGCGCGTGGACTTGCGGTACGCCGACTCGCGCCGCGCCACCGTGGAGCACCCAGACACCATCACGCTGTTCCGGGAGCTGCACGACGGCGTGCCGCACTGCCCGCTGGAATTCGCAGAGCCGCCAGTGGAGACAACAGAGTCTGCGGAGCACCGCTTAGAGTACGACTTGGATGCGGGGGCCACAGCGGGAGCCATAGCCGGGGAGACGACACAAGAGTTGCCGCGGGCAGAGCCGGCGGAGCCTGACTTTGAGCTGGCGGAGGGGGCGGGAGACGTGGAGACAGAGCCGCTGGCGGAGGGGGCGGGAGACCTGGGGTGCCCCGAGGAGCTGGCGCCGTGGGGGTACCTGGTGGAGGTGGCGGGCCGGCGCGCGTGCCTCTCCCAGCTGGGTGTGGCGGACCTGTGGCGCGCCGCCCAGGACGGCGCCACCACCTTTACTTTGATCCGCGGCGACGCCGTGGCGCCGTACGGGTGGCTGCACGCGACCGCTCTGGCGGCCGTGGCGGCGCGCCTGCCCGTGCCCGCGCAGCAGCCCGCGCCCACCAGCGTGCGCCAGGGCGTGGAGGCGGACGCACTGTGGTACATCCTGAGCGCGGGCAAGCCGGACGCGCTGACCGCGGTGGACTGGGCGGCGGCGGCCACGCTGCTGCTGTGCCGCGTGCTGCTGGGGCCGCACCCGTGGTGCACGCTGCACTTTGGCGTGACAGACGCGACGGGCCTGTTTGAGTACCACCACGGCACGTGGGCGCGGTGCTGCGCGCAAATAACACACGGGCAGCTGTGGGGGGTCATGCTGGACTACACCGACGGGAACGCTCGCCACTGCGTGCCCGTGTACTTGTTCACCAACAGCGCCGCCGCGGCTGCACTGTAGAACTCTGTAGGGGACTCTGTGGGCGCCGGTGTAAATAAAGTTTTTGATTGACATTTTGCAGTCTGTAACTGTGTGACTGTGTGCGTAACCGTGTGTGTACCTGTGTGTGTACCCGTGTGGCGGAATGGACGCGGTGCATGTCATGGCGGCGGATGGGGCAATAATGGCCGTGTCGGCAGAGTGTGTGGCGGCGTGCGCCACGCTGGCCCACGTCACGCAGCACTGCACCGGCGGAGCCATCCCCGTGCCCTTCCAGGGCGAGCTGCTGACCAGGTTCTTTGCTGCACTGGGTGAAGCCGGGACGACGGTCCCGGTTGAACACCTGCTTGAGTTGGTGGTGGTTGCGGACTACCTGGCGTGCCACGCGCTGATGGACAGCTTGTGCCGCCGCCTGGCTGCCAACATTACATCCGAAGTGGTGTCCTCAGCGGACCTGTCATTGGAGGTGTGGAGCTGTGTGGCGCAGCACGTAAGCCTGCCTGCGGGGTGCGCCCTGGCGCTCGCCCGGCCAGAGTTGGCCGGCGTCTTCCACCCCCGCCTGCAGGAGCTGGCGAAGGGCGTGAGGCTGGCGGATGCGTGCCGAGACGGCCACCTGGCTGTGTGCCAGTGGCTGACCGAGACGTTTCACTTGACGGCGGCGGATGCGCGCGCAGACGACAACCTTGCTCTCCGATGGGCGGCGAGCAATGGTCACTTGCCCATGTGCCAGTGGCTGACCGAGACCTTCCACCTGACGGCGGAGGATGCGCGCGCAGACGGCAACTACGCACTCCATTGCGCGGCGCAAAACGGCCACCTGGCGGTGTGCCAGTGGCTGACCGAGACGTTCCACTTGACAACAAAAGACGCGCGCGCAGACTGCAACTACGCACTCCAATGCGCGGCGCAAAACGGTCACCTGCCCGTGTGCCAGTGGATGACCGACAGGTTTGAGTTGACGGCGGCGGATGCGCGCGCACTTGACAATTACGCCCTTCGATGGGCGGCGAACAATGGTCACTTGGCGGTGTGCCAGTGGCTGACAGAGACATTTGGCATTACACCATAAAGCAATAAACGGGTAGTTTTACTGTAACGACGGGCTACGCTGGCTGAAGGCTCCTCTGGCGGCAGGCTACGCTGGCGGCAGGCGCAGGGCGGCGCGCAGCAGGTCCCACTGCGCCAGCTCGGCCATGCGCTGCACGACCCCCGCGGCATGCAACCTCGCCAGCGTCAGTCCCGGCAGCGTGTCCAGAGCCCACTGCACCGCGGAAGCGTTATTGGGCAGCGCCGCCAGCAGTGCCGTGACCACAGAAGGCGGGGTGTCCGTGCCGACCCACGCCGTCACGGACCCGCCAATGTACGCCAGCGTGCGCGCCGCGCCGTACTGCAGCGCTGCAGCCAGGATGCGCTGCCGCAGCTCCGCGTCGGCGGCGTCTAGCAGGTTAAATGTGGTGACAAAATATGCGAGGGCTGCCGCGCAGTCGTTGCGCGCGCACAGCAGCGCCACCTGCCACCCCGCGTCCTGCAGGGCCGCCTTGGTGACGTCCGCGGCACCCACCACGGCCGCCAGCAGCGCGGCGTCGTTGCGGAAGGCGGCGTACTCGAGCACGCGGGCGGTATTAACAGGCGTCCACGCATCCTTATCGATGATGGCACGGATGGCGCGGGGTAGCTGTGGCGCCAGCTCCGTGGGTAGCTCCGCGGGGTGTACCGGCTCTGCACCTGACAGCTCTGCGGGGTGTGACGGCCCCATGTTTTGATTGAGCCGCGAAAAGTCCCTTGCGCGCGCCAGACGCCCCCCCAAACATGTCGACGTGGGAAGACTTTGCGGCGGACGCGGCGCGCACCGTGGCGGGCGAGCTGTGCATGCGCGTGTTTAACCGCCTGTGGGCCTTCCGGGACGCCACCATGTACAGCGTGGACGGCATGCGCCGCGTGTGCCTGCTGCTGGATGTGGAGCAGACGGGCGTGCTGTGTGCCGCGTGCTGCGACATTGGCGGGGCGCAGTGCGGCAAGTGCGCCGCCGTGGACGTGCCCGTGGATGTCGTGGACTTGCTGAAAGACGTGCCACCCGCGGACAAGTGGCGGTTTGTGGCGCCAGCTCCCGGCGGCGTGGTGAGCGGGTGGCTGGACGCCGCGGTGGCGCTCAACTTTCGGGGCGTGCGCGAGCTCCTACAGCGACTGCGCTGCCCGCGCTTGGTACAAGAAGTGACGGCGGACATGCCGCCGCCGCTGCGCGAGGGCAGCCGCGGCGTGCCCCGCATGATCCCATCCCACTTTCCTCGCAAAAACGCAGACGTGGAGGCAGAGTCGCCGCCAGGCAAGCAGCAGCCACCAGGCAAAGGCCGGTCACGGGCCGGAAAACAGCCGCCAGGCAAGCAGCCGCCAGGCAAAGGCCGGTCACGGGCCGGAAAACAGGCGCCAGGCAAAGGCCGGTCACGGGCCGGAAAACAGGCGCCAGGCAAGCAGTCACCGGCGAGTAAGCAGCCGGCCCAGACAAAAGATGTGGGCGAGGGCATGTTTGCGGAAGTGGTGTAACACTGTAACCCCAATAAAGGCACGCTTTCACATGGACGACCCCAAGCACGCCATGGCGCTGGTGCAGCAGCCGGCGCAGAGCGCCGAGTTCAAGCGGTGGGTGCTCTTTGTGCGGGAGGGCGACCGCGGCAGCGCGGAGGCCATGAAGCACGTGGTGGCCATGGAGAACGAGTGCCTGGTGCGGGACGTGGACGGCACCAATGCGCGGCCCGCGTGGCTCACGGCCGTGCCCACGCTGCTGGACGTGGCGGCCAAGCGCAAGTACGAGGGCTCCGCGGCCATCCACAAGCTGCGCGAGGCGATAGCGTCGGAGCCGCTGCCGTACGACAACGTGACGCGCACGTACTACACCTTTGGGGACGGGGACGCGTGGGGCGGGCCGGCGCGCACCGCCGACTTCATCCTGCCCACCGTGGCGCGGGACGGGCGGTACGCGGCGGCGTCGCCCGTCACGCCCGCGGACGTGGACGCGTACTGGGCGACGCGGTCGCGGGCGTGCATCACCGCTGGGCGGGGGGAGGAGTAAAAAAAATCACGCCCCAGAAAAGCACACATGAAGACCGTGGGAACCAAGGCTGAGGTGTACCGCGGCGACGCGCACCACACCCCCGGGGGGCTCAAGAAGGACGACCTCATCAAGAACAAGCGCGGCACCGTGGTGTCCAAGGCGCAGCACGCCAACGGCATGCGCATGTGGAAGAAGAACCAGGACGCCATGGTGGGGTCGCTGGTGCGCAGCACCCACTACAAGCCCGTACGGTCCCCACGCAGGTCCCCGAGAAGGTCGCCAAGGAAGTCGCCACGGAAGTCGCCACGGAGGTCCCCAAGGTACTCCCTGTACCGCAAGTGAGCCGAATGACGTGAACGAGACGCAAAAATAATAAACCCGCATTTATTGTTCCACGCCGCACAGCTTGCACTCTAGCTCCGCAAACAGCGGACCCAGCCCCACCCCCACACCAAACTCCCTGTGGAGGCACGCCACCACCTCCGACTTGAGATGACAGTGGGTCCACCGCAAGACAAGGTCTCTGTCCGGCTGGACGTCCTCCTTGCCCAGCCCAAACTCCTCCCGGAGGCACTTCATGACCTGCAGGTTTGCTTCGCGGGCGGCATAGCGCAGGGCAAGGTTTCTCTCCTCCTTGGCGTCGTCCTTGTCCAGCCCAAACGCGTCCTTGAGGTACCTCATCACGTCCAAGTGGCCGTAACAGGCAGCGCGGCTCAACGCGTAGTTGAGTTCCACCTGGGCGTCCTCCTTGCCCAGCCCAAACGCCTCCCTGAGGTACCGCAGAACCTCCAAATGGCCGTTGTGGGCACTCCAGCGCAAGGCGTAGTTGTCGTTCGCCTGGGCGTCCTCCTTGCCCAGCCCAAACGCCACCTTGAGGTACCGCAGCACCTCCAGGTGGCCGTTTTGAGCACTACAGCGCAAGGCGTCGTTGCCGTACGCCTGGGCATCCTCCTTGGCCAGACCAAACGCCTCCTTGAGGTACCTCAGCACCTCCAGGTGGCCGTTTTGAGCACTCCAGCGCAAGGCGTAGTTGTTGTCCGCCTGGGCATCCTCCTTGGCCAGCCCAAAGGCTTCCTTGAGGTACCTCAGCACGTCCAAGTGGCCGTTACTGGCACTACAGCGCAAGGCGTAGTTGTTGTCCGCCTGGGCATCCTCCTTGGCCAGCCCAAAGGCTTCCTTGAGGTACCTCAGCACGTCCAAATGGCCGTTACGGGCACTACAGCGCAAGGCGTAGTTGTCGTCCGCCTGGGCATCCTCCTTGCCCAGCCCAAAGGCTTCCTTGAGGTACCTCAGCACGTCCAAATGGCCGTTACGGGCACTCCAGCGCAAGGCGTCGTTGTTGTGCGCCTGGGCGTCCTCCTTGGTGAGCCCAAACGCCACCTTGAGGTACCGCAGCACCCCCAGGTGGCCGTTTTGAGCACTCCAGTGCAAGGCGTAGTTGTTGTTCGCCTGAGCATCCTCCTTGGCCAGACCAAACGCCTCCTTGAGGTACCTCAGCACCTCCAAGTGGCCGTTACTGGCACTCCAACGCAAGGCGTAGTTGTTGTGCGCCTGGGCGTCCTCCTTGGTGAGCCCAAACGTCACGTGCAAGTGCTTGACCAGCCGTGGCGCACACTGCGCCAGTCTGTCTGGCATGCAGTCCAGGCCGTGCAACACACTCACGGCGTCCTCTCTTGACCAGTCCGCGGTGCACTCGCGAAGCTGGACGCGCAGGGCGGCGGCAACGGTGTCCGCGGCGGCCTGGAGCTGGGTGCAAACGTCCATCAGGCGGGTGACGATGAGCGACAGCTGTTGTGTCTGGGATGCGTCCATGGCGCGTTTCTTGACGAGGCAACTTGGTGGTGCGGGAGCCAACGCGAGGGTCAATCAATCACGGGCGCAGCCAAAACGGGCGGCAGCCAAAACGGGTGGCAGGCCAATAAAGTGGCGTCCCAGTAAACGCCCACATGGAGCTCGCCGCGCTGCTGGAGTCCGTGTACCGCGTGGAGCGCAAGGAGGACAAGCTGATCGTGTACGGGGAGCGCCAAGTCGGGGAAACCACGGGGCGCGTGGTGGCCAAGGTGGTGCCGCTGCCGAAAAAGTCCGAGTCCCGCGTGGCGTCTTCCAGGTTCAAGACGCGCGAGGCGTACGAGGCGGCGGTGTACATGCGCGTCATCAACCCCATGGTGCGCGCGCGCGAGTGCGCCAACCTGGTGACGGGCGTGGGGTGGATGCCGCGGCAGCCCGCGGCGGACGTGGTGGCCGCGGTGGAGGACGTGATATCGGACCAGGAGGAGGAGCTGCCCGACGACTCGGTGGAGGCGCTGGCGGGCTTCGCGTCGGACTCGCTTGCGCGGGGTTCGCGGGGTTTGCCTTCTTCGGCGTCGCGGCCCGTGTCGGTGCTGGTCACGCGCGTGCCCGCCAACCTGGTGGGCGACCTGGACGCCGTGTTCCCCGCGTACCGCGACGACTGGCGCGTGCCCTTCCAGATGGGGTACACGCTCACCGCGTGCGACGAGGCGGGGCTGAGCCACAACGACAACCACCTGGGCAACTGGCTGGTGTCCACCGCGGCGCCCGAGGTGTGGTACGCCGTGGCGGACGACGCGCTGGTGCCCGTGTCGGGCGTGCGCGTGTGGCTGTTTGACTGGGACTTGGCGTACGCGGCGCCGCTGGGCGACAACCCGTACCTGGACGAGCGCTTCTGCGCGTCCTCGGGCGCGTGCAACGGCGTGGACGGCCTGCACGACCTGGCGCTCATGGCGTGCGTGCTGGACCACGCCGCGTCCCCCGCGCCGTGCGTGACCAAGCCGCCGCAGCCCGCCATGTGGCAGGCGCTGGCGGACGCGGTGTGCACGTCCGCCACGCCGGCGCACCCGTGCCACGTGCCGCGGGGCCGCCTGGTGCGCCCGCCGGGCGTGGACTCGGCGCTGCAGTACGTGCTGGAGCTGCCCGACGTGGCGGCGCAGGTGGTGAGCACGTGGGACATGGCGCCCGAGCAGGCCGCGGCGCTGCTGGGCGGCAGGGCGCAGTGGGTGGCGCACCGCGGCATCGACCGGGAGCGGCTGGTGTTCAACCTGCGCGCCGCAGCCGGCGGAGCCGGGGGGACACAGGGCGGAGCCGGAGGGACACAGGGCGGAGCCGGGACAACGGGAGTCAGGGGCGGCGGAGCCGGGAGGACACAGGGCGGAGCCGGGACAACGGGAGTCAGGGGCGGCGGAGCCGGGAGGACACAAGGCGGAGCCAAGCGCCCGGGCGGCGAAGCGGGAACCACGGGCGACGCCGCGTCCGTGCCCGTGGTGAAGCGGCGGCGGTGGGGCGAGTAGCCGCGTTGAAGTGCGCACACCCTGGCGTTCGACCCCCACAAAACATGGCCGACGGTGCACAGTTGGGTGACATGCAGAAGCAGCTGGTGGAGCTCCTAACCCAGATCAAGGACGCCGCGCAGCCGGTGGGCTACTACGACCAGTTTGAGGTGACCGTCCCCGCCCGGTGCAGCTGTGTGGCACTGCAGAACTACTTTGACGTGGTGGAGGCCGTCTACGTCGACCCCAAGTACACGGGGAGGTGGTTCCAGCTGGTTCACAGGGGCGTCGCGCTGGACGGGGTGGAGCCTGAGAGCGACGGGCGGCTGCGCTTCTTTGGCGGCAACAACATGAACTTCCCCGCGCACGTGTGCGACGACATCAAAATCGTGACCACTTTTCCGATCAGCGAGTACCGCGTGGTTGGGTACAAGCTGCCGCCCCGCACCGCCTGCGTCAACGCCGTCGAGGAACGTGTGCTGCCCGTCTTTGCGTTCAAGCGCCGCAACTTGCTGGTGGTGAACAAGGGTGGCGTGTGTGGCGATTTGCAGGTCATGTGCGCACACGGTTGGGAACCTTCCAAAAGCGGGAGGGTGTTGCCGGGCATGGGCGACGTGGCTGACGCGCGCATGTACCCCTTCAAGGTGGAAAAATAAAGTTCAGTTTATTACAGCAGGCCCTACCAGCCGCCAAACAGGGCGTGCGGCTCCGCGTGCCGCAGCGTGTCCCACACCGCGGCGCGGCTGTGGAAGTGGCGCAGCAGCACGGACGTCACCTCCGCGGGCGTCCACTTGCCGTCCGGCACCGCCGCGGCGGCGGCGTCCAGCTCCTCGTCGCTCAGCCCCGTGTCGTCGTCGTAGTACAGCCGCGCCATGCCCGCGAGCATGGCGGCGTTGCACTTGCGGAAGTTGACGATCATGTCGATGCGGCCGGGGCGCAGCAGCGCGTCGTCAAACGCCTCGGGGTGGTTGGTGGTGAGCACCAGGATGCGGCCGGGCGTCTCCAGCACGCCGTCCAGGATGTTGAGCACCGTGGACAGGTCCAGGTCGTCGTCAGAGACGGGCGGCGGCTTGTGTGAGGGGACCACGGGCAGCGGCTCCGCGCCGTACAGCAGGTCGGACGCGTCGTCGGCCTCCGACCCTGCGCCGCGCGGTTCTGGGGCTGCCGGTGGAGTGCCGCGCTTGTGCAGCAGCGTGTCCAGCAGGCAGTCCGCGTCCTCGATGACAAACAGGCGCTTCTCGATGGGCACGTACACCGAGTCCACGGAGGTGCAGCCCGACGCGGTGGGGCGCGCCACCTCCAGCATGGGGTCGTAAAAGAGCTGCTTCAGCAGCTTCTTGGAGTGCAGGCGCGACAGGTTCACGTTGAGGATGTGGCGGTGGCTCTCGTTGGCGATGGCCTTGATGGCGGACGTCTTGCCGCACCCCGGCGGGCCGTGCAGCAGCATGCCCAGGCAGTACGGGATGCCCTTGGCGTCGTACCAGCTGCGGTTGCGCAGGAAGAAGCGGAAGCGGTCGCGCACCACCGCGTCCTGGTGGAAGAACATGTTGTCGAACGTGCGGCCCGTCACAAACTCGTGCTTGGTGAAGCGCATGGCGTCGCGGGGGCGGCGGCCCACGGACCCGTCCGCGCGCAGCACCGCCAGCTCGGGCTCGATCACCTCGTCAAAGTAGTACACGCGCGTGTCGAACGAGTTCTGGCGGTTCACGGTGAACTCCTGCAGCACCGCCTGCTCGTACTGCGCCAGCACGGACGCGGCGGCCGCGCCGTCGCACGACAGCTCAAACGTGATGCGCGTGGGCACGTCCGCGTCCGAGTACTCCACGCGCACCTGGCGGAACGTGATGCCGTCCTTCACGGGCACGCGGTCCGTGCTGTGCAGCAGCGTCAGGTCGCCGTTGATGAGCAGGCGCCGCACCTCGGGCCGGCTGGTCACGTCGTGCAGGATGGCGTCCGCCTGCGCGTGCTCCGCGGGGCGCACGGTGGCGCCGTACGGCCGCACGTACGTGTGCACCACCAGCGTGGCGGGCTCGCCCGTGGTGACGGTTGCCTCCAGCGTGGCCAGCTGCGTCTTGCCGCGCTCCACCCACCGTGCTATGAGCTTCTGCAGCACGCCCTTGAGCAGCTCCGCGGCCTGCCGCAGCACGTCAAAGAGGAACTGCGTGATGCTCATGTACAGGAACATCCAGATGGTGGCGCCGTCGCCGCTGTGCAGCCCCTGCGCCACGGTGTGCGCCTTCATGTAGTCAAAGACGCCGCTCATGCTTTTTGGGGGCGGGCGCTCAATCCGTTCCGTGCGGTAACACACACACAGTCACCCCGCCGGCGCCAAAAAAGGGGTTGACAGCTGCAGGATTCGAACCTGCGCGGGACGCGTCCCACTACGACCTGAACGTAGCGCCTTAGACCGCTCGGCCAAGCTGTCGTGTGGCAGCGGGCCGCGCTGCAGGCCTTATGTGGGGGAAACTATCCAGCCAAAGTTGATTGACCCACGGGCACTGGCCACCCCGGCGTGGGCGGCCCCCAAGGATGCCGCCCGCCAAGAAGGCCAAGGCCCAGAGCCACGACAGCGCCAAGTGGCGCTGGCTGCCCGACATGCCGTACGACAAGGCCGCGCCCGAGGGCGTCGTGGCGGACATGTACGCGGGCGCGCAGGTGCCAGACTATGTGCGCCAGTTTGTGGGCTACACGTGCGGCGTGTACGACATGGAGGACTTCCAGGTGGAGGCCGCGGCGTGGGTGGTGCTGTGGGCGGAGCGCGCGTCCGCGGAGCGCGACTTCCACGCCCGCAGCCTGTTCCGCATGGTGTACAGCCTGTGCCCCGGCTACTGCGTCATGTACGTGTCGTGGATGGCCACGGAGACGGGCCGGAAGTGGCCCCGCGCCGTCGCCCCCACGTTTGCCCCCGCCGAGCAGGCCGTGGTGCGCGACACCACCAAGGCGCTGTTCCAGACCCTGGAGGAGCACCGCACGCGCGCCGGCGGCAGGGCCGTGGCGCTGCCCAGCACGCTGCCGCAGGAGGGCGACCCGTTCTGGGACATGTTTGTCACGCTGTGCAACCACCTGGCGCTGGGCATGCACCGCGTGCAGCTGGCCGCCTCTGTGCCGTCCGTGTGCCCTGTGGATCCCCTGGACATCCGCTTCTGCGTGTTCAAGATGTGCGTGATTGCCGACAACTCTGTGGACCCAGAGTGCCCGTGGCCGGCGGTGCTGGGCGCACGGGAGAAAGACCGTGTCGTCATTCGCAAAGTGGAGAAGTGCATGATAGTCAGCAAGGCGGTGCCCAGGCACCGGTGCGCAGTGACCCGCGCGTCGCTGCAGCGCAATTACGCAAAGGCAAGAGAGGCTGCCGCGACCGCCAACCGCAACGTCGTATACAACATGGGGTGCGTCACGGAGTTGCACTGGTACCACATGTGGGCCGCCACCGACCCCGCGGCGCTGTGGGCGGCGCGCCGCCCCAAAGAGCATGCACACCTGGCCTACATTGACGCGCTGGAGGACGCACAGGCGCAGGAGGAGTGGTGGCGCGTGGCGCCGTCCATGCCGGGGTTCGCGCTGCTGTGCCCGCCCGTGAAGGCGGTGACGGGCGTCAACATCAAGGACCCCGTCACCGACTCGGGCAAGGCGTGGGAGTTCCGGTGCACGCTGTACAACCGCCGTATTAAACAGGAGTACACGCGGCGGCTGCCCGTGCTCCTACTGAGGCAGCTGCCCATGGCGTGGGCCAAGCCGTCCCTGGACGAGTTCTGCGAAGTGGACTGTGCCTTCACGCGCACGCCCGACACGGCGGTGTACAACTACGCGCTGCACCGCGACATCTTTCCCGACGGCGGGGACGGGTGGTGACGCCGTGGACGCCGTCTGGGGTGGACGCAGTCTGGGGTTGTGACACTGGCGTTTTGACGTGCACTTTTACCGCCGACCCAATAAAACACACGTCCACCATGTCTGCATGCAACTACGGCGCGCAGGGCGTGGGCACGCCCACCATGGCGGGCCCCGCCACGTTCAGCAACTACGGCACGTGCGCCTCCGCGGCGGGGTGCGGCGCGCCCGCGGGCTCTGGCGCGTCCACTGCCGCGTCGCGTACCCAAATGCTCTCAGCCATGGCCACCAACGGGACGCTCACGTACGGCTCCCTGGGGCGGGACGCGTGCGGGCTGGCGGCGGGCCTGCCCAGCGGCACGGGGTGGGGCGGGGAGCGCGCCGCCATGAACCCCGCCATGGGCCCGCGCATGGCGCCCGAGCTGGGCAACATCCGCATCTCTGGCGCGCCGTCTGACGCGGGCCTGGACAGCGCCGCGGTGCTGTACGACTGGCGGCGGGACGCGTGGCGGTACCAGCCCGGCATGGTGTACCGGGAGTGGACGGACCGGCAGCGCGCCGCCGCGGGCATCAACGACCCGTGGGGCAACCAGACGGCGCGCCAGTTCGCCGTGGACGCGTCCCAGGGGTGGGCGGGGCTGGTGAACCTCAGCAAGGTGGCCACGGCGGGCGTGGCCAACTCGCCCACCGCCGCGGCGCTCAACTACGCGGGGCAGCCGCTGGCGTCCCAGGCGGCGTGCGCCCCGCAGCCGGGGCAGGCGTCCCTGTTCCAGGGCGGGTGCACGCCGTCCCCGCAGGCGTACGGCGCGTACAAGCAGTACGGCATGGAGCCCGACTTCTTCCGCGCCACGCCGTACGCGGTGGCGTACTCGTCGCCCGTGGCCAACCCGCAGGCGTTCGCGGTGAGCGCCACGCTGCCCAACCCCGCCACGCCCCAGGCGTGCGTCTCGCGGGTTTCGTAGGGCCTTTGCCGTAGCGCGGGAGGCTTTGTGTGATTGGCGAGAGGGTGGACGGGCCAGCGGCGTCGCCGCACGACCTCATACGGGTGAAGGTGCACAATAAATGCGGTTTATTGACTCTACGTGAACAGCGAGTAGTTGGCCGCGGGCGCGCCCAGGAACAGGCCCTGCACGTCCTCTAGTACGGCGGCCTCCAGCATGACGTCCTCCAGGTAGTGCGTGCCGTTCTTGAAGTACACCTCCGCGAACCCCCAGTCCGCGGCGTCCAACACGGTGACGCTCTCCACGGTGCCGCGGCGGATGGTCACCGCCCACGCGTACTTGCGGTGGCTGCGGTACATGGGGTCGTACCGCCACACCAGGAACTTGCCCACGATGCACCACGCGGGCAGCGCCGCCGCCGCCACGTCCTCGGCCGACTCCACGGTGAGCGTGTAGCCGCACGCCGTGAACAGCTCGTGGCGGTGTACCGAGCCGCCGTCCTTGCCGCGCTGGCACCGCGCCACCGCGATGACGGCGTCGTGGCGTACGACTACAGTCACCTCGGGCGCGTCGCCCGCGGCGTACGCGGGCGTCAGGTCGTCCAGGTGGTAGTCCAGGGAGCGCAGGGCGGTGCAGTCGCCCAGCGCGCGCCACGCGGTGTACGTCGCGTCGTCCACCTCGCAGAACGCGTCGTCGGCGGTGTGGATGAAGGCGCGCCCCGCCGCGATGGCCACAAACTCGATCGCCGAGGGCGCAAAGTGCGTGCCGCCCAGCGTGCGCGCCGCGTCGGGAGTACTGGGGTTCACCCAGCCAGCCACCATGTTTTGTGGGGGCGTGGTAAGCGCGCTGCCGCGGCGTCAACGCGGCTCTGGGGCTCCGCTGCAGACCCCCCGGGCCCTACGCCAGGCGGTGCGTGGCGCCCAGGCGGGGCGGCCGGTAGTCCTCGTCCGCGTCCGCCGGCTCGTCCCGGAAGCGCTTGATGGGCAGCGGGCGGCCAGAACCCGAGGCGACATAGCCAGAGCCAGAGGCGGCGTAGCCAGAGCCAGAGGCGTAGCTGGGCTGGCCCGCGGGCGCCACGGCGTACACGGGCGCCGCGTAGCTGGCGGGGCCGGTAGACGCAGTCATGTGGGCGGAAGGCTGGGCCGCAGGAGACGCAGCCGCAGGAGACGCAGTCATGGGGGCCAAAGGCGGGGGCGCGCCCTCGTCGTCGGACGTGGCGCCGCCGCCCAGGTCCGTGCGCGCCGTCACCACAAAGCCCAGCGCAGCCAGCGCGCCCCGCAGCTCCGCCAGCCGCTCGGGCGGCGGCAGGCCCGCGGCGAACGTGAGCGTCACCGCGTTGCCGCCCTTGGTGGCCATGTTCACCGCCAGCGGCGGCGGGCCGTCCGCCTGCACGGGGATGCTGCCGGGCGCCGGCGCGGCCGTGGAGTCGCCCACCCCGTACTGGCTCAGCAGGTTGCGCACCTCCGCCTCCTTGGCGGCGGCGCACAGCCACACCATGCGGTCGCCCGCGTCCATGCACGCCACGGCCCGCAGCTTGTCCGCCAGCTCCCGCTCCCGCTCGCCCGCAAACCGGCGGTTGAACGCCAGCCGCACCGCGCCCGTGGCGTCCGTGGACGTGCGCACGCTCAGCGGCGCCAGCTCGGGCGCCACGGACTGGCCCATGGCCCAGCCCGCGTCCGCCAGCAGCCGCTCGATGCGCTGCCGCAGCCGGTCGTTGGCGCACTTCCACTGCTTCTGGAAGGGCAGCCACCGGCAGTCGGGCGAGGTGCGCAGCACGTCCCGCACCTCGGGCGGCGGCGGCGACGTGAACGTGAAGTGCGTGGCGCCGCCGCTGGTGGTGATGCTGTACCGCTGCGTGGCCATTGTAGCACAGCCCTGCTTTACTGGGGGCGCCGAAAAGAGCTGCGTCCCCGGAAACCCGCGGCGGTGTGACAGCGAAGCAAAGCCACCCCCGGCAACCAGCGACGATGGCCACGCCGGGACTGTCCCAGATGACCGCGGAGCAGGCCGCCGAGTACGCGCGCGTCGCCAACCTGGAGGAGATTGCGCAGCGCCGCGACGCGGTGACGGCGCGCTCCAAGGCCCCCCAGGGCACGCGCCTGGCGCTGCGCAACTACGCCAACACCAACGGGTTCGTGCCCCTGCCGCTGGACTGCCGCGCCGCGGAGCACGAGGTCATGCTGCTCGCCTTCACGGGCCCCGGGTACACGCGGCCGTGCCACTCTGACCCGGGCGTGGCATTGTTGGGCGCGTTCTCGGGCGCCACGCCCGAGGCGGCCACGCAGGCGGCGCGCCTCTTTGCGCAGGCCACCCTGGCGCCCGCGTTTGGCGCCGACATCCGCGCCGTGCCCGTGGACAAGTGGACGCTGCTGGCCAGCACGCCCGAGGCCGCCGCGGACGCCGCGTACTGCACCGCGCGCATGGACGCCAACATGGGCCGCTACTACGGCGTGCTGCAGGGCAACCAGGCCAAGTTCCGCGACCGCGTGGAGAAGTCGGTGAAGGCGCTGGAGCAGCAGGCTTTAGAGGCGGCGCGGCAGCTGGCGGACGCCCGCGAGGAGCTGGCGGCATCCGTGCGGGAGGACACGCCCGCGCGCGCCGCCAAGCTGGCGTCCCTGCGCGCCCAGCTGGAGGGGTACAAGGCCCGCGAGGGCGCGGCGCTGCTGGAGGAGTGCCGCCTGCTGGGGAAGCGGGGCAAGCGCGCCCGCCGCGCCGTCGCGGCGCTGGAGGCGAAGGTGACGGCGGCGCAGGCGGACTTGGAGGCGCGCCGCGCGGCGGACTCTTTAGCGGCATCCCTGGCGGCGTCCCGGGACTCCCAACCCCCGGGCGACTCTGGAGCCCCTGGCGACTCTGGAGCCCCTGGCGACTCTGGAATTGAAGACCCGGGAGCCCCCGACTACCCCGTCCCCCCCGAGGACGCCGAGACGCTGGAGGAGCGCCTCGCGGAGGCGCGGTCATACCTGGCGGACGCCGCCGCGGCCGTGAAGCGCACCGCCGAGGACGCCGCCGCCAAGCGCGCGCAGCACGCCGAGACGGTGGACGCGCTGCAGCGCCAGATCAGCCACCTGGCCAGCCTGGACGTGGCGCGCTCGCGCGCCGCCGTGGAGCTCGCGGAAACCCGCCACCGCGACATCCGGGACCGCGCCCTCCTTGCCGCCATCCGGGAGCGCGTGAACCCGCAGGCGCGCCTGCCCGCCAAGGTGCGGGAGGCCAAAGTAGAGGGCGACCGCGTGGCCACGCTGGGGCTGCCCGTGGACAAGGGGCGGCAGGCCAAGGTGTCGGCGCGCCACGCCGCGCGGCGGGCACGCGTGCAGGACGAGAACGCCGCCAGGGCGACGCTGCCGCCGCTGCCGGGCCACCTGCTGCCGCGCCGCCAGCTGTACGCCGCGGTGTGCTTCCTGCCGGACTGCGACCCGGCGGTGGCCAAGGGGCACGCGCCGGGCGAGCCCATGGTGCGCGTGCTCAAGACGTACGACGACAAGGCGGCGGCGCAGGCGGACGTGGCCGCCAACCTGTCCAAGCACATCCTGGACTTCCACATCGACGTGGTGGACATGGGCGAGTGGCTCTTCCCGGGCGCGGTGGACTACGACAGTATAGAGGAATTCCAGTTTAGGGACACGCAGCAGCAGGAGGTCATGGCGTCCCGCCGCCGCGAGCGCAAGAAGGTGCGCAACTACGAGACGCTGTGCGCGCAGGGCGAGGTGCCCGCCAGCGAGCTGTTCCTGCGCGAGGCGGAGGAGGGCATCTCGCTGGAGGAGTACGCGCGGCAGACCACGCTGCAGGGCACCGTGGAGGTGGTCAAGTAATGCATGGAATAAAAGTGAAGCTGCTGTGACACAACCGCGAAGCTATCACGAAGCTGAGGTGACCTGGCGTGTAGCTGGCGCGTGTATCGGGCGCTCTGGTTACAGAAACGGGATTTGATTGCTTTATTTGGTTAATGATTTGATTGACACGTACTTCACTTTAAACGTCATATAAAATCATCGTTTTACCGATGGCGCTGATGTTGATGATCGCGTTTCTGCTCACCAGTGGTATGACTACCCTCACTTCTACTAAACGAAAACGCGAACGAAGCGCAAACAGCTGCCCAGATTGTTCCGGTAATCGTTTATGTAAGAACAAATGCAAAAGTTTGGCCAAGTTACGACCAATAATTGCATCCGAGTGGCACCCGACGAAAAACGATGATCTAACCCCGGATGATGTTTTTGTAAGTTCAAATAAGAAGGTCTGGTGGCAGTGTCCGAATCCTTGCGACGGATGCGGGGAAACTCATGTTTATTCTGCTATGATTAATGCCAGAACAAATGAAAAGAAGCCAAGTGGTTGTCCAATTTGTTCATCGCCTCCTCAAAGTCTTTGTCCCAACAAATGCAAAAGTTTGGCCATGGCCAAGGAACACTCTGATATTGCATCCCAGTGGCACCCGACAAAAAACCGTGATTCACCAAAAGATGTTTTTGTAAGTTCAAAAAAGAAAGTCTGTTGGCAGTGTCCGAACCCTTGTGACGTTTGTGGGGAACTTCATGATTATTATGCCACCATTACCAACAGAACAAATCCAACGAAGCCCACTGGTTGTCCAGTTTGCTCATCGTCTCCTAAACAGCAGTGTCACAACAAATGCAAAAGTTTGGCCAAGTTATACCCTGATATCGCATCCCAGTGGCACCCGACAAAAAACCGTGATTCACCAAAAGATGTGTCTGTAGGTTCCGCTAAGAAGGTGTGGTGGATGTGTCCGAACCCTTGTGACGTTTGTGGGGAACTTCATAATTATTCTGCTGCGATTCACCATAGGACGAAAGAAGAAGGGCCATCTGGTTGTCCAGTTTGCTCATCGTCTCCTAAACAGCAGTGTCAAAACAAGTGCAAAAGTTTGGCCAAGGTACACCCTGATATTGCATCCCAGTGGCACCCGACGAAAAATGGGGATCTAACACCGAAAGATATTTTGGTAAGTTCAGGGAAGAAGGTGTGGTGGATTAAAAAGTGCAAAGCTGATGTTTTCCACGAATGGCCTGCCCTTGTTCATAGTAGGACTAAAAGGGGGGCGGGTTGTCCACGTTGCAACGAGAGCAAAGGTGAGATTGCCCTTCGAAACACTCTGAAAGCAATGGGAGTTTCATATAAACGCCAAAGTACTCTTCATGCACACCATAACCAGAGACTCAAGTTTGATTTTGGGCTGCTCCCAGAACCCTCAGCTTATTTGGAGTATGACGGAGAGTTTCATTTTACTGTTCACTACTCCTATAAGAATCGCGTCAAAGTTGGTGTCAAGAAATTAGAGGATGCAATCGCTCGTGACCGCGAAAAAGACGACTGGATTGTCAACAATGGGTATACGCTGCTCCGCATCCACTTCAATGACTTTGACAACATCGACTCCATTGTGCGCGATTTTATTGAAAACTTGGATCGCTACAAGGGAACCGTGGTGCGCTCCCCAAAATATGTGGATTGTTGTGTGGAAGAGTTGAAAACATTGTTGGAGAACCAGGATGATGAATAACTTTCATTTTCACAATAAACACTTTTCATCATACATCGCATGGGCTTCTTAGGGGCTGACGCCTACTGGGGCAGATGCCTACTAGTCGTCCACGTCGCCGTCCAGCTGTTTTGCCAGCTCGTCCATGTACCGCTCCCGCGCCTCTGTCCCCGCCGGCAAGTCTGGGAACAGCCCCACGGCGGCCATGAGGCGCGGCACCAGCTGGCGCCACTTGGCGTGCGCGCACTTGATCATGTGGGTGTCGGTGGTACTGTCCCACTTCAAGTGGCACTTTAGGTAGAACTCCATGGCTTTGGTCCAATCGACAGTGGTGCAACCATCCTCCTTTGCGCGCTTGCGTGTCGCCCTGGCGATCGCCAGCGGCAGCGCGTGCTTGCGCACGTGCCCGAACCGGCGGCTGTAGTCCTTCGCGTTTAGCGCGTCAGTGTACGCGCACAGCGCCGCCAGCTTGAAGTCGTCCTTCTCTGGCAGGCGCAGGATGGCCAGGCGGGCGTCCGTGAGCGCGCCCGCCGTCACAACCCCTGCCACGTGCGCATATAGCCTTTGCATTGCCTGGGTGTACGTCTTCCCCACCGATATGTCAAACAGCGTGTTCACCGCACCCGTTGAAAGGGCGTACAGCGCTTCGTAGTCTGTGTCGAGGCGGTAACGTATCATTGCGTGCTGGGGCGTCCAGCGGTGCACGTCGATGCCCTCAAATGGGTTATCTTGTCTAGCGACAAGGTTGCAGGACTCCACACAAGATCCCTTACCCACAGTGACGACTTCCATGATTTTCGGTTCCGAGTTGCCCTGCGCAATAACAACGGTCTTGCGTACGGTCGCCTTTGCAGCCACCACGCGCCCCACAATGACGCCCCGCGTCAACTTCCAGCCGACACACGCCGTTGCATCCACCGCCACGCCGTTGCACCCCAGGGCCAGGCCTGTGAACTTTACGGCACTCCCGCGCACCACCAGCGCTGCCTCTGTGCGCGTGTCCTGCGTGGCTATTACCACGGCGCCGCGCGCAAAGTACACGCGCTTTCTGTGCGCAGGGCAGGGGTGCGCCGTCATGGTGAGCTGGCGGTGCAAAATGAATCGCCGCGGCGGCACGACCACCACCTCCTCGGGCGAGTTGAGCAGCGCCTCCAGGGCTGCGTGGTCATCAGGCTTCAAGACTGCGGGCTGTGGGACGAGCGCCGCGTGGGCGGCGTCCACGCACTCCTTCAGGCGGCACACCAGGGAGACCACGTCGTGTGTCATGATGTAGAGAAGGGCTTTACAGCAGGGGGATATGTTAGGATATGGCTAGCAACGCAACACAAGTATCAGGATTGTCGTGAATCATCGATTAACTTTTGGACCCGTGCCGCCTGGAAGGGGTCTCGCAGCACGTACTGAAAGTGGTCCGGGACGGCCTGGCCGGACCGCTGCAACGCCGCCACAATTTTGACCGCACCTCGAAGGTAAGACTTGCCATCAACTCGCATCCAGTGCTTGCACGGGTAGGTTTCATAGCACCTTTCGCCCACTGTGAACTCCTTGGGCCAGTCTTCCATGTTTTGTGTGGCACCCCGGCTTATGAGCCGTTGTGGCAACGCGGAGCCCGGCAACGCAGAACAATTAAATACTGCTCATGCCCGCTTGCGCCGGCCCACCTGTGCAACATACCCCCGCTGCGTGTGTGTCAGTCCTCGCGCACACTGGCACGACTCGCACTCCACAAACGTGATGGCGTCGCGGCGGGCGAGGTGTGTGTCGAGACCCTTGCACGCGTGGCACGCCACGTAGTGGTTCACGTACGTCACCAGTATTTTCTGCACCTGCTCCGCGATGAACCTGCCACGGATGACCATGCGGCCGCGACCATCCAGGGACGCCGTTGTGCCCAGCTCCGCGCAGTAGTGCGCCATGACATGGCTGGGGTCGCGGTGCAGGGCGGCGCACGTGTCTGTGAAGTTGGCCCACACCATCTTCTTGCCGCCATCCCTGAACAGTTGGGGTGGCGGCAGGGTGCGCTTCTTTGGCGCGGCTGGTGCCGTGTGCCTGTTGTCCGCGAGGTGTGCATACAAGCGCCGCAGCAGGGCGTCGTACGCGTGGTCGGCCTCTTGGTCGGTCACACTGCCGTCGCGTGCAGGTGTGCGACGGGCTTTCTTCTTTTTGCGCGACCAGTCAATCTCGCCGTCGTCGTGTGGGGTTGCCTCCATGGTTTACAGGGTGATAGCTGTTGTGCAACCAGGGGTGCGAGCGCATGTGCACCTGTGCAACCCGGGAAACAAAAGGGAATACCTTGTGTGGGATCACATACCTTTAATGAACACTACGATGAACCATCTTCTTGACACTGGGGTGAAGCATCGGAGCTACAATGGGAACCAAGTTTTACATACCTCTTTTAATGTGTATAACCACCCGCTTGTATATCTAGCTAATTGTATAATCAACTTGAAAAGGCCGTGCCACCAAGTCCCTGGCGATAGCGGAACACGTTCCAGTTGCGGCCGAAAACAATGATTTTGACTTCTTCATCGACCAGCTGGTCTTGGAGGGTGAGGACGAGCGTGACGTTGTCGATGCGGGAGAAGTTGGCAGAGCCGGACGGCTGGGGCTCCTCCGGGTTGATGCCAAAGGAGTAGCAGTAGACGAAGGACTCGGGGACGAGGGAGTGGTGTTGGAAGGGCTGGACGAGGCGGAAGTAGCGGCCCTCCTTGCCCGTGAAGCGCGGCAGGTTGTTGAGGTGGAGGTCCACGTACTTGACGGGGTCCAGCCCCCACTTGCCCGCGTAGTTGAAGTGGTTGTTGCACGCCTCCTGCTTGCGGCGGCGCACGGCCCACATGAGCTCGATCATGGCGTGGTTGAAGTTGAGGTTGAGGCGCACCTGGCACGCCTTCTGCGCGACCTGCATGGTCTGCACCTGCGTGATGAGCTGCTCAAAGGAGCCCGTGGCGAACTTGTCGCGCTCCACAATGTCCAGGAAGACGTACGTGGTCTCGAGGCGCGCGTCCAGGTCGGCGTTGGTGAGGGGCTGGCAGTCGGAGCACTTGACGACGGCGACCTCGCAGGAGGAGCGCTGGATGCAGCGGGGCAGCTCCTCAAAGTCGATGGAGATCTGCACGTTGTGGAACTGCAGGGAGATGAGGGCCATGGCGTTGCCGCTGGACTGGGTGTACCAGAAGGGCAGCGGCACGTACAGGCGGCGCTTCTGCAGGGAGTCCGCGACCAGGCCCGCGACGGTGTAGCGCTTGCCGATCATCTCCTGCAGGCGCTTGCCGGGCTTGCCCGCCAGCTCCTCCCACATGAACAGGTAGTCGTTGTACAGCGTGTCCACGACCTGGCCGCCGATGATGACGCACGCCTTCTTGACGAGGAACTGGCCGATGGCGTTCACCCAGTGCGCCCACGGCCCGTCCAGGCCGGTGCAGATGGTGTCGTCGGTGATGGGGTCGCCGGTGGGGACGCTGCCGCAGTCACACCCGGGCGCCGCGCCGTCGCCGGCGGGGTCACAGGGGTCGCAGCACGGGAACTGCTGGGAGCCCGCGCCGCAGGTGCCGGCGGTGGCGGGGCACGCCTTGATGCCGGGGAGGTCCACGATGAGGTACTGGTAGTAGATGAGGTCGCCGGTGCGGTTCAGGGTGCACTGCACGTTGCCGCCAAACTGCACGTTGGAGTTGAAGGGCTGCTCGATGGACTCCATGGAGAAGTTGGTGTGCTTGTTGTAGCGGAAGCGGAAGAACGTGATGCTGGGCTGGGCGGTGAGGAACGTGTCCAGCGCGCCGAGCGCCATGAGTTGGGTGACACTGCCTCCAGAGGCGGCTCCGACGCAGGATGACATGGTGGTGGCTGGGTTTTCTGGACGCGCGCATTTTGGGGTGCTCGATCACCCACCCGGGCGGCCACGGGGCACCCGGGCGGGGCGCGTAGCGTGTAACGGGAGGGGCCGTTTGTGAAACGTGACCTCCAGGGTCGAGGGGCAAGGGTGTCGCGACACGTCTCCTAGGGTCAATCAAAATAAATGTCTCTCTTCGCGACGTGTCGCTGTGGTCAATCAAAATAGTTGTCGCGACGACACTGATACATAGTCGACCCTAGAGGCCATTCCGTCAGTTTCCTTCCAATTTGGCTTTCACCACGCCTTCCGCCTTCCTCTAGCACTCCGCCTCCCATAGAAGCTCCGCCTTCCCCACGACGCCGCCTGCGATGCTCCTCCACCCCGCCGAAGTGTGCACCATGCTGCGCGAGTCGCCGCCCGCGTGCATCGTGGCCACCCTGGACGCGCTGCTCTCCTCTGACCGCCTGACGGGCTTCATCACCGATGTGAGCCCCGAGTTTGCCGCCGTGCTGTACTGCCTGCGTGACCTGCACGCCTCGAGCGCCGCCCCCGACGCGTGCCTGGCGTCCCTCTTTGACCTGTACACCCACGCGGGCGCTGAAACCCGGGAGCGGCAAGTCGTGGCCACGCTGCTGCAGCCGCTGTGCGCCGCCGCCAACCCCGACACGGTGTACGAGCTGATGTGGTGCTTCCATGGCGTCACGCGGGAGCACGCCGCGGACCCGCCGCTCGTGTTCCTGGACGAGTTCTGCCGGGCCACCATTCACCGCCTGTGCGCCGTCACGTTTCTGGAGGTGGCGGCCGTGGCCCACGTCGTGCCCATCCTGGCGGAGCTGCTGCGGGTGCACCTGTTTTGCCGCAGCGCCGCGCTGGGGTGGATGGCGGGCGACGTGCTGTGGCGCGCCCTGGAAGACCCGAGTGTGAACGCCGCCTTTTGCCGCACGCTCACCATGTACGACGTGGCGGCGGTGCGCATGGCGCACACGTACGCGGACGCCGTGCCGCGCACCATGAAGGCTTTTTTCAAGCGCCTCACGCTGGTGGAGTGTGTCACCAGGGCGTAGGGCTACGCGTAGCCACAGAGGGCGGGTGTGTATTTGTAACTGTATATTTCAATAAAGTGTCAATTAATAAAGCACCATGCCGCAGCTGTTCTACGCGTGCGACAAGCAGGGCGGGTCGGTGGCCATGGAGTGCTGCCTGAACGCGGCCGGGGAGCGGGGCAAGTGCGGCCCGTGCCCGCGGTGCCAGCACACCGTCAAGAACAGGCGGTGCAAGAACACGTCGTGCGCCGACTCGCGGCTGTGCCACGTGCACGCCGCGCAGCAGCACGGCGTGCGCACCATCGCCACGGCGTTTGGCAAGGGGCTGCGCGCCACGCGCGCCTTTGCGCCCGGCGACCTCATCTGCCCCATGGGCGGGCGGCGCGTGAAGGGCGCGCAGTGGGCGGACCGCGTGGCCAAGGACGCCACCAGCCCGTACGAGTACGTGTTGTCAGACGCGTTCTCGCACTACCGGCTGTACCTGCGCGACACGCCCGCGGTGGACGGGTACATCCCCTCTGGGGAGCCGCGGCCGCGCGCTTCCTGGATGCAGCTGCACACCCCCGCGGACCGCGCGGCGCTGGACCGCATGCGGCGCGCGTACCGCGACGGCACCCACGTGTACCTGGTGGACGAGGGCGACTGGGACGCGTTCATCGCGGACGCCACGGAGGCGCTGTGGGCGCGGTACACGCCCGCGGAGCGCCGCCGCGTGTTCCAGGGCAGGAAGGAGCGGCTGGAGGCGGTGCTGCGCGTGGACGCGGGCGAGGCGCCCCTGGCGGGGCTCATGCACCGCGACCAGTTCGCCGCGCGCATGGAGGTGAAGCCGCTCAAGGGGCCCGTGGCGTACGACGCGGCGTGCGTGCGCGAGATTGGCAGCTACGCCAACGACGGCCGCGACCTGGCGGACAAGCGCCGCAGCCGGCGCAACAACGCCGCCATCACGCCCGTGTCGCCGCACCCGCTGCGGCAGGGCGGGTGGCTGGTGGCCACCGCCCCCATCGCGGCGGGGGACGAGGTGCTGGTGGACTACACGTCCTCGTACTGGAAGGGGCGGCCGGTGCACTACGGCGTGCGCGCCGTGCCCAAGTCGCCGGGGTTCGGCGGGGCGGACGCCAAGCTGTCCCAGGCGGACAAGGGGCGGCAGTGGGCGCCGCCGGACAAGCCGTGCCCGGGAAGCCAGCGGAGCCCGGGAAGCCAGCGGAGCCCCAGGGTGCGAAGCCGGCGGAGCAAAAGTGCCGCCGCCCAGTAAACCACCATGAACTCGGTGCCGCTTAACAGCCCCGCCGGCTACGCCCCTGTGGAGTACGACTCACCCGCCCAGTCCAGCTCCGCGGCCTACAGCTCTGGCTACGCCCCTGTGGAGTACGGCCCACCCGCGGCATACAGCTCTGGTTACGCGCCCGCGGCCTACGACTCGGCGGCTTACAGCCCTGCAGACAACAACCTCGCCTCCGACGCCAGCTACAGCCCCGCGAGCTACAGCCCCGCCGGCTACGCGCCCGGGTCTGCCGGCTACTCTGTGCCCGTGGACTACAGTGGCGGGTACAGCCCCGAGGAGCTGGACGAGATTGTGGAGTTTGCGACCACCGCGGCGCCCGCGGACTGGAGCGTGCCCGTGGACGCCGCCGGGGACACCGCCGGGGACTGGGGCATGGATGAGGTCGTGGATGAGGTGGTGGAGTACACGCCCGAGGAGCTGGAGGAGATGGTGGCGGCGGTGACGGCGCCGCCCACAGACGGCTACCCCGACGGCTGGGGCGGCGAGTACCCACCACTGAACCTTGAGGGCACGGCGCCACGCAGTGTTCTCGGACCCGTCCCCGGCGTCCTCCCCGACGTGTCCGCGGAGGACATGGTGGCCGCGCTGGTGACGCGCGAGGGCGCGCAGATGGCCGCCGCGCTCAGGGCCGTCTCCCAGGGCCCGCGGCCGGTGCTGGTGACCGCGGCGGACGCGCGCCCGGGCATGCAGCTGGCCATGGTGGGCAAGTACCTCACGCTGGTACCGGGCCTTACGGTGGACGCCGCTGCGGAGGCGCTGTTTGACGTTTTAACTTTGGGGGACGCCAGCAACACGGCGCTGCCCATTGCCGACCTGCAGCGCGACCTGGAGGTGTCGCTGCGCGCGTACGACATCACGGCGCCCGACCAGCTGGCCGACTTTTGGCGCGGCCAGCCAGACGACGCGCAGTGGTACTTCAGCATCATGTACGGCGTGTGCGGCCTGGTGTGCGCCATGGCGGTGGCGGGCGCGTCGGACGGGGAGTGCGCCGCGCGCCTCATGCGGGACGTCATCCGCGCCAGCACGCGCAGCTAAAGACGCGCAGCTAAAGACGCGGGGCTGAGTTCGCAGACATGAGTCGGGTATAGGCCGCCGCCAGTAAAATGAGCGAGTGGCCACGCTTCCCCGAGTCAGTGACGTCCGGCTCGAGTCACACGTTGAGCGAAAGTTACGTTGGCAGCTGGGGCTGGCTGGCGCGTCAGGTAAACGTGATGCTCGTGTCGCCGCTCATCCACGGTGTGCGGCACGAGTACTGCTACAGCAGCATATACACCACGCAACGGCGCCGCCCCATGTCCTCAGCTTCGCTGCTCGTGGAGCCCGTGTGCAAGTTTGACAAGCTGTCAGAGTGCTGCCGCGGGAGCACGAGGAACCACAACGTAGCAGGCATGCTCAACGCGGTCGCCTTTGTGTTACGTAGCGCCTCTGGGGACGCCTCGGGCTCTGGGGACGCCTCTGGCTCTGGGGACGCCTCTGGCTCTGGGGACGCCTCGGGCCGAGTGCTGTTCATTGGCGAGATGACGAACGCCGAGTGCGCCGTGGACGCGCGCGTCACGCAGGTGCCGTGGTACCGTCTGCAGCAGCGCGCGGACGTGCTGTGCCAGCAGCCGTTTGACTTTGTGGTGGTGGCGGGCAACATGCTGGGCTTTGACGCGCGCGGCGAGTCACTCGACCTGGTGGTGGACGTGGTGAACGCCATCGGCGCGCCGGTGCTGTGGTACGGCCCCCGGGACGACGTGGACGGCATCACGGTCTTCTACTGAGTGCGGTAAGACCGCGGGGGTCAAGCGCCTGGCACGCATAAATGAGCAGCGAGTGGCCGCGCTTCCCCGCGGCTGCCACGCCAGAACTTTCGCAGCAGGCGCTTTCGGCGATGATGCGCGGACAATACTCGAGCGTATACCACTACAGTTGGCTGAAAACGTACGTGCATGTGATGGTGCGGCTGCCGGTGCTGCATGGCACGCGGCAGACGTACAGCATCCACGAAGTCGCCACGCAGCGGCACCGCCCCATGACCTCAGTGCCGCTCATCCAGCCCGTGTGCATGTTCAAAAAGTTCTCAGAGTGTTACATCGGCAAACACAGCAACCTCAACACATCGCGGGTGCTCAACGCGGTGGCCGCCGGCCTACAGGATGCCTCCGGCCCAGGGACTGCCTCTGGCCCAGGGACTGCCTCCGGCCGGGTGCTGTTCATTGGCACAGTGACGGACCCCGAGTGTCCCGTGGACGCGCGCGTCACGCAGGTGGCAGCCCTTGACCTGGAGCGGCGCGCGGACGTGCTGTGCCAGCCCTTTGACTTTGTGGTGGTGGCGGGCAGCCCCGTGATCTACAGTAGCTCGCGGTGTGCCTTGGTGGTGGACGTGGTGAACGCCATCGGCGCGCCCGTGCTGTGGTACGGCCGCCACAACAACGTGGACGCCGTCACGGTGGTACGGTGAGTCTGATGCGCCAATGAGCCGTGTTTGTTTAAATGAGCAGCGAGTGGCCGGCCTTCCCCGCGGCGGTCACGCCGGAGCTCTCACACACGCTGTACTACAACCACTGCTGTTCCCTGATTCGTCTAGTGAATCGCGTGGGGGCAATGGCACACACGCCGCTGCTCCCGGGCATGCGGTACCACAACGACACTTACGCTTCCATGCAGCGCCCGGCTCGCGACTCGGCGGTAATTGAGCCCCTGTGCACGTTCCTCAGCCTGACGGACTGTCGCAGGGGCAGGGAGCGCCACATACGCGCCACCAAGATGCTCAACATTGTGGAAAATGCCTCCCGGAGGGGAGCGGGGCGCGTGCTGCACATTGGCGAGGTACCGCCCTGGCCTCCCATGTTTAATGCGCGCGTCACGCAGGTGGCAGCCCGCGACCTGGAGCGGCGCGCGGACGTGCTGTGCCAGCCGTTTAACTTTGTGGTGGTGGCGGGCGGCAACGTGGGCCCACGAGACCAAGACGTGCGGCTGGTGGTGGACGTGGTGAACGCCATCGGCGCGCCCGTGCTGTGGTACGGCCGCCGCGACAACGTGGACGCCGTCACGGTGGTGAAGTGAGTGAACAATAAACTTTATTGCACTAGTCAAACACGGGCTCTGCGAGGGTGGGGCGGGACGGGGCGTGCGCCGGCTGGCTCTGGGTGACGGGCGGCGGCGGCGGGCGCACTGGGGCTGGCGCGAACCCTCCCGCGTGAGCTGGCGCGAACCCGGATGGGGACGGCGCGGCAGCCCCCGCGGCAGCCACCGCGTACCCGGCTGGGGCGGGCGGCGGCTTGGCGGTGATGCCCACCAGGCCGCCAAACTGGCGCAGCACGCGGTTGGCGGTGACGGCGGGGTTGGAGCCGCACCAGTTGGCCACGATGGTGGCGGCCATGGAGCCAAACACGATGACGCAGATGGTCACCAGGGGCGACATGGAGTAGCCGAACGAGAGCATGTTGGAGCGGAAGATGGACTCCAGGGGGCCGCGCAGAAAGTCGCGCGTGGACTCGAGCACGCCCGCCCAGCCCTGCAGCTTGATGAAGGGCACGCTGGACGTGACCACCTTCTCGATCATGGGCGCGGTGCTGATGAAGAAGTTGAGCGTGGACTCCACGGACTGGGGGATGTCCGCCTCCTTGGCCAGGTAGTCCTTGATGCGGCGCATGTCCGTGATGGGCGTGCCCGGGCGGGGCGGCTTGATGGTGCTGCCCGTGGCGCGGATGAGGCGCGTGATGTCCGTGTGCAGCTGCTGCCACTCCACGGCCTGCAGGCGCTTGTTGACCTCGGCGCGCACGTACGCGGCGGGGTCGTCCGAGTCGCCGTCGGACGAGTCGCCGGCCACCTTGCCGGGCGGCGCGGCGGCCCTGGCGGCCCTGTCGGGCTTGGCGGAGAGCTTGCCAGAGAGGCGGGGCGGGCGCGCCGACTTTTTGTCGCCCACGCTGGCGTCGTCGCCGCTGGCCCTGTCGCCGCGGTACGCGCGCACCGCCTTGCCAAAGTCAAACTCGTCGTCTGACGACGGCGGCGGCTTCGCCTGGGGCTTGGCGTCCCGCGCGGGCTTGGCGGGGCCCTTGACGGGCACGATGGCGCGCACGCGGTCCATGTCCAGGCGGTCCTGGTTGGCGCACAGCAGGTACAGCCGCAGCTCGTCCTCCGTGACGTGAACGCCCATGGTGCCTTTACTTTCGCGCCGGGGTTGCGGGCGCGCGCCTCAACGCCCCGGGCAGCCACGCGTCCATGTCCGAGAAGCCGCCCACGGGCAGGAACATCTGCGGCACCGTGTACCCCGTGCGGCCGTCGGGCAGCGGCACGGGGTTGCCCGCGGCGTCCACCACGGGCACCTCCGTGTAGGGCACACGCGCGGCGTCCAGCTTGGCCTTGGCGTCCGCGCAGTACGGGCAGCCGTCCTTGGTGTACACCAGCACGGGCGCGGTCAGGAAGGCGGGCGCCCTGGAGCCGGGGCTCCGCTGGGGGCCGCGGGCCGCGGAGGCTATCGCCACGGAGACGCTGGGCGTCTTGAAGCCGGGTGACTTGGCGGAGCCGGGCGTCTTGAAGCCGCCGGCCATGAGCCGCGGGGACTTGCGGGCTGACGTCTTGAGGGCTGACGCCCGGCGAACGGGCGCCCTGGGGGACACGGGGCACGACATGGGGTGGCTTTTACTGGCGCCCGCCATTTGGCGTGTGCCGCCCCCACAAAGGCGCCATGGACACCCTGCGCGCGTGGTGGCGGTGGCTGCAAGGCATCCGGGGCCCCAAGCCGCCCGCGCTGCCGTGCGTCATGTCGTTCCCGCTGGGGCACGGCCGGCGGCGCACCGTGACGGCCACGGCGGTGACACGCGGCGGCGTGCAGTACTCAGCGGAGCCGTACACGCCGGCACACCTCCTCGAGTACGCGCAGCGCGCCGTGCCCGCGCTGGACCTGTGCCTGGCGCGCGGCGACACGGTGACCTTTGTGTTTGTGGACGACACGGTGGTGGTGGCGGTGCACCGGCGCGGCTCCGCCAACACGGTGCGGGTGCCGTACATGGACGCGGCGTTCCCGCGCACGCTGGCCGTGGCGCGGCCCGTGCTGCACTGGGACGGCGCCATCGCGGAGGAGCCGGGCACGCTGGTGGTGCACCCGTGCTGGGGCGGCACCGCGGCGGTGCTGCTGGTGAAGCGCGACTCCATCGACGAGGTGGCGTAGCCGCCGGGGCGTCAGGGGGGAGCCGCCGGGGCGTCAGGGGGGAGCCGCCGGGGCGTCAGGGGGGAGGCGCCGGGGCGTCAGGGGGGAGCCGCCGGGGGAGCGTTCGGGCACACACCACAGGGTGTTGTGCGCAACATAAACAACTGTCCGAAAGCATCATGGGCGGCAGCAACGGCAAGTGCACTGTGGGATCCATCTTGGCCGATGTGGAGTCGGGCGACGAAATTAAGCCCAACCAACTGAAAGCCCTCTTGCGCAACGGGCTTGTGTTTACTGACAAGGACGGCGCGGTGCGGCAGGCGCTGCTGGTGTTCCTCACCAGCCAGGCGGCCGTCAACTTCTTCTCCCACAAGGGCGCAACAAACATGCTTCGCTTCTTTCACTCCAAAGGCGCCCCTTCCAGAAAGGTGGACGTGTGCACGGCCGTGTACAAGGCGCTGCATGTGCTGCAAAAGTGCCAGGAGCTGGTGCCCGAGAACAAGTCCCTGGACGACAGCCAGGTGCCCGAGAACTTGCGCACCCAGGTGGATGGCGTGCTGCCGGAGCTCACCATGGAGCTCGTGTTTGCCCTCACACGAGTGGTCATGCGCAAGACCAATGCCAAGAAAGTAAGCTCAGAGACATCCATGGTCATGTACCTCTACGGACGCACAATGCTGGCCAAGGAGTATATGGCTGTTCTTTCCGCGATCCGGGAGGCGGTGCTGCACAGCGGCGCCGCGCAGCTGGCAGAGTACAAGGCGGAGAAGGCCAAGGAGGACGATGAGGGTGACAAAGACTCTGACAGCGGCTGCTGCAAATGTGGCGGCGACTGCTCGGACAACGACAGCCCGGACTGCAGTGGCGCGCCCCAGCTGCTGCGCGACCTGCTGGCCGCCGACACGGTCAACGACACGGACCGCCGCGTGTTTGTGTGCAAGGCAGCCGCGGGGGGATACATCGCGGCGCTGGTGGCGGCGCACAAGAAGTGGGGGTTCACCGCCGAGGACATCAAGGCGGGTGTAAAGAGCGCCGCGGACACGGGCGAGATGGGCGCCGTTGCCGCGTTGATGAAGTTCAGCAAGAAGCTGTAGGCGTCGCCGTGAAATGAATAAACGTGTTTATTGACCGACTTTCACTCCTCAATCACGCTGGCGGGCTCGTCAAATGAGGAATACGTTGCACACGGTGGCGGGAGCACCGCCGCTTCCAGGTGATCCTCCCACTCTTTGTACGTGTCAAAGTCCGACAGGGGTCTGGGGTCCCGCTGGCTTCCGCCCCTCAGGCGCAGCACCAGGTGGATCGTGGACTCCTTCTGGATGTTGTAGTCGGCGATGGTGCGGTTGTCCTCGAGTTGCTTGCCTACAAGGTAAAATTTGGTGTGAGCAAAGAGTAACTTCACATCAACCGCCATAGGGTTAAACTTAAACCCTACCTGCAAAGATGAGGCGCTGCTGGTCGGGCGGGATGCCCTCCTTGTCCTGCACCTTGGCCTTGAGGGACTCGATGGTGTCGGACGACTCCACCTCCAGCGTGACGGTCTTGCCCGTGAGCGTCTTGACAAAGATCTGCATGCTTTTCCAGGGCGGCGCAAAAGCGGGGCGGCCGCCACCGCAGGCTGCGGACAGTAGAGGGTTGATTGACCCTGGGCTGCGCACGCACGCCCCGGTGGCGGCAGTAAACGACGCGAATGTCCTTGCCCATGGACTGCACGTCTATGAATGCGCCGCTGCTGCACTCTCCGCTGCTGCCCGCGTATGTGCACGTGGATGTGGACGACCTGCTGCGCGCCGTGTACACGCTGTGGCGGCACGGCGGCCTGGCGGGCGTGTGCGCGCGCGTGGCGCTGTACGCCGCCACGGCCCTCACCGTGGCTGCCGTGACGTACGTGGCCGTGGAGTGCGTGGACTATGGCGCGCTGCTGCACGACGGCGAGCTCACTGACGCCTTCCACATGCGCCTGCCCGGCACCGCCTTTGGCTGGTTCTTCCTGGCGGTGTGTGTGTGTACCCTGGCGGCGCTCGCGTGGTACGCCGCCATGTGCCTGCGGTGGCTGGTGGGCGCGCACCGCGTGCTGCGGTCGTTCTTTGGCGACGAGTGGGACGTGTCCGCGCACGCGTGGGGGCAGGTGACGCGGTGGCTGGCCGTGAAGCTGGCGGAGCAGGACGACGCCATCACGGAGGAGAGCCTGCGCCACCGCCTGGAGCGCGAGGACACGTACATGGCGGCGCTGGTGCGCGCGGGCTACTTCACGGGCACTGTCTGCGGCGTGGAGGTGCCGTACGTGACGCACGTGCTGCACTACGCGCTCACGCCGCTGCTGCTGGCGCACACGCCCGGCGGGTCGCCCGTGGCCAGCACCATCCCGCAGGCAGTGGTGGCGCACCACGCCGCACAGCTGAGGCAGAGGGCTATTGCCCTAATTGTGGTTTCCGCGGTGGCCGCGCCGTGCCTGGTGCTGCTGGTGCTGGTGTACTACGTCATCCGGTACGGCCAGTTCCTGCGGCTGAGCCCCTCGTTCCTGGCGTCGCGCCACTGGTCCGTGTACGCGGCGTGGAGCACGCGGCAGCCGCACGAGCCGCGGCACGAGGGAGCTGCGCGCCTGGCCGCCCTGACTCCCGCCATGGAGGCGTACGCCGCCGTGGAGCCGCGGGGGCTGTGCACCACGGCGCTGCAGGCGGCGAGCTTCTACTCCTCGCTGTTGTGCGTGGCGCTGGTGGCCGTCATGGTGGCGCGGGACGACTTTACGGACGTCACGCTGCTGGGCTACAGCTTGCTGTGGTGGGTGGCGGTGACCACCGCGGTGTACGCGGGCGCGCGGGCGCTGGAGGGGGCGCCCAAGCCGTCGGCCTGCACGGTGGGCCAGGTGGCGGAGGGCCTGGGCGTGTCGGAGGCGTACATCACAAGCCACTGGGCGTGGCTGTACGAGCTGCGCGCCGTGGGGTTCGCCAAGGAGGTGGCCACAATCCTCACGCTGCCCGCGGTGGTGTACTTTGGCGTGTACCGGCGCGCCGCGGCGCTCACGGGGTTTGTGCTCACGCACACCCGGTGGGCCCCCGGCAGCGGCAACATTTTTGCGCCCTAATAAAACGCCATGAGCTACGTCCCCGCCCAGACAGGCTGCGCCGCCAGCATCTTTATCACGTTCGTCGTCACGGCGGCGCTCGCGTACGCCACGTGGTGGGTGTACGAGTGGTACCGGGCGAAGCAGGCCGCGGAAGCCAAGAAGAAGGCGGATGAGGAGGCGGCGGCCAAGGCCAAGAAGAACGCGGAAAACAAGGCCAAGAAGGAGGCTGAAGAGCGGGCCAAGAAGGAGGCAGAGGACAAGGCCAAGAACAACGCGGGCGGCAACGGCGGCAACGCCGCGTCCATGTCACTGGGGTGGTAAAGCCGGTACTTGGGTCCTCTCGGGCGAATAAACGCGCTACACTTTTCTACACTTTTATTGCGCAGCTGCGCGCAGCTGCCAGACGTTTCACTACCATGCGCGCAGCTACCAGACGTTTCACTACCAGAGGCACCGCGCCAGCAGGCACACAAAGAGGATCGCCAGGCCCACCACCCACACCAGCAGCGCGCTGCACCGGCGGCGGTGGCGGTGGTCCTGCAGGCCCTGCCACACGGCCTCCAGGGACACGGCCGGCTTGCCCGTGCGGCCGTTGACGTCGTTGTTGAGCGCCAGCACCCACGCCGTCAGGTCGGCGGACGACCCCGTGGCCACAGGGCGGCGCCGCAGGAAGGCCGCAAAGTGGTCCCGGCAGTGGGTGCACGGCAGGATGAGCTGCAGGCTGTGGAAGAAGTCGCGCGCCGCGGCCTGCTCCGCGGGCGTGGGGTCGTCGGGGTACGCAAACGCCGTGGCGTACAGCACGTCCCACATGGCGGGGCCCCAGCGGCGGATGTCCACCTCACGCCGGCCGGCTGTGGCGGGGGGCTGCATTTTTATTGTGCCTCCAGTAAAATGGCAACCCCGACAGAGTGGGCGGTTGTGGCGGTTGTGGGCGCGCTGCTGCTCATCCTCCTGTGGCGGCTGACGTGCGCGTGGCGGCGCAGCGCCCCCCGCGGCTGTCCCGCTGGCCAGGCGTGTGACGCCGCCCCTGCGCCGTCAAGTGTGGCGCAGCCAATCCGGTCCGCGGAGCAGTCAATGGCGCAGCAGTCCGCGGAGCAGTCAGAGCTGTACCTGCCGTGCCCGGGCGGCGGGTGCGCCTTTGACGACAGCGTGTACCGCGGCGCCAGCGAGTGCGGGCCCACGTGCACGTGCGCGCGGTGCCGCGACACCATGCGCGGCGGCGCCGCGGGCGTGCGCGAGTGCCGCACCCTCATTGAGCTGGACGACGCGCTGCGCAGCGCGGACGTGGTGGTGCTGTTCTGGATGGCGGGGTGCGGGCCGTGCGCCGCCTTCAAGCCCACCTTTGTGGCGGCGGCGGCAGACACGCGCACGCCGCTGTACACCGTGCAGCTGGCGGACGTGCCCGAGGTGGTGGAGCGGTTCGGCATCACGGGCTTCCCCACGGTGCTGCGCTTCCGCGGCGGCGCGTGGCACTCCGAGTACACGGGCACGCGCACGCGGGACGACTTTGTGGCGTGGGTGAATGCGTGATCAAACTGCGTAAACAACTACGTGAGTCCGGGCTGCCGCTGCCGCGTGCTCGTGCCCCGTAAATGGACGGCGCAGCCAGGGACGGCGCAGCCAAAGTCAGCGGAGACGTCATGGCCAAACTGGATGGCGTGGCCGCAAAGGTGGATGCCCTGGCAGCGCAGCTCCATGCCCTGGCCGCGAAGCTCAATGACGTAGTCGCACAGCTGGACGGCATGGCCGCGAAGCTCAATGACGTAGTCGCCGCGCACGCTTCCACGACGGAGGGTGTGAGCCGCATGACCGGCCACATCGACTTTGTGGAGGGCGTGTACGACACGCTGCGGCACCCCCTCAGCCGTCTGACTGGGCTGGTGCGGCGCCAGGAGCTGCCCGCCCCGCCGGGCAGTCACCCGCAGAGCGCCCAGTAGCAAAGAAGCTGGCAGTGAGTACACCGGGTCGCCTTGCGAGCCCCCACTCCCGCGGGGTGCACACAACGGCGGGAGGTGTAGGAGGATCCATGCTCTCAATAAAGTGCGTTTTATTTACAAGCCTTCACGACCACTGGGACACCAGGAACTCATCCAGCGCGGGCAGCAGGGCGTACTCCTTGATCACCGGCGGCGGATCCACAACAGCAGGCGGCTTGCATATCGGCGCTGACACTGGCTCTGGTGTGGGGCGCTCCATGGACCTGTGGCTGACCGGACAATCCTGCCGGCAACGTGGCCAGTCAATCAATTCGTGCCTGGTCAATCAAATTGTGTCTTGGATGGTCAATCAATTCAGCGCAGCACCACCAGCTCGCCCTCCGCCGTGCGGTACGCCACGTCCAAGTCGGCGTCAGTGACCGCGGGACGCAGCTTGGAGCGCGGGATGCCGTGCGGCAGCTGCCGCCGCGCCAGCGGCACAAACGCCTTGTCGCGCTTCTTGGGGCACTCCCACGGGTCGTGGCCCTGGCGGCCGCACGCGGTGCACTGCTTGGCCTCGTCGTACGCCGGCGCGGGCCGCTGCGCAAACGCCGCCTCCGCCGCCGCCACGTCCCCCACGTACACCATGTCCTCAAACGTCATGCCCAGCACGTGGTCCAGGCGCTCTTCTTCAGTCATGCGCGCCCACTGCTTGTGCGTGGGCGGCACGCGGCGGCAGTACCGCTTGTGCAGGTCCGCGTCCACGGGCTCGCGCTTGATCACGATGCGGCTGCCCGGCGCCACCACGTCGTTGGAGCCCAGGTCCCGGGCGCCACCCTCCAGCCGGCCAGAGAGGTAGTGGCGCTGCAGGTTGGCCTTCACTTGCCGCTGGCTGTGCATGCCCATGACCTCCTCGATCTCGCGGCGCACCCACCACCACGGCTGGGGGGCCGCCACGGTGCCCCGCCACTGCTCCTCGCTGGCGGGCCGCCACTGACACGCCATATTATGTGCTACACGACAATTTATTGTGGTTTTGGCGGCGCACCCTAAAAGGCATGCCCGAGTCCGCAGCGGCCCTGTTCAACACGTGGAACGCGCACGCGCGCAACAACAACTGCTACGCATTTGCCTTTGGTGCGCTGCAGCCCGACGCCGCGGAGAAGCTGCAGCCCGGGGACCTGGCGGGCCTGCCCGAGATCCCCCCCGAGGACGGCTACCGCTGCGACGACCTGCTGGAGCGCATCCGCGCCGACTACCCGGGGGTGACGCGGGTGGACCCGGACGAGACGCCACCGCAGGGTCCCGGCCACCGCGTGGCGCTCTTTGTGGACAACCAGGGCGCGCTGCGGGACTACCACTTTTACCGCGAGATGCCCGACGGCACGTGGTGGCACAAGCCCGGCAGCCTGCCCGTGCGCACCACGGACGACGCGGGGCGGGTCATCACCGACCCGCGGACCGCGGACCGGGACTACACGCGCGACGGCGACGAGGCGTCCAACTACAACTACGCCACCTTCTGCGGCATGCTGTGGGTGCCCGCCGGGACCGCCCCTGCACCACCCCGGTCCCTGCTGTGGCTGTGGGTGTTGATAGCGGTGGCCGTGGCGGCGGCCCTGGTGGCGCTGGCGGCCGTTTACCTGGGCTAGGCCCTCACCAGCTCAGCCGGGTCGGTGGCGGCGGTGATGTGCAGGTACGTGGCGGACACGGGCGCCGCCGCAGACCGCTTCAGCGTCACGCCCCACCGCTGCCAGTACGGCACGTCGTCTGGTGTTATGTTGCACGCCGCCAGTGCCGCCAGCTGACCCGCCGTGGTTAAATGGGTGGAGTCGCAGTGCTGCTGCGCCAGGCGCGCCACGGCGCCGCGCCAGCACTCGTGCGCGCGCGCCGCCATCAAGTCCCGCACACCCTTCTCTGACACGCCCACGCCACGACTAACCACGGGAACGTTTAGCGCCTCAGCCACGGCCGTGGCAACCCAGTTCTGCGCAGCCACCCACTGATGGTCCACGCAGTCCTCGACGGCGTCCCGCGAAGCCACAGAGTCCCGCGAAGCCACAGAGTCTTGATTCCGAGCCACCACCGTGACGGCCGTGGGGCAGTAGTGCACGGTCACCACAGAGCTGTTGGCCAGCAGGGCCTCTGCCAGGGACAGTGCGCGCCCCGGCCAGGGCTGCGGCGCGTCCCAGTCACAGCACACCAGCGTGTAGTCGCGCGAGCCGCACAGCCCCATGGTCACTGGCGCGCCAGGCCAACCGAACCAGCGGCACAACGCTCAATCAAAATGAGTAAAAATAACCATTATTAAAACATGGCCATCGTCCTGAGTACGCGCGACACGATCGGCGTGCTGCGAGACATCCGTGCGGCCGTCACGGGCGAAGTGCCGCTGGCGCGCAAGCTGGCACAGGAGACCACCCTGCAGACCGTGGGCGGCACGCTGACGTCCATGGACGGCACGCTCACCACCATGGACGGCACGCTGACGTCCATGGACGGCACGCTCACCACCATGGACGGCCGCGTGGCGTCCCTGGACACCAAGACGCCGCCGCTGGGCCAGGCGCTCTCTGCGGCGTCCGTGCCCGTGGTGCTGGCGTCCGACTACGCGCTGGCCACGACGCCCGACCGCGCGCTCATTGACGCCTTTGGCCGGCAGCGCGTCAGCAACATCGTCACCATTTTTGACTCCAAGCAGGTGTCGGACAACCAGGCGCTGTACTGGGACACCTCCACCACGGGCACGGGCGCCGCCACGTACGTCGCCGCCAATGCGTGCACCGTGCTGTCCACCGCCGCGGCGGGCGACTCGGTGGTGCGCCAGACGTACCGCCGCTTCAACTACCAGCCGGGCAAGTCGCAGCTCATCTTCATGACGGGCATCCTGCGCAACACGGGCACGTTCAGCGCGGGCCGCGTGTCCCGCATCGGCAACCACGGCGACACGGCGGGCGTGTTCTTCCAGTACGACGCCACGACCGGCCTCGCGGCGGGCATCCGCAAGAACAGCGTGGACACGGTGATCCCGCAGGCGTCGTGGAACCTGGACCGCTTTGACGGCACGGGCCCGTCCGGCCTGGTGTTCTCAGCTACCGCCACGCAGATCTTTGTGTTCAACTACGAGTGGCTGGGCGTGGGGTCGGTGTGGTTCGGCTTCGTGGTGGCCGGCACCCTCATCTGGGCGCACCGCACGGACAACTCCAACGTGTCCCTGTCGGTGTACATGCAGACGCCCAACAACCCGCTGCGGTACGAGATTGTCGCCACGGCGCCCGGCGCGGGCTCCATGACCGCCATTTGTGCCAGCATCAACTCGGAGGGCGGCAACGACCCCAACGGCAAGGTGCTGTCCGTGTGCCGCACCACCATCGCGCAGGCCAACGTGGCGGACGTCAACCCGGAGAAGGTGATCCTGGCGCTGCGGTACCGCGACTCCAACGCGTCGCAGGTGGACATTGACATCCTCAGCGTGTCCGTGCTGAGCACGGGCGGCACGGGGGAGGACAACATCGCCACGCAGCTGCGCAACCTCACCAACACGGGGCCGCCCGTGCTCACGTTCAGCCCCATTGCGAACAGCGCCCTAGAGGTGGCGCTGCCCGCCGACGGGCCCAACGAGGCGTTTGTGGTGACGGACAACATGCTGGGCACCAGCGGCACCATCATCGTGGCGCAGTACAGCACCGGCAACGAGTCGGTGCCGTCCGGGCCGGTGCGCAACGCCATCCGCCTGGGCATGAGCCGCGCGGGCGTGTCGGACATCATCGTGCTGTCCGTGTTCCCGCTGTCCGCCACGCCCGACATGTACGGCGCGCTCACGTGGCGCGAGCTCTAGGGCGCTCCAGAAATGCGGCAGCACAGAAAACATGGACGCCAACACCGCCGCCGTGACGCTCATGCCCGTGGCGCGCGCCGCCAAGCGCGCACTGGACGCCAGCCTCACGCCCACGCAGGCGGCGTACTTGAAGAAGCTGCAGGCCATGCTGCGCGCCGCCATGCAGGGCGGCATGGACGCGCGCCAAGCGGGCATCATACGCGAGCAGATGGTGGTCACGTACAACCACTTTAAGAAGTCGCGGCAGGCGGACAAGAAGGCGCTGGCGCTGGCGGCGGCGTCCGCCGGCAAGGCGCTGATGAGCCTGCCTACGGCGCCCAGCGTACCTATGGCGGCGCCGGGGAGCCCCAAGGCGACAGTGCCCGTGGCTGGCGTGAAGGCCGTTAAGCGCAAGGCGACAGTGCCCGTGGCTGCACCCGTGGCGTCGCCCACAGCTGCGCAGTCTGCCCGGGGGACGTGCCCGCCGGGCAGCCCGCCGCCCGGCAAGGTGTGTGTGCGGGGGTTCTGGAAGTGGCGCAACGCAGCCGCGCGGCGCGCCGTGGAGCCGCCGGCGCCCGTGGAGATGCGTGCGTGAAACGGAGCGGGTCCCCACATGTAGACGAAATAAAGTGATGTAGACAGTATAACCCCCAGTTTATTGGCCAGTCAGGTGGCGGCGGCACACTGCCACGTACTTGTCCGCGGCGCCAATGTCAATGACGTCGCTGCAGCCGTCGGTGCGGCGCGTGAAGGACGCGCGCGTGCCGTCGCGGCACAGCAGGCACAGCGCGCGCAGGTACACCACGTTGTCGGCCAGCGGCACGAGGCGCAGCACGTCCCCCATGGGCCGCTGCAGGTAGTCGCCGCTGAGGCCCGCGACCCACACCGTCTTGCCCTGTGATAGTAGCGCCTCCACCGCGGGCACCAGGTCCGTGAAGAACTGCGCCTCGTCCACGGCCACCACGTCCGCGGCGGTGTCCAGCGACGCCAGGGCAGCGTGAGGAACGCGCGTGGGCGCCACGGCGCTGCCGCCGCTGTGCGTGTACACCGTGGCGGCGCACCGCGTGTCCAGGTCGGGCACCACCACGACGGCGCTGCGGCCCAGCAGGCACTCCAGGCGCACCTGCCGCAGCAGCTCCGTGGTCTTCTCCGCAAACATGCACCCCAGGATGACGCCCAGGTACGCCATGCCGTTTAGGCTACGCCAGCGCTCATTTAACGCGCCCGGGGACGCCTCTGGGGGTGCAGGTCCGATAGTATAGCGGCAGTATCGTCCCTTCGGGTGGGATGGACCCAGGTTCGAGTCCTGGTCGGACCCTTTTTTGGCGCGCACGGTCAAGGTGTTTTATTGGGGTTCCGCCTCCACCGTCAGCGGCGTCTTCAGGCGATGCTCGATGTACCACAGCGCCTGCAGCGCGGCGTCCGCCATGTCGTCCTGCTTCTTGGCGGCGCGCCACTGCGCCAGCACGTCGGGCGCCGCGGGCGTCAATTTGCCGCTCGCCAGCAAGCCGTCCAGCGTGGCCACGGCGCTCTTTTTCCGCGCGCGGTAGGCTAAGCCTTTTCCCGCGGCGGCTTTGCCTTTACCTGCGCCTTTCCCTGCGGCTTTCCCTTTAGTGGCCTTGGCGATGACGGGCAGCGGAGCCGCAGTTGAAGCCGCAGGCAAAGCCGGTGAAGGGCTGTCCAGGCCCTTGTTCTTGGCCGCCACGGACGCCATGCGGGGCCGGGGATTGGTTTGCCCGCCTGCCGTGCTGTCTGGTGCTGCGGCCCCGGTGGCCAGCGTGAACCACGCAAACAGCGCCGCGGTGAGGCACTGGTTCTTGGGCGACGCGCGCACCTGGCCCTCCACCACAAAGTCGGTCACGGCGTCCACGCGCCACTCCGCCTGCCGCGCTGCGAGGAACGTGCACATGTGGCGCACGCTGTCCACCTTGGTGACGGAGCGGCACTTGGCGGCGCACCCCACCGTTGTTAGTACGTCGTGCACGCCCAGGTACTCCAGGCGCGCGCGCCCCTCCGCCACCGCCACAATGGCCACGCCCAGGTTGCGCTCCCCCACGTCCACGGACAGCACGCGGTAACTCAAGCGGGACGCCATGGATGGTGCGGCAGCTGGATGGTGCGCCAGCTTTATGGGGGCGGGCGCTTTACTGGACGCGGGGTGGCGCCGCACCCGGGGCACCCTGGCGGGTCTGCTGCTGCAGGCGGTGCTGCTTCTCCGCCAGGCGGCGCCCCAGCGCGGTGCGCGACAGCACGTCCATGGTGCCGTTCAGGGACATGAGCACGGCCTCGCGGCGGCGCACCGCAGCGTAGCTCTGGGGAACGGCGGGTCCAGGCGACGCGGGTGCCGCGGGCGCCAGCCGGGCCTGCACCGCGGCGATCTCCTCGTCCACCCACGCCACGTCCTCGGCGTCAAAGCACGCGTTGCGCACCAGCGTCTCGCGCAGCACGTGCAGGTCCTCCAGGCGGCGGCGCAGCGTGTCCATGGCTTTTCCTGTGCGGCCGCAGGAACGTTTGCCCGCGCCACCGCGTGTCACCGCCCCCCATAAAGGATGGTCTCCCGCGCCGCGTCCTTTGCCGCGCCGCTGCCCGTGTGCTCCGCGCCGCCGCTGCCGTGCCTGCAAGTGGTGCAGGCGCCCACCGCCGCCAAGCTGGGCGCGCCGCCCGCGCTGCCCGTGTTCATCATCCAGAACGACGCGGTGGACAGCCTCAAGTGCACCGTGGAGACGGAGGAGGAGGCGTGGCGGCTCACGCGCGTGTACGTGCGCACGGAGCACCTGGACCCGCTGACGCTGCAGATCGTGCGCACCAGCGGGTACACGGGCCAGCCCTTCCCGCTGTTCCTGTACGTGCGCGCGCTGGGGCAGTGGACCATGCACTGCCAGGTGCAGCTGCAGGTGGAGACGGACACGCACTTTGTGCTGGAGTGCGTGGCGTGCCACCCCGCGGCGCGGCCGCGCGGCAAGCGGCACTAGCCGCGCCCCAGGAAAGCATGGAGCCGACGGGCGACTCTCAGGAGCCGACGGGGAAATTGGCGGAGCCCGACTCTGGGAAAACGAAGTTGGCGGAGCCGGCGGACCCGTATGCCGAGTTTGCTGTCAGCGCCCAAGAGGCGGCCACCATCGCCGGGCACAAGCAGGGCACCGAGCCGTGGCGGCGCGCGCGCAAGTGGCGGGTGACGGGCTCCAACTACAGCGCCGCGGCGGGGCACAACCCGTTCATGTCCCGCGCGGCGTTGGTGCGCGAGATGCTGTGGGGCACCTTCCGGGGTAATGAAGCCACGGAGTGGGGCCAGGCGCACGAGGCGGGCGCGCGCGACATGTACGTGTGGGCCATGCGCAAGGTGCACCCCGAGCTGACGGTGCGCGAGACGGGGCTGTGCGTGCACGCGCCCGTGCCGTTCCTGGCGGTGTCGCCCGACGGCGTGGGCCGCGTGTGGAACCGTAGCCTTGGCACCTGGGACGAGTACCTGCTGGAGATCAAGTGCCCGTACCGGTGGCGGCGGGACGCGTTCTACGACGACACCGTGCCCACGTACTACTGGGACCAGCTGCAGGGCTCCATGGCGGTGCTGGGGCTGCGGTACGCCCACTTTGTGGTGTGGACGCCCGTGGCCATGCAGGTGACGGTCGTGCACTTTGACGCGCCGTACTGGGAACACACACTTTTACCCGCGCTGCTGGACTACTACACCACCATGTTCTTCCCCACGCTGCGCGCGTGGCGCAACAATAAGCTGCAGCCGCCCGACATCATCGGCGAGCAGGCGCTGGTGGTGGACTTGGCGACAGCCCTGGCGGCGTGAATACCTTGGCGGCGTGAGGGCCCTGGCGGCCCGATTGACCATATTTGATTGAATGGGAATGCCTGTAGCTTTGTACACACAAAAGACACACACATGGAGCAAGTAGCACAAAGCGTGATGCACGAGTTCAGCGAGATGGAGTGGGGCACGTGGGACGTCACGGATGTCGGCGATTTGCTCCGCAGATACTACCCACGCGCTTCTGAGGAGCGCATCACCGAAGCCGCGGAAGAGCTCACTGAGCTGCGCTGCTCTGCTGAGGAATACACTATAGAAGACGTCGAAGTCGCTCTGATGTGTGTAAGTGGATCAAGGTAGTGTAGGCCGGCTGTGTGCAGCCCATTTTATTGTCTACCACGGCGTTACACCCCGGGGCACGCGGCAGTGAACGCCGCGGACGGGTTCACAATAAAAAAGTACTTGTCGTTCCCCGCGTGCAGCGTCCTCATGTTCATGTTGATCTCGTAGCGCGGCGTGGCGTCGCCCGGGTTGACGCACAGGAGCAGCACGCCGCGCCCCACACCCGCCGTCAGCGTGGCCTGCGCGACCGTGAGGTCAATGCCCGACGTCGGGCAGAGCGCCTGCATCTGCGGCAGGATCTGCGCGGCGGACGACGGGGCGCCCAGGTTGGCAATGGCCTTGACGGCGGCGGTGAGCAGGTCGGTGCAGTCCACTGACATGGAGTGTTTATTGGATGGTGTCAAATTGTGTCTTTGTGGGGCTCCATGGAGTCACCAGGTGGCTCCTGGGAGTCGGCCTCCGCCAATTTCACTGCCGGCTCCCTGGTTGTGTCCCGGCCTTGGGGCTCCTGGGAGTCGGGCTCCGCCAATTTCCCTGCGGGCTCGGGGCACTCGCACGGTATGCCGTCGCGCGCGCAGCGGCTCAGCAGCACCGCGCGGTGCGACGCGCCGATGCTGATCTGGAGCCGGATGCACTCTGCGCGGATGGTGTCCACAAAGTCGCGCATGACCGCCAGGTCGCCCGAGGAGAGGATGCACCGGTACTCTGTGGCGTCCTCCGCGTCCGGCACGTGGGGCGGCTCGTCATCGGGCTCCGAGTCGCTGGACTCCTGCTCCCCTGGCGCTTCGTCTTCGTCGTCCGACTCTTGCCCCGAGTCCTCGTCGTCCCCCGTGTCCCCGTTGGTCAGTCCTCGGCACACGTCCTCGTCACCGGACTGCGCTCCCTCATCGTCCTCACTGGACCCGTCCGTCTCGGCATCACTGCCGCCCTCGTCCGCCACGGCGGCTCCCTGTGCCTCGGCAGCAGGGGCGCCCTCGTCCTCGTGATCATCCTCGGTGAACAGGAAGCGCCACACGTAGCTCAGCATGTTTTATTGGGGTGGCGCGCGCTGCATTTGCGCGCGAACGCCCTGGCTTCCCTGGGCGCCCTGGTGCTTCCCTGGGCGGCTCGCCGCCTACTGCGGCTTGACCTGCGGGCGCAGCACCTCGGCTGTCGAGCCCCCAAGGGGTGCTGCGGGCGACGCCGAGGCGGCCGTGGAGGTGACGTCCGTGGGCACCACCATGACGGGCTGCAGCAGGTCCAGCGCCAGCGCGGACGCCAGGTAGCTGGTAAAGATGGCGCGCCACTGCGCCACTTTGGCGTCGGGGCCGCCCTTGTGGCGCAGGTGCACGCGCGCCAGCTTGGGCTCCACGGACGTCACCTCCACGGCTGCCTCGGCGTCGCCCGCCACGCCCGCGTAGTGGTCCAGCGCGGTCTGCAGCGCGGCGGTGACGCGCGCGGCATCCAAGTGGCACGTGTGTGTGGGCAGCACCAGCAGGCGCACGCGCCACGCGGGGTAACCGTCTTCCGGTGTGTGTTCTGCGGTGTGTTCTGCGGTGTGTTCTGCGGCCTCGCCGGCGCCCCACAGCCACGCAATCCAAGACGTCATGGCGGCGATGCTTTATTGGGGTGGTGTACAAAATGGTGGAGTGGCTGGACGGCATAGACGCGGCCCAGTTCCTGGCAGCGGGCAGCGCGTGGAGCCGCGCGGCGTGGGCTGGCGACCCCCGGGACTCGTGGGAGCTGGCCGGCGACTCGTGGAACACCCTGGCGACGGCGCGGCGCGCGCACGCGGCGACCCTGGCGCGCCACGGCGTGTGCCCCGTGTGCTTTTCCCGCCTGCCCAGGGTGTGCCGTGCGCCTCCAGAGTGTCCCGAGTCGCTGGCGTGCCGCCGGTGCGCGCGCCGGCTGGTGCGCCTGCAGACGCCCGGCGACGGCCCGCGGCACGGCCTGGTGCCGTTAATGGGCAACCTGTACCTGGCGGACGAGGCGGCGCGGCACCGCGTGCCGCTGCACCGCGGCGAGAACTACGTGCAAAGCTGGAACTGTGTGCAAAGCTGGAACTCCGTGACCGGAGTGACGCCGCCGCTGCCAGACCTGGAGGCGTGACCTGCGGGGGCTGATTTTGGCGTCGGGCGGCTTCAGTGGTTGCGGTTGGCGCACCGCGGGTAGTAGCCGTAGGACGTGACGCCCTGCTGCGCGGCGCGGCGCGACCCGTTGGCGCCCGCCGCGTACACCTCGCGGTCCACGCCGCGGCCGTTGGCGCCAAAGATGAGCGTGAACGAGTCCTGGAAGCCGCGCGGCATGAGCGCGTACGCCGTGGCGTCCTGCTCCGTGACAGAGTCGCACACGTCCGCGGAGCGCATGTCGGGCGTCAGGGAGCCCCAGTCGTCGTGCTGCCACCGCGGCACGGTGTCAAAGAGCTCGCGCGGCAGCCACCGCACCTGGCACTCGGGGCAGCCCGACAGGGGCTGGCCGCGGCCCGTCAGGTAGCTGTCCTTGGTGACGTTGGCGGTGCCGTCCGTGGTGTTGTCCAGCGGGCCAAAGAAGGAGCACTGCACGCCGCGGCCGTCGGGGTAGCACTTGCTGGTGCCCTCGCGCATCCAGTACGCGCGGTTCATGTGGTACGCCGCGCCGCCCAGCTGTACGGACTCGGTGTACGCGCGCGCTTCAGCGTCGTCGTGGATGCGGGTCTGCGCCATGCCTTTTCTGGGTGGCGCACAAAAGGGGGCAGCCGGTCCCACCTTCGCGGCGCAGCGGGCGTGTTCCCCTCCCCGTGCAAATGGGCGGTCCATGACCAAAATGGAGTTCCGCAAGTACCCGTCCATCGCCGCCTACAGCCACGTGGGCGCGCGGTCCGCGGTGGCGGCCGCCGTGCCGCCCACGGAGCGGTGGGTGGCGCTGGAGAAGGTGGACGGCGCCAACCTGCAGCTGCTGTTCACACCCGGGGGCGGGTACACCGTGGGCCGCCGCGGCGGGTGGCTGGCGGACGGCGAGGCGTTCTTCAACGTGCGCGGCATCCTGGCGCGGTACGCCGCGGAGCTCGCGGTGCTGCAGCAGTGGGCGGACGGGCACGGCCAGCCTCTGCGCGTGTACTGCGAGCTGTACGCGCCCAAGATCCTGGGCCGCATAGGGTACGGCGAGGGCATCGTCATCCTGGACGTCATGGTACACACGCCAGGCGGCGGCGAGGAGCTGCTGGCGCCCGACGCCGCGGCGGCGTTCCTGGCGGAGCTAAATATGGCACACCTGTGCGTGCCGCGGCTGGCCACCCTGGACGGCTGGGAGGCAGTCGTCACCTGGGTGCGGGACGCCTTCCGGGACGGGCCACGCAGCGTGCTGGCGCCGGGCGGGCCCGTGGCGGAGGGCGTCGTCCTCCGACCCGCGGCGCGCAACTACCCAGTGTGGGAGGGGCACGCCATGCTAAAGCACAAGACGGCGGCGTTCACGGAGGTGGGCAATGTGCCCGGGGGGTGCCCGCTGCAGGACGAGTTCCGGGCGTACTGCACGCCCAGCCGCGTGGCGGGCGTGGTGTCCAAGCTGGGGGCGCCGCCGGACAAGGCCGCCATCGGCCGGGTGTACATTCCGGCCCTGAAGGCGGACGCGCTGGCGGACTTTGTGGCGGACCACCCGGGCCTGTCGGGCAAAGACCTGGCGCGGCTGCGGCGGACCAAGGTGACCGCCTTTTCCGCCTTCCTGGAGCACATGACCGCCCAATAAAGCATCACTTTCCTCCCGCCCCCAATAAACGCCATGTCCGCAGTCGCTGTCGTTGTACTGGTGCTGGTGCTGGTGGCCGTCGTGGCCGGCGGCGTGGTGTACGCCATGTGGCCGGCGGAGAAGAAGGGGGAGGAGCCCAAGCCGTCGCCCACGCCGCCCACGCCCGCGCCGCCGGGCAACAATAAAACCCCCAACAAGCCCGCGGGGTGCGCGTGGGACCAGTACCTGGCGCAGGACAACGACAAGGTCCCGCACTGCAAGCAGCCGGGGTGCGCGCTGGAGGGCACCACGGTGGAGCAGTGCAAGGCGGCGTGCTGCGCCATGTCCACGTGCGCGTCCGTGCAGTGGCGGGACGACGGCCGGTGCCTGCTCAAGGACACGGTGGACGCCATCGTGCCCGCGTCCAACGACAAGACGCTGTACGTGAAGAAGGCCGCAGTGTAGCCGTGAAACTGCCCGTGAGCGAAGCCGTGAGCGAACCCGTGAGCGGTCTGATAGTAAACCACCTTTATTGCGACACTACATACTACATTGACAACTCCTAGTCGGCGCGCGTGACCACGTGCAGCCCCCACAGCAGCACCGCCACCGCCAGCGCGGCCGCCACAAACAGGTACACGTCCGGGTGGTCGCGCCAGATGTTGCCGCGGTACGGGAACGTGACGGCGGTGGGCTCGCCCGCCAGCATGCTCCGGTAGTCGGGGATCATGTCCTCCGACACGATGTCGGGGCGGTCCTTGGTGAGGTCGCGGCCGCGTAATAGTTCCTCCTCGATGACGGCGTCCTTGAACCCCGACTCGTGCACGGGCGCGATGTTGGCCACGAACGTGTCGATCTCGCTGTCCATGCCCACGAAGGGCATGTACATGGCCGCCATGGGCACGTCCGGGAAGCCCGCCACGACGTTGTCCTCGATGCCGCCCGCGTTGGCGCCGCGCGCCACGCGCATGAAGCCGCGGTCCCACGCCGCCACCAGCCAGAAGGGCTGTCCGGCGTGCGTGCCCCAGCCCAGGATGACGACCGCCAGGCCGCGGCGGCCCTGCTCCACGCGGTCCCGGCGGCGCTGCGCGTCGTCTGCGCGCGGCACCAGGTCCACGCGGTCGCCCGTCAAACTCGGCGGCGCGTACACGCCCCGCATGTGCGCGTGCGCGTCCATGTCCGCCGTCACCTCCACCACGGACGGCACGGGCCCCCACTTGTACACCTCCTGGCGGATGACGCCCTCGTCGGGCGGCAGGGTGTAGAAGCCCGCGGCGCGGTACAGCAGCGCTGGGGCGCCGTCCGTGCACCGCCCAAAGGCGTCGCCAATGACGGCGCGGCACCCGCCGGGCGCGTCCGCTGGGGAGTCTCTAGGGGCGCTGCTGCCGCTGCTGCGGCACACGCCAAAGTCGGCGTCAGACGCGCACGACGCGTCCACGGCGCCAAAGCGGTACAGGTACTGCCACGCGCCCAGCAGCGTCTCCACGTGCGCGCACCCCACGGCGGGCGTGTCGTACAGCCGCGCCAGCTCCGCCTGGTAGTTGAGGCCGCCGCGCATGGCGCCGTTCAGCATGGCGTACTCGCGCACGGAGCCGTAGTTGCACGCCGCCACCTTGCCCATGGTCAGCACCAGCGGCTTGTCGTCCTGCTGCCGCAGCTGGTTGCCCGTCCACACGCGGAAGCGGATGGTCAGCGCCAGGGCGGCGGCGGCGGCCCACGACGCGCCGCACCCGCACAGTGTCGGCAGGGTGCGCGGCATGTAGTCCTGGAACACGGCGCGGCCGTCCAGGGCGTCCGGCACGTCCGCCACCGGCGGGTACGGCACGCCCAGGTGCACCGCGCCGCCCTCCACGCCCAGCTTGGTGGTGTCCGCGGTCTGGCGGGGCGAGTTGTCCAGCGGCTCCACCAGGTAGCGCATCTGCGCGGCGTACTCGGCGGAGCCGCGCATGGCCGTGGCGGTGTCGGCGGTGAGCGCGCGCGTCAGCGGGGGCGGCGACGTCATGCTTTATTGGGGTGCAGCTAGTTTCACACAACGACCCCTACCTTGGGGCCCGACGACCTGAGCACGGCAACTTGACTTCCGGCTTGCCCAAGAGCTCAAAGTCGTGGTAACAGTTCGCGATCATCTTGAACTTTTCTTCGCTCCCATGCGGTTTGTCCGGGTGCATATAGCGCGAGTACTTTTTGTACTGACCCCTGTTCCACACGGTGGTTCCCACGTCTTCGCACAGGAACGTGTTGCACGCCCTGGACATCCCGTTAGCCTGTATCTCATTCGGGTCAAGGGGCGCCTCACGCCTTGGCGGCGACTGGCTCCTGGGCGGCGGACCCTGACGCCTCGGCGGCGGACCCTGGCTCCTGGGCGGCGGACCCTGGCTCCTGGGCGGCGAGTAACCCCTCGGCGGCGGCGACGCACTCCTGGGCGGCTGAGGCCTGAATTTGCGCTCGTACGCTTCGCGCTCCCGGGCTTCCCGCCGCAGCCGCTCGTTTCGCTGGTTCCACCACTCTTCCTGTGACCTGCGGCGCTCCTCCCGCTGCCGCTCCTTGTCCCTCTCGTACTCCTCGTGCAACGCCTCGTACGACTGCGGCGGGTTGGCCAGCGCCTCCTGTGCCAGCTCGGCGGGCGGCCGCAGCGCGTTCCTGAACACGTCAAACAGTTGGTTACGCTCCTCGCGGTTCATGCCATGATCATTCCACATGGAAAACCAGTGCGGAAAGTTGGCGAGCTTGTCGTGGTGGGGCAGTTGCTTGTACGAGTCGTCCCTGTGCGCCACGGGCAACTTGGTGTCCGGGTGGAACACCAGGCGCAACGGACCGCCCACAGACAGGTAGTCGGTGCTGACGTCCGGTTTCTCGTCCAGGTAAGCGGCCAACTTGACAGCGAACTCCACCACCTTCAAGTACACCGCAAACGGGTCGCCGGGACCACGCGGCCTGGAAAAAATGCTGCGTGTCATCTCAGGGAAGGCCGCATCCATGACGCGCGCCACGTTGTACTTCCACCAGTTGTCCCGGGCCACGTACTCTTGGAAGGCCTTGGACGACATCACAGTCAGCACACTGTCCAAGCGGGGATGTGTGAAGTTTGGGTGTTCGGTTTTCAGGATTTTCCGCAGTCTTCGCACCAGCTGTGGGATTTTTCTCTTTTCCATTTTCCTCTTCGCCTCCGCATCTGCTAGCGCCTGTCTCCGCCGGGTTTCTTCGGCTTGCTGTTGGAATCTTTGCTCCCGCTTTAGCTTCTCCTCCTGTTCCCTTGCCTCCTTTTCACGCAGACGCTTTGCTCGGTATTCTGGATCATACTTCAGCATCTCCCTCTCAAGTTGTTGCATTTCTTCCCTTGTTTCCTTCTGTAGATGTGGCGGCAAGACGGCAAGCAGTTTTCCCCGGTTGGCGTATTCGTCCAACAAACGGTCGTACTCTGCCTTTTCATTCTCCTTCCGCCTCTGCTCTGCCTGCAAGTCTATCTGCTCCCGTTTCAACGCCATCACCCGCGAATTCTTTCTCAACGCTTCTATCTCCGCCTGCCGTGCCTCCTCTTTCAGACGGTCAGATTCCTCCGTTACCTTTTGTAGTTCCTCCTCTGCCGCCCGCCGCTCAGCCGCCAGCTTCTCAGCCCATGAGAGTTTCGCGTATTCAGTCACCGTCCCGGGCGCTTCACTGGGCACCGCACTGATCTGCTGCCGCTCTTTCTGGAGCTGCCGCATCTGTGTCTCCGTTCGCTGTCGCTTGCTCGCCTCTCCTGCCGCTGCCGCCGCCGCCGCTGCCGCTTTTTGTTGCTCCTCCCTGAGTCGCGCCGCTTCTGCTGCCTGGACCGCTGCCGCTGCCGCTTTTTGTTGCTCCCCCCTGAGTCGCGCCGCTTTTGCTGCCTGGACCGCTGCCGCTGCCGCTTTTTGTTGATCCTCCCTGAGTCGCGCTGCCGCCTCTTGCCGCTTCGCCTCCGCCGCCAAGTATTCGTCAGACAGCTGCTGTGGCGGCCGCAAGGCGTCGGTCACCGTCTGTGTCAGGGTTTGTTTCTGGTCGTCAGTCAGCTGTAACGCCCTGTTGAGCACGTTAAAGTCGCCCTTGTCCACCATGGCTTGCAGGAAGGCGCGCTGCTCCGCCGTCAGGTTGAGTACATCCATAGGCTGTATTGTGATCACGCCATCTTGCGCAAAGGCAACAAATGGCAAGAAGCCACCCAGGGACAGGTATTGGGTGTTCATGGGAGTCCAATTCGTCCAGATGTTCGCCAGCTTCACCGCAAACTCCACGGCCCTCTTGTACACCGCAAAGTCGTCATTGGGGTCGACCGTCGCCAGCACGTTGGCCTTCCATGTGGCGTCTTTCTGCAGGAACTCCGCCAAGATGTTGTTGTCGTTGAGTGCGTGGACGACCCGCTGGACATCCGCATCATTTGGCTTCAGTATGGTCAACAGTGTTTGCACCAGCGCGTTGCGCGGCACAATGACGGCGCGATGAATAGGCACGGATGTGTTTGGCGGCGGCGGGGTCACCGGCGGCTTCGGTGGCGGGGTCACCGGCGGCTTCGGTGGCGGCGGGGTCAGTGGCAGATTTGGGATTAACGATGGCGGTATGACTGGTGTTAGTGGGGTGACCGTCGGTGGCGTCAGCGGTAGTTTTGACTGCGGCGGCGCCGCTGGTGGCAAGGTCGGCGGCGGCAAGGACGAGGGCTGGACGACCGGCGGGACAACAGGCGGCGCCGCTGGTGGCAAGGTCGGCGGCGGCAAAGACGAGGGCTGGACGACCGGCGGGACAACAGGCGGCGCCGCTGGTGGCAAGGTCGGCGGCGGCAAGGACGAGGGCTGGACGACTGGCGGCGGGACGACCGGTGGCGGCGAGGACGAGGGCGGCGGGACGACAGGCGGCGACAAGGACGAGGGCTGGACGACTGGTGGCAAGGTCGGCGGCGGCGAGGACGAGGGCGGCGGTGTAGTCACTGGTGCTGTGTCAGCCGGGGCGACGGACGGCGGGGTCACTGGTGCTAGGGCTGCAGAGGAAACGACAGCGGGGGCGACCGGCGGCGGCTGGGGTATCGCCGCAGGCTCCACCGGAATCGATGACGCCTGTTCTGGTGTGGTTGCGGAAGGAGGTGGCAGCGACGCGGGTGGTAAGATCGATGGCTGAGGCGGTGGGTTCAGCGCGTTGCGCAGCCACAGGCCCAGCGACGCCACGATGGCCGCCGCCGCCACGGTGGGCGCCAGCACGATGGTGGGTGCGGCGGTCATTGCGCCTTTTGGGGGTGGCCCACAATTCCGGGGTCGCGGCAGGTGCGCAAAAAAATGTTTGGTCACAGAAAACACCGCCGCAATGTTCGTGTCCCAGTCCTGGATCGCGTGGGCCATCGTGCTGCTCGTCGTCATCGGCGCCCTCAACTGGGGCTACATCTCGTACACCAGCAACTGTGACGACGACCTGGTCGGTGCGGTGCTGCCGCCCATGTACACCCGCGTCGTGTACGCCCTGGTGGGCGTGGCGGGCCTCATCGTCGCCGCCAGCATGCTGTTCAACCGCGGCGGCGCCATCGGCCGCAAGGCGTACAGCGCGCTCAAGTCCCGCAAGTGAGCTGCCGCCTAACAAACATCCCACTACCCACCCGCCCCCAGTTGCAGTAAATGCTGATTGACCCACCACGCTTTTATTTTGATTGAGCCGCCGACGTCCCCGCGCAAGCCACACACGCCACAGTCCAGAGGCAAGCTACCCACGCAAGTTACACAATGCTGTTCCACGTGAGCGTCGCGGGCTCTGGCGCACTGACACTGCGGCCGTGCGCGGCGGTGCCGCCCGGGCACGTGCCCCACCCCGACCACGCCGAGTTCACGCTCTACTTGGCCGCCACGCCCGGGCCCGTGCGCGCGCAGCGCCCCTTTGTGGGCCTGGTGTGGGGCGACGTGATCATAGACGTGGCGGACGAGGCCACGTTCCGCCGCGTGTTTGCAGAGCCGTGGCAGTGCTGGCGCGCTCCCCCAGCGGCGCCAGAGAAGCGCAACGTGCGCCGCCGCGGCCCGCCTCGCAAGCCCGCAGACGAGGCGGACACGGACATGGAGTGCAGCGAGTCGGCGGCGGAGGACGGCGAGGACGGCGAGGAGTCGTCCGTGGAGGCCGAAGATGACTACGAGTCTGTGGAAGAGGAGGACGAGGAGGAGCCCGCGGCGGACGCCGCGCCGTCCGTGCTGTCAGAGGCCGAGTCGGACGACGACGAGTAGGCCCTGGCGAGCCCCTGGCGATGTCGAGGCGAGCCCCCAATAAAAACACTTTTACCCCCCCTATAAAAGCCCAATGATCTGTGTGCACACGCTGTGGCTGATTGGCGCCGTGGTGGCGGTGCTGGCCTTCTCCGCCCGGTCGGCGTACGAGGAGCTGGACCAGGACCAGCCGTACATCCTGTGGCCCACGCTGGCGGTGCAGTGGGTTGGGTACGCGATGCTGGGGCTGGCGCTCGTGCGCAACGGCGCGTCGCCGTGGCTGGTGGCGCCCGCCGTGGCGCTGCTGGCGGTGCACAGCCTGCTGGAGGCGCTGTACGTGCTGCCCTCCGAGGTGTTCACGCAGCTGTTCCTGTTCGCCGCCGTGGCGGGGCTGGCGGCGGCCATCATCACCGCCTCGCGTAACTCAAATGCCACATCAGGCAGCCTGCCGCTGACGGTGGCGGGCGCGGTGACCATCCTGCTGGCGCACACCGTGTTTGTGCCCGCGGAGGAGGACCGGCGGCTGGCGTCGGGGCCGGGCATGGCGCTGCTCATGCTGGGCTGGCTGCTGCTGGGCATGGGGCAGTGCGGCTCCTCAGTGTCGCCCGCCGGCTCCTCAGTGTCGCCCGCCGGCTCCTCAGTGTCGCCCGGCGGCTCCCTGGACCTCGACACATCAGACTACACGCCCACCGGCTCCGCTAGTGCCTCCGCAGACTTGGCACAACCACAACCATCCTTCAAACTGTTTTAACTCATTTATTGTCAGTACTTCAGCATGCTGGTCAGGAGGCGCGACATAATGTTGGACAGGCCGCCGCCCTGCGGCGCGGGCTTGGGCGGCTCTGGCGCTGCCGGCGCGTCGTTGTACTCGCACGGCACGGGCGGCGCCGTGACGCCGCCGCGCTGCCGCACCAGCGTGTCGATGTTGGTGGCCTGGCACTTGGCCCACTCCTGCACGAGCACCAGCGTGGCCTTGTTGTTGGTGTCCTCGCCCTCGCTCAGCAGCGTGTTGATGTGGGCGACGATGCGGTCGTGGATGTAGTGCGCGCGGTCCGCGGTGGCCAGCAGCACCTCCATGTCCGTGTCGGGCCCCGCCTCCATGACGGCGGCCAGCGCGGCGAGCGTGTCCATGCGCCGCAGCAGGCGCTGCGTGGCGCCCTCGCCCCACTCGGCCTGCAGCTGGAACGCCAGGTTGGCGGCGTCGCCCTGCAGGTTGTCGTACCCCTCCAGGTGCTTCTGGCGCACCGCGGTGGCGGTCTCGGCGGTGGCGGACAGGCCCAGGCCCACCAGCGTGCCCAGCACCGCGCCGTTGATCAGGCGCTCCAAGTCCATGGTTTACGGGGCGGCCGCACGGCGCCGGCACGGCGCCAACGCCACCAGGCTCAAACGGAGTCGCCGCAGGGCCGAAGGCTGGGGGCGGAGCAGGGCCGGAGGCTTTTTCCCGCGCCCCAACAAAGCACCAAAGCAGAGAGCCATGGCGACCACACAAGACGAGCTGCTGGGCGAGGTGCTCACGCTGCTGTGCGAGCGCGGCATGTACTGGGCCACGTGCACCGACACGGTGGCGGGCCTGTCCGCAGCGGCGCTGCTGCCGCTGCTGGTGACCGCGTTCCCCGGCTCCGCGTGGGACGCCACCAAGGTGACCACCACGCTCGAGTACGGCGTGCGCCGCGGTGCGCTCACCACGTGCACAAATGTCACGCCCGTGACGTACTTGGCGCGGCGCGACATGGCGCGCGTGAACCCCCGCAACGAGCAGTACCGGACAGTGTGCGCGGGCATCTACGCGCAGCTGCCACAGCCCAACCAGTACTTTAGCCCGTGACGCCAGTGAGGGAAGAGCAGAAACGGTGTATCGAAATAAAAGCATTCTTATTGGCACAGTGCCCTGACGCCTGCGGCCAAGACGTACCACACAGGGATCATGCTTACCGGTCCGCGTCAAAGTGCTGCCGCACCAGGTCACAAATGTAAGGGCAGTTCAGGCGCTAAAGTTGTACGCCGACCCGTAGGACGCTGCCAGCATGACGATGTGCGCTTCGCGGAGGGTGGCCAGCTTCCTGCTGCGGGCGGCCAGCGCCTGCACAGGCTTATGAAAGATGAAGAAGCCGCTGCTGCCGTGGTCGTCCACTATGTGCGCCATGACCCTGCCGTGCATGCGGCAGGCAGCATTCACGTTGACGAGGAGGTAGCCTTCCCCGAAGGTGAAGCTGCCCAAGTCCGATGCAAACGGCAGCCAGTCAAACAGGGACCCTATCCCCGAGTCCGTGGCAATGCTGCGGCGCGTGAATGTGCGCCGCAGCAGTGGCGTGCTCACGTTTGCGCGGCACTCGTCACACACGGGTCGGCAGCGGCTGTCATCCCACCAGCACACACCCCCATCCACGTCCACCTCTATCCGGCACTTGAAGCACGTAACGCGGTCGATGACACTGTCGCAGTCGGCCCCGTCACAAGGCATGCACAGGCCGTTCACGTACATCAGCCTGTTCAGCTCCAGCCCCTGTGGTTTGGTCTCAAGTGTGATGCCCTTGCACCACTCCTGCGCGCGGGCAGCATGCAGCGGCGTCAAGTCGACATGCGCCGGGACGTCCAGCACCAGAAAGGACGCTGCGGTATTGTCCCCATCGCCGCTAATCAACGCGCGCAGGGCTTCGTACGCGGCCGTTTCGAGCATTTTCATCGACGCGAGCAAGCATCCAGATGTCTGCAACGCGGCAATCCCTGAAAGGCAATGAATAACGCCAGTGAATGAAAAGCAATTTATTTCCATCTATTTCATGCCGCCGGGCCTACTGCTGACCTGCCTAAACGGGCTGGATGCAGTCAAACAGCGGCTGGAAGTCCAGCTCCTCGTCAATCTCGCAGATGAGCCGCAAGCGCCAAGCCACGCTGTACACGTGCTCAAAGTGCTTGCACACTTCCAGCGGGGTGACGGGGGGGTAGCACACAGTCTGCGTCAGCTTCTCCAACTCGCGCAGTGGTGTGTCTTCGTCGTCCTCAATTTCAAGCGAGGTCAGGGCGGCGCACTCCTTCTTGTTGGTCACACCGACAGACAGCCGATAGAGAAAGAAGCCGCGCATCACACACATGTACCGCTTGGCTGCTACAAAGTAGGCGTGTCTGTCAATGTCCATCACGGGGCCCACCTTCCACACGTTCCACAACTCGGCATGGGCGGCACACACCGCGTCCAGGCTGGTTTCGGGCACGGGCGCCACCTTGGCAAGGCGCAGCGTCTTGGGCGATTGGTAGACGTGCAGCCGGGCAGCCAGCCCATGCACCTCAGTGACACCAAACCTCATTTCTGGCTTAAACATTTCAATGTGGTCGATGACGTGCAGCAGCATGTTTGCAAGCGCCACCACAATGTGCTCCTCATCCCGCCCGATGGTGCGCAGGAATGCATGACGGCGGGTGATTTTCTTCCACTCTGTCCGGGGAGACTTGTCGAGGGTCCTCTCCTTGGCGCAGCGTCGGTCCATGGTGGCACACTTCTTCTTTACTGCCCTGAGCACCTTGAGTAGCGCATCACCTCGCTTCACTGGCACGTGTCCCAAGCAGACGCCCAGAACCTTCATGAGCTGCGCAGTGTACATGAGCAAGTGCACGCACTCTGAAATCTTGTTGAGGTGGTACTGCCACATTATGCCCCCTCGCATCTCCCTCAGTTGCTTCTTGATGGTTCTGAGGGAATCCTCAGTCACACCGTCTGCGGGGGGGTAAAACACCACCTCACCCGGCCGCAACTGGAGCTCGGTGCCTTGGGGCTTCTGCGTGTGCAGCAGCGACTGCATGGCCTCCATGGCGGACTGCATGGTGGCTTTGACGGCAGCGGGCAGCTCGGCGGGTGGCTGGGCGGACAGCGGAGGGGATGGCTGGGCGGACAGCGGAGCGGACAGCGGAGCGGACATGACGGGCGGCAAAGTGGGTTGGAGAGAGAACGGGGAAGGGAATGAAGTGAAGAGTGAAATGACGGGTATTTATGCTGTGTTCAGCGACAACATGTTGATTGGACTCGCGACACTACGTAGAGCTGGTCAATCAAAATGTATGTCGCGACACTACGTAGAGCACAGCTAGTCAATCAAACCTCCACGCGCACCACCAGGCGGTCGCCCGCGGGCGCGTAGTGCAGCGCGGTGGGCGTGATGTTTTTCAGGGCGCAGCCGATGAGGAAGGCGTAGTACTCGTCCGCGCGCGCCAGGAAGGCGTCCCGCAGGGCAGCCGGCAGCGCGGCCATGTCCGCCAGGCTGATCAGCTGTGGCTCTGTCTCGGCGGCTTGGGCATCGCGGTGCGTGGCGCACGTGTACTCGGAGCAGCGCGGCGCGTCGGGCGACACGGCGTGCGCAGGGCACACGTACGGCGCGCACTCCGTGGGTGGCCCCCCAGTGTCGCGCGCAGCCGTGGAGCGTAGAGACGGAACCAGAGACGTAGTTGGCGGAGCCGGCAAAGCCCGCCGCAGCCACGCGGAGAAGCGCTCCACCGGCGCCGCGGCCTGCCACGTGAGGTCGTGGTACAGGCGCACCAGGTACCACAGCGAGTTCATCTTGGCAAAGTCGGGCACGGCGAGCGCCATTTATGACCCGCCTGTTTTCCGCGGCCCCGTAAATGGACGCGGCAACCTTGCCTGTGCGGGACCACTGGTGGCCCGCGGAGGCGCGCGCGCTGGTGGAGCGCGTCATTGACGGCGACACGGTGGTGGCGCTGCTGCTGGTCACCGACGCCACAGCGCCGTACCTGGTGCGCGCGCGCGTGCGGCTGGCGGGCATCGACACGCCCGAGCTGCGCGGCGGCACGGCCGACACCAAGGCGGCGGCGGACCAGTGCCGCTCCCTGTTGGAGCAGCTCGTCACAGGCAAGTGGGTGGCGCTCACCGTGGCGTGCGCGGACAACTTTGGGCGGCTGGTGTGCCGCGTCACGCTGCCCCACCCGGACGGCGCCATAGACGTTGCCCAGCACATGCTGGCGCACGGGCCGGGCACAGTGGCATTCGACGCCAAGTCGCTGTCATCCGAGTAGGTGGCGGCCGGGCGTGTGCCACGTTCATGTGCGCGCCGAGTCCTGCAGAGACCACCCAAATGGCCGACCGGACCGTCACATTTCTGAAGCCGTGGAGCGCGCGCTCGTGGCTGGTGGAGTACACAGGGCCGTACGAGAACAACCGGGAACCCCACGTGGAGGTCATTGGGTGCACGCCCACGGCGGGTCAGGTGTGCCGCCTGTCCAACCTGCGCGTCACCTCCCATAGGTCGCTGGGCTGGGACGTGGAGGGCGTGACCAACCGGGGCGCGGCCGCCCACTTCACTGTGTACTTTGGGGCGCAGCCGGGCGCCCGCGTCCCCGAGTTTCTGTAGCCCCAAATGTGATTATCTGGCTGCGGTCTGGTCTTTATTCACTTTTCACACTTCAGCCCAAACCCATGACTCCCCTGTACTGCCCCAATGAGCGCATCCGCCAAACGGTCCAGGAGTGGTTCACACGGGTGTTGGGAAAGCAAGTAACGCTTGTGAATCCTGAAGTGGAGGGCGAACATGACGTCATATTTTGTTGCGTGTGGTATGAGAGCCTGGATTGTTTCCAAGGGCTGCGGTATCCCTTGATGGCACTGGCTGAACGCGCGGCACACATTGTCGTTGTTCTGTTGCAGAGCGCCACAGTGTACCCAGACGCTATTCGGGCGGAGCTTTTGGCAGTGTTTGCAGATAAATCGGCGCTTGGTAAGATCCACATCATCCAAGCTGGTCCCTCCCTCTCTGACGAAATAGAAAGCAAGGTTAAGGAAACAGTGACCCAGTTGGAGAAGGGGGATCAGGGGCCCCACGTGAGCGAGACGGTGAAAGCTCTGCGCCGCGACGCCGCAGCCGCCCTGAACGTCGCCTCCCGCACGCAGCTGGACATTGCCAGCAAGTTTGTGGCGTACCATCTGGAGCGCCTGAGGGCGCACGTGGCCGACCCCGCCACTGTGCGCAGGCACTACTACTTTTGCCCACCCAAGGCCCTCGAGGCTAACCTGCATGACGTGATCGACTTGCTGGACGAAGAGGGCGTGAAGTGCACTCTGTTGAAGGACGGCGTGTACGTCATTTCATCTGCGGTGTGGCTATGAGGGAAAATAAAGAGTGGGTTAATTACCGTGTTTACTGTTTTGGCTTCGCTTCTGGCTTCGCTGCCTGGCTTCGCTTTGCTACAGCATGACGGACAGCAGCGCCGCCACGACGGCGACCAGCAGCACCCACATGACAAAGCTGCGGCCGTGCATGCCCCACAGCCAGGATACCTTGTCCAGTATGTTTTCTCCCGGCACGCCGCCCCAGTTGGAGAGGTGGTGCGCCAGCATGGACGCGCCCTCGCGCATCTCCGCGGCGGTGTCCTGGATGACGCCCCCGGGCTGCATGGCCTCGCCAGACTCTGTCCCCGGGGAGGCCATGGAGCCGCTCATGGGCACCATGGCGCCCGGGCCAGAGGCAGGCACGTCAAAGTTGAGGCCCTGCAGGCTGGGCAGCGTGAGGCTGGACGCCGCCAGCGGCTGGTCGGGCAGGAAGGCGCTGCCCCGCAGCTCGGGCGGCAGGGAGCACACCAGCGTGTCGGGGGCGGCGGCGGCCTGCTCCGCGGCGGACGGCGCGTACGGCGCGCCGTAGCTGGCGGTGTCCAGGCCCGCCACCTCCTCGGGGTTGGCCAGCATGGGGTACGTGTACGCGGTGGCGTCGCGTGGCGGCCACGTGGGCAGCGCCGCTCTTGCCCCTGCGGCGCACGGGCTGCACCCGTCCTGCTTGGCCACCTCCCACTGGCGCTGCGAGAACGCCGCGCCCTGCGCGGAGAACTGGGCGAGGTTGGGCGACACTTGTCCGCACGAGCCCATGGCGTTTATTGGGGCCGCGACATTTTGCGGCGCCACACGAGGGGCGGGTCACTTGAGGATGTGGTGGCACAGCACCTCGCCGCCAAACAACCCGTACGCGGGGAAGAACACGTCCAGGTGCCGCTCGCCGTCCGCAAACGCGGTGCCCCGCGCTGGGCTCTTTGGCCCGGGCGCGTCGCCGTACCGCGTCACCTGCAGCAGGTGGCGCTTCTCCTTGATGGGCAGCGCGGCCACGCGCGCCGCCTGCGCGGCGTGGAACTCGCGGGCCGCTTGCGCCGCTTGCGCCGACGGAGTAGCCTGCGGGTCCATTTAGGCAGCGGCGCCACGGCGTTCGCGCCGCCGCCGCCGCACTGCGCACCCTGTTAAAAATGACAAGAGGGCGCGGCGGAGCTTCGCGTGCAGCCTCGCGGGCTTCGCGCGGGCCGCCCGAGGTGGCATTTGCGTCGTACCAGCTGAGCGACGCGCAGAAGCGGCGCATCGACACGTTTGTGCTGCAGTCAGCGGAGATGTTCATGATACAGGCGTGCAGCGACGCGGTGGCCGCATTCCCGCCGCCCGTGGCGCAGGCGGACGCGCGCGGCATGATCCTGGGGCACTGGTGGCAGAGCCTGTGCGCCACGCGCGCGGGCCAGGGCCTGTGCACCGACGTGGCGGCGTCCGCGCTCATGTACCGCACGTACTGCTACGGCATGGCTGTGGAGCTGCCGGAGCTCGCGCTGGTGTGCGCGGTGTGCGACCCCGCGGCGGAGCTGCCGGACGGCTGGGACGCCACCCTGGGGGCGCTGTTCCAGCACCTGCCCATGCCGCTGGCGGAGCTGCGGCGCGCTGTGCTGGAGGGGGCCGCGCAGCCCCAGGCGCAGCCGGAACCCCAGGCGCAGCCGGAGCCGGCGCCAAAGATTGCCGCGCCGCAGCCCATCCGGCCCGCAGTGTCGGGGCCGTCGTGGGCGGACGAGATGGAGGAAGACGACGCCGACTAACACTGTGAACCCCCGACGCGGAAGAACAGCGCGTATTCACGACGCTCAATAAACACCCCTTGGCACGCATGGGCTTTTCCCTGCTGGACCAGTACTCGCTGCTGCACTTTGCCGCGGGCGTGGTGGCGTACTTTTGGGCCGTGCCCTTCTGGTGGTGGCTGGCGGGGCACGCGCTGTTTGAGTACGCCGAGAACACGCCCGCGGGCATGGCGGCCATCAACGCCCTGCCGCTGTGGCCCGGCGGCAAGCCCGCCGCGGACAGCCGCCGCAACAGCCTGGGCGACAACCTGGCGGCGGCGGCGGGGTGGCTGGCGGCTGCCGCCCTGGACGCCGCCGCGGGCAGTCCGTACCGCCACTTTGATTGACGACGCGATTTGATTGACCACCGACAAGCGCTGCGCTTTTACAGCGTTCCGATTCATCACAGGACAACCACACCCAACAAACAAACAACAGCCAAGATGGTCGCCACCCAACCCACCGAGTCCAACCCCGACACCACCGTCACCGTCAAGGAGGCCGCACTGCCCGTGCCCCTGACCGTGCCCGAGCCGCACACCGAGACGCTGCGCAGCCTGCTGTGCTGCCTGCAGCAAGTCCTGGAGGCGCTCAACGCCATGGCGCCCGCTGGTGCTGCGCAAAGTGCTTCGCAGTCGCCGGAGGCTCCACAAGGGGCTTCGCAGTCGCCAGAGGCTTCACTGGAGGAGCGCTACAAGGATGCCCTAGATCGCATCAAAGCAGGCAACCCCTGGATCATCGAGAATGCTGTTCTGCAGTACAACAACTACCAGCTGCTGCACTGGCTTGCAGAACAAGACAGTAGTAACACGCTGCATAACATTTACACGGGGTTCTTTATCCCACTTGAGACAAGCACCTCTGTGTTGGCCACCGCGTGCGATCATGGCAGCGTGGACGTGGTACGATACCTTGTGGCCAACGCGGGCTTGTCCAAGGATCACCTGTGCGACCGCAAGGTGTTGACCCAGGCAGTCATGTCGTCTGAGATTGACGTCGTGGCCCCCGTGTTGTCCGCCGCGGACTACGACGAGCGCATCCTGCAGCACGTCATGGAGGAGCAGCCCGACATGGTGTTGGGGTTGTTGAAGGAGCTCGACTTCCCCGAGGCGGCGGTGCAGCAAGTCCTGGACCACCACCCCTGCGCTGCCCGCCTGGTGCAGCAGCTGGCTGCAAAGTGAAACAACTTAATTAACAGACTCGTGACGCACAATAAATGCTCCTTTATTCATTCTCGCTTCAGCGCTTTTACGACTGACGGCTCTCACTGGCGCCCCGGGGCTAGCTGACGGACGCCTCCCCCATGTACGTGGGCCGCATGGTGAGCGCCGTCGCGCGCGCCTGGTAGTCCGTGTTGCCCGCCCGCTTCTTGCACGGCACGGGCTGGACGACGCGCGGCTGCGTCTCGGGCGCGCGCGCGGGCATGGCCACGCCGCCCATCTCCCGCGCGGGCCGCGCGCTCTTGGAGATGCAGAAGCCCTGGAAGGGCGAGTTCTCGTGCCCCTCGCCCACGCGCACGGGCGTGATGTACTGGTACGAGTCGTCGGTGCCGCGCCACGGGTCCGCCAGGTCGCCGTCGCGGTCCAGGTTGTACGCGCCGCCCGCGCCCGGCAGGTCGCCCGCCACCTGCGTGTGCGCCAGGGCGCTGTTGGGGGACGCCTCCATGGCGGCGCGCAGCGTCTCGGCCAGGTCGGTCTCGTACGCAAAGTGCAGCTGGCCGGTGGTGTGGTTCTCCACGGCGTACAGCGCGCCCGTGTACGTGGCGCCCTCCGTGAGGGCGCGCAGCGTGTCGGGCAAGTCCACGCGGTACACGCGCAGCGCCGTGGCGGCCGTCTCGGACGACGCGGCGCCCGTGTAGTCCACCGCGATGGCGCGGTCCACCTCCAGGGCGTCCGAGTTGGGGTTGAGCAGCGCGGCGGCCATTGTTGGCCCGCCAACGTTGGCCACGGGGATGGCCATGACCTCCTTCAGGTACGGGCGCAGCTGGCGCAGCGTGGCGGTGGTCTGCGCGGCGCCCGTGGAGGGCATGGCGGACGCGGGCGCCCACGCCGTGTCGGTGCGGCCGCGCTGCGTGGGCGGCACGTACGGCGCGGGCCGCATCATGTTCTGGAAGCCCACAAAGCCGTTGGGGCGGCCGTCCAGCACGGGCTCCACGCTGTAGTTGCCGTCCCGGTTGCCCCACACGGACGCGGCCGCGATCTCGCGCTCCCGGTTGCGCCGCCCCTCGGCGTACAGCGCGTCGCCCCACCGGTTGGAGCCGCCGTCCGCGCCGGGCAGGTTCTGCTGCACCTCGCGCTTCTGGGGAGGCGGCCGGTTGAAGTCGATGCCGCCCTGGTGGGCGATGAGCTGCGGGTTGGCGCGCCGCAGCTGCTCGGGGTCCATGGACTTGTCCGTGTTGGGGGGCGGCAGGTCGTCCTCGTACGTCTCGTACATCTTGCCGTCGTTGGTGTTCACAAACACGCCCGTCAGGTGCTTGCGCTCGTAGAACTGCGTGGCGTTGTTGTTGTTGAACAGGCCGTCGCCAAACAGCCCCCACTGCGCCGCCTTGCCCAGCGGGCGGAACGCCTGCGTGTCCGCCGCCACCACCGCCACGGGGTGCTGCACGTTGGTCTGGGACAGCTGGTTGAGGCCGCGGCGCGCCTGCTGGTTCTCGCCGGGCGCCAGCACGGCGCACCCCAGGCTGCCCGCGGCGGGGTTGGCGGCCACGGGCGAGCAGCTCTGCTGCGCCGCCGCGAGGTAGCGGTGGTCGCGGCTCATGGCGGTGCGCAGCCCCGCGTTGGGGTGCTCATTGGGGATCTGCAGGCCGCCGTACCAGTCCTGCACCGCGTCGCCCAGGTACTGGCTGCCGCCCGTGGCGGCGGAGCGCACGCTGTTGTAGTTGGCGGGCGGCACGCCGTTGGCCAGGCCAAACCCGGTGTCGGTGTACGTCATGGGGATGACGGTGTTGCGGGCGCCCTGCAGCAGCGCGTCCTGCGCGTACAGCAGGCCCGGCGGGTTGATGCCCAGGTAGTCTGCGTCCATGCCTTTTACAGGGCGGCCACATTTTGCGGCCATGGGGACCACCAGCGCAGCCGGGGCGGCTACCGTGACGCCGGGGCTTGACTTTGATTGACCCACTCAGTGCCGCTGTGTTCATGGCTTGACTGACTGGTTCATAACTGCAATTTCCTGCGCCACCTCACCAGAAAACTCGCCGCCATGGACACTGCACCCCTCCTCAACAAAGTCAGCCAGCTGTCTGCACTGTGCGCGCAACTTCAGGCTCAGCTGAGTGTGACGCACGCAAAACTTGTGGTGGTGGAGCCGCAAGTTGAAGATCCCCTGTTGCCGTGGTTGCGCGAGGTCACTGCAGACTGGACAAGGGATGAAGCGGTGCTTATGCTGAGCAACATGCACAGATTGCCCGACAACCTTGCGGACATTAGGTTGGCGCTACTCAAGCACCTTCACGTGACGTTTGGCCTGACCAAGTCCGATGCGCGGGCCCAAGATAACTACGCGCTGCGATGGTGCGCCGAGAAAGGTCACTTGGAGGTTGTGAAGTACCTCAAGGAAGCATTTGGCCTGGACAAGTCTGATGCGCAAGCGGACGACAACTACGCGCTGCGAATAAGCGCCAAGAATGGTCACTTGGAGGTTGTAAAGTACCTCAAGGAAGCCTTTGGCCTGGACAAATCTGATGCGCAGGCCCAAGACAACTACGCGCTGAAATGGTGCGCCGCGAATGGTCACTTGGAGGTTGTGAAGTATCTCAAGGAAGCAATTGGCCTGGACAAGTCCGATGCGCGGGCCCAACACAACTACGCGCTGCGATGGTCCGCCGCGAATGGTCACTTGGAGGTTGTGAAGTATCTCACGGAAGCCTTTGGCCTGGACAAGTCCGATGCGCGGACCCAAAACAATTTCGCGCTGCGATGGTGCGCCGAGAAAGGTCACTTGGAGGTTGTAAAGTACCTCAAGGAAGCATTTGGCCTGGACAAGTCTGATGCGCAAGCGGACGACAACTACGCGCTGCGATGGTGCGCCGCGAATGGTCACTTGGAGGTTGTAAAGTACCTCAAGGAAGACTTTGGCCTGGACAGGTCCGATGCGCAAGCGGACTACAGCAACGCGCTGAAATGGAGCGCCGAGAAAGGTCACTTGGAGGTTGTGAAGTACCTCAAGGAAGCCTTTGGCCTGGACAAGTCGCCGGGACCAAGGTCGGCGGACATGCTCATTGCATCGCTGAAGCGCAAGCGACCTGCCTTGTGAACACTCAAACACCCAATAAACACATTTTTTTGTGCAACCCAAATTCAAGGCGGCTAGCGTGACGCCACCACGGCCACCAGCACGACCAGCACCACCGCCGCAATGGTCACGGCCACAATCACCGCCGTGGACACGCCCTGGGGCTTCTTGGGGGTCTCGGGCTCGTCGGGGTTCTGGGGGCCCTCGGGGTCGTCTGCAGGGCTGTCGCTGGTGGACGCGCCGCACTTCTGCTCCAGCTTGGCCTGCACCTGCGCCACGGTGTCGCCCGCCACGTTGATGCCGCCTATTTCTTGCTTGCAGAACACGGTGGTGGGGCACGCGCGCGCGTCCGCCTCCATGCGGGGCGTGCGGTACGCGTTGGGGTCCTCGATGCACTTGTCGTAGAAGCACACGTACGACGACATGAAGGGCTTGGCGGACGCGCGGCTCTGCGACCCGTCCTCGTTCTCCGTGACCGTCACCAGCTGGCGCCAGATGGAGCTGTACCGCGCAAAGTCGTCCGTCTCGGGGAAGCGGTAGCACTTGCACCGCTCCGGGATGGCGTCGCGCGGGTACGCGGCGCAGAACCGCCGGATGAGCTCCGTGCGCGTGTACTCGTCGGGGCTGAGCGCGAGCCGCTTGCACTGTGTGTTGCTGGACAGCGCGTCAAACATGGCGATGGGGCCCAGGCCGGGCACGCGGCTGTGCTCCTTGGCGCAGTCCGCGATCTGCCGCTCCGTGGCGTCCCTCTTAGCCTTGTTGGCGTCATTGGCCGTGGCCGGGTGGGCCGTGGCGGCGCGCATCGACATGGGTGGGCTTTATTGCGTCAGTGTTTATTGCGGGGGACCCGGGCGTCACTTCTTGGGCACCGCCTTCCAGTAGCCGTGCACGCACGCCTTGTCCGGCGGCGGCGGCCCCACCGGGCACGTGCCCTTCTCGTGGTTGGGGTACGTCTCCATGTTGTCGCGGCGCTTCACGGGGCGCTTCCGGGCCGCCTTGGGGCTCTTGGGTGGGCTTCGCGCCGCCTTGGGGCTCCTCCGGGGACTTTTGGGCGGGCTCTTGCGTGGGCTGGCTTTAGCCTGAACGACTGCCGCCTTGCGTGCCCTGATGCGGGGCCGCACCGCCAGCGTGCCCTCCAGGCGGTTAATGCGGTCCTCCAGGGAGCGCTCCGCGGCGGCATCTCCGCCCTTGCGCCGCAGCCGCGTCAGCTGTGCATTGAGATCCGCCAGGCGGTCCTCCTTGCTGCCCTTTGGCCGGATGCGCGGCGCCTTGGGGCTGGCTTTTGCCTTGGGTGACCCCTTGGGGCTGGGGGTTGCCCGCTGGAGTGCCGCGCGCCGCAGCTCCTCCAACCCGGCGTTCATCTTCCTGTAGTTTTTGGCCAACCGCTCCGCGCCTGCGGCATTGAGGCTCTCCCCCTTGGTGGCGCGGCGCAGCAGGCGGTCCGTCTGCGCCATGATCTCGTGCACGCGGTCCGCCTTCTCCCGCAAGGCCACCTTCTCGGGCGTGGTGGCGGCCACCACCACGGCCTTGTCGGCGTTCTCCTTCAGGTCGGGCAGCGCTGTGGTGCGCAGGAACTTGCGCATCTTGGCCATCTCCGCCACGTCCAATGCGGGCGCCTTGGGGCTTCCCCGTGGACTTTTGGCGGGGCCCTTGGGCGGGCTCTTGGGTGGGCTGGCTTTAGCCTGAGTGTCTGCCGCCGCGTGGCGCCAATCGGCCGGGATCTTGGGGCTGCCCTTCCTGTCCCATCTGGGCGGCGCGGGCTCTGGGCGCTTCTCTGCCCGCGCCAGATCCCTCTCCAGGATGTAGATGCGGTCTATCAGCTCGTGCTCTGCCTTGTGGTTTCTGACGGGTTTGGCGCGCAGCTTCTTCAGCGCGTCCTTCAGGCTCTGCATGCGGTTCTTGATGAACACGTCCGTGCTGATGCGCGGCTCCTTCCCGAGCTTGGCTGCCGCTTCCAACCCCGTCATGATGCCGTACCGCTCACTTTTGGACTTGCGCGAGTCGTAATCCGCAATCCTCAGTTGCTCCTCCAGGGGCAGGTTGAAGAACTCTGGGTTCTCTTCCAGCACCTCTATCTGCTTGGCCTTGGCTTTGCCCTTGCCCTTGTCCTTGGCTTTGCCCTTGTCCTTGGCCTTGGCGGGTGCGGCGGGTGCAACCTGGGCGGGCTGTGCAGGTGCGGCGGGTGCAACCTGTGCGGGCTGTGCAGGTGCGGCGGGTGCGGCGGCTGTGAACGTCATGCCTGCAGGCGCGGCGTCCACGCGGCCCAGGAATGTGGGGACAATACGCTTGGGTGGCATGGCGCTTTTATTGGTCTGCACAATTGGGCTCCGGCGCGCCCACCCGCGCCTGCCGCGCAGCCTGCATTTGGGCGTGCCGCGCCGTCAGCTGCGCGTGCAGCACAGAGGGCTCAAAGGCGGTGCGCGGCTGGGGCGGCGGCACGCGCCGCAACCCCGCCAGCTGCTGTGTGACCTGCTGCTGCGTCAGCAGCACGGGGCACGTCTTGACGGTGAAGTTGGCGGGCAGGTTGCGCGCGGGCGCGGCGTCGGGCCACCAGAACCAATTCCACAAGAACATGGCGGCTTTCTTGAGGGCGCGGGACAAAAGCGCCCCTCGCCACGGCGCCGCCCTTACTCGCTTACGCGTTCACTCGCTGTCGCCCTTACTCGCTTACGCGTTCACTCGCTGTCGCTGTCGCTGGCCACGTCGTCGTGGCACGGGCAGAACACGCACGTGAACGGCACGAGCGGCACCAGCACCAGGAAGCCCAGGCACGGCGGCAGCCACGGCAGCGCGTCGTGGATGGCCGCCATGACGCCGATGGGCTCCGCCACGGCGGTGGCGTCCACCACCACCAGCGTGCCCTTGGTCCAGCCGGGGGCCCGGAACTGCGCCAGCCACGCCCGCATGGCCGCCGCCGTGACCTCCACGGTGTCCATGTACACCACCACCTCCAGCGCGGCGCGCGCCTTCACGGCCGCTATGAGCGTGTGGCGGTGCGCCTCGCCCGTGTCCCCCGCCTGGCTGTGCGCAAACAGCACGCGCGCCATTTAGTGGGGGCAATGCGGTGTCGTCCGCGGCGCCACCACAGCTACGGTGTCTTTGCAGGCGCTCCGCAGCCCGGAGCGTCCGCGCGTACGCCCCGCGTGCCCCTCACCCCGTAAAGCATGGACTGGATTGACGCGTGCGAGGAGCGCACCGCGTACTTGACGGCATCCCTGGCCACAGAGGCCCCGCCGCCGCCGTCCTGGGCGGCAGAGCCCAGTCAAACAGCGCTGTACCCGTGGCAGCGCGCCACGCTGCTGTGGATGGCCGCGCAGGAGGAGCGGCGCACCGTCACCGTGAACAGCGTGACCGTCACCGCCGCCGCGCCGGGCGGCCTGGTGGCGTCCGCCGTGGGCACGGGCAAGACGGCGGTCGTGGTGACGCACCTGCTGGAGCGCGCCACAGCCGCGCGGCCCGCGCTGGTGGTGGTGCCCGCGCAGGTGGAGCAGCAGTGGGCGGACGAGTTTGAGCGCGTGGGCGCCGCCGCCGGCACGCCCGTGGCGGTGCTCACCAAGCCCGCCAAGCAGCGGCGGGGCGCCCCGCCGGAGCAGCGCTTTGTGGTGTGGCGGTGCACCACGGTGCGGCAGTCGCGCACGCCGCCGCCCGGGTGGCGCGTGCTGCTCATCACCTACTCCTTTGTGGCGCTGCGCTTCTCCGCCATGCAGGGCGGGCACTGGGCGCTGGACATACCCGCGTGGGTCGCCGCGGCGCCCGCGTACGCCGCGGAGCACGGCCTGGAGACCTGTCTGCACGACCGCACGTGGGGCTGGATGGTGTACGACGAGGTGTGCGAGGCGCACACGCAGCTGCCGCGGTGGCAGCAGGAGCTGCTGGAGGCCGTGCCCGCGGAGCACGTGTGGGGCGTGTCGTCCACGCCCGTGGACTTGGCGGCGGTGTGCCGCACGCTGCGGCTGAGCGTGTCGCGGGAGGACGCGGTGCGCGCCGCGCTGCGCCGCGAGCCCTGGCAGCCGGGTGCGCTGCTGGCGTGGGCGCTGCGCTACACCAAGGCGGTGATGGCGCACGTGCGCGTGCGCGCGCACGTAGCAGACCTGCAGCTGGGCACCACGGAGCGCCAAGTTTTAGAGTTCATGGAGCTGTCGGGCGCCATGGGCTCGTTCCGCCGCCGCGCGCTCGTGTGCACGGACGTGGCGGCGCTCATGGCGGAGCTGACCCGCGGCGACCCCGAGGACACTTCCCAGAACGCAGAGCCGCAGTACGCGCGCGTGACGCGCGACGCCTTCTGGGCGGCCATGCTGCGCGCCACGGAGGCCAAGCGCGCGGCCACGGCTCAGAAGCTGCAGGCCGCGCGAGCGCGCGTGCAGGAGCTGGCCATGGTGTCGCAGGCACTGCCCGGCGACGGCGGCGTGCTGCGGCAGCTGGCCGAGGCGCAGGGGGCGGAGGCGCGCCTGTCGCGCGAGGCGGCCCACATCCAGCAGCAGGCGCAGTACATCGAGGGGCTGGAGCGGCGCGTGGCGGAGGCGGAGGCCAACCCGTGCCCCATCTGCATGGACGCCATCCCGGCGGGCGGGGTGGCGGTGACGCCGTGCGCGCACGTGTTCTGCGACGGCTGCCTGCTGCCGTGGGTGCGCAGCCACGGGCGGTGCCCCATGTGCCGCGCGGACGTGCGGGAGGCGGCCGTGCAGGTCATTGTGGCGGCGAGTGAAGTCCCTGGCGGAGACGTAGTTGCCAGTGAAGGCGCAGGGGGGACTGGAGGCGGAACTGGAGCCGGAGGCGGCACTGGCGCCCGCGAGTACTCCACCAAGATCCGGTACCTGCTCACGCAGCTGCGCGTGCTCTTCGCGTCCACGGACGACAAGGCCATCGTGTTCTGCGACTACCCGGGCACGGTGCGCACCATCCAGGGCGTGCTCACCGCGGAGGGCATCGCGTGCACCGACCTGGTGGGCAACGTGTACTGCAAGAACAGCAAGCTGCGCGCCTTCCGCGCGGACCCCGCGGTGCGCGTCATGTTCCTGCACACGGGCACGCACCACACGGGCATGGACCTGTTCTGCGCCAACCACGTGTTCTTTGTGAACGCGGTGCAGTCGCCCGACGTGGTGCAGCAGGCCGTGGGGCGGTGCGTGCGGCTGTCCCAGACCAAGGACGTGCACGTCACGTTCCTGGTGGTGCCGCAGGTGGAGACGCCGCCCGACCTGGCCGCCACGCTGGGGCCCTTCTACGTGGCGCCTGTGGGCAACGTGGAGCCGCCTGTCGACTCCGGGGCGCCTGTCGACTCCGGGGAGCCCATGGACTTGATTGACGCGTCCGTTTGATTGATGCAGTGCGCCCCACATGACAGTGTTGCAGTGTTACCGATTTATTAAACCATGGCTGCCCAAGTTGCTTCCCTGTGCTCCCAGATCCAGACCATCTGCGCCCAAATCCAGGCCGTGGCGCAGCCCGCTGACCCAGTCGCTGCGGCCATTGGCGAAGCCGTCAGTGAGATGTGCAAGGGGTGGACGCGCGAGGACGCAAAGAAAGCCCTCAGCGGTGTCCTGGAGTACAGCGGTGATGACGCACGCTACATTCTCCCCATCCTCAAACACCTGCACGTGCACTGCGGCTTGACCGCCGACGACGTGCGTGTACGAAGCAACGCCGCTCTCCACCTCAGTGCCCAACTTGGGCGCCTGGATGTCGTACGGTACCTGCGGGAAGGGTTTGGGCTGACAGCCGAGGACGCCCGAGCCGACAACAACTTTGCCCTGCGGGAAGCTGTAAAAAACGGCCACTTGGAGGTGGTCAAGTACTTGCACGAGGGGTTTGGCTTAACGGCAGAGGACGCGCGCGATATGCGGAATGAAGCCCTGGTGTGCAGCGTTCGCAACGTGCCCATCATGCGGTACCTGCGGGAATGTTTTGGCTTGACGTCGGAGGACGCTCGCATGTCGGCGACGCTCCTTGCGGCTGCCATGTATGACAAGGTTGAGGCTCTCAGGTACCTCAAAGAGGCGTTTGGCTTGACGGCAGTAGATGTCAAAAAGAACATCGCGTTGGAGTCCGCAGCCAAGTATGGTCACTTGGAGGCACTAAAGTACCTCATAGAGGGCTTTGGGCTCACGGCTGAGGATGTCCGCGAGTCAAATGTGAGGCAGGGTGATTGTAGCGACGAGATCCAACAGTACTTGAAGGTCGTTGTACTCAAGGACCCGGCTACATGCCTGCTGGACGGCCTGAAGCGCCACCTGGGGCAATAAAAATAAATTCCATTTATTTGAGCACATTGGGACCACAAATGGCCGGCCTACAGCAGCGTGGACGCCTCCAGGTGGGACGCGGGCTGCAGGCCCGGGCACGCGCCCGCCGCGGCGCGCTGCAGCCGCACCTGTATGTCGTCCACCTTGGCCTGCAGGCCCGGGAAGGGGGCGCACGCGTCCGCCAGTGCGGCGTCGCCGTGCATCTCCCGCAGCACCTGCAGGTACGCCGCCGCGTAGTTGGCGTGCGTGAGGCCCATGAGCAGGGAGCCGTCCTGCTCCGCGGCGGCGCCCCACCGCGCAGCTTGCCGCACCATGCCCGCCAGGCGGGAGCTGGGGTTCACGCCGCTGGGCGCCCACACGTACCGGATCACCACCAAAACAGTCAGCACGGCCGCCGCCACGTACGCGGCGCGTCGCGCAGCCTCGGGCAGCGCCCGCCACCACGACAAAAGGGTGTCCATGGCGCTTTTACAGGGCGCGCCCATTTTGGGGGCGATGCGCGCCCTCGTGGCGGCCGTGCCCGCGGTGCTCAGGCACACGGGCCTCACGCGCCAGGAGCGCGCCGAGGTGGAGGCGCAGGTGTTTGCGCACGCCGCGGTGCTGCTGCACGCCTACCTGGCGGCGCAGTCCCAGCTGGCGCAGCCCATGGACGCCGTGATCGTGGTGTGCTGCGCGCTGGGCGTGAAGCTGGCCGTGGACGACAGCGTGGTGTCGTTTGCCGACTTGGCGGAGCTGCCCGGCGCCCAGGAGCTGCCCGGCCCACAGGAGCCCCGCAACTTACAGCCCCCCGGCGCCCAGGAGCCCCGTTCCCCCCAGGAGCTCTGTTCCCTGGAGCGCGCCATCCTGGCGGCACTGGACTACCGCCTGCTGGCCCACTGCGTGCACAGCCACTAGGCGCGGCGCACTAGTCACGGGCGGTGCACTACAAGCGGTGCGTCTTGTTGAACCGCACCAGCGTGCCGCACGCCGCCGTGACGCCCGGTGCCGCGCCCACTGCCTGCGCGTCAAAGTCGGCGCCCACGTGCCGCGCCCACGCCGCCCGCTGCTCCTCCGTGAGCGGGTCGCCGGGCAGGTCGGCCGCCTCCGGCGTGGTGACGGGCAGCGTGATGACGCCCATCTGGCACAGCAGGCGGTTGCGCGCCAGGTCCGGGTCGGGCTGCTCCTCCCCTGCCGGCTCCTGCGTCGCCTGGAGGTCCTGCGGCGTGGCCGGGTCGTACGCCAGCGGCACCGCCTGGGGGTGCACCAGCCGGCGCCCCGCCGCAAACAGGCGCGCGCTGTACACCACGTCCGTGGACGCCGCCGCGCCGCACAAACAGACATCGAACGGCAGCCACGCGTCCGCGCGCCCCGCGGCAAACACGGTGCTGATCACCGCCGCGGGCATGTCCATGGAGGCGCGCGCCGAGTACACCGCGGCGTGCGGCAGCTCCGTGTCGGGGTGGAAGCGCGGCGCCAGGGCGGTGAAGCACGGGAAGCGCGTATTGGGGCTCGTCAGGATGCAGTGCGGCGCCGCCGCGGCCTCAATGGTGGCGTCCCAGCCGGGGTGCACGGCGTTGTTGCCCGCGGGCTGCCGCAGGTGCACAACGCAGCCAGAGTGGATACTGTTCGCCAGGATGCCGCGCGCGCAGTCGTCTGACGCGCACGCCGCGTGCCGCGTCTCGTGCACGTGCACGTTGGTGGCGGACACGTGCAAGTTCACAGCCTGCAGCTGGTCGCGCGCGTACGCAGCCACGGCGGCGCCGTGCCCCGGCGGCACCGCCAGGAAGGCGTGCACGCGCAGCGGCTGGGCGGCCGCCAGGAACAGCTGCGTGACAAAGTCCAGCGCCGTCCTGGTGGGCGCGGGCAGCGGCAGGATGACGCTCACGGGGCCGCCCAGGCCGCCGGCGGACGGCTTGCCCTGCGTGTCCCGCGGCCGCAACGCCAGGATCACCAGGATTACAACAACTAGAATCGGGATAGCAACGCCCAGCTGGCCAACGTCGCCCAACGGCCCAGCATCGCGGAGCGGCATGGCTTTATGAGGGCGGCCACCACGGCGGCGGGACGCGCCAGCGCGCCACCGGGCTGACATTTGGCGCAGCTGACATTTGGCGCAGCCCCGGGGTTGGCGAAGCCCTACCACGCCAGGTCGGCCAGGTCCACCTCCACGGGCTCGCCCTCGAGGCGGGATCCTCCAGCAGCCGGCGCTACACGCGATTCTCGCGCGTCCCACACGGGCGCCGTCGTTTCCACCTCGTGCAGCCCCGACACGCTGCCAAAGTACATGGCGTCCGCGAGGCCAGGGACGCGCGGCGCCAGCGCCGCGTACGCCGCTTGGACAGCCACCATGTCCGCGGGGTTGCCCGCCCTGTCGGGGTGGCACCGCAGCACCGCGCGCTTGTACGCGGCGCGGATTTGCTCCGCCGTGGCGTCCCGTGACACCCCCAGCGTGGCGTGCGGGTCCATTTGACCACTACCGGCATTGCCGGCCAGGCCAGCGGGGCGCACAGACAGAAATGTAAGCAATAAAGATTTATTTTACTTTGCAAACTGCAACACGGGCTCAGAGCACACAACAGTTTCTTCCTTACTCCACTCCGAAGAGCAGACTGTGCCACCCGGGGTCACCATGTGGTAATGACATGTCCTGATGATACCTGGACCTAACTGGCGAACAGTACTTTTGCACACCACAATGTCGTCATTTGTGCCGTTCACTAGTTCGTCGCCCTGCTCCACTGTGTGTTCATACAGGTCAAACTTGTAGCCCGGTATCTGGGCACACAGCGCAGGTTCCAGAGTGCCCGCAATGCACATCACATCCCGCGGATCGCCCAGTTTCTTGAGGGTGTCAGCATGGTGCATAAAAGTCTTGTTTGGTCCAATGGTTGCCAGCGGTACAAACTTGCCATTATGCACCAACGCAAACTCCACAGACTGAGTCAAGCATCCCGTGTTGATGCGTCGAATCATGTCGGGTGACCCAAGAAAACACGTCACGGAGCGACCGTCCCAGCACAGCAACTTTCCCACCGACGTCCTGGGTGTCTGAATGGGTTGGGGCGCGTTACCCTGGACTGATTCGGCAGGGCGGTCGCTGGACAGGGCCAAAAAGGCAGCCGCGGTGGCAAAGTGGCGGCCTTCCAGGGCGTGCCACTCGGCCAACTCAGACTGGTCCAGGTCGTCCACGGGGATTACGCCCTGGTTGATCACCACATAGATGTGGTATGGGTAAAGAGAGGGCACTTTGGGAAACCACGGCTCGGGCCTCAGGAACACCTTGTACTCGCACTTGCGCATGCGGGCAGTCAGCTCCTGTACGAATTCGGCCACCCACGCCGCCTTGGTGGGCGTGTCTACGCCCTGGATAATGAGCTGGCGGATGCAGCCGCTGAATCGCCGGAACACATAGTCGGCCGTGGCGTGCAGCTTGAACTCGTCAAAGAGGGGTTGGATGTTGGTGCGCATGGCTTGCAGATGGCTTACAGATGGCTTGCAGATGGGTGCAGGAATGGTTTGCAGAGTGGTGGCACAGGGGCTTATATAGACACTGGGCCAAGTATTTTGATTGGGACCATAGCGACACTATTTTGATTGGGACCATAGCGACAATCAGCGACACTATTTTGATTGAGTACCAGTTGTCGCGACCAGATAAATGTCGCGATTTCAGTGCACTCAATAAACATGGCGTCCACGGTGATACCCGTTGTGAGCGCGGTGCTCGGCACAGCCCTGGCGCTGGCTGTGGTTGTGGGCGCGCGCGCAGCGCAGCAGCCGCAGGAGGAGCATCGTTCTGCGGTCTTTGGCGGCCAGCCAGCGGAGCAGCAGCCGCTGGAGAAGGTTTTTTCTGCGGTCTTTGGCGGCCAGCCAGCGGAGCAGGAGGAGGATCGTTCTGCGGTCTCGGGCGGCCAGCCAGCGCCAGCCACGTTTGGCGACTACCTTGAAGCCCGACAAAAGTGGGAGGGCGAGCAGACTGCAAAGTCACCGCAGCAGTCAGGCGGGAGCTCACCCTTGACGTCGGTGGACGAGGACCTAGACGCGGTCTTTGGTGCGCAGGCGCAGCAGCCAGCGTCATCGGGCGGGAGCTCACCCTTGACGTCGGTGGACGAGAACCTAGACGCGGTCTTTGGTGCGCAGGCGCAGCAGCCAGCGTCACGAGCCGCGGAGGCGAGGGCACCAACCCCGGGCATGGGTGCGGTGTCGTCCGTGGCGGTGCATGTGCCGCCGCGGGCGCTCAAAGACAGAAGGTTGTGGGTTGAGCGCCAGTTCCCCTCGTGGATCGCCGCGGTTGGGGGTGATGGAAGTTACTCCTTCACGAGCGACGACGCGAATGTGCGCCACATGGCCGCCGCGCCCCTGCCAGAGACCGTGCTGGCGTGCGCCATGGGCGACTTTGTGAACCCGCAGGAGCTCATGGGCGCGCTGTCCACTGTCTGGCAGGAAGCTGGCGACACGTTCAAAGTGGCCCAGACGTTCAAACGGGTGGTGCAGCGGCAGCTGGTGCCCATGCCGACCGCGGGGAAACTCCCCGTCACCATTACCAACACGGAGCGGAAGGTCACACTGACGCTGTCGCAAGAGATTGGCCGCGCCGACTTTGGCATCGTGTACATGGGCATGCTCTCCACCACCGGGCTGCAGACGCCTGTGGTGGTCAAGGTGTTGAGGGACGACCGCGGCGACAAGCTGATGGAGGAGGCGATGGTGCAGGGCATGCTGTGGTGCACCGCAAACGACGCACGGCTGACACCCAACCCCATCCCCAAGCTGGTGTTGCCCATGATGATGGGCACCAAACCGGCCATCGCCATGGAGTACGCGGGCGTGACTGTGCGCAAGTGGATTGACCGCGCCACGCCGCGCCAGATGTGGTTCGTGCTGGCCAACCTGGCGCGCGCGCTGGGCGTGCTGGGCCGGGCTGCGGGGTTCACGCACGCGGACATGCACTTGAACAACCTTACAGTCCTGCCCACGGCAGACCCGCAGGCCATCACGCTGGATGGCGTCACGTTCAAGGAGCCGCTGCGCGTGTTCATCATCGACTTTGGGCACGCGTGCCTGACGTGGCCGGGCGGCCAGCTGGGGCCGGTGGAAACGAACCACATCGCGTTCTGCAGCAACACGGAGGGCGCCGCCGACTTGGCATACGTGCTGTTTTCCCTGGCGGCGACAGCCAACGAGCGCAAGGCCACAGATGCGGCGTGGGACGGCACCGCGCACGCGCTGGTCGAGACGGTGATGGGCGTCATAAAGAGCGCGGGCGCGTCGGGAAAGTTCAACGTGCACTCCAAACGGGATTTGTACCACCTCACACCCCATTTCTGGCAACCCAGCGATTTGCCCAAGAACCAACACGCGTTGATGAACGCCGCGCACGCCAACACGCTCACGACGCCGTCGTACGTGATGGAGCTGTGCAGGCGGCAGCTGCTGGGGTTGTCACAGGGTCAATAATTTTTATTGGGCGTTATCCACAGTGGTGGCCTGGATGTGCCCCTTTCCGTCGCAGGCGATGGTCTGCACGTGTTTGGCCGTGTGGATGTGGATGGTCCACTCGCAGGAGTCGCTGAGATGGATCACGTTGACACCGGGGGTGGCGCGGCGTCTATTAATGGCACAGCTGTCCGCATCCATGTCTTTACTGGTTGTGTGTGTAAAGGCGGTGCGCGCGAGACGCGGTCCAGGGGCCGTCGGGGGAGCCGTCAGGCCCTCAGGAGCTGCGCCTCAGTAGCACAGCTGCGCGCCCGCCGTGGAGGACGTCACGAACGTGAGCGTGCCGCTCCAGTCCTTGCCGTGGAAGTTGTACAGCGTGTGGTCGGGGTTGTACACCGCCATGGTGAGCGTCGCCATGCGGTGGTTGCCCTGCACGATCTTCTGCATGGGGTACAGCCGCTCGATGGCGTACGTGTTGTTGCGCAGGATGAGCTTGGCGAACACGTCCGTGCGCGTGGACCCCCGCCACGGGTGGCGGATGAACGTGGACCCCGACGGCTCCGCGATGACCCACAGCAGGTACGGCGGGCCGTCAAAGTTGTGCGCGTGCGGCGCCGCCAGCTCGCCGTCGGAGCCCGAGAACACCGCGGACGCGGGGAAGCCCATGACCGCCGCCAGCGCGGGCACGCCGTGCAGGTACAGATTCAGGGACGCGTTCTGGGACGCCCAGTCGCACACCGCCACCGTGTCGCCGTTCACGATGGCGGAGCCGTACATGTCCACCACGAACGTGAACGCGTCGGGCACGGCCACCACGGGCAGCGTGGACGCCGCGCCCGTCGTGGCGGTGAGGCTCACAAAGTCGCCCACCGACAGGCCGTGCGCCAGCGGCAGCGGGCCGATGGTGCCCTGCGGCGGCGCGCCCGCCACCACAATGACGTCCGTCTGGCACGGCGTGCCGCAGAAGCGCAGCGTGAACCGGCACTGCGCCTCCCGCCACAGCAGCCGCAGGTTGCCCGACCGCCACTGCGGCACGGTGCTGCACTCGCCGGGCGCGTAGCCCAGCGGCGCGCCCGTGTAGCTCAGCGCGCCGTTGTAGCACACGGGCTCAAAGCCCATGCGCTCCACCAGGTTGGGCGACACCACGGGGTCGTCCAGCGGCAGGCCCAGCGGCATGTTGGACGCGATGGTGAGCGTCTGCGTGGCGGCGGCGTACGTGACGGTGTACGTCTGGGACGGGTCCGCGGCGTTCATGGCCGCAGCCAGGTACGTCGCAAACAGCGTGGGCGTGTACGTGCCGTAGTCGATGGGGACCTGGAAGCACGCGCCCGCGGCGTTGGTGAAGGCAAACACCTCGCGGTCGCCGGCCGCGGCCGCGCACCCGCCGTTGAACACGAACGGGTTCCACGCGCGCTCCAGCTCGGGGATGAACGACGCGGGCGTATAATTTCCGGGCTGCAGCGTGAGCGTGGAGGGGCACGTGGACGCGCTGTAGTTGCCCGTGACGGCGTAGTTGGTGGTGAGCGGGTCACTACTGGGCGTGAGCGACAGGATGGCGCCCGTGCCGAACCCCATCTTGGCGGGCAGCGACGGCGTGCCGTGCGTGAGCGTCACCAGCATGTCGCGCCGCCCGTTGGACATGGACAGCGTGAACAAGTTGGTGGTGGGCGAGTACGTGACGCGCGCCAGCGGCGTGACGTCCACAAACGCCACCGCCAGGGCGGCGTTGAGCGCGGCCGTGAGCCCCGCGGCCAGCTGCGTGGGGTTGGGGTTGCGGGACAGCAGGTAGCCCGCGCCCGCGGCGGGCGCGCCCGCCACGGTGGTCATGGTGAACGTGGTGGCGCCCGTGATGACAACGGTGGCGTTGGTGGACAGGTTCTGCGCCGCGGCGTCCTGCAGCGTGGTGCCCTCCAGCGTGACGGCGGTCCAGCCGCCCGAGCGCGCCGCCACCAGGCCGTGCGGGAACGTGGTGGTCACGGTGGCGGTGGTGCCCGCCACGGCAATAGTGGCAGGGTTGAGCGTGGGCGGCACGGCGGCCACCACGGGCACCGCCGCCGCGCCCGCAGAGGGCGTCACGGACAGCGAGAACAGCTGGTTGCCGTCCTCCGCGGGCGTCACGTTGATGGCCGTGGAGATGCCCTGGTCGAACCGGATCTGCGACCACGCGTCCTCGATGGTCCACTGCGTGCACGAGGGCAGCTCGATGGAGCCCATGTGCAGCTGGTTCACGGGCGGGATGGAATTGGCGCCGTCGCCCGTCAGGGGCATGGTGAAGGCGTTGGGCTGGGGGTACACGGCCGTGTCGCGGTTGGCGGTGTGGAAGCACACGGTGTACTCCTGGCCAAACCCGCTGTTGCTCATCGTGGCGCTTTATTGGGGGCGGCACTATTTGGCCCGGCGGCGCAGGCGCGCCACGACCGCCCACGCGGCGCACGCCAGCACGATGACAGCCAGCGCGGCCATGACGGCGGTGTGCCACGGGTTCACGCGCCGCACGCCCTGGCGGGTCCAGAACCAGCCCCACCAGTGGCCGTTGGAGCTGCCCGGCACGTCGTCGTCCTCGCCGGGCGCGGCGGGGTCGCGCGCGTTGCGGTTGCCCGCGGCGGCGGGGGACACGCGGCACACCTCCCCGGGGTCGCCCGAGTTCCACGCGGGCACGGTGTACGCAAAGGGCGCGGCGCCAGCGCCAGAGCCAGAGCCCTCGGGGCACCAGCGCTCCCGCGGGAACACGCGGTGCACGCACCGGTTGCCGTGCGTGTACACCAGCGCCAGCGTGGCGTCCCGCGGCGGCACGCACAGCGTGGCGGTGGCGGGCACGTACACGCCCGTCTCGGGGTCCAGGCGCGCGCCGGGGATCTCGTACGCCGCGGCGCTGCCGTCCTCCTCGCCCGCAAGGGCCACCGTCACGGGGTACGCGTCTTGGTTGGTGAGCACCAGGCGCCGGTCAGTGGCGGCACACGTGGGCATCGCGTTTTCTGGGGGCGCGGAAACGGGTCATACACCCAGGGCGGCGCCAAAATGCGGCGGCCCAGTAAACCGCCATGGCCCTGGACCTGCCCCGCAAGCTGCGCATCACGCTGCTGTCCGTGCTGGTGTTCCTGGCCGTGTCCCTGCCGTGCACGTACCGCGTCACCAACGCGCTCGTGGGCGGCACCGCCACCATCTCGGGCACGGGCGCCGTGAGCCCCACGGGCGTGGGCCTGGCGCTGCACGCCGCCGTGTTTGGCGCCGTCACGCTGGCGCTCATGTACGCGCCCGCGCCGGCGTGAACCCTGCCACGCAACCATAAAATGGCGGCAGGCCCCCAGCCGAATGTTGCAGAACTGCACGGGGGTTTCACTGCAGCGCTGGCGGCGGCCGTGGCGGCGCACATGTCGGACGTGGTGCGCCCCACGCCGTCCGCGCAGTGGCTGGGCGCGCAGCCGTACGTCGCGGCGCTGGCCGCCATGCTGCCCCGCACGGTGGTGTGCGACACGGACGGCCGCGCCGTGACGCCCGTGGACCACCTGGGCAGCGCCCTGCCGTGGGACGCGCTGCAGCGCGGCTACTACGTGGACCTGGCGGCGCTGCCGGACGGGTGCGCCACGCCCGTGCGCCACCTGGGCGTGTACACCGCGGCGGTGGTGGTGACGCTGCCAGTCGGCGAAGCTCCCCAAATAAGCGAAGCTGCCCAAATAAGCGAAGCTGCCGCAATAACCCCAAAGTAAACCCTGCGTTTCAACCCCAGTTTGTAATGACCCGCGCATGCACAAAGGTTGTAATCGTTGTAATCGTTGACACCCATGGCGCAATCCCTTGGAGACCGCATGAAGGGCTATGAGCGCCAGTACGAGCAGCGCGTGCCCCGCGAGGAGTATTTAATGGTGCGCCTGGATGGCAGGTGCTTCTCCAGCTTCACGCGGCGCCTGGCCAAGCCGTACGACCACGGCTTTGGCGACGCCATGGCGGCCACCGTGGAGGACCTGTGCCGCGACTTTCACCCCACCGGCGCGTACACGCAGTCGGACGAGATCACCCTGTTCTGGGCGCCGCACTTTAGCGACGGCCAGGCGCTGGAGCACCCCTTTGACGGGCGGGTCGTGAAGCTGGCGTCCGTGCTGGCGGGGTTCACGTCGGCGCGCTTCTGCCACCACATGGGGGTCAGTGAGTGCCACTTTGACGCGCGCGTGTTTGGTGTGGCCAGCGCCAGCGAGGTGTGCAACAACCTGCTGTGGCGGCAGCGCGACTGCGCGCGCAACAGCGTGTCCTCGCTGGCGCAGTGCCACTTCTCCGCCAAGCAGCTGCACGGCAAGCACCGCGGCCACCAGCTGGACATGCTGCGGGAAGCCGGCGTGGACTACCAGGCGTACCCCGTGCAGTTCCGCCTGGGCGCGCTGCTGAAGCGCGTCCACGTTGACGGGGGCGCGTGTGAGCGATCCCAGTGGCGCAAAGTGCACCCAGAGTTCACGCCCGACTTGGTGGACGAGCTGGTTGCCCGGGCGTTGCCCGAGGGCGCTAAACTGCTGCAATAAATCGCCGCCAAGCCGCCGTGCCGCATTTGCCGCGCCCCCAGAAAACGCAGTCATGCAGAGCGGAATGCAGAGCGGAATGCAGAGCGTGCCGTGCGAGTTTGTGTTCCGCGGCCTGCCCCGCGCGGACGTGGACCGCCTGTGCGCCCTCACGCGCGGCGTGGACAAGGAGGTCGCCGCCGCGGACGCGCGCGTCAAGTCGCGCCTTCAACAAGTACAGGCGCAAGCCGCAGAAGCCGCCAAGGCGGCTGCCAGTGCGCAAGCGGCAGAAGCCGCCAAGGCACAGGCTGCAACTAACAAGGCCGCTGCAGCCACCCGGGAAGTCGACGCGTACCGCGGCCTGCCCGCGTACATGCAGGGCATCACGGCGCGCATGCAGGCGGTCACGGGCGCGCTGGGCGCTGCCGCTGCCGCCCTGGAACAAAGATCCGTGCCCGTGCAGGCTCCGCCCCCGTTCCAGGCTCCGCCGCGCCAGGCACAAGGCTGGGCCAAGTACCAGGGCAACATCGAGTTTCCCGCCGCGGAGTCAAATGTGGAAAACATGTTGGCACGTCGCCGGGACCCAGCATATGAGGTCGTGCGCACCACCCCGCAGTTGCAGCAGACACAGGCCGAGATCAGTCAGATGCCCAAAGGCGACCCCCTGAGGAATGCAACGGTTCGGGTTCTGCGGGAAGGCGTTATGACGCCAGGGACCATCCCCATCATCAACAGGGAGCTGGAAGGGCAACAGAGACGACAGGCCGAGGCGGCCGCCCGGCCCGCGTACATGGACCAGCTGGGGAATTGCTCCAAGAACCTCGACGAGCGACAGCGCAAGGAGTGCATCCTGAACGTCCTGAAGGCGGTTGCGGAGATGGAAACGCTGCCAGATGACAACACCGTCGCGGCGGTGAAGGGTGTGTTGAGCACCATAACGCCGTATGACGAAGGGGCAAAGGTGCTGCTGCAGACCGTGCTGGCTGCCTCTGGCCAAGAGTTCCAGCAAGCGCTGAAAGAGCTGGTTAGTGCGCTCAGCACAGAGACAATGGACGTGGACCAAGACCCAGTGGGCGATCTGTTCAAGCTCTCAGTGGGGAACACCGTGGATCAAGAATTAGATACAGTCGTGGAGTTCACCAACGCCGCCATGTGGCTCTTCACGGAACAGATGCTGGATGTGGACTATGCACGCATTATACCGCGTTTGCCCTTTGGAGCCGCCAAGCTCTTTGCCATGTACTACAAGAACTGGCTGGTGCGCGGGTGGGTGGGCGACGACTTGGACTCGTACATGGCGGCGATCAGGAACGACGAGGCAGCGTCACGGGAGCTACAGAACTGGCTGCGCGACAAACTGAGTGAGATGCTGCCACAGTACATTGAAGCCGTAAAGCGTTCTGCGGCGGCAAATGTGTCAACCGGCTACTTGCTGGAGACGGTAAGCGTAGTGCAGCGCGCTTTCCCACAGAATCCCGGGCTGCAGCAACTGCGTGTGGCACTAGAGACTTCCGTGGCCGTTGAAGAACAAAAAAAAACAGCCCCTAACCCCTTTGCCGGGCTGACTCCCCAAGTTCCCCCGCCGTTCCCACCGCCACCACCGTCCATTCCCGTGGCGCAGTCCAGCATCTTTGCAACCGCCGCGCCACTCACGCCGCTGCAACAGGAGATTGTGGACTATGCAAGGGCCACAGCGAACTTTGCGCCCGCCAGGAAGGTCGAGGGCACGGCCCGACAAGTCGCACTTGAGCTATACAACATGTACATGCGGAACCAGGGGGTGTTCAACAACACGCTGCTGGAGAAGGAAATCCACGGGTTAAAGGACGCTGACGCGAACGGCAAAGCCAACATGGTTGAGAACATCGTGAATGCGCTGGACGGCAGACTGTTGAGCCGCCACCTGGGCAACCTGATCCAATACCTCACAGAGACACAGGGCGACCAGGCAGTCAAGGACGCGCAGCACAGCCTGACGCACACCAACAGCGAGGATTTACTCCGTTTGGCGACGGCAAACGTGTTCAGGGATGATCTGATTCCACGGCTGGCGGCACTCAAGGACCTTGTGGACACGGGGCTGCAAATGTCCATGCCACTGCAGCAGCCAGAGCCAGCGCGGTCCATTTTTGTTCCGGGGACCGCCTTGAGCGAGCAAGAGCAACAGATTGTAGACTTTTCGTACGCCGCTTACATGGCGGCCAACGACACCGACACCCCGAGTGCCAAGTGGAACTTGTACCAGGACGACTTCACGACCAATGCCGTGGTGCGCGGCATGCTGACCTCAGACCAGCTGGCGGCAGTGGATGGCGGCACCCTGACAGACGTGCAAAAGGCAGACATAATCAATCGCATCAGCGTGGCGATCTACTTTGCGCCCCTGAACGAGTACTTGGACAACCTGGGAGCCATGGTTCCAAACACCGTTTCGCGCCCAGATGTGTTAACGAGCTTGAACCTGGTGAAGGCGCTGCAGGATCAGGCAAAGCCCGGGCTGAGCTGGGACGGTCTCGTGGCGGCCGTCAGCGCGCAGCCGTTTAACGTTGACACCTTCCAGGCGCAGTTGCAGGTGCTAAAGTCCCAAGCGAAGGCGCAACAAGAAGCCCTGAACGCAGCGATGGATGCGCTAAACCAGCCGCGGGCACCCGAGGCGCCCATCCAGCCCGTTGTATATACCCCACCGAATGTGCCAGGGGACGCGCCAGACACCATCAAGGACTACGCCGAGGCGGCACACTTCTTCTACCGGGGCGTCACCGAGGCGGTGCTGGGCAACAGGGGCGCGCTGATGCAATTCTTAAGGGAACACACGGTCGACTACGCCGCGCTCCTCAGGCTCATGCCAGACCTGTACAGCAGCTTACAGGAAGCCATCCGAGTTGAAAAGTTCGATTCCGTGAAGGCAGTTGTGAAGCAGATACGCGAGCAGCTCAACGGCGGCGACCTGATTGCGTTCATCGACGCGCTCATCTACTACGCGAACCCAAACTCGGCGGATCGCGTTCCTGTCGTGCGTGAGCTCGTCAAGGCCGTGGAGGGCGTGGGGCTAACACCTGAGCTACAAGCCTTTGCGGACGGCGCAGCGGTGACGCCGACCCAGCTGGTGTCAGACCTGCAGCAGTGGCGGCGCAACAAGACAAGGCCTGTGATGCCGCCAAGGCACAACCAAGCCGACATACAGGACGCGGCCAAGAAGTACATGGACGCCTACGCCCTGGCGGCAGAAGCCCTCGCCGACATGACTGACGACAAGGACGACTACGCCTACTTTAGATTTCTCGAGTACCGCAAGGGCATGTTTCAGGACAACGCAGTGTTCAAGGAGGTAAAGGACGCCATGCCCCCAAATTTCCAGGGCGTCCTAAGTGACAAACAGTACGTGGCAGATCAAGCGAGCTTGTACAAATCCGTGGTCATGAACCTGCAGGAGCGCGTGTGGAAAGCGCCGTTGGAGGCCTACCTGACGCAGCTGATAGCGTACCTGGGCGCCAGTCCCGCGCCCGCCACGCTGCAGACCGCGATCAAGAACATCCGCGACGCCACAGCGGGCGTGCCCATTCTGTACACCATTGACAGGGCGATGAAGCAGGAACAAGTCACGGGCAACGACCTGAAGGAGGCCATTGAGGGCGTGCGGAATGATGTGCGCGCGCCCCAGTGGATGTCGGGCAACGACAAAAAACTCCGACAAGAACAGGGGCGCTACAAGTCGTCCATACCCGTGCAGCCGCGCGAGCCGGTGCAATGGACCGGCATGTTCTCCCTCTCGGGCGCCCCCGTGACGCTGGAAGGGAAGCAGGTGCGCGACTACGTGTTGGCCGCGGTTTTCTTTCTACCCAATGACCCCATAACCAACTGGGAGCTCTTCTCCAAGCAACTGGCGGAGCGGCGGCGGAAGTACCCGTCCAACACAGTGGTGAACGAGAACTTAAAGGATAACGACCAGACCGCTGTGAACGAGTTCATACAGAAGCTGAAGGGTAGTTTGTTGGTTGACTTTTTGAACAACTTGGCCAAATGGGCGGAGAAGAAGTTTGACGCACAAAAGGCCGCGAACGTCCAGGCGGCGCTGCGCATGGCGCTCCTGCCGAATCCGCCGCCGGATGTACAAGCCCTCATGGACACGCAAGTCACACCAGAAGGACTGGGGGCGTTTAAGGGACAGGTTGTCGACACCTTGAAAGGATACGCGGCGCAACTGCGTCAGGCACTGCAGGCAGCAAAGTCGGTGCCGGTGGACGACGGCACACGGGAGCGTCTGAGCTTTGTGATCAACTTTGGCGTGGCGGCGTGGATTCTGTTCACATCAGACTACAGCCCCGCCGACAAGCTGTCGGAGTTGTGGAAGATCGTTGAGGGTAAATCGATGTTTAACAAGATGATGCCCGTCTTTGGGTTACTTGCCTCTGACGAGGACAAAATCAATAAGGCCCAAAATGTAATGTATGGTCCACTGTTGACGGACTACCTTGACGCCGCCATCCGCCTGGCGCACAGCCAAGACATGAACGTCCAGCGCGAGCTGTTGGCCAGTCTGCAACTCGTGGACCAAGCGGGGGTGGTACAAATACCGGAAGCGCGATTTGCAGATATGAAGGTTGTCAACATGGACACGCTCCGGGAAAAGCTGGAGGATGCCAAGGAAAACGCTCAGGATGACGAGGATGTGCTAGACGTGTGGGCGGATATTGGCATCTAATAAACGCCCCAGTGCGCGCCATGGAGCTGCTCTGTGCGTGGATGTGTCCGCTGACCCCGCCGCCGACGCCGCCGCGGAGCTCCAGTACGCGCAGCTGTGAAACGCGGAGCTGTGAAACGCGCAGCTCCGGTACACAAAGACAGCGGGCTGTGCGCGTGAACCCCTTTGTGCGCATCCGCTGGGTGCCGCGCGCCACGGCGCACCAGCGGGGTGTGCCGCCCCGCCGTGTTACCCGCGCGCTGCGGCCCGACATTGTGCGCTACACCTCCCGCGACCCGGAGAACACCCTCAATGAATAAAAGTGCGCGGCAAGTAAAAGGCCATGGACGACAGCCCTGAGAACGCTGAGAACACCAACGCCCAAGACAACTCTGAGACCACCACCGGAAACACCGCAGCGTGCCCCGGGACGTGGCTGATTGTCGTCGTGCTGCTGATAACGGCGGCGGCCATCGCCGTGGCGGCGTTTGCCGTGTACCAGTGGCGCCGGTGCGCGCAGGCCGACGCGCAGGCCGACGTTGCCCCAAATCCTAATCCGTACACAGCCATATCACAGAGGGGTTTGGATGCGTACTGGGGGGTTAACCCCCAGGTACATGAGTGACTTGCAGGAGTTTGATTGACTGTGTGGACCGCCTGTGTTCGCCCGACACTGCCTGAACCACCGGGCCTCCAAACCCAACCTCTCCCAATGTCTACAACATCCAAAACCGAGTCTCTCGTTGCCCTGCTGCTCTCCCTCAGTGAGCAGCTGCAAGCATTAGTGCCCGCACCTGACCCAGTGGAGCACGCCCTGGCGGACGTCACTGCCGGCTGCACCAAGGGAACTGCCGTGGGTGTGTTGCACGCCTTATTCAGTGACTGCGACGCCGCCACCGACCAGCGCGTCCTGTGCATCCTGAAGCACCTGCACGGCAAGTTCCAGTTCACATACAAGGAGCTATATTACCCTCTAGGGAGGTGTGCCTTGCTGGGCCGATTGGACACGGCACGGTACCTTGTGGAGGCGTTCCAGCTGACCGCCGACGACGCGCGCGCCTCAGACAACGAAGCCCTGCGATGGAGTGCCGCGCAGGGCCACTTGGACACGCTGCGGTACCTCGTGGAGACGTTCCAGTTGACGGTCAGGGATGCGCGCGCCCGCAACAATGAGGCCCTGCGCATGAGTGCCGTGAATGGCCACTTGGACACACTGCGGTACCTCGTGGAGACGTTCCACCTGACGGCCGAGGACGCGCGCGCGGTAAATAATGAGGCCCTGCGCCTTTGTGCCAGTAGGGGCCACCTGGACACACTGCGGTACCTCGTGGAGACGTTCCAGTTGACTGCCGAGGATGCGCGCGCAGACGACAACCAGGCCCTGCGCTGTAGTGCCAGTGAGGGCCACTTGGACACACTGCGGTACCTCGTGGAGACGTTCCGGTTGACTGCCGAGGATGCGCGCGTAGACGACAACCAGGCCCTCTGCCGTTGTGCCAGTGGAGGCCACCTGGACACGCTGCGGTACCTCAAGGAGGCGTTCAACCTGACGACGGAGGACGCGCGTGCTCAGAACAACTACGCCTTTCGCCTCAATGTCTCTAAAGGCCGCTTGGACGTACTGAGGTACCTCAAGGAGGAGTTTGGGCTGACGGCAGAGGACGCGCGCATTTACAATAACTTTGCCCTGATCGAGAGCGCGAGATCGGGCAATCTGGACATGTTGAGGTACCTCATTGATGGGTTTGGGTTGACTGCCGCGGACGTGTGTGCGGGCGGCAGCAACGACGCCCTGTTCCATGCCTTCATCAATGACCACGGGGCCGTGGTGTCGTACATCAAGGGGCTGCTTGGGTCCAAGTACAAGCCGACCTACCGCGGGCTTGTCCTGCAGGACTTGCTGAGGGCGCTCGAGTCGGTGGGCGTGCAATGATTGGCTGGAGCCGCAATAAAATGACGTTTATTTGTCCCGCTGCGTTGCGTGTGCGCCGCCGCCGCACCGCGCCCCGTAAAAATGACAACTGACAGTTTCCTAGTTGACGGCGTGCTGGTGGGCGCCGCCGCCACGTGGCTGGCGTGCTGGGCCACGGACGCGTGCGACACGCTGGGCAGCGCCGCGGCGTTCTCGGTGGGCATCATACTGGCGCCCACGCTGCGCGCCGTGTACGTCCGCGCGCGGCTGCGGTACTGGCTGTGGTCCCAGAAAAGCGCGCCCGTCACACCCGGCGACAGGACCGCCGTGCCGCTGCCACCGCCCGACTTTGATTGAGTTTTTGATTGGCCAGCTTGATTGCGCAGCACCATGGATGCGCCCACCCCCGCTGACCGCAAGTGCATGGCGCCCTTCACCGACATGGTGGCGCACGTGCGCCGCGAAGCCGCGTCCCGGGCCTCAATATCAAAAGCAGAATTAACCGCCAAGCTCGCCGCGCTGGCAGCCCGCATGGGCGCCCTGGGGGGCAGCCACACTGACGACCTGCGGCGGGAGGCGCTGGCGCTGCAGCTGACGGACCTGAACGCGCAGCTTGCCGCCGCGGACGACGTGGTGCACGCCACGGAGCGCGCCGTGGCGGTGGCCACGGACCTGGTGAACCGGCGGCACGGCGACCCCGACACGCTGGCGCTGGAGCTGGCCAGCGTGCTGGCGGGGCGGCCGCTGGTGGTGCCCGTGAGCGACGACCTGTGCCCCGCGTGCGCCGTGGGGCTGGGGCTGACGCACGACAGCCAGCTGGCGTGCCCGGTGTGCGGGTACGCGGTGCCGTACCTGGACGCCACCGCCGCGGCCATGGCGTACGGCAGCGACGTGGAGTACAGCAGCTTCATGTACAAGCGCATCGGCCACCTGCGCAAGCACATGGACAACTACCAGGGCAAGGTGCGCACCGTGGTGCCGCCGGGCGTGTTCCGCGCCGTGGCGGACGTGCTCATGACCAAGTTTGACGTGGCGGCCACCGCGGACGTGGAGCTGTGGATGGTGCGCCCCGCGCTCAAGGAGCTGGACCGGCTGCAGAAGGAGCGGCGCAAGGCGGAGGGGCGGCGGGACGACGTGAACTACCGCGAGCTGTACAAGTACTACACGCAGGTGTACTGCGAGCTCACGGGGCGGCGGCCGCCCCACTTTGAGCCCCGCCAGGAGCAGCACATCTACATGCTGTTCAAGGCGCTGCAGGTGCCCTTTGAGATGTACAAGCCGCCGGAGCGCAAGAACTTCCTCAACTACACGTACGTCATGTTCAAGTGCTGCCAGAAGCTGGGGTACGCGGACCACCTGCGCAACTTCTCGCTCATGAAGGACGGCGACAAGCTCAAGAAGGTGGACGCGCTCATGCGCCGCATCTTTGAGTACAACAACTGGGAGTGGATGCCCACGCCCACGGCGCCGCGCAAGAAGCGGTAGCTGCGCGTCAACAACACCGCGACAAGTACTGTAAATAAACGTCAATTTATTGGAATTGCTGTCTGATCAACGGGTCTGTCACAACCGCGTACACTACACCGTTTGTGACCAAATCCGGAACCAGCTCCACCGGAACACCACTGACGCTGACCAAGGCAGTGTCACCCTTGAACCGCACGCCAGATATGCTGGACCGCCGGAATGCCCAATGGAAGAGGTTGTTGTTTGCGTCCTGAAGGAGCGGCGTGAACTCAGACGGCATGACAATACACTCCGCTGGGTACATTCCGCCATAAAACTCTCCTCCCCCTTCGTCATTATAAACTTTCACCTCGTTCTTGTAGTGGCGCATCATCGACACGTGCCCAAGACCAACCAGGATGTCGTCGCTGACCTGCAGGAGAGACTTCTTTGTGTGGAAGCTGCGCAAATGATGATGTGGGATGTGGTGTGAATTGCGCGAATGAAGATGTGAGGCATCCGGTGGGCTTATATATAGACCATTTCGCGACAGCTTCGCGACCAACTCTGTCTTTATTTTGATTGGGTCACAGCGACATCGAAGCGACGCGCAGCGACAAAGTAGCGACAACAAGTCAATCAACATCCCGGGCTGAAATGTGGCCCGCCCAAAAATGGCGTCCAGTTTCAACATGGACGCGTTTTTGGTGCGCCACCTCCCCCCCGCCGTGGCGGCCGCGCTGGCGGACACCGACCAGGCCGTGGCGTTTGTGAACTGGCCGGACCAGCGCGCCGCCGTGCGCGCCGTGGGCGTGCCGGGCGGCGCCATGGACGTGTCGGGCGTCGAAGTTAACGGCCGCTTCTGGGCGCGCCGGCTGGTGTACCGCCTGCCCATTGCCGCCTTCCGGGAGCCGCCCCTGCTGACCCAGCTGGGCACGCTACGGGGGCTGCGCCAGGACGTCAACCCCCACCGCCACTTTGTGCGCCCCACCGCGTCTGACCTGGCGGCGTACATGTGGGAAGCGGGCGCAGAGTCCCTGGACGTCCTCTCTGGCGCTTGTTTACAGACGGCTTCGCCCGCGTTTCGGTTCGAGTTCACTGCGCCGCTGAGGAGCGCCACCGGCACCGTCACCCGCGTAATCTGGCGCGCCGTGCAGCCGCCGCCAGACTGCCGCCTGTCCCTGCCCGCGGTGTACACCAACCGCGTGACCGTGCGCCTGGGCGGCGAAGCCCCAGGCGAAGCCCCAAGTAAAGGCCCAAGTAAAGCCACAGGAGCCGAAGGCGAAGCCGCCAAGGTGGTCATAGACAACGCGCCCCACGCGGCGATGTACTGCCACAACCTAGCGCGGGGCGCGCGCGTGCGCGTGGTGGTAAACGCCGCGTGCCAGCGTGAGAGCCGGCGGAGCCAACCCCAGAGGAGCCAACCCCAGCGGAGCTCAACCCCGTGGAAGGAACCCAAGCACAGCGCCGCCGTGCTGGCCGTGGTGCTCACCCCAGCAAAGCGCCGCGCACTGCCGGCGGCGTTCCGCTGGGTCGCGGGCACGTGCTGCCTGCCCGCTGACATGGAGCGCGCGCTGGAGATGCGCCACTGCTGCCTGCGCCTGGGCTTGCCAGAGGCGGTCACGCTGCAGGCGTTCTACGCGCTGCACACCGCGGGCACGCGCACGCTGCACGCGCTGCTCATCACCCCGGACGCCCCCGGGGAGGACGCCACCACCTCGGCGGTGCGGCACTGGGCGCGGCAGCAGACGCTCTCCCTGGCGGACGTCATGCACGCCAGCGGCGTGTTTGCGCCCGAGTGGGGCAAGCTGCGCCTGGCGCTGGCCACCCACGCCAGCGGCGCCACGCACCGCTTTGACGACGTGCTGCAGTCGGCCGACGCGGCGGGCCTGGCGCCGCACTGGCCCGCATTCCAGGACTTCTTGTCGCGGCACAACCTGTGGGCCGTGGCGCACGAGTTTGCGGTGCTGCCGCTGCGCGCCAAGAAGAAGCGCCGCGACCGCAAGCCGTCAGATGGGAAGCAGTCAGGGGCGTCGGCGAGTAAGAAGCCGGCGAAGCCGTCAGATGGGAAGCAGCCAGAGACGCAGTCGAGTAAGAAGCCGTCAGGGGAGACCCGCCGGCTGTCTGCCAGCGCCGCCATGCCCATCGCGGCGCGCCGCGAGCAGCTGCACAGCGAGTCAGACAAGCCGCCGCCGTCCCCGCCGGACGAGCTCATGAGCGCCGCGTAGGTCACGGAACCCCTTTGTGTCCCCTTTGTGGTCCCTTTGTGTCTGTAACCGTATGCGCTCTCGTCAGGTTGCGGCACTGTACATGTGTAAAGTTGTACAATAAACGATTTTATTCCTACACTGTGCCGCCAGGTGGGTTGGCGAGCAGCAGCGCCACCGTGTCTGTGTGGCAACCATTTCTCGCCCTCCTCAGCGCATCATGGTTGCCCGCGCACACGTTCGCGCCGCGGTCCAGCAGCAGCGCCACGACGGCTGTGTGGCCAAGTCCGCTTGCCCGCCTCAGCGCATTGTCGTTATCCGCGTGCACATCCGCGCCGCGGTCCAGCAGCAATGCCACCGTGTCCACACGCCCATTCTCGCACGCCGTCACCAGCGCGTGATCGTGCTCGGCGTGCACGTCCGCGCCGCGGTCCAGCAGCAGCGCCACGACGTCTGTGTTGCCACAACTGCTTGCCTGCCTCAGCGCGTGGTCGTTGTCCGCGTGCACATCCGCGCCGCGGTCCAGCAGCCACGCCACCGTGTCCCTACAACCATCTGTGCACGCCGTCACCAGCGCATCATCGTTTTCGGCATGCACGTCCGCGCCGCGGTCGAGCAGCAGCGCCGCGACGTCTGTGTGGCCACATGCGCTTGCCCGCCTCAGCGCTTTGTCGTTATCCGCGTGCACATCCGCGCCGCGGTCGAGCAGCAACGCCACTGTGTCCATATGGCCACCTCTGCACGCCCAGAACAGCGCATCATCATTTTCGGCATGCACGCCCGCGCCGCGGTCGAGCAGCAGCGCCACCATGTCTGTGGCGCCACTGTAGCTTGCTTCCATTAATACACAGTTCCTATGCACGTGTACATCCGCGCCGTGGTCGAGGAGCACCGCTGCAGTGTCCCTGTGGCCATTGCGGCACGCCCACTGCAGCGCGATATCGCCCAACACGTGCACGTTCGCGCCGTGGCGAAGCAGCAACTCCACTGTGTCTGTGTGGCCATGAAAGCTTGCCTCCATTAATGCAACATTGCACATCGCGTGCACGTCTGCGCCGCGCTCGAGGAGGTCGCGCATCACCTCCAGGTCGCCTCTCGCTGCAAACATGAGCAGCAGCCCCGCAGTGTTCTCAGCCATCAAGTGCTTGTACTCTGGTGCGGACACCAGCTCTGGCACCGTGGCGGCAGTGATCTCGTGCAGCAACACAATCTCGTCCGTGACGCCCTTGTCGTTCTCAAGTTCGTGGTTGACGCCAAACTGCACAATGAACACCCTTGATGCCGCGAGTGAGTAGTATTGGTGCACGTCTGCCAGTTTGCAGCAAAAGTGAAACCCGCTCTGGCACATCTTGATCTTGCCTTCGTAACGGTGCGGTGTGCCCACTTTGAACTCCACGCCCCGACACATGACCATTGGGTCTGTGCCCTTGAACCCCAGGCGAGACATTGCTGACAAAGTAACGGGATATGTTTATTGATACTGAGGCGGTTGGTTGGTTGACGCCAACGTGGGCCCAATCAACTCCATACCCCACCAACATATGCAGCTGCGCAAGCCTATCAGGCTGTGCTGTACGGGTCCACATAGTCTGGCGGGTCGTACAGGGACGTGCCCTCCTCCGCCATGGGTGTCCGCAGGGGCCGCGTGCACGTCACCACCGCCAGGTACGTCAGGCTGACCGCCGCCATGAAACCCGTGGTGCCGCCCAGCAGCGCCACCGTCAGCACGGGCTGCCGCGAGAACGTGAAGATGGTGGTCACCAGCGCGCACAGGAACGCCGCCACGCTGGCAAACCACGCCGCCACCAGCAGTTTGGGAAGGGAGGGGCACGCCATTATGGGTCGTCTGGGCACTGCGCGGCGGCTGCCCTGGGGTCAATCAAACTGGCGGAGCCAACGTCGGGCGGACCCAACCCGGCGGACCCCCAAAACTCGGCGCCCCAGTAAACCCGACACCCATGGCCACCCTGTCATCCCAGGGGCGCGTGCGCCGCGACGCCGCGGACTACGCCCACTCTAGTGCCCGCGTCACCACCGTGCCCGACGTGCGCGCCAACCGCCTGTTCGCCAACAACATTGTCAACACGTCGCCCGTGGAGTACCTCAGCACGCCCGGCGCCCTGTCCCTGGGCTCCGAGACCACGCTGCTGGACACCACGGGCGGCGCGCTGGCGCTCACCCTGGCTGACGGCACCCCCGGGCAGCGCAAAGTGGTCATCCACGTCGCCGGCACGGCGGACGCCACCCTCACGCCCGACCACCTGCTGGGCGGCACGGCCATCACCACCGCCGCGCCCGGCGCCAGCTACACCCTCACGTGGACCAACGGCGCGTGGGCCGCCACGGCCGTCACGGGCAGCCCGTCTGGCCTGCCGCCCGTGGGCGCCGTGACGCTGCCCGCGCAGGGCCCCGCGGACACGCTGGCAGTGGACGCCGCCACGGGGCAGCTGGTGCTCGCGGACCCGCGCACGCGCCGCTACGGCGCCGTGCCCGCCCGGCCCGCGTACAAGCTGCTCATCTACTACGGCTACCCGAGCCTGCTGAACGGCATCCCCACGCTGGCGGGCGTGGCGCAGGCCATCTCCGAGTACGACGTGGTGGTGTTTGGGGACGGCATCCAGGACCCGGGCCACCCGGACCACGCCAACCTGCAGGTCATCATGGACACGCTGCGCGCGCTGCACCCCGCGACGCTGGTGGCGGGCTACGTGGACCTGGGCGTGTCCACGCAAAACCTGAGCGAGGCGCAGATGATCCAGCGCGTGGGGTGGTGGGCGGACATGGGCGCGGACCTCATCTTCTGGGACGACGCTGGGTTCGACTTTTTGGTCACGCGCGACCGCCAGAACTTTGCCGTGGCCACGTCCCACGCCGCGGGCCTGGGCTGCTTCATGAACGCCTTCAACACGGACGACCTGTTCCTGGGCAGCCCCGCGCCGCTGCTGGGGCCCGCGGACTGGTTCCTGCTGGAGTCGCTGCCGTACAACGACGGCGGCGTGTACGTGGCCACTGCCAACTGGGAGCCGCGCGCGTCCCTGCTGGCGCGCGTCGCCAAGGCGCTGGGGCACCGCGCCAACTTTGGCTCCCGCATCGCCGCCACGTCGCTGGTGAACTACACCGCGTACACCAACGACGCCGCGCACTACCTGCGCGCCACCGCGCAGGCGGTGTGCTTTGCCGCGGGCCTGGACGCGTACGGCGACAACGCGGGCCCGTCCTTCTCCGCCGGTGGCGCCACCGCCAACACCATCTTCAAGGGCGCGTGGGACGAGGCCATGGGCGCGGCGGGCGCGGCAATAAAGCCCGGCGCCGTGATCACAATACCCGCCGGGGCGGCGCCCGCGGCCCTGGCAAGGTTCGATTACCAGACCCTCGTTTATTTCGACGAGACGTTCGCCACACCCACATGGGCGGCCGTGACGCCCAAGACGCGCGCGCCCCTGGCGCCGCAAGGGCTGGCGGGCGGCGTGCCACCCGCGGGCCTGCGCGGGCGCATCGCCACAAACACGTCCGGGGTATATGCGTACGATAACGGCGCCGCTTGGGGACCGATCTAGAGCTTCCGGGGAAGCGTTAAACGTGTCAATAAAGCACTTGTTTATTGCAAAAGAATCGTGTCAAAGTCAACAACACAAACACCACCGCTTTGTCGGGCGTGATCTATGTGCCTCTGACCACCAGCGTTGTAGAAAGCGTACGTGACATTTGGGGTTATCGCGTCACCGATTTGCCTATTTTCGGCGGCGTCCAAGATGTGCGCTACGGCGTCGCCAATTGCCTGCACCCGCGTTTCCAAGTCAATGTCACACGCAGTCGTAACAGTGGGGTTCATCCGCACCACCCACACAGTGGCGTTCTCGCCGCGCTGTTTCCTAATTGCGTCGGTAATGTCCCACATGCGCGCCGCCTCGCACTCCAGGGTGTACTGTTGTGCGGCATGGCTGTTCTCGTCCACCTCCACAGCCACCACCGTTGGTTGCAATACATCTTCACCGTCCTTCGTTGTGCACATACGGTAAGCTGCAGTGATGGCGTCCGGTCTCCGGCTGGGCAAGTTGCACACGGCACCACCAATTGCCTGGTCAAGTTCCTCAAAGTCCATGCCCAGAAACTCTTGCAGCATGTCCAGAACTAGGTGCTCGATCCTTGTTTCCTTTGTTGGGTCGCACGCGCAACACCTTTGCCAAATTTCACCACCTTGCGCCTTCTTCTTCCGTTCGCCGTAGAGGAATCTCTCCAAACAGACCATGCACAAACCCCGTTTCTGCCCCTTATACAGCTGCTCATCCAAGGGCAGGTCTTGAAGACATTTCACACACTTGTATTTTTCGTTTCCATGCACACAAATCGAAGAACCACCACATTCTTTACAGCGGGGTTTCCGTTTACCATGCTGACATATGGCCGAGCCGCCACATTCTCTACAGTGCGCTTTCTGTTTACCATGCTGACATATGGCAGACCCACCACATTCTTTGCAATATGCTTTCCGTTTACCATGTTGACATATGGCGGATCCACCACATTCTTTGCACTGTCTCCTTTCTTTGCTGTGTTGACACATTGCAGACCCGCAACATTGTTTGCAGTGTGCTTTCTGTTTACCATGCTGACAAATACCGGTTCCACCACATTCTCTGCAATATGCTTTCCGTTTACCATGTTGACAAATACCGGATCCACCACATTCTCTGCAATATGGTTTATGTTTTCCGTGTTGACAAATTGCTGATCCGCCACACTCCTTACATCGCTCTTTCCATCTACCGTGTGAACAGAAAGCAGACCCGCCACATTCCTTGCATTGTTGTTTCAATTTTCCGTGCAAACACAATGACGAACCGCCGCAATCCATACAGTTTTGTTTCCATTTTCCGTGCACACAGAATGACGACCCGCCACAATCCCTGCATTTTTGTTTCCATTTTCCGTGCACACAGAATGACGATCCACCACAGGCCCTGCATTGTGGCTTCAGTTTGCCGTGTGTACAAAAGGCCGATCCGCCGCAATCCTTACACACATATTTCACTTTACCGTGTTCACATACGGCCGATCCGCCACAATCCCTACACCAATATTTTACTCTGCCGTGTTCACACATGGCAACGCCTCCACATTCTTTACAGTAAGCTTTAGTTTTGCCGTGTGGACATTTGGACTTGGTCATAGTTCTTGATAAACAATAAACAATCAGATGTGACAGTAAGAAACTGTAATCTTGATAGTGAAATGATGTAAAATTACAGACTGGTGCGTGACTGGCCAGATAATTTGTGCGTCAATCAACAAGTCGTCAATCAACTTGATGCAGCGTCCGCGACTGAGGCGTGCCGCGTCGCGTCAGACAAAAGGCGCGCTGCGCCCTGGTGTTGCAACGGATTCTCTGCTGGGTGTGCTGCACGCCGTTGTGACTACCGTGACACGCGTGGCCCTGCTGGCGCCCGCGCGCCACCTGTTCCTGCTCGGCCCGTCCACGCTGGGGTGCTGGCACGGCCGGCCGCTGGCGGACGTGTGCGCGGGCATCACGGGCGTGCGGGCGCCGTTCTGGGAGTCGTCGGAAGCCGCCGCGGAGTGCGCCGCCGTCATCGACACGCACGTGTGGGCGTACCTGGTGCCGCTGTACGTGGGCGTGTACTTTGTGGGCGTCCTGGCGGCGGCGCGCAAGCTGGTCAATAAAGTGTGGAGCCATTTTAAGCAGTTAATTTATTCGCCATGTACCTTTCGAGTTGTGAGCGCGCGTGCGTGCGCACACCCTCATTGGCGGCGTGCAGCGCAGCGAGGCGAACCCGCCCACAGCGATACAGTTTGCGTCCACTGGAATTTCACAATCCCCGCCGAGAACTCTGTAGTACATCGCTTCATCTGGCTGGTGCACCACGGCGCGCATCACCATGTCGGCGTACTGGGCCTGCTCCTCCATGGGCAAAGTGTGAATGGTCTTGTCGGCCGCGTTCATCTCGTTCCATGTCTTGAGGCACCCGCCATACGGCAAGTAGGGTGCAGGGTGCCTGCCGATCTGCAGCAGGGACATGACTTCCACGTTGCCGGGGTGCGCGGGGTCCTTGAGCGCCTCGGCGATCTCTTGTGCATTGTGGCACCCGTGCCAGTCGCAGTCGCCCAGGGGTCTGCTGTGCTTCACACCCATCGCTGGTATCCGATGACACCCCTTGCGGCAGAACTGCCCAGTCAATCAAATTCTGGCGCCTACCGGGAGCCGCACGGCGCCATGGCGCCGTACCGGCTCAGGCTCTGCGGCACCTCCTGGGACGCGTCGCACAGGTTGCTGGGGCACTTGCCCCACGCCATGCCGCCGTCCTGGTGGCGCGACAGCACGGGCCCGATGACCGCCTCCGCGGGGCACAGGCACACCGCGATGGACGCCTGCGTGCCGCTGACGGCGGCGCCAAAGCCCGTGCCGCGCGGCCCGTTGCCCAGCGCCACGCGGCTGGCGGGCTGCTCGTAGTACCCCGGCTCGATGGGGTCCAGTATGGTCGCCGCCGGCCCGGCGCGCGCGCCGTAGCTGGTTGCCCGCTGTGGCGTGTTGTACGGCTTGCTCATCGCGTTTTTGGGGGCGCGGCATTTTTGGGGGCGCGGGTGGGTGGCGCTGCAAAATTATGGCGCCCCCACAAAAGGCCCCGCAATGTCCCTCACCCGCGCCCAGCTGAACGTCGCCATCACCGAGACGATCGCCGTCATGTGCACCGCCGCGGCGGTGTGCCGCAACCAGGGGCCGTGCGGCGACCCGCTCAACGGCTTTGACGCCACCACGCTGCTGGCGGCGCTGCAGGCCGCGTACCCCGCGTCCACGTGGACGGCGGCCAAGGTGACCGAGGTGACCACGTACATGCGCGCGCGCGGCATCATCGTCACCAGCGCCGCGGGCCTGCTGTACCTCAACTGGTTCATGCAGCGCCTGGGCGGCGAGAACCGCGTGTGGGCCAAGCTGTGCGCGCTGGTGGAGCAGCCGTACGACTGCATCACCACGCAGGACGGCAAGGGCGTCATGTACATCCCCATCGAGTGCGGCGCCGCCAACCCGGCCGCGGGCTGCTGCCCGCCGCTGGTATAAGCCCTAGAGTCCCCGGCGCCCTGAAGCCCCGGCGCCCTGAAGCCTCGGCGCCCCGAAATCGCCGGTCCAATAAAATGGACGACCAATCCAACAAGCAACCCAACGACCCGCCCGCGACACAAAGGTCACCATGGATGTACTGGCTGTCTGCCGCGGCGGCGCTGGCGCTGGTCCTGCTGGTGCTGATGTACGTGCTCAGACGGTACCGCGGCTCCAGGCCCTACAAACCGTCCGGCAGCGGGAGCTCCTTTATCGACCTGGACATGGCTGCATCCCCAAAGAAATGGATGACAGATATGATCAAGGGCGCCAAGACGGGCCGGAGCGTTAACGTCTCCGGCGAGTAAGTCCACAACCCGGTAAACCATGGAGTCGTACATTGCGCTGGTGCCCGCGGCGTGGGGCGTGCCTACGCGCGTGCAGCTGATGACCGGTGGCCACAACTACACGTACATCCAGGCGGGCACGTGCGTGCTGCACGGCCACGCCTTCCACGTGCTCGAGTCGGAGAACTTTTTATCCCACGACGTCAACCGCGAGGCGCTGCAGGAGGTGCTGGGCGGAGATACGCGCGTGTTCAACATGCTGCAGAGCACGCACCCTTTGCAGGGCTGACGTCCTACAACGGGGAAGAGTTTGACCGCGGAGAGTGTACCGCAATAAACCATCTTCCACCAATAAACACCATGTCTGACGCCGAGGACGACACGCCCAAGCCCCGCACGTGGACCCAGTGGGCGCAGGACAACTGGCAGTGGCTGCTGCCGCTGGGGCTGGTGGTGCTCGCGGGCCTGGTGGCGGCCATCCTGTGGTACTACCGGGCGGCTGCGCCCCAGACGGCTCCACCTGTGCCCAATGTTTCTAATGTTTCCGTTGCTGCCAATCTGCCCCCTGTCGCACCGCCTGCCAATCCGCCTACCGTTCCTATGGCTGCCCAGACGCCTGCCCCTGCGCTCACTGGTGCCGCTACTAATGTTCCTGGTGCTGCCGCTAGTGTTCCCGTAGCTGGTGCCTACAGAGTCCCACCAGCCCAATTTGTGGACTACGCCAACCTCACTGCGCTGCAACAAACCCCCGGCGCGCAGTACAACGTTGTTGCGGGCATCCCGCAGGTTGCGCTGGCTACTGGGCAGGTGTACTATTCCGTGTTCCCGCCTCCGCCGCAGTAAGGTCAGTGGCGTTGCAGCGGGGCGCCGGGATTCCCGGGTGTGGCAAAGCATGCATGCGCCGCCACACCTGGTGGCCTTTGTGGGCCGCATGGGCGCTGGGAAACACACCGCCGCGGCCGCCCTGGTGGAGCGCGGGTACACGCCCATGCAGTTCACGGCGCCGCTCAAAAGTGCGGTGTGCGCGCTCTTTGGCCTCACGGACGAGCACGTCAACGGCAAGCTCAAGGACCGTCACTTGCCAGAGTGGGGCACCACGCCGCGGCGGCTCATGCAGGTCGTGGGAACGGACGTGGTGCGCGACGCGCTGCATGTGCACTTGCCCACGCTCGCACCGCGGGACTTGTGGGTGCGCCGCTTCCGCCAGGAGTACGCCAAGCATCAGGCCACATCCGCCAAGCCCGTGGTGGTGACGGACGTGCGGTTCCCCAACGAGGTCGCCGCCATCCGGGAGCTGGGGGGCGTGGTGTACCGCGTGAAGCGCCTGTGGCCTTCCCTGTCCACGCCTGACGGGTCTGGCGCGCACGCGTCGGAAGCCGCCGTGGACTCGCTGGAGGTGGACGGCGACATCCGCAACGACGGCACCGTCGCCCAGCTGCACGCAAAGGTGCTGCGCCTGGTGGACTCGCGGAAAGTGGGCGGGTGCCCCCACGAGAACGCCGCCGCTGCCCATCCGTGCATCATCCCCGCCATCCCCATCGACAAGTGCAGGCGCTACAAAGTGCCCACCACCCAACCCGGCGACTACTACCAGTGTTATCACGACGACCGTGATGCGCCGTGCAGCTTCCCGTGGGTGGTGACCATGGAATCATGCGGCTCGGGCAGTTACATCGCGCGGCTGCCGCGCGCTGTCGACGCGATACAAAAGGTGCGGGTGAACTTGCCGCCACACGAGCACGTCAAGGAGGTGAGCTTGATAGTGGACGGCATGATTGTGTGGCGCACATCGCGCACCACCACGGGCGCCATCCGGTTCTTTATCGCACACGTCGTGTTCATGCTGGACATGCGCAGCCAAATTTCCCTTGAGGTGCGCACTGACACCACGCGCGTGGACTACCATCAGCTGACGGCCGTGCTGACGGCGGTGAGACTGACGGACAAACAGCGCGACGCGCTATGCCGCCAGCGCAAATAAACCACAATCACTGCCGACCCTGTGCTCCCTGACCCGTGGCGTTGCCGCGGGGCGCCGGGATTCCCGGGTGTGACAAAGCATGCACGCGCCGCCGCACTTGGTAGCATTCACGGGCCGCATGGGCGCTGGCAAGGACACCGCCGCGGCCGCCCTGGTGGAGCGCGGGTACACGCCCATGCAGTTCACCGCGCCGCTCAAGGCCGCCGTGTGCGCGCTCTTTGGCCTCACGGACGAGCACGTCAACGGCAAGCTCAAGGACCGTCACCTGCCAGAGTGGGGCACCACGCCGCGGCGGCTCATGCAGGTCGTGGGAACGGACGTGGTGCGCGACGCGCTGCATGTGCACTTGCCCACGCTCGCACCGCACGACTTGTGGGTGCGCCGCTTCCGCCAGGAGTACGCCAAGCACCAGTCCAAGCCCGTGGTGGTGACGGACGTGCGGTTCCCCAACGAGGTCGCCGCCATCCGGGAGCTGGGGGGCGTGGTGTACCGCGTGACACGTCCCTGGGGTTTGATGACGGCGCACGACGGGTCCTGTGCACACGCGTCGGAGGCCGCCGTGGACTCGCTGGAGGTGGACGGCGACATCCACAACGACGGCACCGTCGCCCAGCTGCACGCAAAGGTGCTGCGCCTGGTGGAATCACGACAGATGGGCGGGGAACCCAAGTGCCAGGGCGACGCCGCTGCCCATTCGTGCATCATCCCCGCCATCCCCATCGACAAGTGCAGGCGCTTTCGAGTGCCCACCACCAGCTCAGCCGCACTCATTCATCAGGCCAGTCATGGAGCGTGCAGCTTCCCGTGGGTGGTGCCCATCAGGAGGGTGGGCCCGGGAGCTTACCGCGTGGTGCTGCCGCGCGCTGTCGAAGCGATCAGGAAGGTGCGCATGCACCTGCTGCCGCACGAGCACGTCACAGGGATGCGGCTGTTGGTGGACAGCAACCTTCTGTGGAGCACGTCGCGCAACACCACGGGCGCCATCCGGTTCTTCATCGAACACGACGTGTGCATGTTGCACCCAGCGCACGAGTATGCGCTGGAGGTGGACACAAACAACACGGACGACGCCGCTGGGGTTGACGCCACTCAGCGGCATGTGGAGCTGACGGCGATACTCCTACCGTTGAACCAGCGGGAAGCGTTATACCGCCGCGTTACGGCGCGTCAATAAACAATACCCCCTGACGACCCTGTACTTGCGTGTGCGTCGGCCGCAGCGACTGCGTGATGCGCCCTCCCCCAAAACCATGGCCGCCTTCAACGACGACGCCTTCAACGACTGGGGCCGCTGCAACGGCAGCTACGCGGACCCGCTGGACGGCGGCGTGCTGCACCGCCAATTCCCGCCCGCCCCCGCGGAAGCGGCGCCCGCAGACATTGACGCCGCCAAGGCGCGCTTCCCCGGAATCTCCAAGTCGCCGCTGTGGTTCTGCGCCGACGGCAAGGCCGCCTTCTGCCGCTGGTGGGCGGCAGTGCAGCAGCTGCCCGACTACGCCGCCACGCCGCTGGCGGTGCAGGAGGTGGTGGAAGATTTGATCGCGGGCGCGGCCACGGATCCGCTGGACGCCATCACCGCCATCAAGGCCGCGGTGGACACGCCCGTGGCGGCGCTGCACATCCCCGTGGTGAGCCGCAAGCTGGCGGAGGTCAGGGCCAGGGCAGAGGCTGCCGCCACCTCCACGGAGGAGGCGATGGCGGCCATGAAGGCGGTGCCGTGGGCGTACTTGGTGGCGGTGGCCAAGACACTGGCGCTGCGCGACGCGCTGGCGGGCACGGCGGCGTACGACCACGTGCACTGGGCAGAGCGACAGCTGCCCCGGGAGGCCCGTATTTACGTGGTACCGCACGACAAGGCCGCCGCGGACCCGCCGGCAGAGGTGCAGGCCCTCGTCCGCGCCCACCTGGATGCGCCCCCCGACTTTGAGCCCATGCTGTGGGCGCTGTGCGGCGCGCTGCGGCAGGTGGTGGGCATGCCCCAGCGCGCGCCCGCCAAGGACCAGGACCGCGTGGACACGTACGCCAGGATGCTGGGGTACGGCGTGCTGTGCGACGCCGACTCGGCGGCTCTCCAGGAGTACATCGACGCCGCCACCGCAGAGGCGGCCGCCGCGCTGTCCGCCAAGCGCCGGGAGTGGTTCGAGCGCATCAGCGGCACGGCGCTGGACAGTCAATAAATCACCCTTTGAATTAAGACATTGCGTTGGGGCGGCGGGGCGGGGGTGCGCCGTCCCCAAAAACAACCACAAATGGCCAGAGTAAGCCAGAGCAACCGCAGAGCCGCAGCCGTGGAGGCTTCAGTGACAGCCGTGGCGGCGCCCATCGCCAAGAAGCCCCGGAAGAGCAAGGCCACGCCAACGGCGGAGCCACAGGCGGCGGAGCCAAAGGTGACTGAGACGGAGCCACAGGCGAAGCCTACGGCAGCTCCCGAGACAACACCCAACGAAACGGCCGCAGAGGCACCAGCCAAGCACAGGGCCAAGCAGCGCCTCGCCGACAAGTACGGCCTGTACGTGCGCCGCGTGCTCACGGGCGTGACGGACGCCACCGTGTCCAAGGCCACCATAACGATGCTGGGGCGGGTGGCGGAGGCCACGGCGCAAGACCTGGCGCAGCGCAGCGCGCGCCTGTGCGACATGGGCACGATCAGCCACGTGGACGTGGAGCGCGCGTGCCGCGCCGCATTTGAGGCCGACCTGGCGACCGCCACAGTGGAGGCGGGCCGGAGTGCCGTGCAATTGTACGTGCGCTCCTTCAGCTGCAAGGCGCCAGGGGTTGTGGAGGTTTCCAACGAGTCTGAGGATGTGTCCAAAGCGTCAAAGACTACAGTGGCCGCCACGGCGCGCTCCGGACTGGTGTTCCCCCCCAGCGTGGCGCGCGGCGCGCTGTCCGGCCTGGGCAAGCGCGTGTCGCAGCAAGCGCCCGTGTTCCTGGCGGCCGTCGTGGAGGCGGTCACACGCGCGCTGCTCGCGGCGGCGGTGACCAAGCTGGGCGAGGGCGCCGCCAAGCGCCTGCACCCCCACCACGTGCACAGCGGCGTGGCGGCCACGCCCGCGCTGGACCGGTTCGTCACCGGGGAGCTGCGCGTGGTGGTGCCGCACCGCCACTCTGTTCCGCAGGCCGCCGACGGCGCTGACAAAACTCCCGGCAAGTGCCCCGGCAAGCGCGAGAGCAAGCGCGCGCGCACCACGCGCCGCGCCATTCATGCTTTACAGAGCTCCACTGACGCGCAGCTGCAGGCCGCGCCCTTCCGCCGCTGGGCGCTGGACGTGGTGGACGCCGTCAGCAATCGGGACTGGCGGTACGCGCACGACCTCATGCCGGTGCTGCAGGGCTACACCGAGGGGCGCGTGGTGGAGGCGTTCCAGCGCGCCCGCGCGCTGGCGCGGCACGCGCACCGCCAAGTGGTGAAGCTCAAGGACGTGGCCGCGGCAGAGACACTGACGCCCGGCGAGCTGCACATGACGCTGCCCACGGTGGACGCCATTGTGGCCAAGGGGGAGTGCATGGCGCACGGCATGCGGCGGCTGGCGCGGCGCGCGGGCGTGACGGGCGTGTCCCCTGCCGCCGTGCACGCGGTGCACGCGCGCGTCACGGGCCACTTGGCGGCGGTGCTCAACGCCGCCACGCTCGTGGCGGGCGCGCAGCACAAGCGCACGCTCACCGTGGACCACCTGCGGGAGGGGCTGGCGCTGCACGGCGTCACCCTGCTGTGACACCAGAGCGGCATAGGTCACATGTAATTGGCGTCAATAAACGTTTATTCACAAAAGCTTTGAAGGTTACACTCTGGGGCTGCGCGGATTCGCCTACTCCGCCGCTGGGGCTTTGGCCAAGCGGCGCTGAAAAAAGTTGCGCAGGTCCTGCTGCGCCGCGGCGCTCTTGGGCTGCAGCCTGGCCTGCTTGGGCGGCGCACTAATGCCCGAGCGGATGTCGCCCCGCGCGCGCCGCGACACGACCGCCTCCAGCTCGTCCTCCAGGCACGACGACCCGTTGACGTACCGCTGCGACGACAGGAACACCTCCACGGCGCGGCTCATGGCGCGCAGCGCGGGCGCCTCGTCGTACAGGATGCACGCCACCTTCTGCAGCAGGTCGCGGGTGTAGTAGCGGCGGTGCGGCGCGGCGCCCGTGTGCTTGGCAATGTCCACGTCCTCCATGATGTCGCACACCACCAGGCCGGTGGCGCCCGGCTTGCTGGGCGCGCCCCACTGCGGCGACCGGTCCTCCACCGCCACCATGGGCACGCGCTCGCCCGGCTTGTACTCGGACCCGGGGCTGAACGCGCGCCGCCGCTGGTTCACCACGTCCTGCTCCACCGTGTTCTCGTACCCGTCCCGCAGCGACTTGCTGGTGGCCACGTCGTCTATGGGCACGCCGCCGCGGCACAGCAGCGCCAGGTGCTCCGCCACGATGTGCAGCGCGCGCGCCTTGTCGGCCGTGCCCAGCAGGCAGTCCAGCACGCGCCGCTGCGCCACGCGGCAAAACTTGGACGTGCCCCGCTTCTTCAAGTCCAGGCCCTTGTCGTCGCGGCACGGCGCCACGCTGGCGGGGTCGCCCTCGTACTTGATGCCCGCGTACTGCTTCTTCTTGAGCAGCAGGTACGGGCAGTACACCTTCTCGCACTCCAGCGTGATGCCGTGCCCCAGGCGCTCCGTGATGTCGCGCGCCATGGCCATGCCGCGCCGCCACGCCTCGCACCGCCCCTCGTGCGTGCCCGGCAGGTCGGTGAACTTCACCATCACCGAGTCCGTGTTGTGCACCACCAGCCGCCCAATGCCCGCCGCAAAGTGGTGGTTGGCCGTCTCCAGGTCGTACACGGGCCCCGCGTACGGCGGCAAGTCGTGGATGGCGGTGATGGCGGAGCCGTCAGTGGCGGAGCCGTCGGGCGTCACGCGGAACTTGTGCTGCGCCGACTTGGTGGTGCCCGCCGTGACGCGCGTGGCAACGCCCAGGCACGCCGCCAGGTACACCAGCGCGGCGGCCGCCTGCGCGCCCACCCACTGGGGATCCTCGGAGTAGCCCTGCCAGAACTGTTCCCGGATGTCCCGCCGCGCGTTGAGCACCTCGTCCTCCACATAGGGGTAGTACCGGTGTGCGGACGGCGAGCTGCTGTCCACCGCCGTGTAGTACGCTCCCATGAACTGGCCGTCCGTGTACGCCTGAAGCAGGTCGTACTCGGCGTCCCACGAGCCCGCGTGCGTGTACGGCGGCGGCGGCGCGGCGTGCAGCAGCGACTGGCCTATTGTTACGTCGCTGGGGCGCACGCGCTGCCCCTGGGGTGTCAGCAGCGAGTGGTCCGTGGTCACGTCCACCAGGCCCGCGTGGGTGATGACGCGCTTCAGGGGCTTGCCACAGGCGTGCCGGATGACTCTCAGGATGGGCGTGAAGCCCGCGTCGGTCCACACCTCGTACCCCGGCAGCGGCGGGCACGCTTCTTTTGCGCCATAAGGGACCCACTCGCCCGTGCCCAGCTGGTCGATGGTGCGGTACGCCACCCACTGCCCCTCGGGCGTGGTCACGCGGCACAGGATGGGCGTGTCGGGCGTGACCGAGTCGCCGTAGATGACCTTGGCGGGCACGCCAGGGGCTCCAGGGTCGCCTGCGGCTCCAGGGGCTTTGCCTGATTCAGAGTCTCCAGGGGCTCCAGGGGCTTTGGAGGCTCCAGAGTAAAAGTCGTACACCGTGGTGTGCACCAGCTCGCGCGTGCGCAGCAGCTCCTGCCGCCCAAACGACGTGACGCTGGCTGCCACGGGCTTGCACCGCAGCAGCCCCGTGTCCGCGCCCGTGAGGCCGTACATGGCGTTGCACGTCACCTTCTCTGCCAGCTGCTTGGCGTCCAGCAGCGCGCGCCGCACCGGGTCCTTCTCCGCCGCCATGGCCTTCTTGGTGGCGCGGCGCGTGGCCAGCAGCAGCCGCTCCAGCTCGGGCGCCACCGTGGCCACGTTGGCGGCGAAGCGGTGCGTCACGCCGTCGCCCACGTCAATGGCGTTGTACTGGATGCCCGGCACGTGCGCGTGCGCGGCGTCCAGCGCCACGGTGGTCCAGCACAGGTTCTGCGAGATCATGATGCTGGGGTACAGGGACGCAAAGTCCAGCGTCACCACGGGGTGTGTGTGGAACCCCACCTCGGGCTCCAGCACAAACGCGCCCTTGTACCCGCCCTCCGTGTGGTGCAGCGGCTGGTTGAGCACAAACCCGTGCGCGTGCGCAAACTTGACCACCAGGTTGACGCCCTTGATGCCCGCGCCGCGCCCCCACAGGTCCTTGACGGGCGTCATCGTGACGAGCGCCATCTGGTGGTCGTTGGTGTAGTAGCGCAGCGTGTCCAGCAGCAGCAGCGGCGCCACGCAGTCGCGCGTGCAGTAGCGCACCACAGGCTCAAAGTCGCGCGCGCGGTACAGCTCAAACATGGCCTTGTACGTCAGGTCCACCTTGGTGACGCGGCCCACGAGCGGCGCGTCCACGACGTCCGCGTCCAGGTCGTACGGCACTGCCGTGAGTGTGGCCGCGGTGTCGCCGTCAACGGTCGCCAGGGTGTAGTCCTCCGCGCCCAGCTGGATGGCGTCGCCCGGCTTGAGCGCCGCCAGGCCCGTGCCCGTCACGCTGGTGCTGCCGCGCCGCCACGTCACGCGCCCGCCCCGTATTGTTAATTTCTCGCGGCACACCTTGTCCAGCTGGTACGACGCCAGCTTCTCGCGCTTGGACACCAGGTCGTACAGGTCCAGCGTCAGGCGGCCGTGCTCCTCCACGGGCGACGTGTACACGTTGCAGCCCATGGCGGACGAGGAGAGCTCCTTGCGCTCCAGCGGCACCGTAAGGCGCAGGAACTTGGACGTCTGGAACGTGCGGTCAAAGGCGGAGCCCTTGTCGGTGGGGTCGCCGCCCAGCAGCGCGCGGCGGAACAGGTACGGCAAGTCGAACCGCAGCCCGTTGTACCACATGACCAGGTCGGCGTCCAGGTACACGCACACGCAGTCGCGGAAGGCGCGCAGCATGTCGCCCTCCGTGGGGAAGGCCAGCACGTACACCGTGCCGTCGGGGCTGGCGGTCTTGCGCATCTGCAGCGCCCCCAGGGTGTCGTTGAACAGGAAGCACAGGTGCAGCGCGGACGCCACTGGTGCGCCCAGCCGCCGTATGGAAGCGCACACCATGAAGCACGCGTCCGCGCGCACGCCCGCGTCCGGGAACTTGCCCGTGGAGGAGTACGCCTCAATGTCACACGACGCCACCAGCAGCGGCGCGGTGTCCATGCACTCCACGGGCGCCAGGTCGGACAGCAGGCACGCCATCTCGTGGTCGCACGTGGACACGTGGAACTGGGCGTCCCGCGACGCCGTGGCGCGCACCCACCCGTTGGGCTGCAGGCCCGTGTCGCCAAAGAACTTGGCGTACAGCGGCACGCCCGCGTGCTCAACAACCTCCACGTCGGTGCGGCGGATGCGCTCGGGCAGCTTGCGCAGCATGCCGTACGCGCCCAGCGACGCGGCGCACACCTTGAGGTAGTCCAGCTTGGCGCGGTCGCGTGCCGCGGCGTCGTACTGGAAGCCCGCAAAGTTGTAGTGGCGCTCATCCATGTACGTGTACGAGCTGCGGCGCGCGTCCAGCTCCTTTACGACCGCGGCGCGCGCCTCGCGGGACGGCACGCGGATGTAGCACCACGGGCGGAAGCCGTGCACGCGGCAGCACACGCTGGCGCCCTCGGCCGTCACGCCCCACAGCACCACCACGGTCGCGTTGAACGCCGGCCAGTCGCCCGCACGGAACAGGCCCTCCTGGGTGCGGCGCACGCTGAGCGTCTCGGCGCACTCCGCGCCCTGGTGCGCCAGGTGGCTGGTGACGCTCACGTCGTGGATGAGGAACGTCAGCGGCGTGCCCGGGGGCACGAGCGCGGGCTGGGGCGGGCGGCCCACAAGGGATCGGAAGTGACGGAAGGCGGCCTCCAGGGGGTCCATGGGTTAGTGGCGCGCCGGGGTGGTGCCCGGACAGTCAAAGGCGGTGTCAATCAAAAGAGGGGTGCGGGACTTGATTGACGGGCCACTTTCGCCAACCCTGGCGGTCTCCCCGCCATCCATGGAGCGCCTGGCGTTCAAGGCCACCAACGCAGACATGTGCTGCAGGGGCGAGCAGTACCAGATGCGGCAGAAGCACCGCCACGGCGGCGCGCTGCATATGTGCAAGAGCGGCTTCCACTTTTGCCCGGAGGTCATGGATGCTGTCGTGTACTACCCGTACCCCACAGACCGGATCTTTGTGGTGCAGCACGGCCCCAATTTCGTCGTGGAGCACGACAAGGGCGTGACAGACGAGATTGAGTTCCTGTGCGAGATCACGCGCGACACCATCCCCGGGCTGCTGCGCGCGCCAGAGTACAGCGCCCTCATGGCCCGCAACATGGCGGGGCTGTTTGTGTTGTGTGCGAGGCGCGGCGACAAACGCATGCTCAGTGCGCTGTTGGACATTGACCGCGTGGGTGCGCGCACCCACAGCACAAGAGCGCTGTCGTCTGCGTGCTACTATGGCCAAGTGGAGACAGTGGCGATGCTGTTGGAGCACGGTGCGGACGTCAACTTTTTAGAGGGCGGCGCGCTGCCCACTGCCTGCGCTCAAGGCTACCGAAAGGTTGTGGCGCTGCTGCTGGACCACGGCGCGGACGTGCACGCCCTCGACAACATGGCAATGCGGGAGGCGTCCTTTGGAGGCCACCGAAAGGTTGTGGCGCTGCTGCTGGACCACGGCGCGGACGTGCACGCCCGCGACGACGAGGCGCTGCGCTCGGCGTCCGAGAACGGGCACGGGGACGTGGTGGCGCTGCTGCTGGACCACGGCGCGGACGTGCACGCATGCGACGACGAGGCGCTGCGCTCGGCGTCCGAGAACGGGCACGGGGACGTGGTGGAGCTGCTGCTGGACCGCGGCGCGGACGTGCACGCCTGCGACGGGACGGCGAGGCGCTGCTGATGGCCTCTGTGTTTAGGTACTTCCCAGTGGTGGAGCTGCTACTAAACAGCGGCGCGGACGTGCACGCCTGCGATGACGATGCGCTGCGGGATGCGTCCTATTCAGGCCACCGGGACGTGGTGGCGCTGCTGCTGGACCGCGGCGCGGACGTGCACGCATGCGACGACGAGGCGGTGTGCGGGGCATGCCGTCACGGCCACCTGGATACGGTGGCGCTGCTGCTGGACCACGGCGCGGACGTGCACGCCAGGGACGGCGAGGCGCTGTGGTGGGCATCGGCGAACGGCCACGGGGACGTGGTGGCGTTGCTGCTGCAGCACGGTGCTAACCGCTACTGAAATAAATGTCACATTCCCCCACGTCTGCCGTGCCCCTGGTTGATCCGCCGCCGCCCATGGAGCGCCTGGCGTTCAAGGCCACCGACGCCAGCATGCGGTGCTTGCGCATGCAGTTTCCAGTTGCACCACACGCACCGCCACGACGGCTCACTGGTGATGGGTCGCAGCGGCTTCCACTTCTGCCCCCGCCTCCTGGACGTGCGCGCGTTCTACAAGTACTTGTTTTGGCCGTCCTCCACGGCGCGGGTGTTTGTGGTGCAGTACGGCCCCAACTTTCTCGTGGAGGACACCAGGGGTGTGACGGACAACATTGTGTTCCTGTGCGAGGTCACCGGAGACACCATCCCGCGCCTGCTCTCTTTGCCGCACTACAGCACCCTCATGGCCCAGAACATGGCGGGGCTGCTGGCGCTGTGTGCCGCGCGTGGCGACACTGGCGCGCTGGAGGTGCTCGTGGGTGCGGGTGCGGATGTGCGCGCCGACAGCACGGACGCGCTGGAGTGTGCAAGCGCGCATGGACACTGGGACACGGTGGCGTGGCTGCTGGACCACGGTGCGGACATCAACGCGCACGGCGGGGTGGCGCTGTGGCGAGCAAGTGCGCGCGGCGACCGGGACATGGTGGCGCTGCTGTTGCAGCACGGCGCGGACGTGCACTCTGGCAAGGAGCGCGCGCTGATCGCTGCAAGTTTGTACGGCCGAACGGATACGGTGGCGCTGCTGCTGGACCACGGCGCGGACGTGCACGCCCGCTGCGACGAGGCGGTGTGCGAGGCGTGCTGGCACGGCCACCTGGACACGGTGGCGCTGCTGCTGAACCGCGGCGCGGACGTGCGCGGGGAGAGCCCAGCCCTGGGCAACGCGTGCCGTAGCGGGCGTGTGGACCTTGTGAAGCTGCTCCTGGACCATGGCGCGCAAGTCCGGGGACTCGAGGACGCGTGCCGTGGTGGGCGCGTGGACATTCTGACGCTGCTGCTGGCGCACGGCGCGGATGTGAACTACGAGAACGACGGCACGCTGGGGCTCGCGTGCATGTGCGGGTACATTGACGCGGTGAAGCTGCTACTAAACAGCGGCGCAGACGTGCACGCCCGTGCTGACCACGCGCTGTCCATATCATCTCGGTTCGGCGAGCGGGACGTGGTGGCGCTGCTGCTGGACCACGGTGCGGACGTGCACGCCAGGGACGGCGAGGCGGTACGATTGGCGTCCCAACATGGCCACCGGGACGTGGTTGCGCTGCTGCTGGAGCACGGCGCGGACGTGCACGCCGGCAACGACGAGGCGGTACGATTGGCATCCGCCCACGGCCACCGGGACGTGGTGGCGTTGCTGCTGGACCACGGCGCTGCGCTTCCCGCCTCCCAGTTCCAGGGTTGAATGAATAAAGCTTTCCCACGCCGCACTGTGGTGTATTTCATCGCGTGACCCGCGTGCTCCACTGCCGCGGCTGCCGTAGCACAGTGGCAGTGCGTCTGTCTCGTAAACAGAAGGTCGGGTGTTCGAGTCACCCCGGCAGCTTTTTTTGGCGCGCGCGCCCCTAAAAGCACCAGCCCATGCAGCCCACAGCGGAGCCCACAGCGGAGCCCACAGCGGAGCGACTTGCGAAGCGGTGCGTCATAGTCGGCGCCGGCCCCACGGGGCTGACGGTGGCGCTGTACCTGGCGCGCGCGGGCCACGCCGTCACGGTGGTGGAAGCCGCAGACACCATTGGCGGGTGCCACCGCGTGGCGCGGGCCACGCTAGACGGCTCGGCGGAGCCTTCCCATTCTGCGGAGGCCAAGGGCTTACTGGAGGCCAAGGGCTTACTGGAGGCCACAGGCCTGTTTGCGGAGCACGCGCCCCGCGTGTACTCGGACTCGTACGTCAACACCGCGGCGGTGCTGGCGGACCTCGGGCTGGCGTGGGACGACGTCTTCACACCCTACCACTTCAGCATCACCACCATCGCGTCCCAGGGCGCTTCCGGCCACCTGTCCCCCTGGGAAGTCGCGTGCCTGGGCGCGGCGTTCCTGGTGCTGCTGCTCCCAGTGGTGGCGGGGTTGTTACAAGGTGTGTCGGTGGACGGGTACGCCGCCGCGTGCGGCTTCTCGTTTGAAGCGCGCGACTACCTGGACCGCGTGTGCCGCCTCACGGACGGCGCGCCCGCGGCCCGCTACTCCCTGTGGCAGTTCCTGCAGCTGCTAAACCAGCAGGCGCCTCACAGCTTGTACCAGCCCCGCGCGCCCAACGACCGCCTGCTGTTCCCCGTGTGGCAGCAACGCCTTTTACAGCTGGGTGTCACGATCTACACAAGCACCCGTGCGGTCGCCCTGGGCGACTCGGGGGTCACCCTGGACACCGGTGCCGTGCTGCCGTGTGATCGGTGCATCCTGGCCGTGCCGCCCGAGGCGGCCGTGTCAATCACCGGCGTTTCAGAGCGTTTCCCCACCATGACGCCGCACTGGGTGGCCGCCACCGAGTACGTGGACTACATCTCGGTGGCGTACCACTTTCACGCGCCGCTGAAACTAACAAGACACGGCTTCCCAGCCACGCCGTGGGGCGTGGTGTACGTGCCCGTCAGCGACTACTGGGACGTCAGGGAGCCCCACACCCGGGCGGAGCCACACACCCGGGCAGAGACCTTCCCGGGCGTGCTGAGCGCCACCATCACGCGCCCCGACGCCGTGTCGCCCCACCTGGGGCGCACGCCCCAGCAGTGCAGTGCCGCCGAGATCACGGCCGAGGTGTACCGGCAGCTCTCTGCTACACTGACGATACCCACGCCCGCGGCCGCGTTCCTGACGCCCGGCACGCGCTTCACCGACGGCCGGTGGCGCAGCGCGGACGGCGCGTGGGTGGCCGCCGCGGGACAGCCGCCCGTGCCCTTTGCGGGCACAGCGCCGCGCGGGACGGAGCCCGCGGTGTTCACGGCGGGCGCGCACACGGGCCACAGCTGGTACCAGTTCACGTCCATGGAGGCGGCGGTGGAGAACGGGCTGCAGCTGTGCCGCCACTTGGGCGCGCCCACGCCTGCCATCACATCCGCCACCACGGTGGCCACAGCGGTGTACGGAGCCATCGCGGTGGGCGTCATCGCGTGGGCGTTTTACCGGCACGGGAGCCCGTGGCGCGCCGTGGAGGCGGCCGCGGAGGCGCTGGCGGAGCTGGCAGAGTGAGCGGAGCTGGCAGGTTGATTGATCTTTGGGCTGCTCCACGCAGTCCCTGAACCCGCGCAAAGGCCTGCGATGCAATGGCCGCTGATGTGCTCTCTGCCGACGGCCGCGTGGTGCACTTTCCTCCGGCTGCAGTGGCGGCGTGCGCCACGCTGGCTCACGTGACGCAGCACTGCCCTGCCGGGAGTGTCCCCGTGCCCTTTGCCGCCGACACGCTGGAGCGCTTCCTGGCAGCCCTGGAGCATGGCGCTGTTCCCGAGGAGTGCAGTGCTGTCCCCGGCGATGTTGCAGCGGAGCTGGTGGTGGTGGCCGACTACCTGGACTGCGCGGCGCTCATGCAGCCCCTGTGCCGCCGCCTGGCTGGCTCCGACCTCTCTGACCGCGACTTTTCACTGGAGCTGTGGAGCTGCATCGCGGAGCACCTGACACTACCAGCAGGGTGCGCCCTGGCGCTGCAGCGGCCAGAGCTGGCAGACGTTCTGCGACCCCGCCTGACGGCGCTGGCGCAGCGGCCAGAGCTAACAGACGTTCTGCGCCCCCGCCTGCTGGCGCTGGCGAGGAGGGTGACGCTCGACAGCGCGGCCAGCGACGGCCACCTGGCGGTGTGCCAGTGGATGACGGAGGAGTTTGGGCTGACGGCGGACGACAACGGCGACGCGTTTAGACGGGCGGCCCAGGGTGGTCACCTGGCGGTGTGCCAGTGGCTGACCGAGAAATTCGGACTGACGGCCGCCGATGTGCGGAAGAGCGAAAACTACACTTTTTTGAGCTCTGCAGCCCGGCACGGTCACCTGGCGGTGTGCCAGTGGATGGTGGAGAGGTTTGGGCTGACGGCGGACGACGCATCACGCGCCATCAGGTGGTGTTTGCCGCTGTGTGACAGTGACGATGATCAGCGGGCAGTGGTCGAGTGGCTGGTCGGGAGGTTTGGGCTGGAGAAACCGGAGGAAAATTACGTCCCAATGATTGTGTACGCGTCAACGTTTAATTTTTTGAAGTACCGCAGCTAATACACATACTGAGGTTCACTTGTGAATAAAACCATCATTGATTGACTTGTGCTGTCGTATTTGCGCCACGCAATGCCGTGCATCCCATCAATGGCCACTGATGTGCTCTCCGCCGACGGCCGCGTGGTGCACTTTCCCGCACCTGCAGTGGCGGCGTGCGCCACGCTGGCTCACGTGACGCAGCACTGCAGCGGCGGGAGTGTCCCCGTGCCCTTTCCCGCCGACACGCTGGAGCGCTTCCTGGCAGCCCTGGATAACAACGACGCACCCGAGGATCGCAGTGCTGTCCCTGCAGATGTTGCAGCGGAGCTGGTGGTGGTGGCCGACTACCTGGACTGTGCGGCGCTCATGCAGCCCCTGTGCCGCTGCCTGGCTGCCTCTGACCTCACCGCCCGCGACTTTTCACTGGAGCTGTGGAGCTGCATCGCGCAGCACCTGACACTACCAGTAGGGTGCGCCCTGGCGCTGCAGCGGCCAGAGCTGGCAGACGTTCTGCGCCCCCGCCTGCTGGCGCTGGCAAGGAGGGTGACGCTCGAAAGCGCGGCCAGCGACGGCCACCTGGCGGTGTGCCAGTGGATGACGGAGGAGTTTGGGCTGACGGCGGACGGGGCGCGCACTTGGCACATGTACGCATTCGTACTTGCGGCCAAGAATGATCACATGGCGGTGTGCCAGTGGCTGACCGAGAAGTTTGGGCTGACCGCCGAGAACGATCGCGGTTGTGGCAAAGACGCTTTTCGTCATGCGGCCAAGAATGGCAACCTGGCGCTGTGCCAGTGGCTGATGCAGAGGTTTGGGCTGACGCTGGGCGACGTGTGTGCGAAACATGGCTGTGCCTTTGGGGATGCCGTCAAGAAAGGTCGCTTGGAGGTGTGCCAGTGGCTGACAAAGAAGTTTCAGCTGTCGGCGGCGGACGTGCGCAATAACTCTGGCGATCTGTTTGTTCATGCGATCGCGGATGGTCACTTGGCGGTGTGCCAGTGGCTGACAGACAGGTTTGGGATGACGGCGCAGGATGCGCGCGCGCACAATAACTATGGATTCGAATGTGCGGCCAAGAATGGTCACTTGGCGATGTGCCAGTGGCTGACCCAGAGATTCGGGCCGACGATGGCAGATGCGCGTGCGAACAAGGCCCTTTGCGAAGCGGCCAGCAATGGCCACCTGGCGGTGTGCCAGTGGCTGACAGAGGCGTTTGGGCTGACCGCAAAGGATGCGCGCTCTGGGAACAACGCCGCGTTGCGTGAGGCTGCCAGGGGCGGCCACCTGGCGGTGTGCCAGTGGCTGACAGACAGGTTTAACCTGACAACACAGGATGCGCGCGACGACCACAGCGGCGCCCTTCGCGGAGCGGCCCGCAACGGCCACCTGGAAGTGTGCCAGTGGCTGACGGAGCGGTTTAAGCTGACACCACAGGACGCGCGCGAGCGAGACACCCACGCCCTTCGACATGCGGCGGAAAATGGTCACTTGGAGGTGTGCCAGTGGCTGACAGAGACCTTCCACCTGACGGCCGCAGACGCGCGCAAGAGGGACAACTACGCCCTGGGCTGTGCAGCCAGCTACAATCACGTGCACGTGTGCCAGTGGCTGACCGAGACGTTCCACCTGACGGCCGCCGACGCGCGCGCGGACAACGACTGGATACTTCGGTACGCGGCCGGGTACGGCAACCTGGAGGCGTGCGTGTGGCTGGTGGACACGTTTGGGTTGACGGCCGAGGACGCAGAGCGCGTCCTTCATTGGACCCATTACGAGTGTTACCATGATGTGCAGAAGGTGATGCAGTGGCTGGCCGAGCGCTTTGGGCTGCAGGTGCCGGTCGACCCGGACTGACCGGGGGTTCCGCGCAAGGACACGCACGTACTAGTGAATAAAAAAAGTTTTATCCTCCCGTAAACCACTCGCGACTTTTGATTGATTGGGATGTCGTCTCTTTGGCACGAATAATGGATGTGCTGGCAAAGTCTACCTTTGTCAAAATGAATCTTGCCGATGTTATTTCACAAAAGAACACTGATGAAGTCATCCACTTTGCGCTTGAGCACGGCGTTGCCACCCTGGACCCACACTCGGGTAAATTGATACTGGCGCGCCAGTACGCCAATCAAGCGTACATTGTTAGTAATGTCACGAAAAGCACCTTCACTTTTGACGTGGAGTTAAACGTACAAGAGGAGAACACGCGCTTGTTTTGGACAACCGCACGCGAGCATGGATATGTGCAACTGCGGTGGACGAAGAATTTCGATGTTTTGCATGAAATACATGTCACTGGCGCGGAGCCTCAGACCACCGCTGTGTTGGAATGGAACGGCGGTGGTGTAATATGTGGTGGGACAGTGGATGGGGAGGGGTGTTGTCGTTTGAAATGCAGACTCTTGGCGTTTCTTGTTCGGTTTCACATTTTATGGGTTATTTGTAAGGGCCCCAAGCTGTGCGTCAGGATGACCGCCGCAACCATTGATGCGTCTACAAGAGATAAGTACATGTCTCAGGACTCGTACCAGGACGTTTGTGTGTGCAATGAGCGTGTTCACAAAAACAAATACATACAGGGGCAGTATGGCTTGCAGAAAACGGGCGTGTCAAAGTGGTTGCAACATAGGGAGTTGACGGGAATAAACAAGTTTTGCTAGACGTTTCAAACCGCGTTGAACCGTAAAACACTCCCGTAAAGCACTCCCGTAAAGCATGGCGCAGTGGTTTGCAGCGGGCGCGCTGGCCGTGCTGTCCTCCCAGGCCGTCGCACAGCTGCTCCGCGAGGAGTGGGAGGTGCGCACGTCGTACTACAAGACCACTGGGCACACGAGGCACAGCTTCCGCACCACCATGGTGTTTGACGACAGTGAGGCGCTGGGCGCGTACATGGCGTACACGCGGCAAGACCCGCACACCACGGCGCTGGTGTGGCACAAGCCGCGCTGGCACATGTGCGCCAGCGTGTGTGCAACGTCACAGTTTCAGTAACTCAAACAACCACTTTATTGAACTGGGCACCTTGGCACGCACACTGTTCACCTTTGTCGTCCGGGGCGGCGTCGCACGTGATGGTGCATGAGAGCGACAGGGGAGTCGCCGCCCAGTGCAGGATGAGCACCACCAGGGCCACAATGCCAATGGCGTCCTGCTGCGCGATGCACGGCAGGCAGTCCTGGAACAGGATGATGGCGCCCACGACGCTCCACGCCAGCAGGAACAGGGTCACCGCCAGGGAGACCACAACGAACCCTACCCCCACGGCGCGCAAGCCGGCCTGGGGGAACACTGCACACAAACTGAGCAGTCCAGTCACCAGCGCCACAAAGTGGGCCACGCCAAACCACAGCAGAAAGTCAGAGAGGTCCAGGCCCATGCGGTGGTGGGGCACGTTGCACTCTGTATTTTGGTCCTTGACGGCGTACACCAGGCACACGGTGCCGAGGGCGACGCTCCAGAGGGAGACGGTGGCCACACGGGCCGCCAGGGCGGGGGCTGGGCGGACGGTAACGATGGCCATGGCAAGACTAAAGGTCTAGTGGCGCGCCACGGGTATTTATTGCTGTGTGGTGCGGCTTCAATCAATCCATGTTCATCTGAGCCGCGGGATACCGGAGTGAGTGTACTTTTCGATGTCTTTTGTGACGTCAAAGGTGTCCATGAAGTCGGGAAAGTCCACGATCCCCGCAGACCTGTGCGTGCTGCGGCGCGGGCTGCGGCGCGTCATGGCCGCAATGATGAACAGCACGATCAGCGCCACGAGCACCATCAGCGGTACGGCGACCCACCAGTTGACGGCGCGCGAAGCACGGGAATCTGCGGCGGAAGTGTCATCGTCCATGCTTTATTGGGTGTATCAGATATTTGGACGCCTTGGCCTACTGGTGCGCCGCGGAATGCCCGTGCGGAAGTGCATAACAAAGCCCTCGGTGATGTCGAAGGCGCGTAACTAGAACAGCGCCGCCACCACGGCGACCACTAACAGGGGCGCGGCGACCAACCAGTGGACGGCACGCGAAGCACGGGAAGTGTTCTTGCCCTCGTTCATGTTTTACTGGGTGGGAGAAATTATGGACGCCTGTATGGACGCATTGGGCTACTGGTGCGCCGCCAGGGCTTGCTGCGCGGGCGTGCCGCGGCAGTACCCCTGCGTGTCCACAAACAGCTGCCCCTGCAGCGCCTGGGCCGCCTGGGCGGCTAGCGTGTCGCCCGGCCCCCGCCGCGCCAGGCCCGTGGTGGCCATGAGGAAGGAGTCGCGCTGCTTGGCCCACGGGTGGGACAGGTTGTACGCCGCCGCCGAGATGGTGACGTTGCCGTCCTTGGCGGTGTACTCGCCGTACGGGTGCGTGCGCGCGCGGTTCTGCGAGATCTCGTACTGGTTGTACAGGCGCGCGCCCACGATGGCCTGCCACTGCTCGTTGAGGGTGCGGTTGAGGAAGGTGCGGTTCATGGCCGCCAGGCCCAGCGTGCCGGGCGGCGGGTTCAGGGACGCCTCCGCCACCTGCTGCATGCCCACCAGGAAGAAGTCGTCCAGCGGCACGCGCACGGGCGTGGCGTCGCCCGTGGTCTCGCGCAGCTTCTGGGTCAGGCGGTCCTGCACCGTGGCGTGCAGCCACCGCGTGTTGCCGTCGGACAGGAAGTGGTCGCGCACCTGGTTTCGAAGGTTGGACATGCCCCCACTTTTTTCTCCCAACACAGAAAAGAAACGGGATCACGATGTCGACCTCCTTTGGCAAGATGAGCGCGCTGCTGCTGGTGGTGGCCGTGGTCGCGCTGGTGTACTGGTCCATGGCCGGCCGGCCCGCGAACCCCATGGCCGCCATGGCCAACTCCATGAACGCCCCGGCTGCCGCCATGAACAACAGCGGCGCAGCCCACGCCGCCATGGCCGTGGACCTGGAGACCGCCACCGCCAGCGGGTTCGGCGGCGCGCCCGACGCGGGCGTCATGCCCGCGCCCCTGGGCTACGCCAGCTACGCGTACACGGACGACAGCGCCTACTTTGGCGCGTACCCGCAGAGCGAGGACTCGGCGTCCCTCACCAGCGACGGCGCGCCGGGCGACTACCAGCTGTCCCTCAACAGCCTCATGCCCGCGGGGTGGAGCCAGTCCGCGGGGTGCGGCGCGGACGCCACGGACGGCCAGTGGGGCAAGTTTGCGCCCACCAAGCAGCAGTTTGAGCAGTACATCACCGCGTCCGGGTCTGCGCGCTACGGCATGAACACGCGCACGCAGAATCCCACGGGCGGCGTGCAGGGGCTCACCAACCTCATCTGGCCCGTGGCGACGCCCGTCACGGGCGGCGAGATCCCGTTCAACGACTCGTCCTTCCGCCAAGACTTGGTGTACGACTCTATGAACTTCTACCCCGCGCAGGCGGCGTGCGGCGGGCTCTAGGAGTCGCCACGGGGCTCTAGGAGTCGCCGGGCTAGACGCTGGCGCGCGGGCGGTCGTACACGCCCAGCCCCGTGTACACCACCGCCGTGACCTCGCTGTCAAAGACGTGGCGCCCCCACTGCACGGGGTGCAGCGCGGACGGCCCCGCCGTCATGAACCCCGGCTGCCCAGCCACGACAGCGGGCTGCCACAGCAGCGGCTTGCGCCGCCCGAGCACGCCGCACCGCCGCGGGCACGCCTCGGGCGCGTTGTCCTCCACGTACTCCCGCATGATCACCGCCATCACCGCGGCCAGGCGGCGGCGGCGGCGGCGCAGCTCCCCCCGCGTCTCGTTGGCGGCCTGGGGCCACGGGTTACGGGGCAGGGGCCGCAGCTCCAGCCGCGCCACGCCCGGCAGCTGCTTCGTCGCCACCTGCGCCTGCACCACCGCCAGCCGCTGCAGGTGCAGGAAGCGGTACACCTTGTAGGCCGCGGCGGCGGGCGCGCGCGTGGACGACACGAGCACGTACAGGCAGCCCGCGCGCATGGCGCGGACGCCGGGGCACAGGTCGCGGGACACCAGCACGCCCGTGTGCAGCACGGTGCCGTCCGCGGCAACAAACGCCACGCCCGTCAGCGGCACCATGGTGTCCGGCATGACCGTTTTTGTAAGTACCAGTGTGTAATAAACTCCCCGCCGCCACCATTCCTTTTAGCCGGCTGCGCGTTGTCTGGCTCCGCCTGTGCATTCTGGCTCCGCCGGTTTGATTGACCCGCCCGTGCGCGCCACACACTCGCCCTGCCCGTCACGACCATGCTGGCCTTTGACGACACCAAGGCGCTTATGCGCGGCGCGCTGGCGGCCACGACGCTCGTGGACCACCACATTGACAGCTACGACGACTTTTTGGACACGCTGCTGCCCGCCATTGTGGCGGAGCCGCCGCACCGCGTGACGGAGGCGCGGGGCCAGCTGCACCACTTCCAGTTTGGGCGCGTGAGCTACATGCCCGCGGTGGTCATGGAGGCGGACGGCGTGCTGCGCGAGGTGACGCCCGAGGAGTGCCGCGTGCGCGCCCTGGACTACACCGTTACTGTGCTGTCAGAGGTCACGCACAGCGTGCACGCCAAGCCGCGGCGGCAGGAGCGGCCAGACGACGTGGGGCCGCTGCTGTCGCGGGACGTGTACCACGACGTCAAGCTGTGCCAGCTGCCGCTCATGGTGGGCAGCCGCCGCTGCGTCACGCGCCGCACGGGCGACTCGCCAGAGACGGGCGGCTTCTTTGTGGTGCGCGGCAACGACAAGGCGGTGATCCCGCAGGAGAAGATGCGCATCAACGTGCCGTGCGTGTTCCGGGCGGTGGGCCACGGCGGCAAGTACCAGCTCACGTGCGAGGTGCGGTCGTGGACGGAGGCCAAGATCCGCACCACGTCCACGCTCAACATGTACGCCACGCACGACACGGGCGGGCAGACGCCCACTGTGCACGTGACCATCCCGTACAGCAAGCACGGCGTGGTGCCGCTGCGCGTCATGTTCATGCTGCTGGGGTGTAGTGATGTGGGTGTCATGCGGCAGTGCGTGCTGGGCCCAAGGGACTCTGTGGGCTCTGTGGGGCCCATCGCCGCGGAGCTGGCCAAGCGCGTGGATGCAGTGCTAGAGGGCGTCCCCCCCAACGTGGCGCAGCTCTCCCCCACGGGCCTGCTGCGGTGGGTGGTGACGCGGTCCACGGACGCGGCGCCCCGGTCCGCGCGGCTCACGGAGGCCATGGCGGAGGTGGCGGGGCTGGTGGACAAGGAGGTGCTGCCCCACCTGGCCACGCCCGTGCACAAGTGGTACTACCTGGGCATGATGGCGCGCAAGCTGCTGCACGTGCAGGTGTCCAAGAACCCCCAGTTCCGGGACGCGCCGGGGCGGCGGCGCAAGGACGACCGCGACGACTTTTGCTTCAAGGCCGTGGAGACCACGGGCATGCTCATGGCGCTGCTGTTCCGGCGCCACTTCCGCGCCTTCAAGGACAAGCTGGCGCGCCAGTACAAGGCCACCGCGGAGAAGAAGGTGGTCATGCTCAACGACCTCATCGGCCTGTACGCGGACATCACGCAGAGCTTCCGCACCGCCTTCACCACGGGCATGTGGCAGGTGAAGCCCCAGAAGGCGGGCGGGTCGTCGCAGGGCAACGGCGTGGTGCAGATGATGTCGCGCATCAACGTGGTGGCCGCGCTGGGCCACCTGCAGAAGGTGAACGCGCCGCTCAACAAGGACGGCAAGATGGCCAAGCCGCGCCTGCTGCACGGCAGCCACTATGGCCGGTTCTGCCCGTGCGACACGCCCGAGGGGGCGGCGTGCGGCCTGAACAAGCACCTGGCGCTGCTGGCGCGGGTGCGCATCGGCTACCCCGCGGAGGCGGTCATGGAGCCGCTGCGGCGGCTGCCCGGGTTCATGCTGTTTACCAGCTCTGCGGACCTGGCGCCCGGGCGCAGCCCGCTGTACGTGAACGGCATCCTGGTGGGGCTTGTAACGGATGCGGCGTGGACTGTCACCGAGCTGCGGCGGTGGCGCCGCCGCGGCGACCTGGCGTGCGACGTCACGGTGTACCACGACGCGGAGCAGCGGGAGGTGCACGTCAACAGCGACAGCGGCGTGGTGCTGTGGCCCGTGCTGGTGGTGGAGCGGCTGGCGGCCACGCGGGACGCCATACGCCGCGTGCCGCCGTCGCAGCTGTGGGGGCATTTGTTAGCCCTGGGGTGCGTGGAGTACGTGGACACGCTGGAGGAGGCCAACCTGCTGGTGGCGGAGGACGCGGCCGCCCTGGGCGAAGCCCCTGGAGCCGCAGGAGCCGCCCGCGACTCTGGAGCCCGCCAGGACACCCGCCAGTACACACACGTGGCGCTGCACGGCTCGCTCATGCTGGGCGCGCGCGCCGCGCTCATCCCCTTCTCCAACCTCAACCAGAGCCCCCGCAACGTGTACGCCGCGGGCATGGTGAAGCAGGCCATCTCGGTGGCGCAGGAGACGCCCGCGCCCCGCTTTGACACGCTCAGCTACACGCTGGACACGATACAGCGGCCGCTGGTGACCACGCTGGCCGCGGACGTGCTGGCGCCCGACCACTCCAACATTGGCCAGAACGTGGTGTGCGCCATCATGTGCAGCGGCGGCTACAACCAGGAGGACTCGGTGGTTGTCAACAAGTCCGCCATCGAGCGCGGCCTGCTGCGCGTCACGGCGTGCCGCACGTACCGCGAGCACGAGAAGGCGTCCAGCAACGACGTGACCGCGTTTGAGCGGCCGCGGCCGGGCGAGTGCCTCAACACGCGCCACGCCGACTACAGCGCCATTGAGGACGACGGCCTGCCCGTGCCGGGCGGGCGGCTGACGCCCGAGTGCATTGTCATCGGCAAGACGGTCACGTCGTCCCCCCTGGGCGAGGTGAACAGCCGCGCCAAGACCAAGAAGCACGTCACGCGCGACCAGTCCGTGCCCGTGCGCCACAACGAGGCCATGGTGGTGGACCGCGTGGCGGTGGCCACGTCCGAGGAGGGCACGCAGCTGGTGCGCGTGCAGCTGCGGTGCACGCGCGTGCCCGAGGTGGGGGACAAGCTGTCGTCCCGCCACTCGCAGAAGGGCGTCATCGGCGCCGTCGTGCCGCAGGAGGACATGCCCTTCAACCCCGCCACGGGCATGGTGCCGGACATCATCATCAACCCGCACTGCATGCCGTCGCGCATGTCCATCGGCCACCTCATGGAGGCGCTGGCGGCCAAGGTGGCGGCGGCGGAGGGCGCGCCCGTGGACGGCACGCCCTTTGAGACGCCCGACGACCTGGCGGCGATTTTAGGGCAGCGCCTGCTGGCGCAAGGGCACGCCGCCTCGGGCATGGAGCGCCTGTGCGACGGCACCACGGGCGAGCTGCTGGACGCGGCCGTGTTTGTGTGCCCCACGTACTACCTGCGCCTCAAGCACATGGTGGCGGACAAGCTGCACGCGCGCGCGCGGGGGCCCATGCAGATCTTGACCCGCCAGCCCGCGGGCGGGCGGTCCAAGGACGGCGGCCTGCGCATCGGCGAGATGGAGCGCGACTGCATCATCGCACACGGCGCGGCGCACTTTATGCGCGACCGCCTGTTCCACGCGTCGGACGGGTACACCGCGCACGTGTGCGGGCGGTGCGGCGGGCTGGCTGAGGACGCGTGCACGGACCGCGCGGCCATCCAGCAGACGTCCCTGCAGCTGGTGGGGGGGGCCAAGTACTGCCGCGCCTGCCGCTCGTCCGACCACGTGCGGCCCGTGGAGATGTCGTACGCCTTCAAGCTGCTGCTGCAGGAGCTGCACGCCATGCACGTGGGCACGCGCATCTCCATCATGTAGGGCTGTTGACGTTCTGAAATCGTTTTATTGCAGTGCGCACCGGGTAGCCCAAGGAAAGCGGTGGCTAAATAAACATGTCCACCAAAACAAACATGTTGTGCACTCGCCGCAGGCAGCGTCAGGCCAAGCGCCGGGGGTCCCAGCGGTTGCCCTGTGGCTCCCGGGCGGCGAAGCCCGTGAGGCCGCAGGTAGACCCCCGGGAGCCACAGGGCGACCGCAGGGAGCCCCGGGAGGGTCGGGCGCAGCCACAGGGCGACCGCAGGGAGGGTCGAGGGGACCCCGTGTTCTGGTGCCGCGGCACCACGGCGGCCGACATCCGCCGCCTGCTGGGGCTGCCACCGGTCACCTGCCCAGCAGGGACCGCACCAGCGAGATGAGGTACACCACCAGCACCAGGAACACCAGCGCCACCACCACCACGCAGATCTCGGTGACGCTCATGCCCCGCCTGGCCCTCCCGTTGGCCATGGCCCGCTGCGTCTGGTTCTCGTGCATGAGGCGCTGCACCATGGCCTGCAGGCGCGCGATCTCGTACGCCTCCTGCGGCCGGCCCTGCGTGCCCACGCTGTACTGCACCGTGCCGTCCTCAAACACCTTCTGCGGCACGTTGCCGCCCTGGAACACCTTCTGCGGCGCGTTGCCGCCCGCAAACACCTTGGCGGGCTGCTGCACGTACTGCGGCGCGGGGGCGGCGGGCGCGCCCCACGCCTCGTCCAGCATGGTGAAGGACATGGCTGCTTTATTGGAACGCGCAATAAAAGTGCGCCATTTTTTTATTTAGCCCGTGTCATCAGGTCATCATCACTACAGTACAACGACTTCCTTTGCGCCGCGCGTGATCTCCCATTATAGTAGTGTGCAGCGAGATGGGAAATTGGCGCCGTGTTCAAGCAACAAGGTCACGACACTCGTGTGACGACGTTCGCTCGCAAACCTCAGTGCGCAATCGTTGTCAGCGTGAACGTCTGCACCAGCATCAAGCAACAAAGACACAACACGCAGGTGGCCATTCGCGCTCGCATACCTCAGTGGGAAGTCCTTGTCAGCGTGAACGTTTGCTCCGTGATGAAGCAGCACGGCCACAGTGTCCGTGTGGCCATTTGCGCTCGCCCACCTCAGTGCAAAGTCGTTGTCGGCGTGGACATCCGCTCCGTGTTCTAGCAGCAACCGCACGACATCACAGTAACCTTTTTCGCCAGCAGACTTTGGTGCACTGTCGTCTAGAGCATGAACGTTTGCTCCGTGATGAAGCAACACAGCCACTGTGTCCGTGTGACCACATCGACTCGCACCTATGAGCGAGGCATCGTTGTCAGCGTGAACATCCGCGCCGTGTTCCAGCAGCAACCTCACCGTGTCCGTGTAGCCGTGTATACTCGCTACTTTCAGCGCGAAGTCGTTGTTGGTGTGAACGTTTGCGCCAGCATTGAGCAACAAGGCCACCGTGTCCGTGTGTTGTAGATTCACCATTTGCCATGCACGATCGTTGTCGGCGCGAATGTTCGCACCGAAATCGAGTAACACGGGCACAGCACTCTTGTAGCCGTTTGTGCTCGCAAACACCAGCACATGATCAACATTTTTGCGCGCATACACATACTGGTCAAGCAAGCCGTGTAACGTCTTTGCGTCGTCTCTCGCTGCGAACAACATCAACAACCCCACGGTGTTTTCAGACATCAGGGACCTGTATCTAGGCGCGGCCATCAGATCATGCACGTTGGCGGCGGTTATCTCCTCCAAAAGCACCATCTCCTTTGTGACGCCACCCTGGTCGATAACGGGGTAGGGCTCTACCGCGTACTGTACAATAAACACTCGCGCAGTTGAAAATGGGTAGGAATGGTCAACATGCATCAGTTCCTTGCAAAATTTAAACCCACCCTCTCCATGGTGACGATACTTGGTGCCCATTTCAAGAAACACGTCCTCGCACCACATGTAGCCACCCGTGCCCTTGAATCCTAAGCTCGTCATGATGAGCTCCACAGTTGTCAATAAGGTGTTCACTTGACCGCTTTGTCCGTCACCAGAAGGATATTGTGTCGATTGGTCTAATGTCAATCAACGCACCACGTCAATCATAACACTATGAAACTACGTCAATGGACGACCCACACAATAAAAGTGCGCCATTTTTTTATTAAGCCCGTGTCGTCAGGTCATCAACACTACATTACCATGACTGCCTTAGCGCCTGCGGCTCACGGACGCCTGCGGCTACTTGGCGGCCCAGCGCAGCAGCGCGTCGTACGCCTCCTCCAGCTCCGCGTCCACGCTCCAGTCCGTGGCAAAGTCCACAATGTCAAAGTCGATGACGTGAAAGTGGGCGCCGTCCCACGTGACGTTGCGCGCGCACATGTCCTGGTGCAGCACGCCCGCCGCCTTGAGCTCCGTGAGCGCGGTGCGCAGGTCCGCGCGCAGCTGCTTGGCGTGCGTACGCACGAGGGCCTTGCCGCCGCCGTCGCGCCGCCCCCCCAGGTCCGTGAGCGCCGTGCCCACCTTGGTCATGCGCACCTCGGCGCGCCCGTTGGGCTTCGTCGCGCCGTACAGCAGGCGGGGCGTGCGCGTGGCGCCCACGCGCCGCAGCCGCTTCAGCGCCTCCAGCTCCCGCGCGTTGGTGGCCTTCTGCACGACGTTGAAGGCGTCCCACTGGCGCTGGCACGGCGCGTGCGTCTTGGCCGCGTTGAAGGTCACGACGCCGTCACTGCGGGTGCGGAAGCACACCGCCGCGTGCTTCGCCATGCCGCTTTACTGGGGGCGGCGTGTTTTGGGGCCCACGCCAGCGGGCACGCGCGCTCGCGGTGCGTGGCGTACCCGCACATGCGGCACGGCGGCTCCAGGGCGCCGTGGTTAGGCTCCAGGGCGCCGTCGAGTGGCTCTGTGTCCCCTGGCGGGGGATCACTAATCAGGGTTTCACTATTCAGGGGGTCACCATCCGGCGTTTCGCCGTCTGGGGCTTCGCCGTCCGGGGAGTGCGGCGCGGCCACGATGGCGCCCAGGCGCGCCCACCCCGCGTCTATGGCGCACGGCGGGTCCGCGGGCGTGACGTACACGCGCGTCACTGCGGGGCACTCGCCCTCCGTGTCCAGGCGTATCACCTCGGTGGCGGTGGTGAGCGTCACGCCCCGCTCCACGGCGGCGATGACCACGCCCTCCAGCGTCGTGTCCCGCGCGCCGTCCTCCAGCAGCGTCACGTTGGCGTGCTTGCGGCACGCCTGGGCGGTGTGCAGCGGCGACACCGCCTCCGCGCGACCGGGGCGCAGGAACACGACCTGCCAGTGCGCGGCGCACCACGCCACAAACGCGTCAAACAGCGGGCACAGCGGGTCGCCCGTGTCACCCAGCAAGAGCAGCGTAGGGGTTTCGGGGCGGAGGTCCGGCAAGCCCTGGTGCACCGCCAGGCTGTGCGCCACCTGCAGCTGGTGGAAGCTGCGCACCGGCGTTAGCACCTGGCGCACCGGCGTTAGCCCCGGCGTTAAGTGTTGCTGTGTCATTTACCTGCACGGGCACACTGCTGGGCGCACCGCCGGAGCGCCCCCCGATCCAGTTCACGAACCGGCTCCACAGGGACGGCGCTGGCGGTACAGGGTTCTCCATGTTGTACACAGCAATGCCGTACTTGCGCATCTGCTGCTCCAGGAAAGGGCGTATGCGGTTGTTTTCCATGAGCGTGTGGATGTCCTGCGCAAGCGGCTCCAACATCCTGGGTGTGATGGTGGTGTTGACCGCCACAGCGTCTGCGAGCTGGTCAATGTGCTGCCGGAAATTCTGTGCAAACGTCTTGACATCCATGCCCGTGGCGAGGGATCCCACGCTGAGAACAAACTGCGGCACGCGCTCAATGTAGGCGTGGATGGTGTTGCAGAGGTTCAGCAGGATGACTGCGGCGGACGAGGGCTCGTAGCCGTTGGGCCCGGGGATGAGGCGCATGCTGCCCACCAGGTTGCCCCACTCATTGCCGTCGCCTATGGCACAAAACACCGACTTGTCCCACTCGCCCGTGAGGCACTTGGAGTTGTACAGGTCGCTTAGACGCCTCTCTGCGTTTTGGCGGCGGCGGGGCGGCGGAACGGGCGGCTGGCTTTGCCGCGGGTAGTCAACTGGCACGGACAGCGCAGCAGCAACCGATGGTGGCGCTGATGGCGGGGCTGATGGAGGTGTGGATGCAGGTGGAGGGGCGGCGGACCGCCAGTACGGGATGTATCCCGCGAACCTGCTCATGTACCCGGGTGCCGCCGCCGGTGGCCCTTGAATCGGCTCCGCCGCCTGTGCAGGAACAGAATCGGCGGGAGTGGGAGTGGGAGCAGGAACGGCAACGGGGGCGGGCTCCGCCTCACGAAGTGCAGCGGGGACAGCGGGAGCGGGAGGGCCGCTCCAGGACGGCAAGTAGCTGGTGGGCACGTAGCTCCCCCAGCCGCCCAGCCACCCCGCGGGCTGCGCAGCAGCAGGCGGCTGAATAGGCTCTGCCCCCTGAATAGGCACGGAGCTGGGAATTGATTGACCGCCCTGGTCCATGCCGCCGGCGCGCTTTTTTGGGTGCACAACACAATGGCCACGTGGGCGCCCGTGACCGACGCCGCCAAGACCGCGTTCCTCACCGCCGAGGTGTTCCGCCTGTGGGGCTTGCCGCCCGGCCGCGCGTCGCCGTGCCCGCTCCCCCAGTCCATGTCCGCCGCCGACCTGGCCACGGTGGCGCACCAGCCCTACCTGGTGGCGCCCAAGCACGACGGCGTGCGCCACTTGCTGCTGCTCACGCAGTACCCGCGCGACGTCAACGTGGCCGTGCTGGTCACGCGCGGCTGGCAGTTCTTCCCTATTACTGTGTGCGCCAAGGGCCCCGTTTTTAAGCGCGGCAGCCTGTTTGACGGCGAGCTCACGCGCGAGCCGCTGCGGTACGCCGACTGCAGCGCGCAGTGGCGGCTGATGTACTGGGTGTTTGACGCCGTGGCGGTGGCGGGCGAGTGCCTCGTGCCCCGCGACTACCGCCACCGGCTGGGGGTGCTGCAGGGCCTCTTCTTTGACGCGCCCGGCGTGGACGAGGAGGCGCTGCGCAACCCCGCGGCGTGGCACAACGTGACGGCGCCCACCATCGTGCGGCAGTCGGGCAAGCTGGTGCCCGTGGGCAACGCGCACTACCTGGGGTTCCGGGCCAAGCAGTGGCGGCCCACGCAGCAAGTGCTGCAGGCGCTGGCGGACATGGACGCGTGCGCCGCGGACGGCCTGGTGTTCATGCCCGTGCTGGACGGCGTGTGCGTGACGCGCAAGCACGCGCGCATGTTCAAGTGGAAGACGCGGCACACCGTCGACCTGCTGGCCGTCAAGGACGGCGCCGGGCGCGTGACCCTGCAGTACCACGCCGCTGCCGGCGCCACCGACGAGCCCGTGGCGGGCCGCTACCGGCTGGTGCACGTGGGGGACACGCTGCACATCCCTGCTGCCGTGCCCGCGGTGTGCGAGTTCCTGATTGTGGCCGTGGCGGACGGCACCGTGAGCGTGTCGTTTGTGTGCGCGCGGCCCGACAAGGAGAACGCCAACTGCGCCGCCGTGGTGGCGGCCACCATCGACAACCACGTGCACCCGGTCACGCGGGACGACCTGGCGCGGTGCTTCGCTGTGGGCTGCGCCGCCGGTAAATAAACCCCATTTAGCTTCTGTATTTGGTTTCTAAACATCGCGGGTTGCGTTTGAGCTGCGCGCTGTGGAGTGCCGCGCGCCAACAAAGTCATGGATGCACCAGGGTACGCGGATGCACCAGGGTACGCGGATGACGGGCAGGAAGTAGCGGACGCACCCGAGTACGCCGAGGACACGCACGACAGCCGCCCGCCGCTGCCGTGGGTGGTGCCCAAGAACCCGCCCAAGTGGGACGAGCGGCTCATCGACTTTGCCGTGGCAGAGCACGCGCACACCCTGCCCGTCAGCGTGGACACCGCCACGGCGGCGCGCGACACCATGGTGGCGGTCAAGGGCGTGCTGTGGGAGGCATTCAGGGCGCGCGGCAAGCCGTCCAAGCCGCGCAGCAAGAAGGGGGCAGAGGCCGGAGCTGAGGGCCAAGCCGCCGAGGATGCAGAGCCCCGCGACGGGGACGGGGGTTCCCCAGAGGACGAACCCCGCGACAGGGACGGGGTTCCCCCCGACGACGCGACACGGGACATGGACGAAGTGCGCGAGGCCAAGGCCAAGCGCGTCCTGCGCACGCTGCACCGCCAGCTCAAGGACGCCATCACGGCGAAGCGGTACGACCGCGTGCCCGCGCTGGTGGACCGCCTGGGCGTGGTGGCCAAGGTGCTGGGGCGCGGCGTGGCAGAGTGACTGCCGATAGACTAAACGTCCAAGGCAGGCGCAGCCAGGGTAAAGAAGGCACGGCCAGAGGCGCCAATAAACACACTGCATGCAAACCCATTTTATTGCGCCACTTCCCCCCTACCAATGTGAGAAGTTCCTGGAGAACAAGTCGCGCACATCCGCGCACCCCAGCGCGTCGGCCAGCCACTGGTAGCCTGACGGGGTTGGGGTGTGGTTCCGCAACTTGCGCACGTCCGCCGCGCGCAGCTCAAACGTGTGCGCCAACCACACACACACCGACCTGTGCCCGTTGGCCACAGCAAGGGTCATCGCCCAGCTGTCCCGGGCGCGCGCGTCATCGGGCGTCAAGTGGAACGTGTCGGCCAGCCAGCGGCACACGTCTAGCTTACCATACTCCGCCGCGCGCCGTAGCGCGTAGTTTTTGTCTGAGCGCGCGTCCTCGGCGGTCAAGTGGAACGTGTCGGCCAGCCAGCGGCACACGTCCAGGTAACCACCTTCCGCCGCGCGCCGTAGCGCGTAGTTGTCGTCTGCACGCGCGTCAGCGGGCGTCAAGTGGAACGACTCGACCAGCCAGCGGCACACGTCCAGGTGACCTTTCGCCGCCGCGATCCGGAGCGCGCAGTTGTCCTCTGCACGCGCGTCGGCGGGCGTCAAGTGGAACGACTCGACCAGCCAGACGCACACGTCCAGGCGACCATACGACGCTGCATATTTGAGCGCGTAGTTGTCGTCTGCGCGCGCGTCAGCAGGCGTCAAGTGGAACGACTCGACCAGCCAGCGGCACACGTCCAGGTGACCATAAAACGCTGCATTTTTGAACGCGCGGTTGTCCCATGCGCGCGCGTCCTCTGCGGTCAAGTGGAACGACTCGGCCAGCCAGCGGCACATGTCCAGGTGACCATTCTCCGCCGCGCATTGGAGCGCGTAGTTATCGCATGCGCGGGCGTCCTCCTCCGCCAAGTGGAACGCCTCGGCCAGCCAGCGGCACACGTCCAAGTGGCCATTCCTCGCCGCGTGCAGGAGCGCGTAGTTGCCGCATGCGCGGGCGTCCTCCTCCGCCAAGTGGAACGTCCCTGTCAGCCAGCGGCACACGTCCAGGTGGCCACACTCCGCCGCGTGCCGGATCGCGCAGTTATCGCATGCGCGCGCGTCCTCCGCCGTCAAGTGGAACGTGTCGACCAGCCAGCGGCACACGTCCAGTTGACCGTTCGACGCCGCCCATCGGAGCACGTAGTTGTCGTCTGCACGCGCGTCAGCGGGCGTCAAGTGGAACGACTCGACCAGCCAGCGGCACACGTCCAGGCGACCATACGCCGCTGCACCTTGAAGCACGTAGTTGTCGTCTGCACGCGCGTCCTCCGCCGACAAGTGGAACGTCTCTGTCAGCCAGACGCACACGTCCAGGTGGCCGCGGTGTGCAGCAATCCTAAGCGCGCAGTTTTTGTCTGAGCGCGCGTCTTCGGCGGTCAAGTGGAACGTGTCCGTCAGCCAGCGGCACACGTCCAGATGACCATCCGCCGCGCGTCGGAGCGCGTAGTTGGCGCATGCGCGCGCGTCCTCCGCCGTCAAGTGGAACGTGTCTGTGAGCCAGACGCATACGTCCAGGTGGCCACCCTCCGCCGCGTGCCGGAGCGCGTAGTTGTCGTATGCACGCGCGTCCTCCGCCGTCAAGTGGAACGTGTGTGTGAGCCAGACGCATACGTCCAGGTGGCCACCCTCCGCCGCGTGCCGGAGCGCGTAGTTGTCGTATGCACGCGCGTCCTCCGCCGTCAATTGACGCGCCTTGGTCAGCCAGCGGCACACGTCCAGATGACCATCCGCCGCCGCGCCGTGCAGCGTCACGTCAGTTGACAGCACTGCCAGCCGGGGCTGCAGCACGTCCGCCAGGTCCTGTCGCGCGAGCGCCAACGCGCACGCGGTCTGCAGCGTCATATAGCCGGCAATGACCTCCCAGAGCTCCAGCGGCAAGTCCAGGTGCGACAGCACCGTGCACTCAGCGGTGGTCAGGCGGCGCGCCGCGGCCTGCAGCACCGTGTCACACGCCAAGTAGTCCGCCACGCGCAGCGCGTCCACCAGCTGGGCCCACGTCAAGTCGGCCAGCGCTGTCGCCAGGTAGCAGCGCACCGCGGCTGCACTAAAGGGCACTGGGATGGGGTGGCTGGTGCCGCAGTGCTGCGTCACGTGCGCCAGCGTGGCGCACGCGGCCACCGCTGCTGGAGACACGTCCACCACGCCGTCGGTGGTCATGAGTGCGGCCATTGGGGCGCTGCAGAGCGGGTGCGCGGGGTGTGCCACCCGTCAATCAAAGCCCCGCGGTGCCGACCGAACAGTGAGAGCGCCAGAGTGCAGCGGGCGCCCAAAATAAATGCCCACATTGATTGACCCTCCGTGTTCCCGCGCGTTGGCCGCCCGTGCGCCCACCCCCAAAAGCCATGGACGCCAGAGGCACAGACGCGAAAGCCCTGGACGCCAGGGGCACAGAGCCGCCCGCCATGCTGCACTGGAAGGCGCTGTGCTCCAAGCAGCGCTACTGGCGCTCCGCCACAGCCACCGTCCGGGGCAAGGCCAAGCTGGGGCCGCTGAGCCACTCCTCGTACGAGGGCGGCACGCTGTGCGTGCCCCAGGAGGGCCTGGAGGAGCTGTACAGCGCCATCGCGCGCGACATTGGGGCGGCGGGCGCGCGCACGCGCTTCTACCTCACCGAGTTCCACACGCCCACGTTCCCGCTGTTCTTTGACATTGACCTGAAGCGCGTGGACGAGGCGCTGCGCCCCGCCATCCACGCGGGCCTGCGGCGCGTGATCCCCGAGACGGTGGCCAAGTTCTACCGCGAGGCGGAGCCGCGGCAGTTTGACGCCATCTGGTGCGCCGCGGAGGCGGCGTCGCCGCTGTCGGGCCTGCACGTGTACATGTGGCGGCTGGTGGTGGACGCCGCCACGGCGGTGGTCATCCGGCACGCCGTGGTGGTCAACATGCGCGCGCGCCACCCCGGCCTGCTGCCCAAGGAGAACGCGTGGGAGGACGTCATTGACGGCGGCGTGTACGGCAAGGGGCTGCGCATGCCCGGCGCGGCGGCGCTGCGGGAGTGCGACCACTGCAAGGCCGCCACGGGCGACCGCGCGGACCCGCAGTGCCCCTTTGAGTGCAACCGCGGCAAGGTGTGGCTGGGGCGGCGGTACGTGTTCCACGAGCTCGTGGCGGCGGAGGACAGCGTGGACACTGAGATCCTGCGCAACAACATCAGCGGCAACTGGGCGGCGCTGCTGCGCCACACGTGCCTGCGCACCACGCGCCCCGTCACGCCCGGCTACGCGGTGTACCCGGGCTGCCCCCTGCCGGACGACCGCGGCCACCGCAAGACCACCGCGGACTGCCTGCCGCCCGACCACCCCGCCATGCCGGCCCTGCTGGACGCCGTGCGGGGCATCAAGCCGTGCTACGGCGGCGTGGTCATTGACCGCGTGGCGCGCCTGGAGCGCGGCGCGCTGTACCGCGTGTACGTGTCGGGCGAGAACGCCAAGTGGTGCGAGAACAAGGGCGGCTACCACGCCAGCTCGCGCGTGACGTTTGAGGTGCGCGTGTCGGGCGTGCGCATCCGGTGCGGGTGCCGCAAGGCGGACCTGGCGGGCCGCCGCTTTGGGCCGTGCAAGGACTACGTGACGCAGTGGGTGGACATGGCGCCGCCGCTGCGGTCGCTGCTGTTCCCCAACAAGGGCCCCGCGGTGTCGTTTGCGCGCGCCATGAAGCGGCGGCGGGGCAGCGCCAGCACGGCGCGCAACTACCTGGCGCAGGGCACGGAGCTGGGGTTTGGCAAGTTCATGCCCACGTCCCGCGAGTCGTCCGCCAACTCGTCCGCGGCCGTCAGCCGCACGCCGTCGGTGGTGGCCGCGTCGCCGCGCGTGCCCCGGCTGGACGAGCGGGAGGTGGCGCGCCGCCTGTGCCTGTCGTAGCGCCGGGCTGACGCCTCTCACGCCCCCGGCTGACGCCGCTGTATTTTTATCTGTACCCAATAAACGCCCGTGCCGTCCATGCCCGTCCTGTGCCTGCCCACGATCATCTTCCTCATCATTTCACTGGCCAGCGTGCTCGCCAGCACGGCGCGCGGCGCCATGCTGTCCGTCACGGCGGGGCAGGTGATCACGCTGGGCGCCATGGCGGCGGTCATGGAGCTGCTGTGCCGCGCCGGGTACGCCCGCGTCGCGTGGGGGCTGCTCGCCTTCCTCGTGTTTGCGCCGCTGGTGGTCATGTTCCCGCTGCTGGCGCTGCTGCTGCTGGTGCTGTGGCTGGTGTACCGCAGGTAACTTGTCGCGACGCGATCGCGACATCATAGCGACACTACGTAGAGCACAGCTGGTCAATCAAATCATGTCGCTGTAACTCAATCAAAATAAACCGCAACGCAACCCGCAACGCTGTCGCGATGACGTCTATATCAGCCCACCAGACGCCTCTCATCTTCATTCACACACTTTACTCATCCACTTTACGTCCTGGTCACCATGCAAGACAATACGCGCCCCAACTCCGCCCTCATCATGCTTACCGTCGAGAAGGAGCGGCTGGCGGAGCAGCTCACGTCCCAGCGCGCCGCCGCGGAGCGGGCCCAGCGCGCCGCTGACGACGCCCGCCGCGAACTGGAGGCCGCCACCAAGCAGCTGGAGCACACCACCGCCGAGCTGGAACGGGAGCGGGCCCACCGCGCTGACGTGGAGGACAAGGTGAACCAGTTTGACGACGTGCGGGCGCGCGCCGACGAGCTGGAGAAGGAGACCGCCACGTACGCCACCGTCATCAGCAACCTCAACGGCATGGTGAACAGCCTGTATGCAGAGAAGCAGGCGCACGAGCAGATGCAGAAGGACTGGGAGGGCGCGCTGCAGATTGTGCTGGGCGAGTATGAGCAGCGGTTGACGCAGCGCACCACCGCTGTGCTGTGCTCCACGACAAAGTACTTGGTGGAGCGCATGCACTGTGTCATGGGGGTGCATGTTAAGTCTGGCTCCCCCTCAAGTATTGCACCCGAGCCCGCACCCGAGCCCGCACCCGAGCCCACACCCGAGCCCGCTGAGCCCACACCCGAGCCCGCCGAGCCCACACAAGAGCCCACACAAGACCCTACCGAGCCCGCCGAGCCCGCTTCAAGTCCCGCACCAGCGGTTTCCGCCACCGTGGACGTTGAACCCGGCGAGGTGATCGAGGAGGTCGTTGAGGAGGTCGTGGAGGTCATCGAGGAGGTCATCGAGGAGGTCGTCGAGGAGGTACCAGAACAGATTGTGCTGCACCAGTCCACGCCGCGTGTGCCCGCGACCGCGTGTGAACACGACGAGGTGTCCCTGGAATTGGAGTCTGGGGAGGCCACACCAGATGACGAGGGCGTCATGGCGCGCCTGCACTCTGCCCTGGGCTCCCGCAAGCGCGCACGCAGTCACGAGCGCGGTCACGAGCGCGGTCACGAGCGCCACAAGCCACACAGTGTTAAGCCGCATAGCGTCAAGCATGTAAAAAAATAAACACCTTCATTGTACATGTTTATCTTGTTTCACACTCGCCGCCTGCTCACTTCTTCCACGGCGGCTGCGCGGTGCACGCGCCCCGCAGCCCGTTCACGCAGTTGGGCGCGGCCTTTTGCAGCACCAGGTTAGCGGCCGCCAGGCACGTGTCGGTGGCGTTCACCACCATGGGCAGCACCGTGCCGTCGGGCATCTTGACGTCGTACTGGAAGCACTGCTCCATGGCGCGGCACTTGTTGTAGCCGTCCAGGTCGCCGCGCGCCAGGAAGCGGTCGCACTGCCAGATGTTGCGCATGGTGGCCACGCAGTTCTTGGAGATGTTTTGCGCCACGGGCACGGCGCACGTGTGGCGCACGGACCCGTCGTGCGCCGTGGTAACCAGCGGCGTCTTGCATGGCATGCGCGCGCCCGCCGCCTGGCGCACCGTGCCCACCGACGCCATCACGGGTGTAAAGTCCACGGGCAGGCCGCCCGGCGTGCCGCCGCCCATGGCGCGGAACTGGCCGCCCTGCGCGGGGTGGCGCGCGTGCAAGCCCTGCGCCGACCGCACGCACGGCGTGAAGGTGTCGTTGCCCTCGGTGGCAAACGCGGAGTTGAAGCAGTACTTCTGGTACGGCGCGTAGATGCTGGGCGGGCCGCGCAGCAGGGTGCCACACTCGTCCACCATCGCTTTATTGCGGCGCAGCAAAAAGCCGTGGTGGTCAGCTGCGGGATTATCGGCAAAAAGCCGGCGGGTGTAAAAGAGCCATGGCACAGGCGCTGCTGGACCGGTTCGGCAAGCACACCGTCACGCTGCACCCCGGGGGCGGCCAGATTGGCGTGGACTGGGTGCCGCCGCTGGGCGGCGCGTCCGTCATCGACCCGCGCTTCGTGGCGCCGCCCGGGTACGCCGCTGAGCTGGCGGCGGCGGGGTACCGGCCGCAGCTGGCCACCTCCGCGGCGCGCAGGCTGTGGGACGCGTACCGGGGCCTCCTGGCCGTGCTGGTGGTGTCGCTGGTGGTGGCTGTCGCCCTCGCGTAGCTTGCTGCGCTGAATGTCACCACAAAAAGTGTTCCACTAGAAAAGCACATGGCGCGCGTCCGCATCACGTCAGGCAAAGCCCACAAGTCCATCCCCGTGCACGCGAAGCCCTCTGGGAAAGCAAAGCCCTCCAAACGGTCCTCCAGCGTGCCGCTGCGCATCCCGCTGCGCCGCGGCACGCTCACCAAGCACGGCTACAGCACGCACGACCCGCAGGCCAAGCGCCGCGCGGCGCTGGCGCGCGCCGTCAAGGCGGAGGGCTGGCTGTCCGTGTTCCGCAAGCTCAACGCGGTGGCCATCTACAGCAAGCACAAGCCCGCGGGGGCGGTGTTCCTGCGGGACCGCGATTACGTGAAGCGCCGCTTCTCGGGCAAGTGAGCCGCTGGTGCTCGACCGGGTGCATTGATTGACTCCAGGCGCCGACCCCCTGTTGCCAGTCTTGGGTCGTGACCGGCCACGCCATGGACACGCTGCCCGTGGAGTGCCTGTGCATGATTGCGGGGTATTTGCCCGAGGCGGACCGAGCATCCCTGCGTGCCGCCAGCGCGTGGCTGGCGTGGTCGCTGCCAGCGTCTGTGTGCTTTGACGTGGAGGCGCGGCTGCGAAAGTCCACGGACCCCGACTTTTGGGAGTGGGCGCTGCAGCACCTCGACGTGGGCGCCCTCCGTGACCCTGAAAAGCTGTTCTACAACGCCACCAGGTGTGACTTCGTGTTTGCCGTGGAAGCACTTTCAGGACATGTTTCCCGCGACGACGCCAGGTATGCCCTGAGTGAAAGTGCCAGGTGTGGCCACTTGGACATGATGAGGTACTTGCACCAAGGGTTTGGGCTGACCGCGGACGACGCCCGGGTGAACAACAACTACGTTCTGTGTTGCAGTGCCCAACACGGTCACTTGGGGGTACTCAAGTATTTACACCAGGCCTTCGGCCTGACTGCGGACGACGCCCGGGCACTCGACAATCTAGTTCTGCAGTGTTCTGCCGATCAAGGCGATCTGGAGGTGCTGCGGTACCTGCGCGAAGGCTTTGGGCTCACCGCGGAGGACGCCCGGGCCAACAACAACTGCGCTCTGCGGTACAGTGCCCAACACGGTCACTTGGGGGTACTCAAGTATTTACACCAGGGCTTTGGCCTGACCGCGGAGGACGCCCGGGCCGACGAGAACAGGGCCCTGCGTTACAGTGCCACTCTCGGTCACTTGGAGGTTCTGCGGTACCTGCGCGAGGGCTTCGGGCTAACGGCGGAGGACGCCCGGGCCGAGGACAACAGGGCCCTGCGTTACAGTGCCAGACACGGTCATCTGCACATACTGAGGTACCTGCGCGAGGGCTTTGGCCTGACCGCGGAGGACGCCCGGGCCAACATCAACGAAGCTCTGCGGGAGCGCGCCAGATACGGCGATGTGGGGATTGTGCGCTATTTACACCAGGGCTTTGGCCTCACCGCGGAGGACGCCCGGGCCGACATCGTCGGCGCTCTGCGGGAGAGTGCCCACAATGGTCACTTGGAGGTACTCAAGTATTTACACCAGGGCTTTGGGCTGACCGCAGACGACGCCCGGGCCTATTACAACTACGCTCTGCGTTGGAGTGCCAGCAACGGCCACCTGGACGTAGTGAAGTACCTGCGCGAGGCCTTCGGGCTCACCGCGGACGACGCCCGCGCCGACCACAACTGCGCTCTGTGGAACAGTGTTACTTACAGCCGTCTGGACATATTGAGGTACCTGCGCGAGGGATTCGGGCTCACCGCGGAGGACGCCCGGGTATTAGACAACTACGCTCTGCGGGAGAGTGCCCGCACTGGCCACCTGGATGTTCTGCAGTACTTGCACCAGGGCTTTGGGCTCACCGCGGACGACGCCCGGGTATTAGACAACTACGCTCTGCGTTCCAGTGCCCACAATGGTCACTTGGAGGTACTCAAGTATTTACACCAGGGCTTTGGGCTGACCGCAGACGACGCCCGGGCCTATTACAACGAAGCTCTGCGTAAAAGTGCCCGCAGCGGACATTTGGAGATAGTTCAGTACCTGCACGAGGGGTTTGGGTTGGGCAATGAGTGACACGCATAAGGAAATAAAACACATTGCATTTATTGCACAGGGCACTTGGTGAAGCACAGCAGGTCCATCTTTTTGAGCTCCGTGAAGCGGGTGCACGCGACACCTGGGGGCAGCGGCGCGGACGCAAACACGTCCTTGGGCACCTTGACGGCCACGACCGCCACGTCCGGCAGCCCCATGAGCGCGTGCACGCACGTCTCCACCGTGTCGCCGTTGGGTGCCAGCACGTACTGCATGGGGTCCGAGTAGGGCCGCTCGTCCCCCCACGGCGGGTCCAGGAACACCAGCGTCGGGGAGCCGCCAGGGGGCGACCCAGAGCCGCCAGGGGGCGACGGGGAGCCGCCAGGGGGCGACGGGGAGCCGCCCCGCGCCAGCGTGACAATGTCCAGCACGGTGGGGCGGGTCTGGTGCACCGCTGGCGGCGGGCGCTTGAGCGTGCCTGCCCACGCCGCGGTGTTGCTGGCCAGCCGCCGCGCGGTCAGCGCGTCCGCTTCTATCACGTCCGTGACGGCCACGTGCCGCGCCTCCATGAAGGCGAGCGTGTTGCACCCAATGCCCGCAAACACCTCCACGACGCGCCACCGGCCGGGCGGCATGAGGGCGCTCAAGTGCTCCACCATGCGGCGCGCCTTGGCGTACGGCGTGCCGTACCGCAGGCTCTGCTCCGTGAACCGCTTGGCGCCCGCAAAGGCGGGCGGGAAGAAGTCGCCTGCGTACGCTGTGATGGGTCGCCGCCGCGGCATGCGCGCATTTGTTGGGCTAAAGGAACCACTGGGCGGCTCTGGGACGCCACCTGGCGGCTCTGGGACGCCACCTGGCGGCTCAAAACGCGGCGCCCTGGTACAGGCCCTGGCGCTTGACGGCGCACTGCCACCCGTTGGGCCCGGTGCTGTACGGCTGGCCGCCCGCGCAAAACAGGGTGGTCTTCTGGGGGCACGCGTCGGCGGAACCAGCGGAGGCACCACCGCGAGCGCCCGCAGGCAGGTTTGGAATGCACGCGCCGTCCACGTTGACGCTGCACTGGCCGCTGGCCTCCATGGCGTCCACATCCTGCTGGCTGGGCGTGGCGGCGATCTCGATGAGGTAGTGGGTGCGGGCGCGGGACATCACGGGCTTTTGTATGGGTGGGATATTTTTTGGGTCAATCAACAGCGGGTCGCCGGTTGCGCTGGAGCTCCCGGGGTCGCCCAAGCTCCCGTGTCGCCCATGTTGATTGAAGGGGTCGCGACAAAGGGTTATATGTTGCCCTCGCCAAGTCCTCACCGGAATCAGAATCTGGTGATGGACACGCTGCCCGTGGAGTGCCTGTGCATGATTGCGGGGTATTTGCCCGAGGCGGACCGGGCATCCCTGCGCGCCGCCAGCGCGTGGCTGGCGTGGTCGCTGCCGGCGTCTGTGTGCTTTGACGTGGAGGCGCGGCTGCGAAAGTCAAAAGACCCCGCATTCTGGGAGTGGGCGCTGCAGCACATCGCCGTGGACGCCCTTGAAGACCCCGTGGAGCTGTTCCACGCGGCCGCCGGGCTGGGGTTCGTGTTTGCTGTGCAGGCGCTTTCAGGGCATGTTTCCCGCGCAGATGCAGCGGCAGCCCTGAGAATGAGCGCCGAGTACGGCCGCTTGGATGTACTCAAGTACCTCCATAAGGCCTTCGGGCTGACGGCAGAGGACGCCCGGGCAAACATCAACCATGCCCTGCGTCATAGTGCCCGCAATGGTCACGTGGAAGTGCTGCGGTACTTACACCAGGGGTTTGGTCTGACGGAAGAGGACGCCCGAGCGGTCGTCAACGATGCCCTGCGTCAAAGTGCCTCCAGAGGCCACTTGGATGTACTCCGGTACCTGCACGAGGGCTTTGGGCTGACGGCAGAGGACGCCCGGTCGTGCGACAGTTGGGGGCTGCGCTACAGTGCCATGAACGGCCACTTGGAGGTACTCAAGTATTTACACCAGGGCTTTGGACTGACCGCTGACGACGCCCGGGCGTACAACAACTACGCCCTGAATCACAGCGTCTGCTGCGGCCAGTTGGTCATTCTGCGGTACTTGCACGAGGAGTTTGGGCTAACTGTGGAGGACGCCCGGGCGGACAACAACAACGCCCTGCGCGAGAGCGCGCGGTACGGCAACTTGGAGGTGCTGACGTACTTGCACCAGGGCTTTGGGCTGACCGCAGACGACGCCCGGGCGTCCAACAACTACGCTCTTCGATGCAGTGCCGCGAATGGCCACTTGAACGTACTCGAGTACCTCCACCAGGGCTTTGGGCTGACCGCAGACGACGCCCGGGCGTCCAACAACTACGCTCTTCGATGCAGTGCCGCGAATGGCCACTTGAACGTACTCGAGTATTTACACCAGGCCTTTGGGCTGACTGCGGAGGATGCCCGGGCGCACGACAACTTGGCTCTTCGATGCAGTGCCGCGAATGGCCACTTGGAGGTGGTGCGGTACCTGTTTGAGGGCTACCGTCTCACCAAGGTGGACGTCGATCCGGGGGACAGACACAGGTTCAGATCGAATGTGGTCGCGTTCATGTGGACGCGAACTCGGCATCCCTCTGGTGACGACCAAGGGTATGAACTCAACCCGCTGATTGACAAAGCGCAACTCGGGGGTGAAGTGCACCAAAGCTCTGTGGAAGAGTGTCACTGAAGCATTGAAGCACTGCGAATAAACTCTGTTGCCACTGCTCCATTGTTGATTGACCAGCCCCGTTCACCCCTTGCTGGCCGCTCCCGCCCATAGTCTGCCGCCATGGACACGCTGCCCGTGGAGTGCCTGTGCATGATCGCGGGGTATTTGCCCGAGGCGGACCGGGCATCCCTGCGCGCCGCCAGCGCGTGGCTGGCGTGGTCGCTGCCGGCGTCTGTGTGCTTTGACGTGGAGGCGCGGCTGCGAAAGTCAAAAGACCCCGACTTTTGGGAGTGGGCGCTGCAGCACATCGCCGTGGAGGCCATCCGGCGCCCCGACAAGCTATTCCACGCGGCCGCCAAGCGGGGGATTGTCTTTGCCGTGAAAGCACTCGGTGAACGTGTTGCCCTCGCAGAGGCAGTAGCAGCCTTCCAGTTGAGTGCCGCGAACGGCCACTTGGATGTGCTGAGGTACTTGCACCGCGCCTTCAAACTGACCGCACGGACCGCACGGGTAAAAAGCAACGAAGCCCTGCGGAAGAGCGCCCAGAATGGCCACTTGGAGGTACTCCAGTACCTTCACAAGGCCTTTGAGCTGACCGCACATGACGCGCAAATATACAACAACTACGCCCTGCGAAAGTGTGCCCGGCACGGCCACGTGGAGGTGCTGCGGTACCTACACCAAGGCTTTGGCCTGACCGCGGACGATGCCCGCGCCGCCGACAACGACGCCCTCTGTGATAGCGCCAGCGGGGGGCACTTGGGGGTGCTGCGGTACTTGCACCAGGTCTTTGGGCTGACCAGGAAGGATGCCCGGACATACAACAACTATCCTCTGCGTGCAAGTACCCGCAGCGGCAACTTGGGGGTGCTGCGGTACTTGCGTGAAGGGTTCGGGCTGACCACGGACGACGCGCGGGCAAACAACAACGACGCCTTGCGGAAGAGCGCCTGCAACGGCCACATGGAGGTGCTGCGGTACCTGCGTGAAGGGTTCGGGCTGACCACGGACGACGCCCGGGCCAACGACAACGAAGCCCTCAGTGAAAGTGCCCGTTATGGCCGTCTGGACGTGCTGACGTACTTGCACCAGGGTTTTGGACTGACCGCGGAAGACGCGCGGGTGTACGACAACCACGCCCTCCATGTAAGTGCCGGCAGTGGGCACTTGGGGGTGTTGCGGTACCTGCGGGAGGCCTTCGGGCTAACCGCGGAGGACGCCCGGGGGCGCGACAACCACGTCCTGCGAAAGTGTGTGCGTCGTGGCAACGTGGAGATACTGCGGTACTTACACCAGGGGTTTGGGCTGACCGCGGACGACGCCCGCGCACTCAACAACGACGCCCTGCAGCAGAGCGCGCGTCGTGGCCACGTGGAGGTGCTGCGGTACCTACACCAAGGGTTTGGGCTGACCGCCCACGACGCCCGCGCGTGCGGCGCCCTGGAGCGCAGCGTGCGCGAGGGCCGCTTGGAGGTGGTGCAGTACCTGTGCGAGGGGTTCAACTTGAGCAAGGCGGACGCCCATGAGGCGCACGCCTTTGCTTGGCGGCATCCCAGTATTGCCGAGTACCTGGTCGCGTGGGTGGCGCGGGGCAAGTACGACCCGAACTGGCGGTGAGACGCCCCGAACACCTAGCTGTACACACACCGAAAATGTAAATAAACTTTATTGCCACTGCTCCATTGTTGATTGACTAGCCCGGTTCACCCCTTGCTGGCCGCACACCGCCCAACGGCCCGCTATGGACACGCTGCCCGTGGAGTGCCTGTGCATGATCGCGGGGTATTTGCCCGAGGCGGACCGGGCATCCCTGCGTGCCGCCAGCGCGTGGCTGGCGTGGTCCCTGCCGGCGTCTGTGTGCTTTGACGTGGAGGCGCGGCTGCGCAAGTCGAAAGACCCCGCATTCTGGGAGTGGGCGCTGCAGCACCTCAACTTGGACGCCCTCCAGCGCCCCGTCAAGCTGTTCCACAAGGCCGTCAAGCTTGGGGTCGTGATTGCTGTGAAAGCGCTTTCAGGACGTGTTGCACGCGCAGACGCAAGGAAAGCCCTTCGTGACAGTGCTTGGGGTGGACACTTGGAGGTTTTGAAGCATTTACACCAGGCCTTTGGGCTGAGCACGGAGGACGCACGGGCAGACCACAACTGTGCTCTGCGATACAGTGCCCAGCGTGGCCACCTGGACATAGTGATGTACCTGCGCGAGGCCTTTGGACTAACGTCGGAGCACGCCCGGGCCGACGACAACGAAGCCCTGCGGGATTGTGCCCGCCATGGTCACTTGGACACACTGCGGTACCTGCACCAGGCCTTCGGACTGACCGCAGAGGATGCCCGCGCTCAAGATAACGAAGCCTTGCGGGAGAGTGCCCGCCATGGTCACCTGGACACACTGAGGTACTTACACCAAGGCTTTGGCTTGACGGCGGAGGATGCCCGGGCGGGAGGCATTGAATATTTTCGTAGAGGGCTATACTTGGTGATTTTGCGGAGCATGTTCAGGCGGCAAGGATTTACCGTGAGAGACGACCGGGTGGGCTGCGTGGGGTACAGACCAACCGCGGACGGCGAGCGAGTGATCAACTACGCCCTTCGACATGCCGCCATCGGAGGCCACTTGCCCGTGGTCAAGTATTTACGGGAGGGATTCGGCCTCACTGCGGACGATGCCCGGGCTGAAATGAACGAAGCCTTGCGGTCCAGTGCCGTGTTTGGGCACTTGGCGGTCGTCAAGTACTTACGGGAGGGGTTCGGGCTAACTGTAGAGGACGCCCGCGTGGCTTACGGGTTTGGCAACGTGCACCCAGAGGTGGACGAGTACATGCGGGGGTGGATTGGGGTGCAACCCAGCTGTCCAGAAACCGCAAATAAACTTGAATAAACTTTATTGCCCTCCCCGGTACCACGCCAGCGCCGTCAGCAGCGCCGCCACCAGCACCACAAACAGCAGCAGGCCCACCCGCGTGCGCGTGGACGCGTACGGGTACGTGATGCTGCGCGGCTCGCCCGCGATCATGGTGCGGTAGTCGGGCACCATGGACGCGGTGTACACGGGCGCCACGGGCACGTCCCGCGTGTCGTCCAGCAGCATGCGGTGGATGTCCGCCAGGTCGTACCCGCTGGCGTCGTACTGCCACACGTGGCGCAGGAACAGGTCCTCGGGCGTGCGCAGGCGCGGCTGCAGCAGGAAGCGGTCGCTCAGCGGCATGTCCGGGTAGCCCGCAATGACGTTGGTCTCCACGCCGCAGTGGTTGGCGCCGCGCAGGATGCGGAAGTAGCCGCCGTCCCCCCACGCCGCGCCCCAGCTGTTCATGACCTGCCAGTACGGCGTGCCGCCCAGCGTGCCCCAGCCCGTGATGACCACGGCGTGGCCGCCCGAGAGGGGCGCGGCGCCGTCCCACTGGTACACGCCCGCGCCGTCCCACGTGAAGAGGTCCGCGTACACCACCATGCCCGTGGTGACGGGGCCGTACTTCCAGATCTCTTCCTTGATGCGGCGCTGGTTGTCCGCCAGGTGGCGGCGCGTGTGCTCGGGCGAGGGCGCGCGGGGCGTGTCCTTGTCGCCGTCCCTGGCGGTGCCGCCATTCTGGCTCCCGCGCCCGCCCCCGCTGTCGCTATTCTTACCCCTGGCGGTGGCCCCGCTGTTCTTACCATTCTGGCTCCCGCCACCGCTGTTGTCGTACCCGCTGCCGTTGTCCCAGCGGTTCCCCTGGTTGCCGGGGGCGTTGTTGCCGGGGGGTTCATTGGCGCCGTCGGGCGCCTCGGACGCGTCGCCCGCCTCCCCCACGTGCAGCGGCCCCGCCACCATGTAGAACCCGCCCGCGCGGTACCGCTTCTCGGGCGACCCGTCCACGCACGTGCTCATGTTGGGGCCCGAGATGGCGGTGCAGCTGGGCAGCGCCTGGCCGGGCGCCGTCGCGCACAGGTCCAGGGCGTCGCTGCGGTACGGGTGGCACGCCTCCGTGGTGCCGCCGTACCGGTACAGGAACTGCCATGCGCCCAGCAGCGTCTCGCCGGAGCAGCCCACGCGCGCCGCGTCCGCGGCGATGTCCGCCGTCAGGTCCGCAAAGTCCAGGCCGCGGTCAAACGCGCGCTTCACCAGCGCGTACTCCTCGTCCGCGCCCCAGTTGCAGTAGATGAGCTTGGCGGGCGACAGGTCCACGTGCACGCGGTTGGTGGTCCAGATGTTGATGCGCGCCGCCAGGCACGCGGTGGTGGCGAACGCCCAGCACCCGCCGCACGAGCACTGGTCCTTCACGGGCGGCAGGTACAGCGCCCACGTGGCGCGGCCGTCAAACTGGTCCGGCACGCGCATGGGCGCGACGGCGCCCCGCGCGGACGCCGTGTCCACCTCCAGCTGGCCGAACTGCCGCCCAAACTGGGCGCTGTCGGACAGCAGCGTGTTGGACACCCACGCCATGCTGTTTTACAGGGGCGTGAGGAACGGGTCGTCCTGCAGCGCGGGCTCCAGCGCCGCGGGCTGCATGTCTGCGGGGTGCATGCCCGAGCTTTGAGACGGGGGCCCCATGGGCACCTCGGGCCGCGGCATGTCGCCCAGCACGGGCGGCGGGTGGTGCGCGGGCACGGGCGCCACGGGCACCGGCTCCACGCGCGGCTGCGCGGCACGGATGCGGTCCGCCAGCTGCGCGGCAAACAGGTCGGCGGGCGGCTTGGGGGCGGCGGCGGCAGCGTCGGCGGGCCGCCCGTCTGCGCGGTACGCCTGCCACAGCTTCACCAGCAGCACCGTCACCAGCACGCCCACCACCAGCCCCACGATGATGCACACCGTGTAGCCCGAGCCCGCAGAGGTGGGCATCACCGCGCCGGCGCCCGGCGAGGGCGTGGCCTCGCAGTTGATCGCGCGCAGCTTGTCCCGGATGCTTTGCAGCGTGTTCATGCTTTTTCACTGCCGCGGTTTTTGTCGGGCGCGGGCGGCCCGTAACGCAGCCCCAGCACAGCTTGCCAGAATAAAAAAGAGCATTGGTTTGAATGCAGTTTATTGCGGGGTGTGTGCGGGGAGTCACCAGACTCCCGGCTCCGCCTTCCCGCCCGCGGCCGCCAGCGCGGCGTGCCACGGCGCCGTGGTAGCACACGTCCGCCCCTCCATGCACGCCAGCCAGGCGCTGCGCTCGCTGGGGTGCGCGGGCGTGGTCACGGGGTGCGTCACCCACGTGGGCACATCTATGACAGGCTGCCGCGCCAGCAGGTGCCGCGGCGGCCACTGCACGTTGTGCTCGTGCGGCTTCAGCCGGCTGGCGTACGTGTTCACCACGTTCGCGCAGCGGTGCGCCACAAAGCCGCGGTCCAGCACCTCCATGGCCAGCCACGGGTGGCGGTAGTCAGACAGCGCATCCGCCGTGGACAGCACGTCCGCGCGCGCCGCCGCAGCGTCCAGGGCCGCAACAGCGTCTGGGCCGGGTGGCGCCCTGGTGGCGGCCACGCCGTGGTTGTGAAACGCCAGGGCCAGCGCCAGCCGCGTCTCGCTGAACAGGCACGAGTCCGCCAGCACGCCCTTGCCCGACAGCAGGTCCGCCGCCGCCTCAAACGCGCGGTCGCACTCCGCGTCGTTGCCCGACGTGACCACGCCCCCGACGCGGCCGCGCGTCGCAAACTGGGCCGCGTGCAGCATCATGCGCACGTCCCCCCGGCTGTCCTTGACGATCTGGGACTGGGCCGTGTACGCCAGGCGCGCGCCGTGCCGCGCCAGCACGTCCGTGAGCACCGCCACCATGTCGCGGTCGTCCACGGGGTACAGGCGCACGTCCAGGCACGCCGGGCTGGCGCGCAGCGCTTTGATGTGCGGCGCCGTCACGTCGTTGGCCACCACCACCACGGGCCCCGACAGCACCGTGAGGGACGTGAGCGCCGCCATGAAGCGACCCATGCCGCAGTCCTTGGAGTCCTTGGCTTCACTTGAGCTCCTGGCGTCACTTGAGCTCCTGGTGTCACTTGAGCTCCTGGCGTCGTCGGAGCCCGCAAACATGCCGTCAAACTCGTCCAGCACCAAGCCCGTGGAGGGCGCAAACACGGACGCCTGCAGCTCAGAGTACAGGCGGTCGCCCGTGTTGACGTCCGACGCGTTCACCTCGTGCGCGCGGAACCCGTAGGCGGCCAGCAGCAGCCCCGCCAGTGTGGTCTTGCCCACGCCCGGCGGCCCGTGCAGCAGCGCCACGCACGGCACGCGCTTGCCGTCAAACACGGCGTCGCCCGTGACCTCGCCCCGCAGCGCCGCGGCGTACTTTTTCATGCGCACCTCCCGCCGGCCCGCAATGTAGCGCGCCAGCTCCCGGCGATCGTTCATCCACGCGCGCAGCTTGTCCTTGGCGGCGCGGTTGCCCGCCACGCCGTCAAAGCCGCGGGGCCGGTGGTCCACCCCCCAGTCGCAGCCCGGCAACACACAGTGCAGCGGCTGGGGCTTCACGGGCGCCCTGGGCCGCAGCACCAGCGGCTTGTACTTGCGCCCCTGGTTGCCGGGCGGCTCCGCGGCCCCTGGCGGTCCTGCGGCCCGTGGCGGTCCTTGCGAATCTACAGTATCTGGCTGCGCTGTCATTATCTCTTTGGCGGTCTCTGTCGGTTCCATTTTTCCCGCCGGTCCAGGGGCCCCTGGCGATCCTGCAGCCCCTGGCGGCGCCAGCACGCGCGCCAGCTCCGCCTTACCAGCCTCCGCCATGCGCGCCGGGTGTGCCGCTTGCATGGCCGCCCTCACACGCGCCTTGCCGTCCTCGGGCAGCGCCTGGAAGCGCCGCCACTGCAGCGCGGGCACTTTGGAGCGCAGCACGTCGTCAGTGCGCACCATGGTTGACCCCTGACGTCACAAACTGACCCAAACGCCACGCAGTCTGGTCAATCAAATCTTGGGGCTACACGTCCAGGCAGCGCGGCGACTTGCACCAGATGTACACCGGCTCACCCTTGGCGCCGCGCCCGTTCACCTTGTTGTTGGTGGTGCTGTTGGCCAACACCGCCTTCTTCAACCCCATGGTGCCCACAAACGTGAGGCCGCTCTTGGCCATGTGGTCCAGCAGCGGCCCGCACACGTCCACGCCCCGCTTGGCGTTGTCGTCGATGTTGACGACCAAGCACCCATTGGGCTTCAGCAGCCGCGCCGCGGCGTCCATGACGGGGAACAGGAACTTGGACAGGTACTCCTCCGCGCTGTCACACGTGGCCATGACCTGCAGTTTCGCGTTGCGGCTGCTGGTGTCGTAGTGCTCCAAGTCAAAGTACGGCGGGCTGGTCAGGATGAGGTCAAACTTGTTGCCCGGCGCGGCGGACCGGAGGCTGTTGTTTGTTAGCTTGGGCATCACCCGCTCGGCGCCGTTGGTGAACACCTTGACGGACACGGGGCGCTCAGACATGCGCAGCATCTGCTTGGCGTACGACGGCACGCCCGGGCGCGGGTCAATGAGCGTGATGGTGCGCACACTGGGCGCGGCCAGGAAGCCCGCAAAGCGGTCCAGCCAGCCCGCGCTAAAGTCCAGCACGTGCTGCGCATCCAGTGCATCGGCAAAGAACTTGGACACGCACGGCGGGAACATGTTGACGCTCATGAATGCGGACCCCATGCGCGCGGCGTAGAACACCAAGTCGTCGTGTGTCTTGTTGGGCACGTACTTTTGGACCCGCGCCAGCGCCACGCGCTCCTGCTGCGGCTGCCGCTTCCACTTGGCCAGCAGGTCGTTAATGCTGATCTGGCCCGGCTTGGCCACGGCCGCGCGGTCGCGCCACGAGAAGTAGTTGCTAAACTCCTTGCCCACCCTCTTGGTGTCCAGCACGCCCATGCGGCGGGGCGTGGGCGTCTTTAGGCCGTTGAGCGCCTTGGAGTTGTGCGTGGGCGTCCACGCCTTGGATTTCTGGTACACGTCCCGGCTGTCCAGCGCGGCCAGCTGCTGGAACGACTCTTTGGCCTCAGTGGGTGTGGTGGTGCACACCAGCTTGTGGTTTTTGACAGTGAACATGCCTTTACTTTACCGCTTCATTTATTTTTGGCGCGCCTTGCCGTCCTCGGGTAGTACGTCGTCAGTGCGCACCATGGTTGCTGACTGGGCTGACGGGCGCACTACCCACACTGGTCAATCAAAACGTGCACGTGTGAACAATTGGTGTTTATTGGTGCTAAACATCGGACGGCGTTAAACAGCCGAGAACTTCATCTTCAGCGACGCAATGAGCGCGTCTGCGGACCTTGGGTTCTGCGAACTTTTGTTTTCTTGCGCCTCTGACTCCTCCAGACAAAAGGCTTCCTTGAGGTACTTTAGTACGTCCAAGTGGCCGTTCGCGGCGCTGTATCGCAGTGCGTAGTTGTTGTGTGCCTGCGCATCGGACTTGTCCAGGCCAAAGGCTTCCTTGAGATACTTGACCACGTCCAAGTGGCCATTCCCGGCGCTCCATCGCAGTGCGTAGTTGTCGTTTACCTGCGCATCGGACTTGTCTAGCCCAAAACCTTCCTTGAGGTACTTCAGTACGTCCAAGTGGCCTTTCTCAGCGCTGGTTCGAAGCGCGCAGTTGTTGAATGCCTGCGCATCGGACTTGTCCAGGCCAAAGGCTTCCTTGAGGTACTTCAGTACGTCCAAGTGACCGTTGTCGGCGCTGTATCGAAGCGCGCAGTTATGAAAAGCCTGCGCATCGGACTTGTCCAGCCCAAATGACTCCCTGAGGTACTTGACCACATCCAAGTGGCCGTTCTCGGCGCTGCACTTGAGTGCGTAGTTGTCACTTGACTGTGCATCCAACTTGTCCAAGCCAAAGGCTTCCTTGAGGTACTTCAGTACGTCCAGGTGGCCGTTCGCGGCGCTCCATCGAAGCGCGTAGTTGTCCCTTGCCTGCGCATCGGACTTGCCCAGCCCAAAGGATTCCGTGAGGTACGCCAGTACGTCCAAGTGGCCGTTCTCGGCGCTGAATCGAAACGCGTAGTTGTCGTTTTCCTGCGCATCGGACTTGTCCAAGCCAAAGGCTTCCCTGAGGTACTTCAGTACGTCCAGGTGGCCATAGCAAGCGCTGCATCTCAGCGCGTAATTGTCGTTTGCCTGCGCATCTGCCTTGGTCAGGCTGAATGTCACGTGAAGGTGCTTCAGCAGCGGCACTCTGATGGCCGAAAGCTCATCAGGCAGCCTGTGTAATTCGTTTAGCATGCACAGTGCTTCTTCCCGTGACCAGTCCACAGTGACTTCACGCAACTGCACCATCACGGGGGGTTCAGCCTGGGCGTGCGTCACATTCAGTTGAGATTGAAGTTGCGCGCACAGCGCAGACAGCCGGCCGACTTGGTTCAACAGGGCTGCAGTGTCCATGGCGAGTTTTCTGGTGGCGCGGTCGGGGGTGTCCCCTGGGCAACGCTGTGCACTTTGAATGACAACAGTCAATCAATCGGCGGGTCCATGCAAGACAAGGGGGCTGAATCGCCTACGCGAGTTCTGTGGCCCTTGGCCAGGTTCTGGTGCCCCCACAGCGGCTGCAGGTTGGTGTAGTGGCACATGGCCAGGCACTGCAGCGGGTCCGTGGCGTCAAACGCCGCCACGGGCAGCACGTGGTCGATGTGCCACGAGCCGTAGTTGGCCCACGACATGCCGTCCTGGAAGCGGCGCTGCAGGTGGTCTACCACGCCCTCGGGCGGCGCGCCCAGCAGGATGCGCGGCGGCAGCGCCAGCGCCTCCTTTGCCCGCACGCGCGCGCGCAGGTTGCGCACCACCTTGGCCACGACGGCCTTCTGGCCCGGCGTGGTCGCCGCCTGCGGCGTCGGGGAGACGCCGTGGCGCTCCGCCAGCCAGTCGATGATGACCGGCAGCTCCCGCGCGCAGTAGCGGTGCGCGGCCCCCGCCAGGTGCGCGGCAATCAGGTCGCCCGTGGACGCGGCGGCGTGGTCCATGACCACCGCGCGGCACGTCTCGCAGTACACGCGGCGGGACTCTGCGGACTCTGGGGACTCTGGCGACACGCCGTCCTCCAGGATGACCACGCCCGCGGGCGTGGACCAGTTGGCCACGTACCGCGCAAACGCCTGGGCGTGCGTCTCGTCGGGCGGGGGCACGTCCCCCGGCCGCCACTCGCCGCCCGGCAGGGGCGGGTCCGGCGGCACGGGCGCCGTCTCGTGCCGGCGGCGGCGGTGCCCCGTCACCCACCACGGGCTGCCCGTGCCCTTGAGGTGCGCCATCACGTCCAGCGCGGGCATTTGCACGCGGCACACGCTGCACCACACGTCGTCGCCCACGAGGCGCAGGGACAGCGGGTCGTGGTCCTCCGCCAGGCTGACGCACCGCAGCGCCACCACACGCGCCAGCGCTTCGCCCATTTGAATGTACTTGGAGTGGGCACGGCGCGACGCAAACACGCCGCCCCAGTAAAACGCCATGACCGACACCGTGACGCGCGTGCAGACGCTGCTAAAGACGCACCAGTCCGTGAAGCTGCCGCAGGGCCGCCTGCGGGGCAACGTGCACGACGTGGAGTGCATGTCGCTGGTGACGCTGGGCGCCGTCATCGGCATCCTGGCGGCCGCCGCGCTGGTGTACTGGAGCCAGCCGGACGAGCCAGACTACCCGTGACCAGACCGGCGGCGTGCATGAATAAACACGGTTGTAGCTTCAGGGTTTACTTTTGGGGTTGATCCAATTACCGGTACTTTTCCATGGGGTCTAGCCGCGGGACCACACTGGGCGCCCTGTACGAGTGCTTGTGCCACGGGTCCCCAAACTGCCACTCCATGGGCGCGTGCTTGTCCAAAAAGTCCTGCGAGTGCATGGACAGGTCGCCCGACACGTCGTACGCCCAGTTGCCCAGGGGTGTGCAGTCCTTCGCCGCCCCCAGGTGCTCCTGCCGGAACCCCATGTGCTCGTACAGGTACATGGCCAGGGGCGTGTTGCCGCTGGCCAGGATGAGGAACAGGTCAAAGTGGCGCATGCGCTGCAGGTCGCCGCGCGTCAACCCCATGTGCTCGTGCATGTACCGGATGACGTCCAGCTGCCCCTCTGCCGTCAGCCACGTGGGCTTCAGCGGCTGCGTGTTGAGCGTGCCGTCGTGCACCACAGCCACGGACGCCGGGGCGTTGCAGGTCAGGATGTCGCGCACCCCCACCTTATACTGCGTATGCAGGTGCTGCAGCACGGGCAGCGCGCACCCGCCCGCAGAGATGCACTCGCACGCCAGGTAGATGGCTACGGTGCGCGTGAGCGTGCCCTGTTCGTACGGCTCCCTGGCAAGGCTGTACTGCAGCGCGGGCGGCAGCTCGGGCCGCGGGCAAGGCACAACAGCGACCGCCTGCAGCCTCTCACACACGCCCTCCACTGCTGCCCTCAGGGCCGTGGTCTCGGGCACGGCGGGGCACAGGGCGAGCAGCTGCTTCATTGCTTGTGCAATGGCGGCGGTGTCTACGATGGGCGTGGCTGCGGGGGCGCTCAGGGTGGGGAGCTCGATGGGCGTGTCGGCCAAGGATGCGACCAGCTTTCTGCGCTGATACACAATGTCAGATGCGTCCACACCGGGATTAGGCGCAAGTGTCACAGGAACAGCGGCCGGTTGGGGAGCGAGAACTGGTGTGGGAACCGGCGTCGGCTGGGTGGGGGGCTCGATGGCCGGGGCTGCCGGGGCTGGGGGCGTCGCCTCGGGAGCTGGATCTGTGGGTGAAGGAACGGGCGCCTTGAACTGGCCGTTCACGTACCCCAGGGTGCCGTCCTTGACGTACATGTCGCTTTTTGCGGGACGCTAGTCGCGACCGTCGCCCCCGGGAACGCACAGCCTGGGGACCGCGGAGACACAGGAGCTTGGCAGCCTCGAGAACGCAGCTCCCTTTGATTGACGTCCGGGCCGCCCGGGAAAGTGTGGCCACCCCCAAAATGGACGCGACGCACATGGAGTGCGACGCGCCAGACGACTGGGAGGCCGCGCTGGAGGACGCCAAGTACGCCGCCGTGGCGGCGGGGCACGAGGTGCTCGGTCTGCACGAGAAGGTCATACAGGGGGGCGAGCTGTCGCCCGAGGACGTCGCCGCCGTGAAGGCGTTCATCCGCGCGACGCACGCGCGGTTCGTGGACGCGGGCGCGCGCGCGGTCTACTTTGACCGCTACATGCGGTTCGCCATGCTCAACTTTGACCTGGCGGACGAGCACCCCGAGCAGACGGACATGGAGTGCCTGGACCGGCGCGTGGCGGCCATCATGGGGCCCATCCTGGCCACGGCGGACCTGGTGGACGCGTGCCCGGACGACGAGGAGCTGCCCAAGCTGCTGAACGAGCAGCTCGCGCGCGCGCTGTGCGTGGTCAACTCGATGAAGGACATGCTGCTGCACGCGCGCGGCACGCGCATCCAGGCCACGTGCGGCATCACCGACCTGCACTCCTTTGCCAAGAACTTTGACATCATCAAGCTGCTCAACTCCACGGTGAACAACGACGCGGAGGCGGACGTGGTGCGGTTCGCCATGCACACGCTGCAGCAGCTGCAGATCCGGCAGTACAAGCGGCACGGCGACCGGTGCTACCGCCAGCGCACCATCACCAAGACGCTGGAGAAGGGCGTGCTGGTGGACTGGGACGAGGCGGTGCACTCCCTGGACGCGCGGTACGTGGTGCACACGCGGTCGTGGGAGGACGTGAGCAGCATCGACGAGTTTGTGCGGCAGGTGGCGTGCAACAAGCTGCACCACCCCGACATGTGGAAGATCCACCTGCAGCGCCCCCAGGTGCTCACCACGGTGCGCAACGACCTGGTGCACGGCATCCACCACGAGTTCCAGGAGCTGCACATCAACCAGTGCATGTTTGCATTTAAAAATGGAATTTACCACACGGAGAAGCAGCGGCTGTACCCCTGGCGGGCTTCTGATGGCACCACGGCCACCGCGGCGCTGCGCGCGGACGGCGTGCCGGAGCACGACGCGTGCATCAACTTCTTTGACCTGGAGTGCTTCCCGGGCGCGCCCGAGACGGGCTACATGGACATCCCCACGCCCACGCTGGACCGCATCGTGGAGTTCCAGATGGCGCAGCTGTGCCCGGGCAAGCCCGACGCGCTGACGCCCGAGCAGCTGGCCGACTTCCATAGCGCGCGCGCGGACGTCATGGCGTGGATCTACTGCCACCTGGGCCGCCTCATGTTCCCGCTGCACCGGCACGACTACTGGCAGGTCGTGGTGTACATCATGGGCATGGCGGGCACGGGCAAGTCCACGCTGGGCGAGCTGTTCTTTGACATCTTCCCCGAGGAGCACATCGCCATCGTGTCGTCCAACATTGAGGAGAAGTTTGGGCTGCAGACGCTGTACGACAAGCCGCTGTGGCTGTGCCTGGAGGTGAAGGAGAACTTTGCGCTCAACCTGGCGGACCTGCAGTCCATGATCTCGGGCGAGCGCGTGCAGGTGGCCATCAAGAACGGCGACGCGCGCATGGTGCGGTGGAAGTCGCCGGGCATGATGTGCGGCAACCTGGTGCCGCCGTGGGAGGACAAGGCGGGCGCGCTGTACCGCCGCTTTGTGCTGGTGCACTTCAAGCTGCCCGTGCCGGACGTGCAGAAGGACGGCTCGCTGAAGCGCCTGCTGCGCCAGGAGATGGGCGCCATCATCCCCAAGCTGTCCCAGGCGTACCTGCAGCGCGCGCGGGCGCTGGGCGAGAAGCGCGACCTGTGGAGCGCCATGCCGCCCGTGTTCAAGGTGTGGCGCGGCGAGTTCCAGCGCAACACGGACGTGGTCATGGCGTTCTTCCAGGAGGGGGAGCAGGTGGCCGTGGACCCCGCGTGCTACTGCATAGAGTCGCTGTTCCTGGAGGGGCTGAAGGACTACATCAAGGCCAAGAAGCCCAACACCAAGTTCTCGTGGACCGCCGACACGTACCAGCACTTCTTTGGCAACAACGGCATCACGCTGACGGCCACCACGGCGCCGTGGGAGGGCACGGTGAAGCGCGCGCGCTTCATCGTGGGCGTGCGCCACGTGGACCACCCGGGCGCGCGCATCGAGGACATGGAGTAACCTCGGACCCCAAAGTACACCGTAAGCTGCGCTAAATAAAGCTTTATTGTATTCTATCGCCGCTGCGCTTTTGCACCACGCATCTCACCGCGGCTGCGCCACTACACATTGCTACTCCTCGTCCTCGTCGTACTCAAACAGCTGGCGCACGTACACTGAGTGCAGCCACGCATCGACACGGGTGGCGGCCTGCGGCGGTGCCTCGGACCCTTCTACCAGCGGCCACGGCTGGGCCGCTTCAATGTCGTCCAGCAGCCCCTGCGGGTCAGGCGGAGGCGCCCGTGCCTCTGCTGATGCCTGCGTGTCCCCTGACGCTTTCGTGTCCCCTGAAGCCTGCAGGTCTACGGGCGGCAGCCCCGCCGCCATGGCGCGCGCCATGAGCAGGTACTTTACGGCCGACTGAACGGCGCCGCGCCGCAGCCTGCACCGGCCCCACGCCACGCACTGCCGCACCGCCAGGGCGGTCACAAACTCGGTGCGGTGCTGCGCAATGCCGCGCCACTCGGGCGTGTGGGCGCCGGGCGTGAACAGGGCCGCCAGCACGTCCGGGTTGCCCTTGAGCAGCAGGCGGCCAAAGTGGCGCGCCTCCATGACCGCCAGGGGTGGGTCGGCGCCGTCCCGTATGATGCACGGCGGCGCGCGGGTGGCCGCCAGCACGCGGCCAATGGGCGCCACGTACACGCCCAGGCCGTGCGGGTTGCAGTACACCACCTTGCCGTGGCTGCCCACCAGCGCGTGGGCGCGCGCCATCACGTCGTTGGGCGTCGCCAGCGGCTCCGGGGTCGCCTGCGGCACTGCGGTTTGGGTCGCCTGCGGCTCCATGCCTTTTGTGCAGCGCGTGTGTCCGTGGGTTTGTTGCCAACGCCGCGCCTGCAATAAACTATGGGCATCAGGGGCCTCCCCGCGTACCTGCGCCGCCACGCCCCCGACGCGTTTGTGCCGCTGCGCAGCGCCGCGGCTGTGATCGCCACCATCCAGGCGGCGCACGCCAAGCGGGTCGCCAACTTCCCCGGCACAGCGCGCGGCCCAGCGGTGGCCGTGGACGTGCCGTCCCTGTTCTACCGCGTCATGTACTGCGCGCCCGACGCGGCGGCGGGCATGATGTCGTTCCTGGCGCTGTTCCAGCCGCTGCGCGCCGCGGGCGTGACGGTGGTGTTCCTGTTTGACAACCCGCGCAAGCCCAACAAGGGCCCCGAGCGGGAGCGGCGGCGGGCGCGCGCCAACGCCGACCGCAAGCGACTGGCCGAGCTGCAGGGCGCGCTGGCGGCCACCAAGGCGGCGCCGCAGCCCCACCAGGACGTGGGCGAGTGGATGGACGCCATCGAGGCGGCGCAGGACAGCCACGACCGCGTGGCCAAGCGGCTGGACGTCGTCGGGCCGCGCGACTACACCACGCTCAACCACGCCATGATAGCATTAGGGTACACCACGTGGGTGGCGCGGGACGAGGGCGAGGCCGCCGCGGCGCACCTGTACAAGGCGGGCGCGGTGGACGCGGTCGTGTCGGACGACTTTGACGTGCTGCCCCTGGGCGTGGGGCTGTTTATTCGCAACCTGGGCAACTACTCTGACTCCCACGCCCGGCACTGCCAGGCAGTTCACCTGCCCGCCGTGCTGCGCGCCGTCAACCTCACGCACGACGCCTTCCTGGAGATGTGCGTGCTGTGCGGCTCCGACTTCACGGAGCACCTCAAGGGCATGGGGCCCGTGAAGGCGCGCAAGACGCTGGCGGTGCACAAGGGCCTGGAGCGCTACTTTGCCTCGGGCGAGTACGCCGCGGCGTACCCCGGCGCGCCGCCCTTTGAGTGGCGCGTGGCGCTGGCGCAGTTCCGCGACACCACGCCGCCCGCGCTGACCGTGGGCGCGCTGGTGCGCCTGTACGGCGCGCTGCTGCACCGGGCTCATGGACCGCCACGGGCGCCCGGGACGGCCAAGCCGTAGCTTTGATTGCCAATAAACCCGCCCGTGTGCCGCCCACCGCCACTCCATTCGCTCCATGGATCGCCTGGGGTTCAAGGGCACCGACCCCGCCATGCGCTGCTGCATGGGCATGCAGTTTGAAAAGGGCACTGTGCACCGCCACGACTCGACACTGGAGATGTGTAAGAGCGGATTCCACTTTTGCCCGCGGCTAAAAGATGTCCATGATTATTACCCGTTCTCCCAGTCCAGGGTGTTCATTGTGCAGTACGGCGCGCGCGTCCTGTGGGAAAAAGATAGGGGTGTCACGGACGAGATTGTGTTCCTGCGCGAGATCAACGCCGTCACTGTTGCGGAGCTCATGGCCGCGCCAGAGTACAAGACCCTGTTGTGTGACAACATTTTTGGGTTGATCTGGCTGTTTGGATCAAAGTGTGACAAAGACACGCTGCGCATGTTGGGTTAACACGTCAGACGATCACGCCAGGAAGAACAGTCCCATGTCTTTCCCAATAAACACACACCCTTCCTCACTCGGCTTCCTCCGACTCGGCATCGGACTCGTCATTCAGGCCTTAGCGGCGGCGGGGTCTCTGACTCACCATGCCCGCCTCGCCCTTCATGAAGAAGAACAGCACGCCGCTGTTGTCGGGGTTGTATGGCTTGGATATGACGTCCTTGTAGGAGCCCAGCTGCGTGACGGCGCCTGGGTAGTCGTACTGGTACCACACGTCCTGGACTGGGTACTGCACCACGTAGTGGCTGTCCTTGGTGTGCACAATGACGGCCAGCAGGTTGTACCGCTGCGTCACGCCACCCCCGTGCGACAGTTGCCAATGCAGCCTGGACAATTCCACGGTGGTCATCTCCTTGCGGTCGGTATGCACGCGCGGCAGGTACACCACCGCCATGTCCGGCCCAAAGCTGCCAGACATCCTCACCTTGTTTGCGTCCTTGTGCATCGGGTCCGTGGCGGCGGCGTGCTGCAGGAAATCGCCAGTGAGGTAGTACGGCAAGTCATCCGCCTGCGACCCGTCGGACTTGTGCGCGTTGCGCCGGATGAGGAACGCGCTGAACAGCTGGTTCAGCAGTTGCTCGGGGTATGCCTCCCACGTTCTGGGGCATGCCGACAACAGCTTTGTAAACTTGTTGAGCACATCCTGGTTGATGTCCGCGTTTGGCTCCAGCAGCTCGCCCAGGTACGCTGCGATGGCCTGCCGCGCGGCCTGCTTGCATGTCTGCGGATACCAGTCTTCGTCGTCAAAGATTTCGTTGCGAGAGTCATTGTAGTAGTTCACCATGTGGAAGCGCGTGAACTTCGGTGCCAGTGTGAGCAGCACAAACAGCACGCACGCCATGTAGCTCCGGTCGTTGGTGTCGTGCTGTCTGGGCTGGGAGGTGCGCGACGGCGCCTGCGGCTCCTCGTCTGAATCCTCGTCTGAATCCGCGTCCTCCTCTGGCTCCAGGGGCTCTGCCTCATGTGGCTCCGGCTGCGCGGCGTCCTTCTAGGTCCGCACGGGCGGCGGCACGTCTGAATCGTCGTCTGCATCGTCGTCCTTCTGGGTCCGCACGGGCGGCGGCAAGTCTGCATCGTCGTCTGAATCCTCGTCTGAATCCGCGTCCTCCTCTGGCTCCAGGGGCTCTGCCTCATGTGGCTCCGGCTGCGCAGCGTACACGCCCAGGCCCACCAGGCCGGCCACCACCAGCCCCGCCACCGCGCCCAGCGCTGTTGCTGTGGCCTTGTCCATGGCTTTACTGGGCGCCCTCTTTTTGGTAAAAGTACAGCACGCCGTTGAGCGCGGGGTTGACGGCGGCGGGCTGTTCAAGCATGTCCGCAAAGTCGCCCACCCTGACGATGCGCGGCGCGGCCAGGTCGTTGTAGTAGTACCACTGGTCGTCGCAGCGCACTTCCGGGTCCGGGTGCTTAAAGTAGGCGGCGTAGTGGCCGCTGCCGCCCTCCTGGCCCAGGTGCACAATGACGGCGTACAGGGCCTTGCCGCCCACTTCCTGCGACACCTCCACGGGCGTGGTGTTCTTGTAGGGTACGGGGGTGCGCGTGAAGTTGCCGCTGACCACCGTCTCCTCAGGCGCCGCCTGCGCCAGCTGCGCCAGCTGCGCCGCGTTAGTGACGGTCACATCACCGGTCGGCAACCCAGACACCCGCACCGGAACACCAAGGTTTACCGCCTCTGTCGCCACCTCCAGCAGCTCGTCTGCGGTGTCCAGCGCCACAACAGACTCAATAACGGCGGGCTGCAGCGCCATGCGGATGTACGTGCGGCTCAGGTGCACCACCAGCAGCGGCGGGGACTCGTCTGGGATGTACGTGCCCTCCATGCTCTGCGTTGTGGCATCCGTTATTGCGTCCACAACGTCGGGGCTGGCGGTCAGCATGGGCGCCTCGCCACCACTGGTCATCAGCGTTATGCCGAACACTTGGAACAGGGCGTCCAGCAACTCCGCGGGGTCGGATTGCGTGTTGCCGAACTTGTGCGCCATGCCCTGCGCCTCCATCACGTGGTTGAGCGCGCCCATGATGTTGGTGCACTGCAGTTTTGGGTCGGCGCGCCCCGCCATGTTGGCCACCAGCCGCGCTTGTGCGGTTTGCAGCGCGCCCACCAGCGGCGCCACGGCAGGGTCGGGGTTGCTCAGCAGCTTCTCTTGCGTGAAGCCTGAGAACACCACCAGGAGCACAAACACCACGGTGTTCATGTAGCACATGGAACCGGGGTTGCCAAACCCCAGGGCGCGCCTCACGTCCTGGCACTCGGTGTGTATGGGCACGGAGGAGAGGGCGCGGTACGCGCCGTAGCCCAGCGCGCCCGCGAGGCCCAGGCCCACCGCCGACGACGCGGCAACCACTGCAACACTGTCCATGGGTTTACAAAAATGGGGGTTTTTATTGGCTGCGCTGTTCACGCCCCGCTGTTCATCGCGCGCTGTTCATGGCCTGCACCGCCAGGGCGTCCGCGCGCTCGTTGCCCGGGATGCCCGCGTGCGCCTTGACGTGCTGCACGCGTATGTTCTCACGTGTGCCTTCGTGTAGCAGGCCGTCCAGGCGCTGCCACAGCTCGCGGTTCTTCACAGGCTGCTTGCCGGCGGTCTGCCACCCGTTGCGCTTCCAGCCGGGCAGCCAGTCCGTGACGCCCTTGGCCACGTACGTGCTGTCGGTGAGCAGCAGCACGGCCGCACCCGGGGGCGCGCGCTCCAGCGCCACGCACGCCGCGGTGAGCTCCATGCGGTTGTTGGTGGTGTGTGCCTCCGCGCCGCTGTACTCTGGGCCGCCGGGGAAGTGCACGCCCCAGCCGCCGCGGCCGGGGTTGCCGCTGCACGCGCCGTCCGTGTACACAGTAATGGGCCCTGCGGTAGACGGAGTCGAAGCCGTAACTAGCCCTGCGGTAGACGGAGTCGGATGCGCATTAGGCACCTCTGGAGGCGAAGCCGCCGCGGGCGCCACGGGCATCTTCAGGGTTGAGCGCAACGCTGGCACAAGGGAGCTAAACCGCGCGTCGGCCGCCAGCACCTCCACGGCGTCCTCGGGTGTCATTGCTGGGTCTAAGTGGGATAACCAGGGGTGGAGGGTGTTGCAACGCGCGTGTGTCAATCAACTTTTGATTGACGGCCAGCTTTGCTGCGCTCCGCCACTCCACAGACAGACTGCAACCCCTCCCACACCCCCAGATGGCGCGCTACACGGAACAAGCCAACGAGGTGCGCCGCTGCGCCTTCCACAACCAGCCCATGCCCACGGACTTGGGCGTGCCGGAAAAGGTGCGCCGCAGCCTGGAGCTGATGTACCTGGAGCACTCCAAGCGCGGCGCCAAAGCAGTGGCGAAATCCCTGCCGGCGCTGCTAGAGAGCGACCCTGTGCAGGCGTGCCGCACGGCCATGATGCTGGTGCGCAAGTGCCACTGGAACACGGACGCGTACGTGGCGTTTGTGCGCGGCATGACGCAGAGCCAGCAGCTCATTGCCCTGAAGCAGCTGCGGCGGACACACACATGGTTCAAGAACCCCCTGGCAGACGCGCTGTACTCACAGCTGGACAACCTCCCGGTAACCAGCCTGCACATCGCATCCAGGGGCGTCATTGACCGGTACAAGCACCTCTTGTACAGGCCAAAGATGCCGCAGGGCTTGCGGTGGAGGCGCATCATCGACCGCCACTACACGCTGTTTGAGGAGTACGCATTCCGCCACAACGGCGCGAGGAAGCTGTGCTGCAAGCACATGGCGGGCGTGCTGTTTGACCGCATTGTTGGCGCCTTCCCCAACAGGGAGGAGGGTAAGCGCACACTGCTGGACTACATCCGGCTGTTGCACCTTCAAGGACTGTCTGTGCTTAACCAATAAACGTTGTCAGCTTGCCTCTAGATCAAACAAACTCTTCACACTCGTTTGTCACTCGTCGATTACCACCACCAGCGGGTTCACAAAGGCGGGGTTCTCGGGGTGAGTGTGCGCGTCGCGGGCGTAGCCGCGCGGGTTGCACACCACGCGCGTCCCCCCCACGGTGTAGTCCAGCGACGTGTGCGTGTGGCCGTGCACCCACAGCGCCGGGGACACGGCGTCCACCTCCGCCTCCAAGTCGTTGGAGAAGTAGCGGTTCACGGGCAGCGTGGGCGGGCCGTATTTTGGGTGCACGCTGCGCTGCGTGGGCGGGAAGTGGGTGACCACCACCAGCGGGCCGTGGCCGGCTTCCGCCGCGTCCCGGAGGGCCGCCAGGCACGCGTCCTGCTCCCACTCCATGGCGTCGCACGTCAGGTCGGGGATGCGGCCAAAGTCGGGCAGGGCGGCCTCCACCGCCGCGCGGTCTGGGGGCGGGATGCGCGCCCACAGCGTGCCGCCCACAAACGTCACGCGCCCGATGCGCGCCGCGCTGTTTAGCAGCACGTGGCAGCGCGGGCTGCGCAGCGCCGCCAGCTGGGCGGCCGTCTGCGCCATGTCCCGGCCGTAGTGCTCGTGGTTGCCGGGCGTGAGCACCACGTGCAGGCCCGGGTGGCGCTCCAGCAGGCGCACCACGTACATGTAGATGGGGCCCTGGCGCGTGTGCGTGTCGCCCGCCAGCACGAGCACGTCAATGTCGTCGCACCGCACGTCCAGGGGGGAGAACTCCAGGTGCAGGTCGCTCACCACGCCCAGCCGCATTTAAGCAGGGTATCTGAAAGTGGGTCATTTTATTCAAACACACCAGCGGGGTGAGACCCCATCAAACAAACTCTGTAGCGTTAAAGGCACAAGGACCATTAGTGCGCGCCACCCAAATGGGCCGCGCAAAACACGGAGTGGCCACCGCGGTGCCGTGTGGAAAGTGTGGAAAGGAACCATCGTGCGCGTGTCAGGGAAAATGTGGAAAGACGCTGTGCACATCGTGTGTAAAACAGTACCGCGCCGAGGTGCACTGCGACTGCTGCAATCTATTCACGTGCTATGAGTGTGCGCTTGCGGTGCGCACGGCACTTGACCGGGCGCGCAACCCACGCCGCTTGATCGGCAGCGGCAAGCTCAACTGAGCATGGAATAAACGAAAATCGCCATTTTATTTACACGGGCGCCGCCTCCTTAGGTACGCGCCCGTGAGGCGCAAGAACACCGCCTGCTCACCTTCCTGGGGTTCAGGATTCTTCATAACCAGCACCGTCACCGACGCTGGCGTGTCGAGTCCCCGGTGCAGTGCCCTCCACACCAGCTGGTCCACGTGGGAGTCTCCCACCGGTATGTCAAGAGACCCCAGCTCGTCCTCCAGGTGCAGGGTGGGCGGCTGCTCCGTGTGGCCGGTGACGCGGTACGTGCGCTCCTCTGGCTTGAAGGGCACGTAGAGCCAGTGGCGTGTGTCCTCTGTGCACGCGTCCGTCATCATGTTGCACACACGGCACAGCACGGTCGCGGGCCCGCCCTTCCACGACTCTGCCACCATCACGTCCGTGATCTCGTATGGCTGGCCGTGCAGGAACACGTGCGCGTCGCGGTACCTCTGTACGTAGTGCATGTTGCATCAAGCCTGGTGGGCGGCGAGCCTGCCTTGTGACGCCGTGTGACGGTCAATCAAAAATGTCTAATCAAACTGCAACGTTTATTAAAGTCTTGCGACCCTGGGTGACAACGTACGCGTCTGTGATGCGGTAGAACAGCCGCTGCTCGCCCTCCCTGGGGCCGGGGTTCTTCATCACCAGCAGCGTCACCGTTGCCTGATCATCGGGGTCCTGCTCGTCGGGGTCCTGTGTGTCAAGGGCCTGCTCGTCGGGCTGCCTGTCCAGTTTACCCTGCAGGGCTTCCCACACCCACTGGTTCACACGCGAGTCACCCACTGCCATGTCAAGGGACCCCAGGTCGTCCTCCAAGTGCAGCATACACGGGTCGCCCGTGTGGCCCTTCAAGCGGTACACGCGCTTCTCCGGCGTGAACAGCTGGTACATGTGGTGACACACGTTCTCGGAGCACGCGTCCGTCATCAGGTTGCGCAGACGGCACACCGCGGCCATGTGGCCAGACTTGCCCGGGCCAGCGACCACCACGTCCATGATCCTGCACGGCTGGCCATCCACAAAGGCGTACGCGCCGCGGTACCTGTGCACCCACTCCATGCCTGCCGGGCGCAGCCTGCCTTGTGACGCCGTGTGACAGTCAATCAAAATGTCCAATCAAACTGCAACGTTTCTTAAAGTCTTGCAACCCTGGTTTAAAACGTACGCGTCTGTGAGGCGGTAGAACAGCTGGCACTCGCCTTCCCTGGGGGCGGGGTTCTTCATCACCAGCAGTGTCACAGTTGCCTGAACATCAGCGCCCTGCGTGTCGAGTTTCTGCTCGTCTGGCTGCCTGTCGAGTTTACCCTGCAAGGCTTCCCACACCCACCCACTGGTTCACGCGCGAGTCGCCCACTGCTACACTGAGCGCTCCCAGGTCGTCCTCCAAGTCTTTTTTGCGCCGGTTATCATTCTCACATGCGCAACGCACCGCGAAAATCTATTTCTATAATGCTCCAAATGCTCCAAATACATCTCATCGATATAAGCAATATGTGCGTCCGCCTTGATCATCATTTTCAAAACGTCACATGCATCTAATCTCCTCGCCATTTGTAAAAGCACGTTGTGATGCAATACAGCAGAGACGCCAGTGCCACGGCGGTCAATCAACTCCTGCTCAATCAACTGTAAACGCCGGTTGGCACGGAAGTCATGGAGCACGCGCCGCCGCTGCGCACGTACATGAGCACCACCGCAATGAGCGCCGCCAGGGCCAGGAGCAGGACAACGCCAATGACCGTCTGGGCTGTACCGCGGGGCTTGGCGGAGCTGCCATTTGGGGTCACCGGGACGTTGGAGTCATTAGAGCCGTCGCCGTTGGCGTTGCCGCCCTGCGTGGCCACGTACTCGGTGTCGGGCAGGAACACGGTGGCGCCGCCGATCTTCTGCGTCTGGCCGTTGCCCACGTCAAAGTCGGCGGGGATGTCCATGCCCACCTTGACGTTGATGTCGCGGGCGGCGTCGGTCATGGCGTGCTTCCAGAATCCGCCGTCGCCCCACGCGTCGCCCCAGCTGTTCTGCACCTCCCAGTACGGCACCGCGCCAAAGCCGGGCACGTCCTGCACGCCCCACCCCACGATGGTGACGGCGTGGAAGCCCATGACCTGCTTGGCGGCGTCCGCGTCGCCGTACGGCGACTCCTGCGCCTGCCGGTTGATGTACACGCCCGCCGTCTTGGCAAAGTTGGTGGCGCCCTCCTTGAGGAAGTCGGCGTACACGCCGTACGACCCCACGCACGGCCCGTACGTGTACACGTCCGCCTTGATGTCCTCGATGGCCACCAGCTGCTTGGTGGACCCCGCGCGCGCCTTGAACACCCTGAACTCCGTGTCGGGCGCGGCCTCGCACCCCGGCCCGCCCGCGGGGCACTTGACGCACTTGTCCCCGCACGGCGGGATCATCGGGCTGCTGCCCTCCGCCGCCTCGCCCTGCCCCTGCTGCGCGCACGCCTCAGAATTAGAACACCACGTGTACGGGTAGCACTCCGCGGACACCGTGCCGCCCTCCTCAAAGAACTGGCCCGCCTCCAGCGGGAAGCCGCCGTTGCACTGCTGGCTCTGCCCCTTGCCCGCCTGGCACGCCATGAGGTACGTCTCGGACAGGTTCACGGGCGCCTGCGTGGCGATGGAGTACCGGTGGGACAGCACGGTGGCGGCGGACACGGCCCAGCAGCTGCCGCACGTGAGCTGGTTGCGCACGGGCTGCAGCATCATGGCGCCCTTGCCCGCCGCCTTGACGTCCGCCTCGGAGCGCCACGAGAACGCCTCGGGCAGCGCCGCGGCGCGCAGCTTCAGCGAGTGGCCCGCGGACACGGCCTGCGGCACCACGATGGACAGGGACGCCATGGGCGGCACCCAGTCCACGCCGATCTGGCGCTGGCTGGGCGGCTTGGCCTGCAGCACCGCGCCGCGCAGCGCGGCGATGTTCACGGGCTTGCTGCCGAACCGCTCCAGCAGGCCCTCCCGCTGCGCCACCGTGAGCTTGCCCGACACGGACAGCTTTTTGGGAGCTGCGGCCGCAGGCTGGTTGGCCGCCGCAGACTTGGACGACATGGCCGCGTTTTATAGGGGTGTGCTTTCGTCGCGGGCGCCCACAAAGCATGGCGGCGCGGCTGGTGAGCTGCACGCCCGACGGCGAGACCACCATGGCGTACGTGGCGCGCGTGTCCAACCCCGCCGGCCAAGCGGCCACCACGGCGGACAACGGCGCGCGGCTGCTGCGGTACTGCCTGCGCCACGGCCACTGGAGCGTGTTTGAGCACGCCCACATGACGGTGGAGGTGACCACGTCGCTGGCGGTGGCGGCGCAGCTGCTGCGGCACCGCTCCTTCACCTTCCAGCAGTTCAGCCAGCGGTACGCCGCCGTAGGTGTGCAGGAGGGCCCCGAGAGCCCCGAGAATCCCAGAGGTCCCGAGGCCCTCCCCTTCCAGCCCGTGCACCTGCGCATGCAGGACGCCGCCAACCGCCAGGCCAGCACGGACGACTGCCCCGAGGCCATACAGGCCGAGTTCCAGCGCCGCATGCGGGCCCACCTGGTGGGCGCCCAGCGGCTGTACGAGGACATGCTGGCGGCGGGCGTGGCGCGCGAGTGCGCGCGCTTCATCCTGCCCCAGTGCACCACCACGCGGCTGTACATGACGGGCAACTGCCGCAGCTGGATCCACTACCTGGAGGCGCGGTGCGCCCCAGGCACGCAGGCGGAGCACCGCGCGGTGGCCGCCGCCATCCGGGAGGTGTTTGAGGGCGTGTTCCCGGTGGTGGCGGCCGCCCTGGCGGCACTGGGCACTGAGGGCACGTGACGTCAGCAGTGATGTCGCGAGACAGCTGACGTCATCAGTCAATCAATTTATATGTCGCTACCACCAATCAAAATGTGGTCTATAAATGCCCTCTTGGCGTCAATCCGCGCAATTGCTTCCCATGGACTGTTCTGCGGGGTCTACAGGGTACCGGTGCTGCACGACCAACTGCGGCAGCTGCAAGTGCACCGCCTGCGGCGGCCCCTCGGGCGTGGTGTGCGACGTGTGCGGCGACCACTACTGCCCGCACTGCTGGATGGCGGGCTGCGCCGACTCCTTTGTGTGCGTGTACCTGTGCGACGCGTGCGCCCGGTCGCTGCCAGCCGACGAGCGCGTGTTTGCCGTGAGCATTGAGCCCCTGACCGACGGGTACGTCACGCCCGCTGGCCCCGCCACCCACCGCGTGGTCTTTGGCGGCGCCCGGCTACTAGAACTGTTCAAAGCCAGTGACGCGTACCGCGTGCGCGTGCTGGCCGCGGGCTCCCTGGAGGACGCCTAGGGCTCCACTAACCACGCCCAGGGCTCTGTAGCAAAGCCTTGGGCTCTCGCGGGATTAAGACATGTGACCAATAAAGTGTATTTTATGCGTTTAAACAACTATTGGGACCGCGAAGGCAGCTGTAGATGCAGCGGACGCGAGCTCATTCCCCCCCTTAGAGTTGATGAAAAAGTACAGGAACAGCGCCACGATGATCAGCCCCACCACCATGAACACAAAGTAGGAGCGCACAAACCCCAGGATGCCCGCGGAGCGGTCCACGCCCTGCTCCTGCTTGGCCTGCCAATCTTCGGCGTTCTTGATGACGTTGGCCACCAGGCACGCCGTCTTGCCGCGAAAGCGCTGCTCCATGTTGAGCTTCAGCCGCCCCGCGGCGCACAGCACGTTGCCCACCTCCTGTGTCTGCGACGCGTCCACGTCCGCGCACGTGTTCTTCACCTCCGCCTCCACGGCGGCGCGCACCTCCGTGGCGGTGCTGATGTTCTCCACGTTCACCAGGCGCGGCAGGAAGCCGTCCTCGATCTTCTGCTTGTTGTCCACCAGGTACTTGGTGAGCGAGTCGATGGTGGTGGACAGCGCGCACTTGTCCTCCAGGTACGCGTCCTGCGTGAGGTTCACCTCCAGGTCGCCGCACCCCTCCGCGGCGGTGATGTCGCCCACCTTCTGGTCGCCGCTCACCGTCACGGTGTTGCACTCGTTGTACACGCTGGCGCTGAACACGCTCTCCAGCGTCGTCTTGACCGTCTCTTTGCTCACGTTGACGCCCATTTTATGGGGCGCCCGGATTTATTGGGGGCTCTCTGGGTGTACGGCTGCGCCTACTTCCGGCTGCGCCTACTTGAGGCTGCGCCCATCTGGTTACCTGACCTAGTACTGCGGCTGCCCATATGGCTGCACCGGCACGTCGTACTGCGGGCTGTAGCCGTACGCGGGCTGGGGCGCGGGCAGCATCTGCGAGACGCGCGCGCTCACGCGCCACAGCGCCACCACCACCACCAGCGCGTTGCCCAGCATGCGCTGCGGGTTGGACACGTCCACCAGCGCCGCGGCGTCCGTGTTCACCATGGTCACCACAACCGCGATGAGCGCCACGTCCGCGGCGGCGGTGAGCATGTTGGCGATGGTGGCGCTGCCGCACAGCCGGGCCGACAGCCACAGCGTCAGCACGGCCAGCACGGCCAGGTACTGCGCGGCGCACAGCATGCCGGGCGCCTCCGCGGCGCACAGCGGCTCCGCATTCACGGCCTTGTACGTGAGCAGCCCGATGGCGCCGGCGGCCAGGAGCAGGCCCACTGCGGAGAACACGAGCGACGACATGGGTTTATTGGGTGGCCAGTTTTTTGATTGACCGCGCCTACGTCATGGAGTGTTCATCGGGCAGTCACGCCGTTTACACAGCTCACGCACACAGCTCACGCACACACATGTCCCTGGACGCGCTGCGGTCGGCCTACTTTAGCGGCGCGCGGTACCACCGCGGCGACGGCAAGCACCAGCCCATGTACGACTACTTCCGGGACGCCGCCACCAACATCCGCTTCAACTGGCTGTACGAGGTGTACGTGCTGTGGCACAACAACCGCGCCTACATGGCGCGCGCCGTCATGGAGCGGCGCGGCAAGCTAGCTGGCGTGGACCCGGCCCTGGCGGCGCACGTGGCGCACACGGTGCACACGTCCTGCAAGCGGTACTACTCTGTCACGGCGGCGCTGGCCCTGGGCAGCCACCGCCTGTTGGATTTGTGCCTCAACCCCCACCAGTACGCCGCCACGGCGGCGCAGATCATCGCCATTGTGTCGGGCCTGCACGACGACCTGGACGCCGCCATGGACACGCTGCTGGAGGGCATCGCTGACGACTATGACGAGGGGCGGCACGTGCCGCTGCGCCTGGACTTGGGTGCGCTGGAGTCGCCGGGGTTCAAGTCACCAGACGCCAGGGAGTCGCAAGGCTCCGAGTCACCAGACGCCAGGGAGTCGCCGGGTTCCAAGTCACCAGACGCCAGGGAGTCGCCGCCACACAGCCCGCGGAACCGCACGCGCATGCTGCCGCGGTCTACCATGCTGGCATCGTTGGGGCGACGCCTGTCGCCGCGGTAGCATGCGCGGCAGCATGCGCGTGCGGTCCGGTGCTGGAGTTCGCTATACTTGTACAATAAATTGTCATTACTGAAATGTACACTGGGTGCAGCGGCACGCTGCGGAACATGTGCGCAGACACGGGGCCAGCGGACGCACAGCCTGGAGACGCGGAACACAGTAAAGCGGACCCAAGCAGTGTGGCCTGGATGCTGGCCACGTACACGCCGCGGGGCTTCACGTGCAGCGCCGAGTGTCACGGGCGTGTCGTGGACTTTGTGCACTCGTGGGCGTCGGCGGGCGGCAGCGCCCTGCCCGCGGGCTTCACCCCCACGTGGGAAGCATTAGTAATCACGTTTGCGGCACACCCGCGGCGCCCCCACCTGGATGCGCTGTGGCGCGCCTCATGTGACGGAGCCTGTGACCGCGAAGCCAACCACGACGCCTGGCGGTGCGGCTGGCTGGCGGTGATGCGCGCCGCCGACTTTTGGGACATGCCGTGCCTGTACTGGCACATGGTGTACCTGTGCCACGAGCGCGGGCCGCCAAGGCTGGGCAGAGGTCAACCCCAGGCGGAGCCCCAGGCGAAGCCCCAGGCGTAGCCCCGCGTTCCGCGGCAGCCACCCACGCCCAACCCAGCCATAAAGGCACGCCATGAGCCAGGGCGAGTACGTGATGGTGCGCACGGCGGGGCTGGAGGGCATGGCCGACAACCTGGGGCGCATCGCCGCGGCGCTGGAGCGTCTGGTGCAGTACTCCGAGGACGCCAGGGCCAAGATGGAGGAGCTCATGGCCAAGTACCAGCCCCATGTACAGGCGGCGGCGTCCATGGGTGCGCTGGCCGCCATGTTCCCCAAGGCCAACGACAAGGGGGACGCCAAAGAGGAGCGCCGCACCCCCTTGGCCTTTGGCTTGGGCGCCTCCACGGCGGTGCCATCAGCGGCGGTGCCGGTGCCCAGCGCCCGCGTTACCGGCACGCGACCGCCCAGCAACACCCCCGAAGCGAAGCCGGCAGACGTGAAGGCGGCAGACGGGGACCCAGCGGACGCGAGGCCACAGGTCACCAAGGGCCGGCGCGTCATCCGCGCGCGCAAGGCGCCCGTGTTCCGCCAGCTCAGCGAGAGCGTGAGCGTGGCGCCCAGCGAGGAGGAGGAGGACGAGGGGTTCGTGGTGCGGCTGGCGCAGTGAAATAGAACCGCAGGGAATCGGAGGAAAGGAACGCCCGCAGGGAAGTGATGCGAAGCGGTAGAAAAGTTATACGAATAAAGAGATTTTATTGCAGGTTACACACCAATGGCCCGTGGCTCCTCCCGGGGGCACTCTTGCATGGCGGCCCAGAACGCCTTCTTGTCTTTGCGGAGCTGGCACAGGCGCCGCTTCTGATACGCACTTGCGTCGCCCCTGCGCACGTCTTCCTTCAGCCGCCGCTTCCGCGCCAGCATGTCTGCGTAGTTGCACTGAAGGCGCGCGTGCGCGTCACAGAAGCTCGTGGCCTTGGTGTCTATGCACCGGGTGCACCCACACTCGTATTTGATGCGCTCATCCATGGCGCACAGCGTTGAGTGCCACCGCTTTGCGTCCTCAAGTTACCGCTTTGCGTCTACGGGCACTTTTGCGGGTCGGGCACGAGCGCGTCCAGGGCGCACGGCGGGAACGGCTGGCACGTGGAGCACGGCGTGCACAGGCCCACGCACCAGATCTGGTCGCGGAAGTCGCGGTAGATGGCCTCGTTCTCCGCGAACTGGTTCATGGCGGCGTTGACGCAGTAGCGCCCCGTGGTGGCGTTCAGCAGCAGGATGCGCTTGCGCGCGCCCTCCGCCAGCGCGGCCTGCACCTGCGCCAGCGTGAGCACCGTGGCGGCGCACACCGCGGGCGACTGCGCCAGCACCTCCGCGTCCGTGGAGCCCAGCGGGTTGGCCAGGTCCAGGATGGCCTGCGTGACGCGGTACAGCGGGAAGTAGCACACCTTCTGCGCAAAGGACGGCACGGAGGCGGTGGCGGTGCAGCCGCGGCAGCCCTGGCACACGGGCACGGCCTCCAGCAGGAACGGCTTGTTGGGCATGGCGCTTTATTGGGCGGCGGTTTTTTTCGCGCCGCAAGGAAAAGGCGCCATGGCGACTGCTCCACAGCCCGTGCCCCAAGGTCCACCAGCCAGCATACCCATCCAACTCACGTTTGACTATGGCAATTTGTTAAATGACAACAATGAGGTGGTACGCCCCTTTACGTGCACCGATATCTTTGATGAGGACCTCTGCAAAACATTGGCCGAACTGCAAGAGAACGCCACGGGGTTGACCAAGGAAATTAACGAGTATGTCAAAGCAAACGAAGCTGAGATTGAAAGGCTGACAAAACTGGTAAATGCAAGCACATCGGCAGAGGTGACGCAACGGCTGAAAGCCACCATTAACAAGCTACAGGCTGAAAATTCAAGTCTTAAGGGCGTCGTTGCGTCCACCAACACCTACGTGGGCGGTATCAGGACTGAACTCTCCAAGAAGCGCAAGCTGGGGAGCGTTGCAGTGGCAAGCTCCGATGCGGGAGATATGGAAGATGTTTCACTCACCAGCAGCAAGGGACAAACATTGAGTGATACAGTTAAAAGATTAGTCAGGAGACAGCTGAATACTTCAAGTATTCAATTAACTCGACTGCCAACTGACCAACAAAAACAGAAACTGAAAGCCGATTTTAATGCATACGTTGATACCCTACTTGAAAATTCTAAACCCCGACTATCGGAAAAGGAACTCCAGGACCTTACGCAGTATATCAACGAATTAAAGTACAAATGAATAGACAACAATAGCCCTCGGAAAGTATTGTGTGATGCGCTTAATGTTTTGTAAGTGCTCTTACACTACATCAAAATATAAATTTGGTCACGCCTTCTTGCAGCACTCCGCGCCGTTGTGGACGTGGCGGCGGTGCCCCGGGCTGCACCCGCCGTCCCGCGGCGCCTTGTACTTGCCGCACGCCCACTTGCAGCACCGCACGCCCGCCACCTTGGGGCTGGCCACGCTGACGTTGCCGGGCGGGCAGCTGCCGTCCGCGCGCACGCCGCCCAGCCGCCCGGGGCACGCGCCCTTCACCCTGGCGGGGCGGCGCGGGGACCGGGCGGGTGGAGCCTCCTCTCCTCGTGCCTCCCCGCCTCCCGCGTCGTCACTGGGTCGTGCCTCCCCCGTTTCCCCGTCCAGGCCTAGCTCCACGTCCAGTGCGTCTAATGCGCGCCGCATCTCCGCGGCGGTGGTGGCGGACGACACCCTGTCCAGCGCCGCCTGCAGCGGGGCGTCCAGGGTGGTGTCGGGCGCGCCCGCAATGATTTCGTCCACCTCCATCAGCGTATCGGGGGACCCAGGGGACCCAGGGGACTTGCCGGGAGACCCACGGGACGCGGCCGCAGATCCACGGGACGCGGCCGCAGACCCGCGCGGCGGGGACCCGGGTGCAGCAGCAGACCCACCGGACCCGGGAGACCCACGGGATGCGGCCGCAGACCCACTGGGCTTGGGAGACCCACGGGAGGCGAGGGCCGCCGCCTTGCCCGCCTTGCTGCCGCGGCTGTAGCAGCACTCGCTGCCCGGGTCCACGCCGCTGGCGCCCCGCACGTACCCCTTGGGGCACTTGCCGTCCACGGGCTGGGGCAGCGGCTTGCCCCGCGCGCCCTTGCACGGCGCCACGCAGCACTCCACGCCGTACTCGTTGGCCGCCTTGACGTGGCCCGGCGGGCACGCGCCCCCCACGGGCGGGTCCTTGCACAGGTGCGCCGTGGCGGGCGCCCGCTTGGTGGCGTAGTCGTCCGCGGCGCCCGCCACGTTGTACGCCTGGAACAGGCGGCGGTCCAGCGCGGCGTCCCGCGCCGCGTCCTCCAGCTGCTCCATGGTGGTGGCGTCCTTGGCGCTCTCCCGCACGTCCAGGATGTCGTAGATGGACGCGTAGTCGCGCGTGGCGTCCACCGCGTCGTACAGGTGCAGCCGCACCTGCCATATGCCGTCCGTGTCGGGCAGGAACGTGGAGCCGCACATGCGCAGCACGCGCCCCACGGCCTGGCGCTCCTCGTACTCGGACAGCGGCTGCAGCATGTGGAAGTGGCGCACGTCAAACAGGTTGATGCCCTCCCGGAAGCGGCCGTCCACCACCAGGATGCGCTGCCGCTGGCCCCGCGCATTCCCGGGCGCGGCGTTGAACGCCTTGAGCACGCGGTCGCGCTCCGCGGGCGTGAGGCCGCTGCCCGACAGCATGGCCACCGCGTTGCCGGCGCCCTCGAACCCGGACGCGCGCAGGACGTCCACGATGTGCTGCACCTGCGTGACGTCGCGCACGTTGGTGAACACCACGTGCTTGTACGTGCCGCCGTGGTCGCGCCGGTCCGCGGCGTCCTGCTCCCGGATGTTGGCGACCAACTGCGTGAGCAGCGGGTAGCTGTCGGGCGCGCGCTTGCGCAGCTCCGCCAGGTTGGGGCCCGCCGCGCCGCGCCGCGGCATGTTGACGCTCACGGACGTCACCTCGGCGCACCGCCGCCGCGCCTCGCCCTTGCGCTTGGCGCACGCGTTCTTGACCGCCGCCGCCTGGCTGGCGGACAGCGCCACGGGGTTCAGCGTCCACTTCTTGCCGTACGCGAACCGCGACCGGTCCGCCGACAGGTTGACGTACGACACCACGGCGTTGGCGGCCTTGTCGACGGTCGCCCGGCCGCGCGGCGTCAGCGCGCCGTTGGCGGACAGCAGCCCCGCGGATTCCGCCGCCGCGATGGTGCCGGGCAGCACGTCCGCGGGGTGCAGCGCATTCAGCATGGTGAACAGGTGCTGCGGCCCGTCCACCATGGGCGTGGCGTCCAGCATGAGCAGGCGCGCGCTGTTGTTGCCCGACGCGGCGTACGAGGCGCGCAGCGCGCGCGTCACCACGCCCCAGTCCATCACCTCCTGCCCCTTCACCTGCGTGACCTTGTGGGGCTCGTCAAACACCAGCAGGGTGCGGTACAGCGGGTCGGAGCCGGCGTACCCGGGATTTTTTCGCCGCGCCTGCGCCAGCCATTCGGCCGCCTTGGAGTTGCCGGGGCGCGCCGCGAACGCGTGGCCCAGCGTGGAGAAGCTGTGGATCTCCATGAACTGCTTGATGACGCGCAGGCGGTCGCCGGGCGCCACGTCCGCGGGCACCGGCAGGTCGTGGCACCGGCGCACAAAGAACGCGTCCATGAGGGGCTGGTTCTTGAGCGACGCCACGGAGAACCACTTGACGCGCCACCCGTCCGCGAGCATGACGGCCGCGGCGGCCACGGCGGCGCACGTCTTGCCCGCGCCCACGGAGTGCCACAGCAGCGCGCCCTTGGTGACGGTGCGCATGAGCATGTTGGCGATGATGTCCTGCGCCACGCGCTGCGCGGCGGTGAGCGTGACCGTGACCTGCCGGGCGGCTGCCCTGTCTGCTCCCCCGGCTCCACTGTCGGCTCCCCTCCCGGCTGCGCCTTCGCCTGCGCCTCCGGCTTCACTGTCGGCTCCCGTTCCACTCCCGGCTCCACTCCCGCCTTCGGCGTCGTCCCGGCGCGCGGGACAGTTGGACTTGAGCGCCGACCCCAGCGCGGGCGTGGGGATGCGCAGCAGCTGTGCCACGCGCACCACCTCCGCCTGCACCTGCGCCACGCTCATGCGCTTGGTGAAGGCGTTGCCCAGGCTGCACTCGATGGTCAGGTCGTTGGCGGACGGGAAGCGCACCGCCGCGGCGCACGGGTAGCCGCACGGCACCACGCCCACGACGCGGCGGAAGAACTTTTGGGCGGCGTCCACGGCGCCGTGCTGCTCCACCAGGCTGTCCCACAGGCGCTTTAGATCAGCCCGGGCGCGCGCCTCGGACGCCAGCCCGCCCTGGCGCAGCGCCTTGGTGGCGGGGTCGCGGCGCCGCGCCCACTGGATGGCGGCGTCCTCCAGGGAGCGGTACCCGTCGGGGCGGTTGAGCAGCCGCCGCAGCGCGGGCGGGATGAGGCTGCGCGCCTTGATGTCCTCCGCGGCGGTGCACGCGGGGTGGCGCGCGCCCTTGGAGATGGGGCTGGCAGCCCTCGGTGGACTCGTTGCTCTCGCCGGGGGTCTAGCCCTTGGGGACCTAGAAGTGGCCCTGGACCTGGCGGGAGTCCGGGGCCTTGGGGTTCGGGGCCTGGGAGTCCGGGGCCTTGGGGTTCGGGGCCTGGCGGGCTGCGCCACACGTGCTGCGGCGCTGGTAGCCCACGCCTCCACCGCGTCCAGCCGCCCCTCCGCCTCCTGCAGCACGTGGTCCGGCACGCCCGTGAGCCGCTTGCGGAACGCGGCGGTCAGCTTGGCGATGCGGCGCGCCTGCGCGGCGGTCACGTCCGCGTCGTCGTCCGCGGCGGGCGCCAGCGCGGCGGCGTACGCGCCCGCCGCCTTGGTGAGCGCGGCGAACTTGGCCCGGTCAGCCCGCCGCGTCGCGGAGGCTTCCGCGGCGCGCCACTTGGGTAGCAGCACGCGGTCAAGGAGCCGCAGCACGCGGCGAACCAGCGTGCCCATGGTGTTTATGTGAATGCAGCAATATTTTGTTTATTATTGGCGCACGGGCATCATCATGCGGTCCGCGACGCTGCGGGCGGCGGGGGTGGCGTACCCCACGTCCGCCAGGGGCGCAAACAGGCGGTCCGTGTACTGCGCCGTGTACTGCGCGGAGTACGGCACAAAGGGGGACGAGTTGACGCTGGCGCCGCACACGCACACGTTGTCGATGTTGGCCTGGCCCGTGGTGCACTGGATGCGCGGCACGGACACGCCCTGCGCCTGCGGGAACAGCTGGTCGCGGTGCGTGGCCAGGTCCACGTTCACGTTGGTGACGCGGCCGCGCGCGTCCAGCACCTGGATGACCGCCGCGCCGTCGCCCGGCGGGGACAGCTCCTGCGACTCTATTCTGTTGGCGGAGCCACTGCGGTTGCTGTTCGCGTAGCTGTTCATGCTGCTTTTAGGGACCGCCACAAAAAAAACTACGCCAGCCGCAGCGTGGACGTGAAGTTGGCCGCGTCGCACACCAGGCGGCCGTTGGGCCCCGGGCGGCACGCTAAAGTGGGCATGTCGGCCCGCGCTGTGGGCGCGCCGCCGCTGTGGTACATGTCCAGGTTCTGCTGCAGGTGCGCCGCCGCGGCGGGCCACAGCTGGTCCCGCCCCTGGGGCGACAGCAGCAGCTTGCACACGCCGTGGTACTGGTAGCCCGCCTCGGGGACGCCGCCCGTGCCGGAGCCCGCCGCCGCGCCCGCGGACACGCGCACCAGCCGGTTGTCCGCGGCCGCCTTGTTGAACACCGCGGCGTAGTGCGCCTGCGTGGCGTCGCCCGTGCGCGCAAACCGCTTGGCGGCCTGCCGCTCGCACGACCGCATGGCGGCCTCGCACTCGGCGTACGTGGTGAGCTGCTGCACCTTGTGGGGCAGGATGCACATGTCCACGTACTGCCGCTCCTGGCGGATCGTGGGGTAGGGGTACGCCATGGCCTTTTGTGGGCGCCTAGATCTTGGCGCGCGCCCACGCCCACAGGTCGGGCCAGAAGTACCACAGCGCCGTGACCGCCGCGGACACCGCCGCCACGCGCTGCCCGTCCAGCGTGTGCGTCTCCACGTTGTCCGCGGTGAGCGCGGGCGCGCGCACAAAGGGCGGGTCAAACAGCGCCAGCATCACCGCCGTGACCAGGAAGAGTGCAATGGTTGTGGCGGCCGTGGGGTGTGCGCGCACGTACTCCATGGCGTTTATTGGGGGGCGGGAAAGCGCGGAGCCCGTGGGGTAGGCAAAGCCCATCAGGCGGAGCCCATGCGCTGAAGCCCATCAGGCGGAGCCCGCGTTGTGCACAGCCCGCCGGGGTGCCGCACATGACGTAAAGTGAACCCCCGTCATGGCCTCGTACATCATCCCATCGTTCCGCGGCATTCACCCCGCGGTGCAGGAGTACGCGCGCGCCCGTGGTGCTGACGTGGTCTTGGACGATCTGTCCATGTTCTTCAGAGCCATGTCGCCGCAGATCTCGGGGTACAAGAGCCCCCTGTACAAGCCCATCATGATGCGCACGGGCGTGACTTGCGTAGACAACGCGTACAAGTTTGACGCCATGGTGGTGCACAGCATGTGGCGGTCGTTTGTCGTGCTCGGCACAAAGGACCTGCAGTCGTGGCTGTGCGGCAACGCGCCCCCAGTGTCAGAGGAGGAGGTGCTGTTTGTGGAGCTGCTGTCGGACGGCCCCGGGCAGTACGACGAAGACGCACCAGCAGACTTGGGTTGACCGCGTTCTGCACAGCCCGCACAGGTGCCGCACATGACGTAAAGCAAATGAGCACCAAGGAGGCCGCCGCGTGGAGCCACACCAACGCCCGCGCCGTCGTGCGCATACACCAGGACCTGCAAGCCAGGCGCACCCGCAAGCAGCGCGCGCGCCTCACCAAGGCGGAGCGCGTGGCGTCCATCAAGGCGTACGCCCAAGCACACGGCATGACGGGCGTGGTGGAGTACCTGGAGAAGGCGCAGCGGCCCGACGGGTCGCTCACCTTTGCCGTGCCACCCGCTGCGCAAAGCTCCACGCTCGGCGGGAGGCCCGTGATAATCGCCACCCCTTGAATAAATTAACCCGCAGACTCACCCAAACGTGCTCTCCGTGGCCACCCACACGTACAGCAGGCCGTCCTCGCTGGCGGCGCGCTCGTGCACGCTGCCCATGGTGGCCGCCAGCGCGCCCATGGCCTGCTCGTCCCCCACCAGCAGGAACAGCGCCTTGGAGGGGTGCAGCTGCGTGCCCGCGTACTTGGTGTGCTTGCGCACCTCCGCCAGGAAGCTGCCCAGCGTGACGCCGCGCGGCACCAGGAAGCGCGCGTGCGTGAGCGCCATGTCGTCGTCGCCCGACTGCACCACCACGGGCACGCGGGTGGGGTACGCGGCGGACACGCGCGCGGCGCACGCGCGGCGCTGCTGCAGGGGCGTGTCGCGCACGTAGTGATTTGGGTGCATCCCTTTATTGGGTGTGTCACACTCCTGCGGCCCCGGCGTGGCCAGTGCCTGCGCCACTGACGCCCTCCCCATAAAATCATGGCGTCGCTGGTGGCCACCACCGCCGTTGCCGCGGCGTGCCTGTACTGGGCCCTCAGGGCTCACTGGGCGGCGCGCGGCCTGGTGCACCCGCTGTACAAGGTGCGGACCTGCACCGCGTGCAAGCTGCCGCGGGACGCGTGCGCGTACGACACCGCCACCTCTGCCAAGTGCCGCGCCTGTTGTCAGACACCCAAAGCCCACACGCCCGCCAATGGCGCCGTCGACAGGGCCAATGAGAAGCCGCGGCCGCCCGGGCGGGTGCGCCTGCTGAAAGCCCAGACCGCGCGCGTGAAGCGCGAGCTGGCCAAAGTGGGCGTGAAGGTGACCGCCGCCGCGGCGCGTGGGTTGCTCGGCTTTGACCAGCCGCCCCAGAGGGCCGCGGACGGGCTGTGGGAGTGCCTGGCCGCCAAGCTGGCGCCCGGCATGGCGGAGGACAACTACGGCGCGTGGCACGTGGACCACGTCACCCCCGTGGCGCTGTTTGACCTGCGGCAGCCCGACCACCGCCGCCGCGCGTTCCACTGCGCCAACATGGCGCCCATGTGGGCGGCGGACAACCTGGCCAAGGGGTGCCGCGTGGCGCCGTGAAGCCGCATTTCACCTTGTGTACACCGGCACGGACGGCGACATCCTCGCTAAGTTGTCCTTGCAGGCCTGCACACGTTCTTTCATATCTTTCTGATCTGTAGGGGTGAGGGTATCCCACAACTCTGGGGGCACCGCTTCTCTGAGCAGGCGGTCGTAATCAGCAACCGCCTGGGCGGGCGTCATTGTCACCCCTATCTTGTCCAGGAGCGTCCTGTAGACGTCCACGGCGGCGATGCGGTACGTGGCCATGGCCGCAGCGCTGTCAGAGGTGAGGTTCCCGTCAGAGCCGCGCCACGCTGCAGCTGCTGCCAGGGCGGCAACCACACCCAGGCCCGCAATCAGAGGCACAGCCACGCGCGCCATTTATTGTGGCACAATTCAACGAGACAGAATTTCAACGGGCGTTTTATTGAGTCACCACCGCGCGCCGCACGCGCGGCACGTCACAAACTGCGTCATGCCCTCGTCCGCGGCGCGCGTCTGGTGCGTCTCCACCAGCAAGTCGTTGGAGCGGCACTTGCGGCACCGCATGCCGCCCTGCACGTCGTCCGGCACCACCAGCTTGACGTCCCGCAGGGCGCGCAGCGTGTCCCAGCGGCGGCGGTGCGTGGACTGGCTGGCCTCCGCGGCCACAGACTGGCGGCCGTGCAGCACGTCGGGCGGCAGCCACGGCAGCTGCGTGACGGGGTGGCGGGGAGTCTCCGGGGCGCTGCGCAGCCCCTCCAGGTAGTGCAGCAGCGACACGCAGTGGTACGCGTACGCCGTGGGCGCGGTGGGCTCGCATCCGGCCCATGAAAAGGTTTCCCGCTCCAGCTGCCACGCCTCCACGGGGGGGAGGTGCTTGGCGAACTCGCGCAGCGCGCGCGCGCGTGGGGCGCACTCGGCCATTTCCGTGGCGCCCCCGTAAAGGGACGGCACGTCACACGTCAATCAAACACCCATGACGCGCGCACTGGTGATGCCCCCCCTGGGCGTGGCCGCGCCGCCCACAGCGCGCACCGTGGAGGTCACGCGCGTGCTGCAGCTGCGCGGCGCGCTGCCCGGAGACTTAACGGGCGCAGCCTCTGGTGCGGCCGTGTCGCTGGCCAACACGCCCGAGGTAGTAGAGTACGACGACGCAGAGACGCTGGGGCCCTCCGCCAATCCTAAAGGCTCCGCCGGGGGCCCGTGGGGCATGGTGTCCCAGACGCTGCCCGACACGGTGCTCACAGTGCCCGAGTTCCCCGATGCGCGCCAGTGGCTGGACCACGCCCAGGCGCCCCACGACGGCGCCGTGGCCGTCACGGCGCAGCTGCCGCTGGGCGACGACACGCTCACGCGCCACGAGCTGGCGGGCCTGGTGGCGGACCAGATGGTCGCCCTCGCCACGGGCGCGCCCGCGCACTACCGGAACAATGTGCTCTCTGTGGACGCCGCCACGGGCGCCGCGGTGTCCCAGTTCCAGTACGGCGTGGCGCACGAGGCGCTCATCCGGCTGCGCCTGGCGGCGGTGGCGTGTTGGCTGCGGCGCGCCACTTCCCCCGCGCCCTGAAAATGCAGTGCCACGACGCGCTCAAGGAGTTTGTGGTGACGCACCACCAGCTGGCTAAGGTACGGCAGCAGCGGTCAGCTGCCGCCAAGGCGCGCCGCGCCGCCCTGGCACGCGTCCTGGAGTACGTCACCACACTACCTACAATACGCAACGCCATGGCGGCGCGGGAGCGCGCCATCACCGTCCCCCTGCTGGCCGGGGAGGCGCAGTACACCGCCACGCTGCGCGCGCGCGGCGGGTTCAAGCCCGGCTCGTCTGTGTCTGACGCCGCGCTGGAGGCGGCCATGGTGGGCGTGACCGAGGCAGACATGCGCGACGCCGCGGCGTTCCTGTGCGCCAAGCAGGCTCACGTGCCCGCCAAGCAGGTGATCGCGCACGCGGTGCTGCGGGCGCTGGCGCGGCTGGCCGGCTCTACAGAGACGAGGTCAGAGTACAAGCTGACGCTGAAGGCCGGCGCGGGGGCGGACGCCAGGGAGTCGGCTGTAGTTGACGCGTACCGCCCGCCCGGGGATGTGGCCGCCGCGCTGGCCGCCGCCACGGCGCCCGACGAGCTGGCGCCCCGCGCCAAGGAGCTGGCCGCCAAGGACACCGACCTGTCGGCCATGCTGCAGACCAGCCTGCGGGGCGCGGACCGGCCCGACTACGTGCAGCCCCTGACGGTGAACATGGAGGGGGACGCGCGGCAGAGCTACCTGCTGCGCGCGTCCACGCGCACCAAGAAGCCCGCGGTGACGGGCGCGCGGGTGCTCGAGTTTGTGACCGCGGCGCAGCACGACCTGCTGGACGCCACGGTGACGGCCACCACGGTGGACGCGGCGGGGCTGCGGGCGCTCACGCAACGCCTGGCGCCCGCCATCCGCGCCGCCATCCGGCAGTGGCAGGCGCAGCACGCGCAGACGACATCGCGCCTGCGCATCACCGCCAAGGGGCCATGAGGGCCCCGCCTACCTCCAGGGGTCACTGGGTGTTGTCGTGCACGACAGTCTCTATTTGTTCCCATGCGGTGTTCGAGAACGTGCGCAGGGCTTCAATCGCGTTGGGACTCAGGCCAACCATCTTGGCGTTGTGCAAAACGTCTGCGACATATTTTTGCCACAATGTGAGAAATGCTGTATATGAAAACTTTTTTGGGTGATTCATGGCATCGCCCTCAATGCTCACCGCGCCTTTCGTAAGTTCCAACCTGTTCGGCCTGGACTTTATTGTGCATCGTCCTCCACGTCAAATACCTTGACATCACGCGGTGGCTCCGGAATAGCCACCGGGGTTTCCCGACTCAATCTAACTGATCAATTAAAAGCTCCCGATAAGCTTCTTGCAGTTCGTGCAACTCGGTTTGGGTCTCTGTTGACAGCCCCGTCACATCGACTTGATACATAATATCTTCGCTTCTGGTGTCCCAAAGAGTTTTGACGTCGTCAACACTTAGATGGTTTTCATTCATAATTACAACTATGCTTTCGTATATATTTTTTAGTTTCTTGGCAACGAATTTTTTAATCCGCGAGTCGTGTATGCTCTGTTCGGATCGAGGGCTCTGTTCGGATCGAGGGCTCTGTTCGGATCGAGGGCTCTGTTCGGATCGAGGTGGAAGATCCGGCTTGGACTCAGGGAACGGCATCCAGAGCGCTAGGGCGCCCGCCACGAGCCCGAGGGCCGCCGATGCGGCAATTGGAATGAGGGCCTGTTGCATTTATGTGGGAAATAAAGATTTATTGGTGGGTCACTGGCTGGCCGTTCACTGCGAGTCGCGGCCCTTGCAGCACGCGCACGCGTACACCGCCGCGGCCAACCCCCGGCACACGCCGCGGCTGATGCTCGCTGTTCTTTGGCTGATGCTGCGCTTCATTAGGGACAATGAGCTCTGGGGCCGGCTGGTCATGGTCTACTCGGTATGCTGACTCGCTTTCCTACTCGCCCGCACGCGCGCGCACCTCGCGGAACACGTCCGTGAACTCAAACCCGCCATAGTCGCGGCGCACGCGCACCACGTCCCCCACGTTCCAGCCGTAGTAGCGCGCCACCGGGTCGGTCACGGGCAGCACCATGAGCGCGCCGTACCGGCGCTTCACAGCCGCGGCCTCGGCGGCGTCCAGGCGGGTGTGCGGCACGTAGTGGACGGTGCGCGTGGGGTTGACGCGCAGCTCCGTGGCGGTCAGCAGGTTCACCGTGATGCCCTCCAGCGTGGTGAGCTCGTGCAGGATGTAGTTGTTGAGGCGGTCGTGGGACACAAACACCACGTGGCGCACGCCGTGGTCCGTCATCCACGCGCACCACAGGCGCACGTCCTTGACGGCCACCTTGACGCTGCGGCGCGGGTTGTCAAAGTTGACGATGAGCGCCAGCGGGTGCGGGTCCAGCGGGCCAGTGGTGTACACGCCGTGCAGGTCCTGGCCCTCCAGCGGCAGGTCCGCGGCGTCGCCGGGCGTCGCCGTGGGCGCCCACCCGCGGTCGGCGATCAGCTCTGCCAGCACGCTGCGGGGCTCCATTGGGGGCGCCCTGCCATCCCGCCGCACCACCACGGGGTGTCAATCAAAAGCGCAGGGGACCCAAGCGGACCCGCAGGGGACCACAAATGCGCACGCCCCCGTAAAAGCGACATGGAGCAGGTGGCCAACAGCCTCAAGTCGGTGCGCGACATGCTGCACTTCCAGAGCGACAACCAGCTGTACATCCTGGCCATCAGCGGCGCGCTCACCGCCGTCACGCTGCAGGCCGTGTCGCGCTTCACCGACATCATCCTGCACTGGGGCAACAAGGCGCGCGGGCTCACGTGGCTGCGGCAGAAGCTGATCATACGGCTGCTGGGCGCGCCGCTGGACGTGGGCGCCATGCTGGGCGTGGTGCTGTACATCCTGGTGGCCATGTTCTTTGTGGCGCTGGTGGTGTTTGGCATCCTGGACCCCATCATCAGCAACCGCGACCTGCCCGAGGACAAGGCCAAGGGCAACAAGCTCCCCAACGCCGGCAACAACGCCGGGTAGGGCGCGCCCGAAACCCCCGCCCCAGAAAAGCACATGGCGGGCCCGTACGCGACCGTGTCCAACGCGTTCCGCCAGCCCAACGAGCCCGACACGTACGTGTCGCTGGTCATCGAGGCGTTCAACGCCACGGGGCTGCCGTACTCCACCCAGCTGTCCGCGGCGGCGATCACGGCGTACATCACCACCACGTACCCGCTGTTCGCCTTTGACCCAAACACGCTCGCCGCGCAGCTGGCGCGCGCGCTGCGGCTGGGCGTGCTGTTTGACTGCGCGCCCGCGGGGTACCAGCTGCGCCCCGACCTGGTGCGCGTGAACGCGGGCAACGTCAAGTTTGTGGCGCCGCGGCTGTACTACGCGGGCCCGCTGCTGGCGTACCTGGTGCCGCTGCCCGGGCTGTCCCGGCCGGGGCTGGCCACCGACACGAGCGCGTGCAACTACGGCTCCGTGACGTCCACCACGGTGTGCGCCAGCTGCGGCGAGTGCCGCGGCACGGGCTGCTGCTCCCGGCCCGCGGTGCCGTGCACGGCGTGCTGCCAGTGAGGCCGCCGGGCTGCCAGTGAGGCCGCCTTTGTCGCATCCCAATAAATGGACACCAACGACAAAGACCCCAAAGACTCCAAGGACAGTGCCAACCGTAGAGACAACGGCGAGCACTCCAAGGGCCGCCGCAAGGAGCCAAACATGTCATGGCTCACGTGGGCGGTGATATCAACGGTGCTGGCGCTGCTGGTGGCGGCGGGCGGCTACCTGCTGTACAGGCGCCTGACGCGGGGTATGCGGGTAATCGCGGAAAATAGCTGCCCCGTTGCCGGAGTGAGGTACATTGTAAGAGACGAGCTGGGTAACGTGACCGAGGGGTTTACAGGGAATATTCCGTCGTAGCCGTCAGGGGACAGGAACCAACAGTAGAGGTCGCAGTCAGCGGCAGAAACCATTAGGGGCGGGAGCACGTGGGCGGCACCGCCGCCTGGAACGCGTCCACGTCGTCAAACAGGGCGTTGAGGTGCGCGGACGCCCAGCGCGTGAGCTGCGGCGGCGCGGTGCACCCCTCGTTGAAGTACTCGGCGCGGTGGTACGTGCGCAGCGGGCGGGCTCCGCCGGTCACATCCGCCGCGGTGTGGCACCCGCACGGCGCCGCGGACGCGCCGTACACGGGGCTGATGCCCGCCTGGCCGTCGTAGGGCCGCGCCACGCTGGGCAGCTCCCACGTGCACACGCCCGTCTTGGTGCTTGCGCCCATGGAGGGGTCGCGCTGCGGGTCCTCCCATGAGGGCACGCCGTTGTTGTTCCACGGCCGCGTGGGCGCGTACGCATTGCTGGCCTCCATGGACTGGGGGGCGTCGCCAAAGGGCGCCATGGTGGTGGTGGACATGGCTGCTTTACTGCTGCGCCACATTTGGGTCACCGGTGCTCCCGTGGGTCACTGGCGCTCCCTGGGTCACTGGCGCTCCCGTGGGTCACTGGCGCTCCCGTGGGTCACTGGTGTTCCGTGCGGCCCGCGCCCGGGCGCGCGCCGATCTGGTCGGACGTGCCGCTGATCCACGGGCCCGCGTGCCGCGCCACGCGGTACTCCACCCACGGCTTCACGGGCTGCTCCACGTAGGGGCTGACGTCGCACGCGCAGTACGCGCGCAGGCCGTAGCTGTCGCACGGCAACTCCTTGGCGGTGGGGCACTCAAAGGTGGACGACATGGCGGCTTTTTGGGGCGGCGACAAAAGGTGCGCCACGCGGTGTCCCGGATTGAAATGGGATTTGATTGACGCTGTGTTTGGGCCCGCGCGTGAGTGGCGCACGCACCCGCAAACCCCATGGCAGCCCCACTCCCACCTGCCCTGGCACAGCACTTGCAGGCGCTGCGCGACGCCATCACAGCCGTGCTGCCGCCCGCTGACCACGCCGCCCTGGAGTCCCTGGAGACCGCTGACGCCGTGGAGTCCCTGGCCCCCGGCCAGGTGGTGCGCGGCCCTGTGGCGACGACCATCGACGCGCTCAACATGGAGTGGAGCGACATTAAGGATTGTCTGCGGGAAACACGTGGAATCAAGCGCTGGCCTGGCAACCCCTCCCCCTTGACGTGTCACCTGACCACCCTGTACCTGGGCGTGCTGCTGCGCGGCATCGTCCACATGCTGCCCACTGTGGCCGTCGGCATGACGGCCAAGGCCAGCAAGGAGTTCCAGCGGTTGGTTTCGGCCGTGACCGACATGACCTCCGTCGCCTCTGCCCACGACGTCAACACTGCCCGCGGCGTGTGGAAGGCGGAGCGGCGGATGTTTGCGCGCGACTTGTGCTTTGTGGCTGACGCGCCGTGGGACTGCTCCCAAGCGTACGTGGTGGCCACGGCGCGCTTTGCCACCCAGGTGGCGCGGTACCTGTCGAACCACTCCCCCATGCCAGCGCTGGCCGCGGACTGCCGGGCGCAGCTGCAGCTGGCGCACTGGCGGTTCCACGCGCCGCCCGTCAAGACCGTGCTGGTGACGTGCCAGCCGCCCTGGAATGAGGCCGCAGAGACGGACACGGAGCAGACCGCGCAGCACACCGCGGAGCTCACCGAGGAGCTGTGCACTCAGGTGCACCCGCGCCACTGGACACCCAGCCCTGTGGACGTGGACAAGGTGCAGCACATGCGCGCCGCCCTGCCGCTGTGCCGTAAGCTCGCGGAGCACGTCATGCGCCAAATCCACGGCACGCGCAGCAAGGTGGTGCGCGCGCAAGTGGCTGACCTGCTGCGCGTCGTTGGCCAGGGCGTGGCGGTCACGGCCGTCACAAACGCGGACCTGGAGCGCCTGTTCCTAGCCACACCCGTGGTGCTCAGCGTGCGCTTCCTGGCCATGCTGCTGCAGGTGTGCACGCGCGTTGCCGTGTGCTTTGGCACGGTGGACGACAGGCTCGAGCTGGTATGTACGTACAAGCTGCTGCAGGACCATATCGACATCCACGGTGCTGAGATTGTGTTCCGCAACGTCGGTGGCGCGCTGGCCGAGTACCGCAAACACTGCGGCAAAGACCACTACGTCAACATGGCGCCCATGAGAAGCGCAGACGAGCAGCACGCTGCGGTCATGCTGGACGTGGTATGCGCGCTGCACAAGTACAGTCGCTGCAGTGAGGACGTTGTGCCGCTGGCCCAGTTGCGCCTGGTGGGCGACGTCGTGGCGTACCCACCCGGGTACGTGGAGCCCACTGACATGGCTGTGATGCGCGTGTGTGGTCAAGCACCCACATACGGTTACTTGTTAGCGAATGGCTTCGAGCACTTGCCGCACGCGCACGCGCCTGCAGTGGTGATCGCAATGTGGCATCACGCGCTCAAGTGCCTGAAGCAGATCCCGCGCGTCACGCACCCCGCCCTTGTGGCCGCGTTTGATCGGCTGCAGCGGTACGCCGCCAGTTCAAGCGCCAGTGGTTAACACCAGAATAAACTCTGCCTTTTATTTCGACTTGTTGTGCCTGGAACCCCTGTGGGGCAACTTTGCGGTCAGCTCTTTACCCCCGCGGGGCGTCCCTTAACCCCTGCGGGGCGTCCCTTAACCCCTGCGGGGTGCTGCGGTCGGGCGGCGTTTGATTGGCCCGGCACCCCCCAAAAGGCCATGGTCACGCCCGCCCCAGAGACCGCCGCAGCGCCCGAGCCCCCAGCCATGTACGTCGTCACGCGGTCCGGCAAGCGCGAGAAGGTGTGCTTTGACAAGGTGTTGCAGCGGCTGGAGGGCCTGTCCGCGGGCCTGGCGGTGGACCCCGCGCTGGTGGCGCAGAAGACGTTCACGTTCCTGGTGTGCGGCATCACCACGGAGGAGCTGGACCTGGCGTCCGCGCGCACCGCCGCGTACATGTGCGTGACGCACCCCGACTACTCCCGCCTGGCGGCGCGCGTGCTGGTGTCCAACCTGCACCGCAACACGCACGCCGAGTGGGCGCGCGTGGTGGACGAGCTGGACGCCAACGGACAAATATCTTTACAGTACGCGGCGGCGGCGCGGCGGCACGCGCCCGCCATCCAGGGCCTGCTGGACTACTCCCGCGACTTTGCGTTTGACTACTTTGGGTTCATGACGCTGCAGGGCACGTACCTGCTGCGGTCCGGCGGGCGCGTGCTGGAGCGGCCGCAGCACCTGTACATGCGGGAGGCGATCGGCATCCACCTGGGCCCCTCTGGCGCGTCGGACGACGCGGCCGCCCCCGACGCCGCCGCCGCGGCGCTGGACATGGTGGCGGTGGCGCACACGTACTCGCTGCTGTCCACGCACAGGTACACGCACGCGACGCCCACCATGTTCAACGCGGGCACGCCGCTGCCGCAGCTGGCGTCGTGCTTCCTGCTGCCCGTGGCGGACGACTCCATCCGCGGCATGTACGGCACGCTGCTGGACTGCGCGCTCATCTCCAAGAACGCGGGCGGCATCGGGCTGGCCGTGTCTCACGTGCGCGCGCAGGGCTCCCTGATCCGCGGCACGGGCGGCCACAGCAACGGCCTGGTGCCCATGGCGCGCGTGTACAACGACTGCGCGCGCCACGTGGACCAGGGCGGCGGCAAGAGGAAGGGCGCGTTTGCGGTGTACCTGGAGCCGTGGCACGCGGACATCTTTGATTTTCTGGAGCTGCGCAAAAACACGGGCCCGGAGGAGGCGCGCGCGCGCGACCTGTTCTACGGCCTGTGGGTGCCCGACCTGTTCATGCGGCGCCTGGACGAGGACGGCCCGTGGGCGCTGTTCTGCCCCAACGAGGTGCTGCCCGTGGCGCTGCAGGAGCTGCACGGCGCCGCCTTTGAGGCCGCGTACACTGCCCTGGAAGCAACCAACAAGGCGCGGCGCGTGGTGCGCGCGCGCGACCTGATGACCAAGATCTGCGAGGCGCAGATGGAGACGGGCATGCCGTACATGCTGTACAAGGACGCGGCCAACGCCAAGAGCAACCACCGCCACCTGGGCACCATCCAGTGCTCCAACCTGTGCACCGAGATCATCGAGTACTCGGCGCCCGGCGAGACGGCGTCGTGCAACCTGGCGTCGCTGTCCCTGCCCGCGTTTGTGCGGCCCGACGGCAGCTTTGACTACGCCGAGCTGCGCGCGGTGACCGCGGACGCGGTGGTGGCGGTGAACCGCGTCATCGACTCCACGTACTACCCCCTGCCGTCCATCCGGGCGTCCAACATGCGGCACCGCCCCATCGGCCTGGGCGTGCAGGGCCTGGCGGACGTGTTCTTCAAGATGGGGCTGCCGTTCACGTCGCCCGGGGCGCGCGCCGTGAACCGCCGCGTGTTCAAGGCCATGTACTACGCGGCCGCCAGAGCCAGCGTGGAGCTGGCGCGGCAGCACGGCCCGTACGGGTCGTTCCCCGGCAGCCCCGCCAGCGAGGGGCTGCTGCAGCCCCACCTGTGGGGCGTGGACCCGGCGGCGGAGGACGCCGACCTGGGCCTGGACTGGGACGCGCTGGTGCACGACGTGCGCGTGCACGGCATGCGCAACTCGCTGCTCATCGCGCCCATGCCCACGGCGTCCACGGCGCAGATCCTGGGCAACACCGAGTGCTTTGAGGCGCAGACGTCCAACGTGTTCACGCGGCGCGTGCTGTCGGGCGAGTACATCGTCGTGAACCGGTACCTGGTGGAGGAGCTGACACGGCTGGGCGTGTGGGGCGAGGCCACGCGCGACGCCATCATGCGCGCCAACGGCTCCGTGCAGGGCCTGGACATCCCCGCCGCCGTCAAGGAGGTGTTCCGCACCGTGTGGGAGATCCCGCAGCGCGACATCATCGCCATGGCCGCGGACCGCGGGCCGTACATCGACCAGTCCCAGAGCCTCAACCTGTACATGGAGGCGCCCTCGTTTGGCAAGCTCAACGGCGCGCACATGGCGGCGTGGCGCGCGGGGCTGAAGACCGGCATGTACTACCTGCGCTCCAAGCCCGCGGCGGCGCCGCTCAAGAGCGTGCTGTCGCGGCCCGTGCTGTCTGCTGCAGCGCCGCCTCCAATGCCGCAGGCTCCGCAGGCCGTGATCTGCACCGACGAGGTGTGCACCATGTGCTCCTCGTGACCCTGTACCCACAATAAACGCTCATTGCCCTTTATTCTCTTCCCACGCGGGGTCGGTGTAGCCGTGCGCCACAATGGCGTGCGCCTCCGCCATGCGCAGCGCCACGGCCATGTACCACGCGGCCGACCTGGCGCGCCAGCCGCTGGCTGCCGCCTCTGAGCGTGCCGCGAGGTCCTCTGAGCGTGCCGCGAGCTCCGCCCTGTGCGCCGCGCACTCGGGGCAGCGCGGGTTCAGCGAGCCCGCCAGGGGGTGCGGGCGGGGCGGACCCTGGGGCGGTGAACTGGACACTGCAGGCGCCAGAGTTTGATTGACATGCGTCATGGCGCCCTCTTTACACCGCCCAGCACACCCCAGTTAAACCCACCGACGCGACATGGCAGACAGCGACATTGAGATCTTTGGGGAGGACATTGCAGTGTACGGCGCGTCGGACGGCGAGGAGGCGCCCGACAGCGGCAGCCTGTTCAAGAAGCGGCGCGTGGCCTCGGCCTCAGCAACCTCAGCCGCAGACCCTGCTGGGGCTGCGCCTGCCGGGTCGCACTGGGCGCGGGACGGCGTGGTGTTCTCGCTGCAGTTTGACAACCTGAACGACTTTCGGCAGCTGGTGGCGCTGCTGGTGCAGGTGCAGCACAAGGCCACGGTGGACGGCGTGCTGTTCCACGTGGTGCAGGAGCCCGAGTTCAGCGGCCTGGTGACCACGATGTGCCTGGACAGCGTGATGCTCACGGGCCGGCTGGAGTGCAAGGTGCTGCACATCCAGCCCGACGCGCGCACGTGCTTCTACGTGAACGTGTCTGACCTGGCCACGCAGCTGCGCCACATCAAGCAGGACAACGTGTGCGTGGTGACCAAGCGGGCGGACGACCCCAAGATCCTGATCAACGCGTTTGCCACGGGCCCCGGCACGAGCAGCACGCAGGAGATGACCATCACGGAGACTGACGTGGCCAGCGACCGGCCCGACTTCTTCCCGCCCATGCAGTACGGCTTCAACATGACGGTGTCCGCGCCCGACATGAAGGCGCTGGTGCAGCAGGCGGCGGACATCAGCGCGGACGTGCTGGAGGTGACGCTGTTCCGGTCCACGGCGGCGGGCGCCATTGCGTCGCTGTTCCAGTTTGAGGCCACGGGCGCGGCGCGGTGCCAGAGCGTGAAGCAGCGCTTTGTCAACTTTGTGGAGCAGGGCGTGGACAGCGAGGGCGTGTTCTCGCTGGACCGCGCCATCAACGGCGACATTGCCGCGGGGCGGCTGGTCAAGGTGATGCGGCGCGGCTACAGCGTGGACGTGCTGAAGCACCTCACCATGTCGCTCAAGAACGAGCACCAGATCACGCTGTCCTTTGGCCCGCCGTCCGTGCTGGACGAGACCACCAACGCGTACATCCCGTGGGAGGAGTTCATTGGCGGCATGGACCTGCCCGCGGACGAGGAGGCGCCCGACGACGTGAAGCTCATCAACGGCGCCCTGTACTTTAGCATCAACATGAGCCCGGGCAGCTACATCAAGGTGCTGCTGTACAGCCGCAACGACGGCGACGAGTAGGCAGCAACAGAGTAACAGAGTGCAGGGGGCAACGGAGTGTACGGGAGAGTGTATGCAAAATAAAACTGTTTATTCACGACTGAGCAGGTGACCTCAGCGGGCGGAACCCGGGCGGCATGCCGGGGGGGCGGGGCGGCGCCGCTGGGCCCACGGGCGTCCTCCCGGGCAGGCGCACTGGCGGCGCCGCAGGGTTCACGGGCGTCCTTCCGGGCACGCGCACTGGCGGCGCTGCAGGGTTCACGGGCGTCCTGCCGGGCAGGCGCACTGGCGGCGCTGCAGGGTTCACTGACACCTCCCGCGGCTGTGGGGACTGGGGCGGCGGGGCCGCGCTGCGGCTGGTGGCCACCTCCTCCAGTTGCCGCCGCTCCAGCTGCTGCTGCTGCTCAATGTCCTGCAGGATCTTGCGGAAGCTCTGCACCGCCGCCGCCACGTCGGGCTGGGGCTTGGCCGAGGAGGACTCGCCGCCCTTCACGCCCGGGGAGGGCGGGACGCCGCTGGGCAGCGTCACGTCAAACTCGCCGTCCAGGGCCGCTTGGTCCCGCGGTGCAGCGCCGCCCAACTCCCTGGGCAACCTCACGTCAAACTCGCCGGGCCCAGCGTCGGCCGTGGAGAGTGGCGAAGCCTCAGCGTCAAAGTCGCGGGGCTCCCCAAAGTCCCTGCGCGCCGCCGAGAAACCATCACGGGGCCGCGCCCCACCACGCGCAAGGTCCTGCTCGCACGGTATGCGCCGCATGCGCTGCAGCCGCGCGTACGCCTCCTCGAGCGTGAGCTTCCTGCACAGCGCCATGGTGGTTTTGTGGTGGGGGCGCATTTGCGGTCAAAACACGGGCACGGGCTCAATGTCGGTGACGCGCGTGGCGTCCACGTCCGTCAAGTCGTCTATCGCGCGCATGTACTTGTCGGACTGCGTGGAGTTGTTGGTGGCGATGAACTGCAGCCACGCCTGGCGCGCGTCCATGTACTCGTACGGGTCCCACTGCTTGCCCATGAGCGCGTACCGCGCCTGGATCTTGGGGTTGAGGTCGCCCTGCCACAGGCGGTCGTCGCGGAAGTAGTCCTTGCCCTCCACCGGGATGTGGAACGAGCCGCACCCCGGGAAGGTGTTGCGCCACACGACCTCCTGCGGGCACGGCACGCCCTCGTCCGGGCACTCCAGGTCCACGGGCCGCTGCGCCGCGAGGTGGTTGGCCAGCACGGCGGCGCCCAGCGCGCGCGCGCTGTCCTCCTGGGACGTGTCCACCGTGTCCATGGCGCCCGTGCCGTAGGGCGCCGCCACGGGCTGGATGGCGGAGCCAAAGTCCGCGGCGCTGAAATTGGCGGAGGCAAAGTCCGCGGCGCTGAAATTGGCGGAGCCGCCAGTGGCGGAGCCAAAGTTCGCGGAGCCGTTGGCGGAGCTGAAATTGGCGGAGCCGTTGGCGGCCAGCATCACCAGCGCCGCCACAATGATGACGCTGACCATGAGCACAACCACACCCTTCATTTGCGTCTTTTATGGTGGCGCTCTTTTTATTTAGGCACGGGGCACACGTCCCCTTCGCACTCGCTGTGCACCTCCTCCACACGCGGCACGGGCGGCCCCACAAACTCGGGGAACAGGTCGAACGCGATGGCACGGCGCTTGCCCTTGCCCTTGCCCTTGGGCTTCTCTGTGGGCGGGGGTGCGGGGAGCGGGGTAGGGTCCTCTGCGGGCGGGGTTGGGGTCGTGGCAGCTTGCGTCACGGCAGGAGGGGGCGCGACAGCTTGCGTAACTGCAGCGCCAGCTTGAGGGGGCGTGGCAGCGGCGGGCGGCGGGGCGGCTTGAGCCACGGCCGCCTGCGTCACGGCAGCGGCAGCTGGGGTCGCAGCCTTAACTTGGGGCGGGGGCGCGGCAGCTAAAGTTGGCGCGGCAGCTGGAGGAGGCGCGCCCTTGACTTCAGCGGCAGCACAAACCCGTGGGAGTTCGTCCCGCTTCGCTGGCGGCTGCGCGGCCGCCAAACGCAGCCCCATCTCGCCCGCCAGCTGGTGTATGTTGTGCTTCACCTCCGACACGTCGCCCTGCAGCCGCTCCATCTGCTTGATGTTGCTGCCCGACAGGCCGCCGCTGAGCTTCACCTTGGCCTCCAGCGTCTTGAGGCGGCGGTTGACGTACCACACCGCCGCGAGCGTCAACACCACGAGCGCGGCCAGTCCCAGCAACGCAAGGGGCAGTGCCATGGCGTCCTTTTTTGGAGCGCCGGCGCACACCCGGCGCGGCCAACGCGGCCTCTCGGCTGGGGCCTGCGGCCCTAGTACATGATCTCGGGGCGCACGAGCGGCCGGTTGCTGGGCTGCGGCACCGACCCGCGCTGCGCCGCGTACTGCTGGTAGTCCACGCGGCCGCGGTCGTCCTCGTGGATGGTAAAGTCCACGGGGCCGTGCTGCTGGCTCTGGTACTGGTGGTTCTGGCGGTCGCGCAGCTGCTTCATGTACTCGGTCTCCTCGCCGCTCACCTTGCCCGTGCCGTTGTACCGCGGGTCGTCCGCGTACTCGTACGTGTTGTTGATGGCGTAGCCCGCGGTGCTGCCGCCGAGCCCGCTCACCGCGTCCGCGGAGTTGCCGTCGGGCGGCGTGACCAGCGCGATGCGGTGTATCTCCTCGATGCACTGCGTGCCGTAGTGCTCCTTCCAGCTGCCGTCCGCGGGGTTGTACTTGAGCAGGCACGGCACGCCCTTGAGCCACGCGGGCCGCAGCTCGGGCTGCCGCAGCACGTTGATGACCTCGATCTGGCGCTGCAGGTTCTCGCGCTTGGTCACCTTGGTGTAGCCGTCGCTGGGCTGCCCCTCCGCCCGCGCCTTGCCGTCCTTGTTGTACCGCCGCCCAAAGAAGTCGTACGCGCGCTCGCAGTTGCCGTCCTTGGACTTGACGTACAGCTTGTGCTTCTGCGCGGGCGCCACGGCGTTGACGGCGTTGCCCGGCGGCGCGCGCAGCGGTGCGGCCAGCGCCGCCTGGGCGGCCTGCATGTTGCCCGCCTCCATGAGCGCGCGCCGCCGCGCCATCTCCTGCTGCGACATCTGGTAGCGCTGCTCGTACGCCGCCACGGCGCCGCGCGGCGCTGAGTAGCCCCACTGTGGCAGCGCCCCGGGCGGCTGGCCGACTCCCGGCGGTGCCATGGCTGCCCCCGGTGGCCGCATGGCTGCTCCCGGCGGCCGCATGGCTGCTCCGGGCGGTCTCATGGCCGCTCCCGGCGGTCGCATGGCCGCTCCCGGCGGTCGCATGGCTGCTCCGGGTGGCCGCATGGCCGCTGTGGGGGCTTGTCGACGCATCCCGTTTTGGGTGGGGCGTGGGAAAACTGGTGCTCAATAAACACACATGGGGAACAACTCATCCACACCGGCGGCAGCGGCGGCGGCGCGCGGCCTGTGGATCCGCCCGGGTGACGACTTCATCGCCGTGGGCAGCCGGGGCGACAAGACGTGGGCGCTGCGCGGCCCCAAGGGCCTGTCGGGCAAGGTGAAGCTCACGCAGGTGACGCCGGGCGGCACCGCGCGCGTGGACGCCCACACCCTGCAGTACACCCCCGCGTGCCCCGCGGAGGACGGCGCGTCGCCGTCCGCGGACGTGCTGGTGACCACCGCGCCGGGCGACGTGAAGCCCAGCGCGTGCGTGCTGCTGCGCAGCGGCGAGCGCACCATGCACCCCGTGGACGACAAGGTGGAGTGGGTGACGGGCGCGCTGCGGAAGGACACGTGCCCCGGCGACTACCGCCGCTTCGCGTTTGTGGCCAACGACAAGGACGTGCCCGCGGGCGCGCCGCTGCGGGGCGGCGAGGACGTCAACATCCGCGTGTACCGGGTGGGCGACAAGCGGCCGTGGGCGCTGCGCACGCCCGCCAAGAACCACGACGACCCGGACGTGGACATGGGGGAGGGCGCCAGCTCGTGGCGGCTGTACCGCACGTCCGGGTGGGTGTGGAGCGCCAAGGACAAGTGCCGGCCGTGGTCCATCGCCGCGGACGCCATCCGCGCCGCGCCGCCGTACACGTGCGAGCTGCCCACGCAGGCCGCGGACGGGTCGTGGAGCGTGGAGTGCTACACGCCCACGCAGGACAAGCTGTTTGGCACGGAGGCAGAGTGCCGGGTGTGGGAGGCCAGCCAGGACGGCGGCAAAGGCGGCAGTAACAACGACAAAGGCGGTGGCGGCGGCAGTAACAACGGCAGTGACAACGGCAACGGCGGCGGCAGTAACAACGGCAGTGACAACGGCGGCGGCAGTGACAACGACAACGGCAACGGAAGTGACAACGACCAAGGCGGCGGCGGAAACACCCCCAAGCCGCCTCCCACGCCGCCGCCAAAGCCCACGCCCAACGACCCCCCAAAGAAGCCAAACGACTACACCGCCGTGTTTGTGCTGGTGATCGTGGTGATGGTGCTCGTGATGGCCGCCCTGCTGGCCGCCCGGTACGGCGGCATGATTTGATTGACGCTAACCGAACCGGGGTTTGATTGAGCAAGCACACCCCACCGCGACGCGGGCGCACCCGCACCGTCATGGAATCAGACACCAGCAGCGCCACGGAGCCGCCGCGGCGGCTGCGCGGCTCGCCAGTGAAGCGGCAGCGGCGAAAACGGCAAGCCAGCGAGCCCCCGAGTGAAGCCCCCAGTGAGGAACAGAATGCAACCCTCAGCAAAGCTCCCCCCGGCGAGTCGGTACCACTAGAACATCGCCACTGGGTGGGCCGCTTCTGGACCCACGAGCCGCTGCCCAACCTGGGCCACTACTGCCTGCTCAAGGAGCTGGCCGAGTTCTTCACAGACGACCTGCTGCGCGACTACCTGCTGCCGCTGCTCAGCCCCGCGGAGGGCGGCACGGGCGAGATGAGCCGGCGCGTGATGGACTGGTTTGTGGTCAACTACACCAAGAAGTGGCCCGTGATGTACCGGTGGGAGGTGCGCCCCGGGTGGAGCGAGGAGGTGAACGTGTGCCGCAACTACGAGCTGCACATGAAGAAGTACGGCAAGCACAGCCTGGACGTGTTCTGCCGCAACAAGCAGCGCGTGTACTTCCAGCTGGACGGGCGCGTGCTGCAGAGCGTGGTGGCGCAGCTCAACTTTGTGCGGTGGGCCATCCAGTACGGCGTGTTCCAGCAGCTGCGCGCGCGGTACGACGCGGTGCGGGACGACCACCACGCCAACATGGCCAAGAGCCGGCGCGTGCGCAAGGAGGCCGTGGCGACGGGCCGGCACCGCAAGCGCGAGTCCCTGAGCATCGCCAACCCCGTGCAGAGCGTGCTGCGGGACGAGCCGCTGGAGGTGCGGTACGCCTAGCGGCTACATAGACGCTCTGTGGCTCAACTGTAATCTGTAACACCATTTCATGTAAATAAAGCCGTTTTATTCAAAGTACACTCGGTACTCAAACGACACAGGCGGGTTCGCCTCGTCCTGGATCATTCCAAACTCCTCTACGTCTGCGTAGTGGTCCACTCGCCGGTATTCCACCTTGCCGGGAAAGCGCGCGCACAGCTCCCGCGCCAGCTGCTGCTTGCACTCCCGCCCCAGCTCGTCCGGCAGCTCCAGAGTGCTGTGTGTCTGCCCGGTGGTCGTCTTGGCCTCACGTTGCACGTCCGCCTTGATTTGGTTGTACACCCGCAGACGCGTCTTGGCCAGCAGCTTGTGCTGCTCCGCGGTCACCTGTTCCCGCCTCTCCTGCAACAGCGCGCGCATGCTTGCCTGCGACAAGTCTGCAGGAAATGCCTCCATGGCAAGTGTTTATTAGTTTTACAAAACAACGTCACGCCAACTACAACGCCGCTGCCATTGCTACACGCTCTGCATCCCTTGCGGGCTTCACTGTTGCACGCTCTCCTTTTCTCGGCAGGCGGTACTCCCCCTGCGCCACCCCCTCCCACCCCAGCGCTGTGAGCTCCTGCCGCAGCGTGGGCATGGCAAACAGGCGGCGCTGCAGCGTCTCCACCGTGGCAGTCACGGTGGCGCGCTTCTTGGCGTCGCGGTCCCGCACGCGGGCCCACGGGCTGGGTGGCGGCGGCTGCAAAGCCTTGAGCAGCGCGCGGGCGTGCGTGAGCTCCTGCGTCGCCGCAAACTGCTCGGGCGTTTCGTGGAAGCCCACTAAGCGCACCTCCTTGACGTCGGGCTCGGCGGCCATCAGTCCGCGGCACAGGGCCGTGAACTCCCGAAACCCGCCGGTGCGCAGGTCCAGGTTGTACACGAGCAGCCGGCCCTCGCGGCGCCACCACTTGACCTGGACAATGCCCTCGGCGGCCTCCAGGAACTGCGTGGTCAGCATGGAGTTGTCCTGGTGGCGGTGCTCGGCCAGCCACGCGCGCACGCCGTCGTGGAGGCCCGACAGACCCGACGGGGCCGACGGGGCCGACGGGGTAGCAGTGCTACTGGAAATAGAAGCCATGGAATTAAAACTGTCAAGCCGCTGAAATAAACTGGCGTGCACCCTTGGCACCAGCGGTACTTATGGACGTCTTGAGCATTTTGATTGACACATTTTGATTGAATGTCGCGACCTGTGTTTGATTGACTAGCTGGTAACGTCGCGACATCTACATTTTGTCGCGACAATAAACGAGCATGACCGACAACCCGCTGGTACTGGTGAGCGCCGCGCTGCTGGGCGTGATTGTGTACCTGCTGTGGCGGCTGGAGCGGCAGGGCGCACGCCAGGCCACGGAAGTCGCGGAAGCACAAGCCGCGCAGGCCGCCGAGCGGTCCGAGGCCACGCTGGCCGCCGCCCGGCAAGCCGCCTGGGACGCGGCGTGGGCGCGCCGCCTGGCTGCCCGCCCTATCTACTACCCGCTGCACCGGCCCGCGTACCACCGTCAGTTTGGCACAGCCCGGCGGCACCATTATTCCGGCTGCGGGGCCGCCTGCGCCGTGGAGACCCCCGTGGAGGCTGCCGGGGAGGGGGTGGAAGAAGTGGTGGAGGAAGTCCTGTAACCAGTTGTGCAGTGCCGGGGAGGCCCGGAGAGTGGATTTAATGAAACTTATCACTTAAAACAGTATCCTTTGTTACACCAACCATGGAAGCACACCAAGCAGCGCACACTAACCACACCAACACGAGACCAAGCCAAATGTTGAGGCCATCCTGGTATCTCTTGTCCTTGTCATCCTGTTCTAGCAGTAACAGCTCACAGTCCAGACAGTCCGCCAAGTCCGGGTCGCCAATGGACTCCTTTACACTCCTCACGTCGGCGGCCGTGAGGTCAAACCCTGCTATAAGCTCGTGCACAGTCGCTTGACTGGAAGTCTCCACGGCGTCCACTAGCGCCAGCCGCCCGATGGGTCGCAAGTTGAACCCCGCCATGAGCGGCGCGGCCTTGATCGCTCTGGAGAGGTCGCGTATCCGCTGCACGTCGTTTTCACACGCCACCTTACGCACTGCCTTGCGCACTAACTTGAGCACATACTCAGCGTCGCTCTGGAAGCGCGCCACGTCCACCAGGTCATCCACCAGGGCATCTTCACGTCGCTCCATGGCTGCCACCAAAACCAGGTCGGGTAATTGGTTTGCGACAGGCTTACAAGCGGTAAATCAAAGTTGTCAATCAAACGGCTGCTAGTCGACCACCACACCATTTTGGCGCACTCAGTGTGTCACGGTAATATTATGCCTGCGCTCCGCAACGCAGCTATGACCTCGTTGAGTTTTGCCTGGTTTGCCGCGCCACTTGCATCGTCGGCGATTGCAGCCGAGGAGCCCGGCCTGCCTGCTATTTGTTGCCACACACTCAGTGCATTGTTGACAGACATGAACGTTGCCGACTCGTACTGGCGTAAAGTGATATTTGTGGCGTTAATTGTCCTGATGGATGCCACACCATATGTGATGGTCACTGGTGTGGCGGAGTAATTTGTGATGACTTTGATGTTGCCGTACTTTTCGTTGGGCAAGGTGGAGATTGTGCTGCCTCCAGAAATGATGCTGAGTCTCACGTCAGTCGTGTTGGTTTGTGGCAGCGTCACCCCGGACAGCGCGCTTACGAATGCCGCATCGTAAAGCGACAGGACAGCGGCACGTCGTTCCCCGGGGAGTTCAATGTAGCGCCGCAGGGGTGTGGGGTTGGCAACACTCCACGTGGGCACAACGATCGGGTTTGGAATGTCTTTGTCAAACGTGTTGCCAAAGATGTCAATGGTGGTAATGTCTGCATTGGTGACGGTGATTCCGTTGGTGTAGCCACTTGGAGCTCCGGTGTTCCTGCCTATCGAGTTGTTGCATATGGACCACCCGTCGGATGCTATAACGATCGCACTGTTTTTAGGTTGAAACGATGAAATACGAGCGTTATCGATGCGACAATTTAGGAAGTTTGCGCCAGTAATAAGAACATTTTCGTTGCTGGACTCTGAAACAAGAAACCCGCTGAGCCTGATGCTTGTCCACACAGGCACAGCGGACTGCTTTTCAACGATGATGTTTCTTCCCGTTGTTGTGTTGTTGGATCCACATCTACAGTCAAAATAAAACCCTCTGACATCCGTTGCCGATGCTGGAGCGTCTACCATGTACACCCCCGCTACGGACCACTGGTCAAAGTATGTGTTTTGCCCGAACCACACGTTAACGACGCTGCCGTCGGACGTGTCCATAACGAGACCATACGGGACACCGCCACCAGCGCCAAACACCTGCATTTGTAACCCATCGCCGGAAGTAATGCTGTCAACTATGGCTCCTGGTGCAGCCTTCATTCTAACCATCGCAGTGTCCACCAAAAATGAATTAACATTGCCAGCTTGATGTACCCCGCTTAAGGAGTTATTGGCCCCTCGGGTAAAAAGAAAGTATTCATTCACCAACCCCGTCTGAAATCTAAAATGATTGTTAGGCCCAAAGTTTGTGCGACTGGCCCCCGTTGTTGCTGTACCCCATGAAGCGACTCCAAACGATGTGCCCGTGCACCCGTCCACGTACAAGTCGGCGCTGTTTACGAACCGAAATATTTTGTCCTCTGGGGAAGACACGGTGCCAAATATTTGAAAAATAGTGTTCACAAGCGAGCCAAAAACAAAACTTATTGTGTCGGTACCAAACGTGAACACGTTGCCGTTGTTCTGTCTGGAGATGAAGGCACCGTTACCGTATATGTTGTGCCGTTGGCCCGTGAACGCTGGTACGTCGGCAGTTATCGTGAGCGTCTTACCTGGTGGCAAATACAGGTTACGACCGTTAAGGGAGTTCACCCAAGCAACGGCGCTGGCAAACGCAGCGTCGTTCAGTGCACCCGTGCCCAGCGGTCCAAAGTGAGACAGCGACGCCAACAGGTTGTCCGCTGGAGACCAACCAGCAGCATCTGGGATGCTCGCGCCACCATTGTTGAGGAACGCAATCTCGTCCCCATCCTGGTACACGAGCGCAATGGCATCCGCGGGCAGCGCGTCCTTGGATTGCAGGAATTGCTCCCTAGTGGAGAACACGTACACACCGTTCACCCCCGCCGCGTCAAACACACCAAGCCTCGCCTTGACAACGTCAAACGTGCCAGTGGATGCAGTCAGTTCACACCCCAACACCCGCTTGGAGGAGAGCGCCGTAATTGCTTGCATGTCTTTGGGCACTTGCCCATTCGGTGCGTAACCGCAGTTTGACATGGGGTTTATTGTATAGGTATTTAAAATTGGTGTGGGTGGCGTGTATCCATTGTGGCGGCGCCGCTGCCGACACAACAAGCAGAGCCTGTCTGTGCTGTTCCAGTGAGGTTCCAGTGAAATAAAGGGCAACCGTTGATTTATTGGCCATTTGCGCGGGGCTCGGGCAGCACAACAACGAGCGGGGTGCCCCCCAGCAGCGCGCGCGCCGCCGGCAGCAGCGGCGGCACAGCCAGCATCACCACGCACGCCACCACGCGGCCGCCCGCCAGCGCTACCAAGTCGCACGCCGCGCGCAGCGACCCGCCCGTGGCCACCAGGTCGTCGCACACCACCACCGCGTCGCCGGGCTGGATGGCGCCGGGCATGAGCTGCAGCGTGGCGCGGGAGTACTCGGTGGCATACCGCGTCTCTAGCAGGCCGGCGCCCGGCAGCTTGCCCGCCTTGCGCGCCATGACAAAGCCCGCCCCGCTGGCGTGCGCCAGCGCCGCGCCGTAGATGAAGCCCCGCGCATCCAGCCCCACCACCTTGCCAAAGCGCTGGCACTCCACCGACACCACTGTGCGCATGGCCTGCACCAGCGCCTTCCAGTCCCGGCCGTGCGCCAGCAGCGCCGACAAGTCCTGGAAGCGCACGCCCGGCTTGGGGAAGTCGGGCACAATGGTCACGCGGTTGGCCAGCACGTTGGCGCGGAAGGTGGCGTGCGGCAGCGCGCGGCGCATGGCAGCGAGGATCTGCCGCTCCCGGCAGTCGTACTTGCGGCGCAGCAGGGGCTGCACCCGGCCGATCCAGTCGTCCGCCTCCACAGTGGCGTCCTCCGCGTGCATCATCTGGCCCACCGTGATGGACAAGCCATCCTGTGCGTAGTCGGTGCGCGCGCTGCGCTCCCGCGCCAGCGCCAGCCACACGGCGGCAAAGGGCACGGCGTCCGACTTGCCGTAGTGCTTCACGTCGTTCACGCTGACGGCCACGTGGCACACGTCGCCGCACAGGGCGTCCACCTTGCCGCAGTGCTCTTCACCCCCGCGCTCCCAAACCTCGTTCTCGATGGCCACCAGGTAGCTGCCCGGGGGGTGCGGGGTGGCCGACAGGTGCTCCAGCCGCGCAAGCACGCACGCCGCCCCGCTGTTCACGGGCTGGGGCGGCAGGTCCAGTGTGGTGCACGGCACGCACTGGATGTCCTGCAGGGGCACGTTGAAGAACTTGGCCACGGCCGCGCGCTTGACGGGGCTGGCCGACGCCAGGACGACGGTGGGCTGCATGGTGTGTTGGGAATCCAGTGCAGCCTGTGCACAAGCTGATACCGGGCGGTCAATCAAAGGGCTGCGTTCCCAAACACGCCCCGACGTGCCCGCCAGCCGTAAAGAACCGCGCGTGAAAGACATCCCATGGCTGCCAAGAAGCCCCTCACCATCGACCAGTTTGACGCGATCATCGACACGCTCACCTTTGGGCGCATCGGCAAGTTCTCCCGCTACGACGCGGCCACCAAGCAGCGCGTCGAGTCGGACAACGGCCGCAAGGTGGACCTGCGCACGCCCGACGAGAAGCCCGTGAACCTGCAGCCCGTGGGCATGGACGCGCCGCTGGCCGCGCCCTTTGGCGCGTCGCTGTTTCTGGACGACCGCGGCGCGGAGAAGTGGAACATGACGCTCACGCCCGTGGAGGGCAGCCGCGTGTTCCAGGTGCTGCGCCGCTTCGACGAGCGCGTGCTGGCGGAGGGCAAGGCGCACCCCGAGTGGTTCCGCGAGGCGGGGTGGAAGGGCAAGCAGCTGTCCGAGGCCAACATCGAGGCCAACTTTGGGAGCTCCCTCAAGGAGCCCGAGCCCGACAAGACCACGGGCGAGATCAAGTACCACGACCACCAGTGGAAGGTGACGCTCATCCCCTCGCGCCTAGCGGTGTTTGTGCGCGACGACGCGGAGGACAAGTACAAGTACCACGAGCGCGACGGCCACCTGCACATCTCCAAGACCAAGTGCGAGGTGGTGCCCGTGGTGAGCCCCGCGTACGTGTGGTTCACGGGCAACCAGTGGGGCGTCAAGTGGTTCCTGAACAAGGTGGTGGTGCCGCGCGTGCACACGCGCGCCAGCCAGGCGGACCTGTCCGACATGGTGGGCATGGAGGGCCTGGAAGTCGAGACGGTGCGGGAGGAGGCCACGGGCAAGCGCGCCGCCGAGGCCGACGCGGCGCCCGACGCCAAGCGCCCGTGCCTGTCGTCCGCGTCCAGCGCAGCCCAGCCCATGGCGCCCCCGAGCCCAGAGGACGTGGAGCGCCTGTTCCTGCAGTGCTGAACGCGCGGGGCTGAAGTTTCACGCGGAGCTAAAGTTTCACGCAGGGCTGTGCCTGTGATTTGTGTGTCTGTAATAAAGGCCCATGGCTTCATCCAGTGCCCCCAATACTGCATTGCCCGCTGCGACACCCGCGTCAACAAGGTTTGTGCTGCAGGGCGGCACCTATTTCCCCGCGCCCAGTGTAGGCTCCGCCAGCGTTGCCACGGCGCCCACCGGCGCGCCGCCCAAGCAGGCCGCCAGCGTGGCCATACAACCGCCGCCCAAGCCCGACTTTTATGGCGGCCAGGGGTGTCAAACCTACTTTGCCGACCTGCGGATGGGTGACCGCAAGACGGTGTGCGACGTCCTGACGGACACGGACACGCAACTGACTGCCTTAGTCGGAGCCATCAACGGCTACGTGCAGGCGCTGGTAGGCAGGGAGGCGGCGCTGCGGAAACAGCTGGAACAGCTGAATGAAAAAGCAGAAGCCGAGGAGGCCACGGGGTCCGTGTCGGCAGAGACACAAACGGCCATCGAGGCTACCGAGGCGGAGCTGGACACCACAGGCGCCGAGCTGGCAGAGCTGCAAAAGAAGGTGGCGGGATACTCCAAGCTCCCGGGCGTCATCGGCGCGTACAACAAGTACTTTGAGGCGCTGCGGACCGTCATCCAGCAAAAGACCATCCCGGTGGAGAGCGGAGTGCCCGGTGGCTTGCCGCCCAGTGGCTTGCCGCCCAGTGGCTTGCCGCCCAGTGCCCCCGTCAACGCCATGGACTTTACACCATCAGCACCACCCGCCCCAGCAGCACCACAAGAACCTGTCCCGTTTACCCCAACTGCACCGCCCACCAGACCTAAAGCCAGCCCAGAAGAACGTGCACGGGGAATGGAGGCGCAGGATGCGCATTTCGGCCCAGAACCAGCGCCCAGGCTGGACCAAAGTGAAATTGAGGAAACGGCGAGAAAGGCCAGGGAACGTGCCGTGAACCGCAAACGCGCCCCGCAATAAACGCCGCTCCTACATAGCCCCACTGGCGCCACTGGCGTGCCGCCCCCATTCTTGTGCCGCCCCAGTAAACCGCAGCAATGAGCAACAGCGTGGCGGTGTGTGAGGCGGCGCTGCCCGCCGACCTGCCCAACAAGCGGCAAGTGTGCCGCACGGTGGCGGCCATTGACGGCAACGTGGGCGCCGTGGCGGGCATGCTGGACCAGCTGCACGCGCGCATGTCGGCGCTGCTCCGCGTGAACCAGGACATGCAGGCGCGCATGCAGCGCCTGGAGCGCGGCGCCGACCCCGCCACCCGCGCCGAGATCCAGGCGGTGCGCCAGCGGTACGCCACGGCCATTTCCGGCATGGCGCAGGTGCTGCAGGGCCTGCGCGCGCGCGTCAAGGGCCTGGCGGGCCCATCCCTGGGCGTGCAGGCCCCGGCGCCGCCTTCTGCGCCTCCTGCGGCCCCAACTCCCGCAGCCCCACCTGCGGCTACATCTGCGGCTCCCGCAGCCTCAACTGCGGCCTCAACTGCGACAGCCCCGGCTCCCGCAGCCCCGGCTCCCGCGGCCCCCGACGACTCCACCCGCCTCACCCTGGCGGACGTGGTGGACGCGTACATATACCACGTGCTCACGCTGGGCGGCCGCTTCAGCAACGAGCAGGAGCAGGTCACGCGCCGCATCGGCGCCAAGGTGCGCGCCGCCACGGACCCGCAGGAGCGCGCCGCGCTGGAGCAGCTGTACTACGGCGCCCTGCTGGACACCGCGGACTTGGCGCGGCGGCGCGAGATCATCGCGGGCTTGATGCAGGGGTTCGCGAACCGCCTGCTGGGTGTGGCGTCGGGCATCAAGTTTGACGCCTTCAGCACCGAGGGCAAGCCCGCCGAGCAGTTCACGGAAGACCTCAACGTGCTGCTCATGACCCACCTGGCGGCGCACGGCAGCTTTGTGGACGTGGTGCCGTCGCTGGTGCGGCTGCGGCAGGAGTTGACGGCGTACCGCGACACCCGGGCGGCCCAGGGGCAGTACCCGCTGGGGCCGGCGCTGCAGAACATCGCGCTGCTGCACGAGCAGCCGCTGGTGGCCACCCACCTGGCCGACACCATCGCCAACGCCACCCCCGAGCAGCTGGACGACATGCTGAGGCGCCTGGCTGCCGCAACGTCCGCAGTGGCCACCGCCAGCCGGCGCCCGTCCGTGCCCGTGGCCTCCCTGGGAAACCTGGCGGGGCTGCGGGGCTCCCTGGGGTCCCTGTTCACGCGGCGCCAATAATGTGGCAACCCAGAAAAGCGCATGGCGTCTTGCGAGCAGCAACTGTCCCCGCTGGGGGGCGACGCGGCCACCAGCCTGTGCGACCTGGTGGCGCGCATCAACACCAACTTTGACGCCGCGGCGGTCGCCATTGATCGTCTCCAGAACGCGGCGCGCGCCACCGAGGGCCGCATCCGCCAACTCGCCGCACGGGAGCGGGCGCTCCAGCAGCAGCTGGCGGCGGGCGGGCCGCCGGCGCAGCAACAGCAGCTGCAGCGCGCGCTGGACGACGTGCGGCAGGAGCGGCAGCAGCAGCAGCGCGAGCTGCAGCAGATGCAGGGCAAGGTGAAGGAGTACTACGACCTGCAGGAGCTGCTCGAGTCCATCCGGGCGGGCACGGACGGGCTGCGGCGCAAGGCGGCGTCCATTCCCGTGGGGGGCGGGCCACCCACGCTGGGCGCGTACGACGCCTTCCGACAACACAACAGACCACAGTGGCGCCCCGGCAGGCCCGGCCCGGGGTACCGGCCGGCGCTGAAGCGGGACGTGCTGGGCCGCATCCTGCCCAAGACGGCCCCGAAGGCGCCCGCGCGCCGCCGGGGGTATGGGGCCAGGGCCTACCGCCCGCCGCCGCCGTACGGGTCCTACCGGGCCGCCTCATACCGCACACCCGGAACTCCCTACGGGTCGTACAGGACTTCCAGTTACCGGCCGGTCCGGGGCCGGCGCTCCGGCATCACGCCCAACGTGCCCGAGTGGAAGCGGCAGGTGGCGGACCAGCAGCAGGCCGCCGCGCGGCTGCGCCGGTGGGCGTAGCCGGCAGGCTTAGGGACCGTCAGTCGCCGCCCTGAATAAATTTTTGTCCAAGACGTTCGTTTTATTGCCGTGGAGGGGTGGCGGCGCCTACAGGCACAGCGCGTCGTCCAGGTTGAGGCGGTGGGACGCCGACAGCTGGGGCTTCTGGTCGTACCCGTTGGCGGCCAGCGCGTCCCACAGCAGCTTGAGCAGCTTGCGGTACGTGAGGCCCGTGCCGCGGTCGCGCAGCACGGACAGCAGCGTCCACGTGAGGGCGCCCTGGGGCTGGCTGCGGGCGGTCACCGGGTTGGGCGCCACCGTGTCCGCGGACGTCTGCGTGTCCAGGCAGCCGCTCAGGCACACCACGTAATTAGGCCGGGCCGGCACGCGCGGGTTCTCGGTGACCACCATCTGGCGCCGCGCGGCCTGCAGGTAGTTGACGCGCAAGTCCAGCACGGTGCCGCTGTGGCAGCAGTCCGAGATGACCGTGACGCGCGCGGGGCACGCCGTGAGCGCCGCCGCCAGCTCGTCGTCCGTGATTAGGCCCGCGGCCGCGTAGTCCAGCGGGCACCACGCCTCGTCCGCGCCGTCCTCCTCGTCGCCCGACCGGTCGGGCACGTGCGTGCCGTGGCCGCTGTAGTGCGCCAGCAGGTGGTCGTCGGGCGCGGCGTCCGCGGTGAGCCATGATAAGCCCGCCAGGATGTTGGCGCGCGTGGGCTGGAAGGCGGGCCCCGTGCCCGGCTCGTCCGTGAGCACGCGGAAGATGGTGTAGCCGTGCCCCTCCAGCGCTTGCCGCATGTTGTGCGCGTCGTTCACGCACCCCGCCAGCTGCGCCGCGGTGCCCGTGTAGTTGATGCCGATGAGCAGCGCCTTGTGCACCATGGCTGGTGTGGCGTGTGGGCTTTACTGGGGGCGCGCCAAAAGTGGCGGCGGCGCAGCCAGAAGAAGAGCCGGGGCGGCGCAGCCGAAGCCGGGGCGTCAGTCCACGGACAGCGTGGCGCCCCGCAGCAGCGCGTGCGTGAGCGCCAGCGCCACCACGTTGGGCGGCAGCGCGATGGCCAGCGGGTCCGACCCCGCGGTGGCGCGCTGCAGCTGCGCGGCGGCGTCCAGGAAGCCCGGCACCAGCCCCCACGGCACGCGCTTGATCAGGCAGGGCGTGGGCGCCACGCCCACCAGCACCAGGTACGCGCCTTGGATGTCCTCCAGGTCCAGGGGGGCGGCAAAGCGCCACGTGCGCGCGCCCCACTGACTGCCCGGGGTGGCTCCGCCGATGCTGCCCGCGGCGCCGCCCCGCGTGACGGTCAGCGCGTAGCCGCGCGTCTCGGGCGAGGGGAACGCCACGGTGACGGTGCGCACTGGCCCCCGCGGAGCCACCCCCGCTGCAGCGTCGGGCTCTGGCAGCGTGTCGCACGCCAGCGTGTCGATGAGGTCGGTGAGCGGCGCCAGCGTGGCCACGTCCGCGGGGTCCACCGCGGGCAGCGCCACGCCGCGCCCCGCCAGGTCGTCAAAGTAGGGCATGGTGCGCACCAGCGCGGCGGCCTGCGCCACGCGGTCGATGGGGTGCGGGCCCAGGCGGGCCGCCAGGCGGGCCACCTCGCCGTCGTGCTCGCCGGCAAAGAGGGACTGCGCGCTGCCCATGACGGCTTTATTTGGGCGGCACAAAGAAAGCCATGCCCAGTGTGAGCGTGCGCGTCAACGGCGTGAACGGCGTCAGCGGCAGCAGCGAGAGCGGCAGCACGGCCTCCTCCTCAGAGGGGTCCACGGCCAGCGGCTCCTCCAGCGAGGCCACCTCCTCGTCTTCGTCTGCCTCCGGCACCTCCAGCGAGGCGGCGGAGGGGGACGTGCTGCGGCGCGCCGACCTGGTGGCGCGCCTGGAGGAGATGCGGCGGGAACTGGACGGCGACCGCGCGGCCATCCACGACGCGGCGGGCGACCTCATGCCCGTGGCCACGCACTGCGCCACGCTGGCCGACGTGATGGCGGCGTGGAACGACGCGCTGGCCACGCTGCTGGCGGACGCGCGGGGCGCGTGCGAGGACGCGCGCGCCGAGGACACGTACGACGACGACGACGAGCCGCCGTTCCGCATGTACGGCGACGAGGGGTTCATGCTGCACATCGACGCGGACCCCGTGGACTTTGGCAACCTGGACACGGAGGTGGCGGAGGCGCGCGCGCGGGCCGAGGCGTACGGCGCCGAGTGCGCGGACCAGCTGGCGGCGGCCGTGTCCAGCCACGACCTGCTGGTGGAGTGCCTGGACAAGGAGGCGGCCATGGCGGCCGCCAAGTGCGACACGGACGTGCGCAGCGTGGAGTACGGCGTGCGGCAGCTGGAGGCGGCCGCCGCCGCCACGCTGGAGGAGCAGCGCGGCGAGCTGGCGGCGCAGCAAGCCATGGTGGCGGACCTGCGCGCGCGCGTGCCGCCGCCCACCCTCACCGCCGAGGCCGCGGAGCTGCGCGCCACGCTGTCCAGGTTGCCCGCGGCGCTGCCCGACCGGGACGCGTGGCTGGCCCAGCTGGCCAACGGCGCGGGCGACCGGGAGGTGGCGCTCATCGTGTCCGCCGCGCAGCGCGCCGTCACGCCCATGCCCCAGGACGTGTGGGCGCGCCTGTCCGCCGCCGCGCAGGACCCGGACACGCCCGCCGCGGAGCGCGCCCGCAACCTGGACGCCCTGGAGCGCGCCGTGCTGGCGCTGGAGACGCCCCGCGACGCGCGGGACGCGCTGGAGGACGTGCGCGGCCAGATCCGGCTGGCGCTCGCCCGCCGCCAGGCGCAGCGCGCCGAGGTGGCCACGGGCATCTCGGTGGCCACGCGCGAGTTCTCCCACCGCCTCGCGGAGCTGTTTGACGAGTACTGCGCGCTGCACGCGCGCGTCCTGGACGTGGTGCGCGACCTGCTGCACGCCACGCAGGCGCGGTGGCAGGCCGCCGTGGCCAACCTGCAGCGCGAGTGCTTCGCGCCGCTGCAGGAGCTGGGCCTGCCCTTTGCCAAGGCCACCATGTCCACGCCGTGCCTGGTGGCGTACCAGCGGCTGACCACCGTGGCGCAGAAGGACTTGGACGCGCGCCGCAAAGCGCACGTCATCGCGCTGGCCCGCCACGCCGTGGACGCCGTGCCGCGCCTGCACGACGCGCTGCAGACGCTGCGCGACTTGCCGGGCGGCCTCATGACGGGCGCCGCGGCGTACAAGTAGGGGCGACTTTGAGAGTCTAGTAGGGTTGGACTGTTTATTTGTCTGTCTCGGGGTCGGCAGGCGCTGTGCACGTGGTGCACGCCGTGCCGCGCCGCCACAGCAGCACCGCCACCAGCAGCAGCGCGGCCAGCAGGGCCACGCCCCGCCACCCGCGGCACCACGCGGGGATGAGCCCGGCGGCGCCCAGCGCCGTGACGGCGCCCACCTCGCAAACTCCACAAACCATGATGCGTGCGTGTGTGTGTGTTTTATTTCAGGGCAGGGACTTTTAAGGACCACTTTGTATTGGGAACTACTCGGCTGTCGCCTCGGCTGCTGCGTCTTTAGCCGGCTTTGCTTTGCCGCCGCGCTTCTTGGGAGTCTTTGGCGCCTCGGCTGCGGCAGCCTCAGCGGGGGTCTCTGTCGCGGCTTCGCCACCTGCCTGCGCCGCTTTGCCTGCGCGCTTCTTCTTGGCGGGCGGCTCCGCGGCGGCGTTGCCACCCTCTGCAGCGGCCGCTTGTCCGTCAACCTTGGCCTTGCGGGCGCGCTTCTTGGGGGCTTCTGCTGCAGGCTGCGCCGCCTCCGTGGAGGCCTCCACTTCGCCTGCCTTGGCCTTGCGGGCGCGCTTCTTGGCGGGCGGCGCGTCGATGAGCGTGACGCCCATGGACTTGGCGTGCGGCTTGGACGTGATGCTCATGTTGACGGTGAACTCGGAGCGCTCCGCGTCCGTGAGGGGCGTCTTCCAGCCCTTGTAGGTGTACACGCGCAGCTTGCCCGCCTTGGTGGGCTTGCCCTTGGCCTCCCGCAGGTGGAAGGTGTACTCGGTGTTCGCCTCCGTGGCGTACCGCGTCACCGCCTTCTGCACCGCCTGGAACGGGTTCTTGCCGTGGATCTTGGGCTCCTTGCCGTCGCGCTCCACGCGGTTGCCGTCCGCGTCCACCAGGTACCAGAAGCGCTTCTTGGGGCCCACTCTCACGGGTGCGGGTGCTGCGTCGGCCATGCTCGGTTTTGTGGGGGCGGCCCTCGTGCGCGCGCGCGCCGGAACGCAGCACTGTGTTATGCGAAGCCGCCAGGGCGGCGAAGCCGTCAGGGAGGCGAAGCCGTCAGACGGCACAGCGGGTTCGACTCCCGGGCGGCTCCGCCTCCCTGACGGCTTCGCATAACCCAGTGCTGCGTTCCGGCGGCCGGCGGCGGCGCGCGGCGCCCCCACAAAAGCGACAATGCCCCTGCCCATCAGCGCCGCCAAGAAGAAGGAGAAGCAGCACTTCACGTACGAGGCGGAGAGCGAGGAGGCGTCCGACGTGGACGTGGCGCCGCCCGCCGACCCGCTGGAGGGCGTGGAGGACGTGGACGAGGTGCAGGACGTGGCGCAGGAGATCTTTGACGCCGCGTACAAGGAGCTGCGCAAGAAGCACATGCGCGAGCCCAGCCGCTTCCCGCCCAAGACGCACGTGTACATCCGCCTGCTCAACGAGGCCACGGGCACCAAGGAGTGGGTGCCGCTGGTGTACGGCAAGGGCAACAAGGCGTCCGACATGGCCATGGACAAGGTCGTGGACGCGCTCACCAAGCACGAGTTCAAGGTTGGCTACCGCGCCGAGACGGCGTACTGAGCCCCGGGGACACTGTAGAATAAATGCACCAATTTATTGACACCGCTTTACACAGCCGCCAGGCGACACAGGCCGCCGGGCGACACAGGCCGCGGCGCTAAACAACACGTAGTTACACCCGATTGCAGTTACACCCGATTGCAGTTACAGCGCTACGCTAAATAATATAGGCGCGGCGGAACCACGCGCGGCGCGGGCGCAGCGTGTGGGGCACCGCCGCCGCCGCCGCGTCAAACTCGTCGTCGTCCGGCCAGTGCTGCGGCGGGTGGCTGATGCAGTCCCGCGCCAGCTGCTGCCCCTGCTCGGGCGTCACTGGCTGCAGTGCGCCGTCCACTGTGGGGCGGTGCACGCTCGCCGGCTGCATCAGCGGCCGTGTGATGTTTACGCTGCGCATCACCAGGAACACGCAGTCGGGCGCCACGGGCCACACGTCCTGGCACGCGCCCGCGTCAGTCAGCGCGCCCACGCACATCCTGTCCGCCAGCGTGGCGTGCGCCACCACCACGCCGTGCGCCACCTTGTCGTACTGCACCCACGGCATTCCTACCAGCCCGTCAGACTTGACACACAGTCTGAAGTAACGACGGGGTATTTATAAAGTTCAGTGTCGCGAAATGTCGCGTGTATTTTGATTGACTAGCTATGCCCAATTAGCGACATTTTGATCGACTAGCAGCGAGAACTAATCTAGAAAACCTCAAGCATACCAGCCTTGTCGTTCATTCTTTATCTTGTCACAGCTATGGCAACTTTTCGATTTTCCGCCGTCCTCGGCTGTGCACTTGTAGCAGCACCTGCGTCGTGGTTGGCCATGCGGCACTGGGGACCCCGCAAAGTGGTGAGGCGCTACAAGGACGAGCAAGTCACAAACAATTATGACGGCATTCTGTTGTCCAGTGTGACCATCGCGGGCAGCGGCCGCGCCTGTGGCCGGGACGTCACGTACACGTACACCTGGGTGACGCCCAGGCGCATCCACGTGGAGCCGGGCGGCAGATCGCGGGCCATAAACGACAAATCTGACGCGACCTTCGATAAGAACATATGCACACAGTACAGCCTGTTCAAGCTGACCAAGAGGACCAGGGTGTTCAACTGGGCAAAAAGTTCATAAAGAATAAAATGGGTTTTATTGACACCCCGTGAGTCAGGGAAGTGGCGCAGGCGGGTCAAGGCATGTGGCGGAGGTGGGTGAGCGTCACATTTGATTGACCACGCCGCAGCCCACAGAGTCGGAGGAGCACCCCACAGTCAGGCAACCATGGACACGCTGCCCGTGGAGTGCCTCCACATGATCGCTGCGCACTTGTCTGAAAAAGACCGGGCTAGCCTGCGCGCCGCCAGTCCCCTCCTGGCGCAATGCTTGCCCCCCGCGGCGTGCTGGGACTTGGAGCGCCTCCTGCTGCAGAGACGGGATGCGGCGTTTTGGGAGTGGGCGTTCCCCCAACTGCCGCGCATGCGATCGCCCACTGAGCTGCTGCGTGCCGCTGCCGAGGGTGGTCACCTGTGCGCCGTCCAGGAGCTGATGACCGCTTACGACCGCGACCTTCTCCGCACCAGCTGCGAACACGGCCATCTAAGTGTGGTGCGCCACATTGTGGACACGTTCGGCGTGACCGCGGACGAGGTCAGGTCGGACGAGAATTGGATGCTCATGATGAGCTGCAGGAACTGCCACGTGGATGTGGTGCGCTACCTCAAGGCCACGTTTGGGTTGACGCTGGAGGACCTGCGGGAGCGCATGCATTGGAAGTACCAATTCACCTGGGGCAACGCCGAAGCGTTTACGCTGGACATGATGCGCTGCCTGCGGGAGGAGTTTGGCATCACCGTGGAGGACGTGTGCTTTTGGGCCGACTACAGCTTCATCCTCCAAATCCAAAGGCCTGGGATGGAGGGGCTGCCCATGATCCGGTACTTGCATGAGGAGTTTGGGTACACGGGCGTCCACGTGCGCAAGATTTGCTACAGTTGGGGCTCGCATGGGAGGGAGATGTGGTGGTTGCTGAAAGCGCTGGTGAAGAAGCCCATGGAGTTTTTTAAGTATGTCATGGAGGAGTACGACTTTCCCGGGGGCGACGGCACGTGGGAGAAAAATTGCGCCTGCGCGGAAGCCTGGTTGTTGACTGACTGGGAAAAGTATCGCTATATAAGTGACTCGATCGTTGATGACACGCCGTCCGTGTGGCGGGTCAAAGCTGTGTTTGGGCCACAAGCGCCTGTGTAGTTGTGTCGCGATAAATATTTTGATTGACTAGCCATGTTTGTCGCGACAACTGCACCCCTATAAATGCTGATTACGCCAACCTCACGTTTATTCTTCCCCTGCCCTGTTTTCTCAAGTTTGCCGATACCCAGTCCACCGCCATGCCCCTGTTCCAGTTCACCAACGGCATCTACGACACCGACCGCTGCAAGTTCTACCCGTGCAAGGACTCCAAGGGTCGCAGCGCGTGGGAGGCGCTGATCGCCGACGGCGTGCACCGCAAAGCCGACTGCATCAACAGCTTTGACGTGGAGTGCTTCACCACTGATGGCGTGCCGCACCCCTACATGGACATCCCCACGCCCACGCTGGACCGCATCGTGGGCCACCAAGTGCCCGAAGAAGACCGCGCTCAGGTGTTGCCGTGGATCTACTGCCACCTGGGTCGCTTGATGTTCCCGCCAAACATGCACGACAACTGGAAATCGCTGCTGTTCATCCACGGCGCGGCCGCCACGGGCAAGTCCACGTTGGTAGACATGTTTGTGGACATGTTTGGGGGGAACAACGTGGCGTTTGTGCCGTCGGGTGCGGATGGCGCTAGTGTAGATGCGCTCGGCAAGTCGCTGTGGGTGTGCTCAGATGCAAGGGACGACTTTGCGTTTCAGCGGTATTGGGAGTCACCTGGCCTGGTGTGCAGCAACACCCTACCCAGGCTACTGTGGTCCCCCGATTTCAAGCTGGCAGTCACGCCCATATGTTTCAACAACTCTGTGCCTGTGGGTGAACAGGACAGTGGGTTGGCCGACTTGCTGGTGAAGGAGATGGGGTGCATCATCCCCAAACTATGCAGCGCGTACGTCACCCTCGCGGTCCACAGTCCATCCAGGGCACCTGCCGAGCCGGGGTTGGTGCGCACGTGGCGCAACCAGATCACCCGCGAAGCCATGTCAATGGCCAAGTAAAGCTAATAAAGTTTCATTTTATTGACCCCCCCCTCCGCTGACGCTCCGCGACTAGGGGCACACGTCCTCCAGCCGGGCGCCCTGCGGCACGCAGATGGTGTACGCCGTCTTGAAGTCGGGTACCGCCACCAGGCCCTCGCCGCACACGCCCCGCGGGCAGTAGGACCGCCCAGCCTCGTCGCGGCGCCGCTCCAGCTCGCACGCGGGCAGCACGTTGTCGGTGACGTCGGGGCAGCCGCCGTTGTCATTGGGGCCTCCGGCGTTGCCACCCTTGTTATTGGAGCCCCCGCCGTTGCCGCCCTTGTTATTGGAGCCTCCGGCGTTCTTGCCACCGCTGTTGCCGTTGTCCTTGCCGTTGCCCTTGCCGCCGTTGCCGTTGTCCTTGCCCTTGCCGTTGCCGCCCTTGGGCGCCCCGCCCGTGAAGTACTGCACCACCAGCGCCACGCCCATGCCCACGGCAAAGAGCACCACCAGCGCACCGAACACGAGCACGTCTCGCTGCATGATGGACGCCGACTTTTTTTTATTTCAGACGTATAAAAAGACCGCACCCCGGAAGCCATGGCAACCACCGACCAAGAGCGCAACGGCCAGATCATCCAGTACCTGTGCAGCATCCAGGCGTACGTCGTGTCGTGCTGCTGCGAGTACCCCGCAGGCACCACCAACGGCCAAAACCCCGAGGAGCCCATCGTTGCGGGGTCCCTCCTGACCAACCTCGCCCTCGCGTACCCCACCACAGTCTGGACGGACGCCGCGCTGCTCGTCCGCCTGCTCACCACGGGCGCCAAGCGCGGCCTGTACAAGCGCAACGTGGAGGGCGCCAACACGTTCTGGTTCATCAACCTCAACCTCATCAAGGCCACACCCGCCAACAAGGTGTACATGCCCTACTGCTCCGCCATCAAGGACTGCCCCTTTGGCTTTGAGGGCCACCCCATCGTCTAGAAGGTCTCCTAGAGGTCTCCCCATCCGCGCCTCCCTGCAATAAATACGTCCTGTTGTAACCCCCCTTGTCTCATTCCCGCCGCCGGCTTCACCCCTCTGTCGGCTTCGCCCCTCTGTCGGCTTCGCTGCCTCGGTGCGCTGCTCCGCCGTTAAACCATCCCACACCACCCACAAATCCATGGGCGTACGCGTGCCCGAGCTGACGGTGACCGTCCTGGACGTCAGCGACGACTCGGACAGCTCAGATGACCACCAGGACGACGACAGCTTTGACGACGACGACGACTCGGGCGACGACTGGAGCGCCCGCCTGCGCCGCGACCTGGACCTGGCGCCCTCGGAGCCGGAGGAGGGCGCGCTGCGCACGCTGCTGCACGTCGCAGCCGCCGCCAACAACGTGCTGCTGATGGCGCTACTGTGCACGCTGGCGCACCCCGACGCGCTGGAGGCCGTGGAGTGCGACGTGCAGGCGCCCACGGTGCGGTTTGGGCGGGAGTTCATGGCGCGCGCCCGCAACCCGCTGCTGGTGGCGCTGAGCCAGGAGTGCCCGCGCATGCGCAAGGTGCTGTGCGCGTACGCGCCCACTACCACAGACCACCCCATGGCGCGGCCCATGGTGATCGCCGCGCTGCTGGACGCCGCCCGCCGGGGCGACGTGCCGTCCCTGCGCTACTACCACGCCGCGTGGCTGCCCTTCCACTTCAACGACGGGGAGTGGGACGACCGCTTCCGGGAGTGCTTCACGCGGGACGTCCTGGACGCCGCGGGCCACGGCCAAGCCTCGCCCAACCAAGCCTCGCCCAACCAAGCTTCGCGTCCGGCGGTGCTGGCGTACCTGCGCGACGCCATGGGCATCCCCGTCTCGATTGACTCGCCTATCTGACGCTGATGCGCTCCCGTGGCGTCTGCAGGGTGTGCACCCCCACAAAAACATAATGCCCGTGTGCACGCGGTCCCAGCGCGACGAAGCGCCGCTCATTCCACACGCCGACCCCGCCGCCATCTCGCGCGCCGTCAACACCACCGACCCCATCACGCTGGAAGACATCCACACGCTGCCGCCCGGCGCCGTGTTCCTGCACCGCGTGGGCACTCGGAGCAATGACGGAGCTCAGCGCAAAGACGTCGGTCGCGGCAGTCACGGGAAGCGCGTGACGCACGCGTACGACGCGCGCGCGCTGTTCCGGTACCTCGCGGAGGCGCCCGTGCCCGTGGCGCCGCTGTCGCGCGTGCCCTTCACGCCCCGCGAGCTCATGGACGTGTCCCTGCGGTCCGGGGAGGGCCGCACCAAGTACACGCTGCTGGCGGCGGTGCTGTACCGGCAGCAGTGCCGCCGCCTGCCCGCGGCCGTGACGCTGTGGCAGCAGCTGGACTGGCTGCTCGCGCTGCTGGTGTCCATGCTGGAGGAGCTGCACGCCGCCCCGCCGCTGTCGCAGGAGGACGTGTTTGTGTTCTACACGCTGGTCACGTGCATGCTGGGGCCGTCCATGGAGCGCGACGCGGCGGCGCTGGCCACCGACTCGCACGGCCGCGACACGGTGCTCATGCTGCTGGCGCACAACGCGGAGGTGGTGCACCGCCACAACCGGTGCGGGGGCGTGTGCGCCGAGATTGCCGCCGTAGCGGTGGCGGAGCTGCGCGCGCTGTACCGCCGCGTCGCCGCCGACGAGTTCCGCGTGCCCGCGCCCCAATAAAAGAGACATGCCCTACAAGCTGATCCGTGAGGGGAAGGCCGGCGCCAAGGCTGGCGGTAAGGAGAAGCGCCGGGAAAAGGCCAAGCCGGACGCGAAGCCGAATGCCAAGGAGGGAGGGGCGAAAGCTGCAGAAGGTAAGCCGGGAGGGGCGAAGCCCGCGGAGGCGCAGCCAGAGGCGGAGAGAGCTGACGCGAAGCCAGAGGCGGAGAGAGCTGACGCTAAGCGCCCGCACGACGTGTTCCTGGACAACGAGTGGACGCAGCTGGTGCTCAAGGCGTTGCACCGCACGCTGCAGAAGGTGGAGGCGCGGTGCGGCGTGTCCAAGCGCCTGGCGGACGCGTCCTCTGACGACGACGACGCCGACCCCAAGCCAGCGCCCACCGAGGACGCCAAGGAGCTCAAGGACGCCACGCTCGCGGCGTGGGCGGAGCTGGCGGGCACGGTGCCGCACCTGGACACCGCCGCCAACTACGTGCTGGGCATGTACCTGCACACGCTGGCGCCGCCGGACGTGGACTTTGTGGTGCTGCTGCCGCGCCTGCCGCCGTGGGAGGTGGTGCTGCTGGCCTTTGTCAACAACATGCACGACAACCGGCCCGCGCTGGTCAAGTACTGGACGCTGCCCCTGCGCCTCAAGACGCGCGTGCTGGCGGACAACCTCGCGTCCGTCATGAAGAAGCTGGTGGGGCCGTGCATGAAGCGCGTGCGCACCGACGGCACGCGTGAGGCTGCTGCCAGCGACGACGAGGACGACCCGCCCGTGCGCACGGTGTACCTGGACGAGGCGCACCCGCTCAGCCAGGGCGCAAAAAAGTGACGGGCGGTGCAATATTTTTTTCGTCTCGCACATCAATAAAAAAACGGCGGACCAGTCGGTGAAAGCATCGCATGTCACTGACGTGCTGACCGCGCGCAAAGTGGCGACAGGGTCGCTAGCGGTGGCGACTTTTGAGTCGCGGCCAGTGCCCGTGTCCTTCCTCACCAACCTGCAGGTGGCGTCCACGCTGAACGGCAACACTTCCCGCGCCATCGGCAACCTCATCATCATGTCCATCGACGTGTCGCTGAACATGCTTGTGGACTTCTCGGCCTACCCCGTGGTGGTGGGCAGTGTGCCCGAGGCTTACGCGCCCCCCAATGACGTGTTTCTGCCGATGTGCCTGGTGTTCCCTCCGGCGCCCACGCCCGGCGTGTTTGTGCTGCTGCTAGATTCCACTGGAACCATATGCACGTGCTCCACCGGGCTGCCCTTCCCGGTGGGCGTGTACCGCGTGACTGTTACGGGCACCTACTTTCTGCCATAGGGCTGTTGTGGTATTTGGGTTTGATTGACAGCGTCCCGCGCCCGCAACTGCAGTGCCGCCCATCCTGAAATGAGGGCCGAGGTGCTGCGGCGCGCGCTGCTGGAGGCGCTGGCGTGCGGCGCGGAGCCGGCCATGCCGTTCCACGCGTGCTGCGATGTGTGCGCGCGCACCGACACGGAGGGCTGCCTGGATGTGGACTGCCTGTGGCCGCCGCACTATGATGATTGCTGCGGCGCCGACGGGCGCGTGCTGCCCGGCACGCTGTTTGCGCTGCGCAGCGGCCGCGTGGCGTGCGCGCAGTGCGTCGTGGAGCTGGGCCTGCGGGGCAAGGCGGCGCAGTACGGCGTCACGCTGTCCATGCTGGCGCTGGCGGGCGCGCCCATGGCCAGCATAGCGGCGTTTTGGCGCGCGGGGTGCGGCGCCCAGCGCGGCGGCGCGTGCCCGTTCACTGGCGACGCCATTGACCCGGGCTGGGGCGTGTGCGCGCCGTGCCACATCCTGGCCGTGGGGGACGTGCTGCCCTTCCGGCGGTGCCTGGCGTGCACCTCGGGCGCGCCCGTGCCCGTGGCTAAGCTGCCGCCACACAAAGCACGCAGTGTGGCGTCCATGCAAGCCCTGGCGCGCGCCGCGCTGTCCACCGCCGACTTGTCTGTTGTGCGCCAGCTGTCCATGCCCGCTTAGCCGCCAGGCGTCACGGGAGCCGCCAGGCGTCAACGGAGTCCGCGTTGTGCCGCGCCGCGTCGATCCGTGCGCACCAACAAACCCAATGGCCACCGCCACTGCGCTCTTTGGCGTGCCCGCCACCATCCTGGAGGGGCCCGGCATCGACCCGTGGGAAGCCGCGTTTCCCGATGTGACGCCGTCAGGTAGCGTAACGCCTGGCGGCCCAGAGGAGACGCTCACAGACACGCAAGGGGCGCCAGGCGGCGTGGAAGGCGAAAGCCCAGACGGCCTTCCGGAAGACACAGTGACGCCGGGCGGACCAGACGACATTCCAGACGACCCAGGCGACCCAGTGACGGCCGTGGACTTGGCTGCCTTCCACGCGCTGTCCGCCGCCGCGCTGCGCGACCTCGCCAAGGCAGTGGGCGTGTCCACCAAGGGCAACAAGGCGGCGCTGGTGGAACGCATCACCACCTCCCCGCTGCCGCTGGGGATGGTGGAGCTGCCCGCCCCGTTTGCGCACCTGACGCCGTGGTTCACCGCCGCGGAGTGAAATAAAATGTCCGGACGTTGAAAGTTGATTGACAGCCCGCTACACCGCCGAGTAGACGCGCCGCTACCCGACGCAATGGCGACAAGGATAGACATTCCCATGTTTGACAAGCTGTGCTGGTTGGTGTCGGGGCGGTGCCGAAAAATGGACATCACAAACCCGGTCGAGGGGCCGCTGGGCGTGACCGCGGACGAGCCGCTGCGCGTGACCGTGGCCAACTACTGGATGTCCACGCACATCACGGTGACCATGATGCACAGCGGCGTGCCCGTGACGGCGGAGATCAGCGTGCCCAACCACTTTGAGCCCATGTGGCTGTGCACGTGGCTGGTGCGGCACAGCGACGACGAGTTCAGCGCCATGGTGGCGCGCCTCAAGTCCGTGGCGTGCAAGGCCGAGGTGCCGGGGCTGTGGCCCGCGCTGTCACAGCACGTGGACAGCACCGACACGGCGGTGATGGTGTGCGCCGTGGCGCACTCGGTGCTGGTGTACTGTGCATGCAACCCGCAGCTCTTCAACCCGCCGGCGGCGTCTTAATCTACCTGCGGCTCTTTGAAATAAAGTAACTCCACCCCAATGCCACCTTTTGTTGCGATCCAAAAAAGCCCGTTTGTGCAAAGCATGTCTGTTTTGGCGGCGTTTGACACGCCCGCGCGCGCCCTCGACTTTGTGGCGGAGGTGCTGGAGTGCACGCTCAGTGGGGCCTCGCCCCCCCTGGCGGCCGTGTTTGACATTGACGACACCATGCTGATGGACCCGGGCGCCGAAGCGAAGCCCCCAGACGTGCACGCCGCCGTGAAGCTGTTCTGGGACCTGTGCGGCACGCTGGGCATGCGGCGCTACATCGTGACCGCGCGCCCCGACATGGCGCTGCGCGACGGGGACACCAACGAGGCGTTCACGGTGCGCGAGCTCACACGCGCGGGCATCGACCGCTGGGACGCCCTGTTCATGATGCCGTACGCCGAGTACAAGCAGTGCCGCGGCAACGCGGCGGCGTACAAGGAGCGCGTGCGCCGCCTCATCGTGGCGCGGCACAACGAGGGCCACCCCGCGCTGATCACCATTGGCGACCAGTGGGGGGACGTGACGTCCGCGGACTGCACCCCGCTCGCCGCGGCCCACGACCCCGCGCACACGCTCGTGGGCTTCTTTGACGACACGGCGGTGCTGGGCGTGAAGCTGCCCGCGGCGGCCTAGGTGGCGGGTACTTTGACGCGCGGGTTTGTTTTTGATTGACCATCCATACGGTGTGTTGCACGCCGGACCACCAGCCACACCCCACAGGTAAACACGCCATGGACTCATCCCAGTCAACCCAGGTTGCTTCCCTTGTTGCCCAAGTGTTGGACCTGTGCACCCAGCTCCAGTCCCAGATGGTTGTCTCCACAGACCCGGTTGCCTTAGCCCTGCGTGAGTGCACCAAAGACTGGACAAGAGATCATGCCGTGTGGGTGCTGCGCCACCTTTCCACGATGCCGGCAGAACTTGCCGTTTATGCGCCGTGCATGATCAAGCACCTGCACGTGACGTTTCAGTTAACCAAGGAGGACGCCCAGGCTGGAGACAACTACGCCCTGAGGTGGAGTGCTGTGAAAGGCCACTTGGGGGTTCTACAGTACCTCAAGGAGGGCTTTGGGCTGGGCAAGGAGGACGCCCAAGCTCAAAAAAACTACGCCCTGAAGTGGAGTGCTGAGAACGGCCACTTGGAGGTTCTTAAGTACCTCAAGGAGGGCTTTGGGCTGGGCAAAGAGGACGCCCAATCTGAAAACACCTATGCCCTGAGGTGGAGTGCTATGAACGGCCACTTGGAGGTTCTAAAGTACCTCAAGGAGGGCTTTGGGCTGGGCAAGGAGGACGCCCAATCTGAAAACAACTACGCCCTGGTGTGGAGTGCTAAGAACGGCCACTTCGAGGTTGTGAAGTACCTCAAGGAGGGCTTTGGGCTGGGCAAGGAGGACGCCCAAGCTCAAAAAAACTACGCCCTGAAGTGGAGTGCTGAGTACGGCTATTTGGATGTTGTAAAGTACCTCAAGGAGGGCTTTGGGCTGGGCAAGGAGGACGCCCAATCTGGAGACAACTACGCCCTGAAGTTGAGTGCTTGGAACGGCCACTTGGAGGTTCTACAGTACCTCAAGGAGGGCTATGGGCTGGGCAAGGAGGCTGTACGCGAGTTGTGTGGACCACATCTGTTTTCGTCGCTGAAGCGCAAGCTGTGTACGTTAGAGTAGGTTGCAACAATAAACGCCATTTTATTTGTTCACACTGTCACCTTTGTGCGTCCGGGTCCTCAAGCGCGGCGTAGCCTTCACTTGTTGTTGCCGTTGACGCGGTCCACCGCCTGCGCGTAGATGGGCGCGATGACGAACGTGTACACCAGGCCCAGGATGGAGATGGCCAGCAGCATGGCCAGGATGGCGCGCACGATGCTGGCGCCCGGCAGGTTGCTGCCCAGGTTGGCCACGCGGGAGGGGATCATCTCCACCACCGCGCGCACGATCTGCTGCACAATGGGCGTCATGTACTGGTTGACCTGCAGCGCCGCCAGCAGCGTGATGAAGCCGCCGCTGGTGATGACGGGGCCCAGCTCAGTGAGGAGTGACACGATGTCCATGGCTGTTTTATTGGGCAGTATTTTTTAGCTAACCTACGGCGACCAGGCCCGCCACCACCTCCAGCGCCGTGGGCCGGCACCGCGGCGCGCGCGAGATGCACCGCTGCACCAGCGCCACAAACGCGCCCGGGAAGCCCGCGCGGCGCAGCGCGGCGCAGTCGGGCTGGTCAAAGTCGCCCGGCAGGCACCGCCGCCGGCACAGCGCGGTGTACAGGAACGTGAACCCGAGCGCGTACACGTCCAGCAGCACGGGGTTGGCGGTGGTGAGGGGGTAGGGGCACGACGCAACCTCGGGCGCCAGGAAGGGCGGCGTGCCCGCCTTGGTGACCGACACCGTGGCGCCCTTGTTGGCGGTGCAGCCGCACGCGCCGTACGACGCAAAGGCAAAGTCGATGAGCACCACGCGCTGGTCGCGCGCGTGCACCAAAACGTTCTCGGGCTTGATGTCGCCGTGCGTCACGTCGTGCATGTGGCACAGCGCCACGGCGCGCGCCAGGGAGGTGCACACGCGTAGTACTAGTTGCCACGGCATGCCATCTTGGAAATCGGTCAGGTAGTCGTGCAGGTCGGGCAGCGCCACGAACTGCGTGGTGAGCCACACGTCCCGGTGCCCCACGGCGCGCGACCCCAGCACGCGCGCCACGCACTCGTGCCGGCTGCTGCAAAGGTCCAAGCGCGTGCCAGACAGCACGTCAAAGCGGCGCATCACCGCCGCCTCCCGCCCCTTGACCAGCCGCGTGCACCGGCCAAAGTGGGTGCACTTGACCACGGCGCGCGCGTCGCGGTCGTGCAGCGTGAACCCGCCCGCGTGCTCAAAGAGCGGCGCCAAGTTGGGGCACGAGGCGCTGCGGCGGAGCGCCATTGTTTGTTGGGGTCACGCACGCGGGGGCCCCCCGCCGCGTCAATCAATTCCCAGATCCACCGGCACGGACCCTTGGAGGGTGCCGTTCGGTCCGTAGACCGCACTCCTCACCACTGGGTTGAACGTCACCGTCTTCTTCAGGATGCTTTTGAGCGGCACGGGCGGCTCCCCTGGTGTTCCACCCGTTACGATGGGCACTGACGGCGCCCTGGACGCCCTTGGCGGCACGGGCGGCTTCTGGACTGGCGGCCTGGACGTCTCTGGCGGCCTGGACGTCTCTGGCGGCTCGTCCACGTCCATGGCGCCCATGTGGATGGTGAGCGCGCGCACAAACTCCTCCAGCCGCGTGACGACGTCCTCGTAGGAGCGCATCATGGCGCACAGCGCGGCGCGGTCCGGGGCGGACAGGCCCGCAAACTGGGACTCGCACATGCTTTTCCTGGGGCGCTACAGTGTTGGCACGCCGGTGCCCACACGCCCGGGCACCAGGAAAGTATGGCCACCCTGCTGACCGCGGACGGGCTGGCCGTGGACGTCCCGCGCAGCGTCATCACGGCCGCCGCCACGCTGGCGCACGTAACACAGGACTGCGGCGCGCGGTGCGCCATCCCGGTGCCATTCCCGGCCGCCACGGTGCGGCGCGTGATGGACGACGGCGCGCTGGCGCACGCAGACCAGGCGCAGCTGATAGACGCGCTGCGCCTGGCGGACTACCTTGCGTGGGACGACGCTGTGCAGCGCACCGGCGCGCGCGTGGCCGCCACCGACCTGACCGCCTGCGACATGCCCCTGGAGCTGTGGGCGGCGGTGGCGCCCCACTTGACGCTGGACGCGTGCTGCGCGGTCGTGGGCGCCCAGCCGCACCTGGCGGGGGTGCTGCGCGACGCGCTGGACGACCTGTGGGGCACCAGGGAGCTTGTGGAGGCGTGCGCGCAGGGCCGCCTGGCGGTGTGCCGCATGCTGACCGACGAGCACACCAGCGGCGTGGCGGAGCACCGGCGGGACGACGATGACGACGTGACGTCCCGGGTGCTGACGCAGCATCACATGGACAACATGCAGCGGGTTGTGCGCGCCAACAACAACTTGGCGCTGAGCACCGCCGCGGCCGGTGGCCACCTGGCGGTGGTGCGCTGGCTGGTGGAGGAGTTTGGCCTCACGGCAGCCGACGCGCGCGACAACCAGGACGGCGCGCTGGTGGCGTCCGCGGAGCACGGCCACCTGCCCGTGGTGCGCTACCTGGCGGAGCGCTTCTACACGGCGGAGCGCGCGCCCGCCGCCTTTGACGCCGCTGTGCGCACGGGCCACATGCCCGTCGTGACGTACCTGGCGGACTGGTTTGGCGTGCACGCGGGGGACGTGACCTGCGGCACCCACACCATGCTCCAGCTGGCGACGGAGAGCGGCCACATGGACGTGGTGCTGTACATGGCGGAGCGGTTCAACATGCACCCCTGCGCCAGCAGCCTGAGCTGGACGGCGGCCAACGGCCACCTGGCCATGCTGCAGTACCTCGTGGAGCGCCGCGGCATGTCGGCGCCGCACGAGCGCCACCACGTGTTGATGCACATGGTTATGCTGGGCGGCGCGGCAGTGGTGCGCTACATCGTGGAGCGCCTGGGCGTTACGGCTGAGGAGCTGGACGACGGGTGCCTGCCAGATTTGTGCGCGGTCGGCGACGTGGACGCGGTGCGGTACATTGTGGAGACGTTTGGGATGACGGCCCAGGACGCGCGCAGCGACGACAACGCCGCGCTGGTGGTCGCGGCGAGCAGGGGTCACATGGACGTGGTGCGGTACCTGGTGGACACCTTTGGGCTGACACCCAAGGACGCGCGCAGCCAAAACAACAACGCGCTGCGCAAGGCCGCCAGCAACGGTCACGCCGAGATGGTGCGCTACCTGGTGGACACCTTTGGGCTGACCGCGAAGGACGCGGCCACCCAACTGGGCTTCGGGTGTTGGAACTGCCTTGGGTGCGCCCACCTGGGCCCGCAACACCTGGCGGCGGCGCGCTGCTACGTGGAGGCGCTGCAGCCCGAGTGCTCGCCTGGGAGCGTGGGTGAGGCGCTCGTGAATGCGGCGGAGTGTGGCAACCTGCCCGCCTGGGAGTGGCTCACCACCACCTTTGCCGCGCAGCGCGACGCCGTGCGGAAGGCGGGCGTGTGGTGCAACTACGCTCCATTCGACGCCGACTCTGCGCGCCGCGTGATAGACTACTTTGGGCTGACCGCCGCCGACGTGCTGGAGCAGCGCATGCTGGGCAAGGCGGCGCACACGAACCGCCTGGGCACCATGCGCTACCTGGTGGAGCGCTTCCAGCTGGCCGAGGCGGACGTGCGCGCTCAACTGGGGGCCGCGTGCCACTACCCGACTGTGCACAAGTGGCTGAGGCGGCGCTACAGTGTTGGCGCGCGGCACCGGTTGTGACGCTACCAATAAACTATGGAGCCCCTGCACACCGACCACAGCGCGGCCGTCATCCAGCGGTTCGCGCAGGACCGCCTGGTGGACCGGCGGCACGTCCTGGGCGCGCGCTTCCGCGTGCACACGCGCGCGGTGACGCTGCCGATGCTGGCGCGCATCAAGGCGGACCTCACGCTGCGCCCCCGCGGCGCGGGCACGGGCAAGCGGGGCGCGCCCGCCGCGGACCCCACGTTCACCGCGTGGATGTACACCGGCGGCGCGGAAGACGAAGCCGGCGACGCCGGCGGAGCCTTTGGTGACGCAGGCATTCCCGGCGAAGCCTACGTGGACGTGCCGCGCTACTACGGCATGGCCACGCTGGGCGTGCCCACGGGCGACGCCGACCGCCGCGCACTGGGCGCCGCGCTGTCGCCCGCCGTGGCGTTTGCGGGCCGCCTGCGCGCGGACGGCCCGTACCAGGTGGAGGCCGTGGCCGCCGCGGAGCGCGTGCTGCGCTCCCCCGTGGGCGGCTGCATCCTGCAGCTGGGGTGCGGGCAGGGCAAGACGGTGTGCGCGCTGGCGCTGGCGGCGCGCCTGGGCCGCCGCACCGCCGTGCTGGTGAACAACGGCAAGACGCTGCTGCCGCAGTGGCAGGCGCGCATCGCCCAGTTCCTGCCGGGCGCGCGCGTGGGCGTGGTCCGCGGCCCGCGCGTGGACCTGGCGGACCCCGCCGTGGACGTCGTGGTGTGCGTCATCCAGAGCCTGGCCAAGCGCACGTACCCGCCGCACCTCATGGCCACCGTGGGCACGGTCATCGTGGACGAGGCGCACCACGTGGGCGCGCGCGTCTTTGCGCAGTGCCTGCGCCAGTTCCGCGCGCGGTACACGCTGGGCCTCACCGCCACGCCCGACCGCAAGGACGGCCTGCGGTCCTACGTGGAGTGGCTGGTGGGGCCCGTGGCGTTTGTGTGCCCCACCGACTTCCGCCGCGTGGTGGTGCTGCGCGCCACGTACCCCGACACGCGCGTGCAGCCCCACGCCGCCGCCAAGGACCACCTGCAGCGGTGCCTCATGGTGAACGACGCCGCCGCGGACGTGCCGCGCACGCTGCTGCTGCTGCGCTTCGTGGGCAACGTGGTGAAGGAGTCGTCGCGGCGCGTGCTGGTGCTCACCGAGCGCGTGCAGCAGGTGGACGACTTTGCGGGCTACCTGGCGGCGGGCGGCATCGCCGTGGCGCGCCTGCACGCGGGCGTGCCCGCCGACCAGGTGGCCGCCGCGGACAGCGCGCGCGTGGTCGTGGCCAACTACCCCATGGCGTCCGAGGCGCTGGACATCGCGGGCCTGGACACCATCGTGACGCTCACGCCCGTGGTGGGCTTCATCGAGCAGGTCGTGGGCCGCATCGTGCGCATCGCCGCGGACAAGCGGCGCCCCCTGGTGGTGGACTGGGTGGACCCCGTGGGCCTGTTTGCGGGCATGGCGCGCACCCGCCGCAAGTGGTACGCCGCCGTGGCGGTGGCGGGCATCCACGACGTGACCGTGCCCGCGGCAGCCCTGCGGGACCCCGCCGCGTACAACGCCGTGAAGCCGTCCGCGGCGGTGGCGGCGTGGCTGGCCGAGGCGGACCCGTGGAACACGCCCCCGCCCCAATGAACTCTGTGCTGTGCGTGCGAGTTGGGCCCGCGCATGTTTGGGTTTGCTGTGGGACAAATGGGGCACAACCTGTACCTGGTGGAGTGGCCCTCCGACGACAGGAACTACAAGGATTGGGACATATACGACTCCATGGTGGTGTGTGCTGCCAACACAAGAAACGCGCGCAGCTGGCACCCCAGCGGGGACTTGTTGGAGCAGCGCGGGCACGACTCCATGGACCCCGACTGGGTGGCGCCGGAGGGTGTCGCGTGCCTGCAAGTGACGCACCTGGGCGCGGCAGCGGCCGGGCTGCAGCCCGGCGTCGTGTGCGCCTCGTACCGTCATGGGTGACGCGCAATAAAGTTAATGCACTCTAACCAGTCATTTCGCGTCAAGAGTTTATTGTGAAATGCCAAACACCTCGGTGAGCCAGCGGCACACAGACGTGTGACCATTGAGTTCCGCCCACTCGTACGTGTCGTTGTTGTTGGCGCGCGCATCCTGGGCCGTCAAAGCGAACGTCCCCACGAGCCACTGGCACTACGTCATGCGAAGCACGTCCAGGTGCCCCTCGCTAGCAGCACTCCTCAGTGCATAGTTGTCGTTGGCGCGCGCATCCTCCACGGTGAGACCAAACTTCTCGGTCAGCCAGCGGCACACGTCCAGGTGGCCATGTGACGCCGCCCACCGGAAGGCGCCGTTGTCGTGAACGCGCGCATCCTCCGCCGTCAGCTGGAAGGTCTCTGTCAGCCAGCGGCACACCGCCAGGTGGCCCTCCAGGCACGCTTCGTGCAACGTTGCGCTCCGCGCCAGCTTGCTCAGGTGGGGGTGGAGAATGCCCGCCGGCTCGGGCCGGGCGAGCGCCAGGGCGCACCCAGTCTCTAGGGACACGTGCTGCGCCACGCAGCCCCACACCTCCAGCGGCACGTGCACTTGCACCAGCGCCGCAGAGTCCACGGCAGCGATGCGGCGGCACAGGCTGTGTACAAGCGGCTCGCACGCCAGGTAGTCTGCGACCACGGCCAGCTCTGGCAGGCGATCATGGGCATGTGGAGTGTCCTTGCCTCCACCCTCCAGCGCGGCAAAGAAGCGCGCCAGCACTTCCCCCGGGAACGGCAGAGGGACAGTGCCGCCGGTGCAGTGCTGCGTGACGTGCGCCAGCGTGGCGCACGCCCGCACAGCCTCCACTGACACGGGCAGCACCGCCCCGTCGGCCGCCAGGACGTGTATGCCGTCCATTCTGTCGCGGCGTTGTGCTGCGAGCCAAAACTGCACGGGTCAATCAAAAATTTTTTATTGTGGGCTATCGGGAGCTTCGCTGCCTTCATCGCGGGTGACCCCGCTGAAGGAGTTAGTCTGCACCAAAAGAGTCTAGGGTGATGCCAAATCTCTCCCTGAGCCACTCGCACACATCCGCGTTGTGAATCACGCAAAGGTAGCGATTCAGGTTATTCACCCCGTACACTTCGCGCCCAGTCACCCCAAACGTGTCTGCAATCCACTGGCACACTGGCAGGTGGCCTTCATTTGCCGCCCAGTGGAATGCGTAGTTGTCGTTGGCGCGCGCATCCTCCGCGGTCAAGCCAAAGGTCTCGGCCAGCCAGCGGCACACCTCCAGGTAACCCCACTGCGCCGCGCATCGAAAGGCGTGGTTGTCATTGGCGCGCGCGTCCCGGGCTGTCAGGTGAAACCTTCCCACCAGCCACTTGCACAACTCCAGGCGACCAAACTGCGCCGCAGCTCTGAAGGCGTAGTTCAATTTGCAGCGCACATCTCTGGACGTCAAACGGAATTTCCACGCCAGCCACCTGCACATCGCCAGGTGACCTCCCTGCGCCGCGAATCGGAAGGCGTAGTTGTCATCGGAGCGCGCATCGGCCGCTGTTAGTTCAAAGGTCTCCACCAGCCACTTGCACAACTCCACGTGACCTCCCTCCGCCGCAAACCGGAAAGCAGCGTTGTGGCATGCGCGCGCGTCCTTGGCTGTCAGGTGGAACGTCTCTACCAGCCAGCGGCACACGCCGAGGTGACCCCTATCCACCGCACATCGGAAGAGGATGTTGTTGTTGCTGCGCACATCCCGTGCAGTCACATGGAAAGTCTCGCTCAGCCAGCGGCACACGTCCAGGAGGCCATGACTCGCCGCATATCGGAAAGCGTAGTTGTCAAGTGCGCGCGCATCCTCGGCCGTCAGGTGGAAGGTCTCCGCTAGCCAGCGGGCCACGTCTAAGTGGCCATGTGCGGCCGCACATCGGAAGGCGTAGTTGTCGTCGGCGCGCGCATCCTGGGCCGTTAATTCAAAGGTCTCGCTCAGCCAGCGGCACACGTCCAGGTGGCCATAAGCGGCCGCATACCGGAGGGCATAGTTGTCGTCGGCGCGCGCATCCTGGGCTGTCAATCCAAAGGTCTCGCTCAGCCAGCGGCACACTGCCAAGTGACCATTCGCCGCCGCATACCGGAGGGCGTAGTTGTCGTCAGCGCGCGCATCCTCCGCCGTCAAGTCAAAGGTCCCCACCAGCCAACTGCACACCGCCAAGTGACCATCACTTGCCGCCGATTCGAGGGCGCGGTTGTTTCTGGCGCGCGCATCGTCTGCCGTCAGGTGAAACGTCTCAGCCAGCCAGCGGGTTATGTTCAGGTCGCCCTCCCAGCACACTTCGGCCAGTGACACGCCCTTTGCAAGCTCCTCCAAGCGGGGGCGGAGGACGCCGGCCAGCTCCGGCCGGGCGAGCGCCAGGGCGCACCCCGCCTGCAGGGTCACGTGCTGCGCCACGCAGCCCCACACCTCCAGCGGCAGGTCCGCCGTGGAAGCAGCCTCGGTGGTAATAGTGGCAGCCAGGCGGCGGCACAGCCCGTCCATTAGCGACTCGCACGCCAGGTAGTCGGCCACCACGGCCAGCTCTGGTAGGTGGTCATCTGTGATGGTCGCGTCAACGCCTCCATTCTCCAGCGCGGCAAAGAAGCGCGCCAGTACATCCCCACGGAACGGCACCGGGATGGTGCCGCCGGTGCAGTGCTGCGTAACGTGCGCCAGCGTGGCGCACGCCTGCACAGCCTCCACTGACACGGGCAGCACCGCCCCGTCGGCCGCCATGACGTGTATCCCTGAACTGGGCGCAGCCATGCCGTCCATTCCGTCCCGGTGTTACGCTGCGAGCCAAGGCATGACTGTAGTGGTCAATCAAAAACTTTATTTGGAGCTCCGCTGTCTGGAGCTTCGCTGTCGGGAGCTTCGCTGGTGTGAGCGTTGCCGCCGCCCCCCCTTTCCCCCGCGCCCGCAAAATGCCGCGCCTGTCACACAGCGCCTTCCCCCGCCCCGTGCGGCACGCCGACCTGGTCGTCACCTGCCACCTGTGCCGCGCCGGCGTGCCGTCCCTCCACGCCACCTACCTCGCCCTGCGGTTCCAGCCCCTGCCCTTCCTGGCCGTGTGCGGGCGGTGCTGCTCCGCCACTGGCGGCTACGCCACTGACGGCTCCGCCGGGTGACCCCACGCTCAGCGCCAGGCCGTCGCCAAAGAACAGGTCGGCCGAGTGCACGGGGCTGCGCCGCCGGCCGCCCAGCGCCTGCTCGGGCAGCGGCGCGTCGTCGGGGATGATGGACAGCAGGCGCCGCGTGATCCACGACGGCTCCATGGCGCTGTTGGCCAGCAGGTTGGAGTACCGCACGCTCGCCACGCGCGACACGCTCTCGCAGTGGTCCCGGTACCGGATGTCCGTGTTGAGCTGCAGCTGGATCCAGTGCGCCAGCTCGCCAAACTCGGACGCGGTGCCGCGGTGGTCCTTGGCGGTGGTGTTGGGCTCAAGGAGCGCGTTCACGCCCGTGAGGAAGCCCACCACGATGTTGAGCGCAAAGAGCGCCACCAGCACGTACCACAGCGGGTCGGACGTTATTTCAGACACGCTCACCAGCCCCACGCTGCCCGTGATGACGCTCAGCAGCGTGGTGGGGATCGCCAGCGCCCAGTACAGCCGGTTGTAGTGCGCCTCCGCGCTGTAGTGCATCCACGCGTGCTGGCGGCAGTGCGCCACCAGGTCCTCGTGGTACGCCACCATCTCGCGCGTCCACCCGCGCGTGAAGTCGTGCTCGATCTGCGCGCCCGGGTCCGCCATGGTTTGGTCTGCGGCTTCGTGGCTTGGCAATTTAGTGGCTTCGCAATTTGGGCGGCCGCTGGTCCGTGGTCTGGGCGCCCCCGCCGCTCAATCAAAGCGTGCCAAACAGGGCGTCCATGTCCAGCAGCGCGCCGCCGCCCGTCATGGCGGCCGTGTCCTGGAAGTTCACCGCGTCGGGCGCGGGCGCCCACCCCTGCCCCTGCACCAGGTGGCCCAGGTCCAGCGGCGGCACCCGCGGTATGCCCCGCGCCACGCCCCACAGCCCCTTGGGGATCGCGTGCCGCTGCAGCAGCTGGTCCGGCGGCAGCGCGCGGATGTACGCCTCCAGCCGCTCGGGCGTCCACAGCGGCACACCGTCGCCGCACGGCTCGGCGTCGGGCGCGCACAGCGCGGGCGGCAGCGTGTCCAGCACGGGCTCCAGCGTCTCCGATCCGCGTAGCGCCTCTGCCCCACTGCCGGACCCGCGAAGTGCGCGCGAGATGCTCACCGCCACGTTGAACCGCACCAGCGCCATCATGTCGTCGCCGCTGGGGACGACGTACGCCCACTGCACCCACTGCAGGTACGGGCCGTACAGCTCCGTCCACAGGTCGTGCGGCGCTGGGTCGGAGGCGCCGCCGGGCCACGCTGTGGCGTCCATTGAGCGTCCCGCGGAGGGGCACCGCGCGCTCAGCTCGTTGTACTTGGCCTGCAGCTGCTGCAGCCGCGCGTCCAGGGAAGCCATGCCGCCTTTGTTGGGCGCCCGCAATTTGTCGACGCCCAAGAAACCGCACACATGCCGACAGCCCGCCAGCCGGCTGCCTGCCCCCGCATGTTCACGCGCCGCCGGGGCGCGGCCTGCCCCAAGGACCGCGCCTTCTCGGAGCCCAGCCGGTACAGGAAGGGCGCGGTGTGCTGCCGCAAGTCGCCGCCGGTGGCGTCACGGAACGAGTGCCCCAACATGACGCGCATTGCGGACGCCGCCGAGTGCCCGCCGCCCCGCTTTGTGGTCAAGAGCCCCTTCCCCGTGTCCGACGCGGTGTGCTGCCGCAAGACGCGGCCCAAGGCGCCCATGAACCGCGCCAACGCGCAGCGGCGCCTGGACAAGAGCGCCAACAAGACGGCACCCCGCAGCCCCAGCCCGCGCAGCCCGCGCAGCCCGCTGCCCGCCACGCCCACCACGCCCAGCCCTGGGGGAAGCCCGCTCCCCACGCCCAGCTTGAGCCCGCTGAGCCCGCTGAGCTCCGCCATGAGCTCCACGAGTCCCATGACCCCCAGCCTGAGCCCCAGCCTGAGCCCCAGCCTGAGCCCCGCCACGAGCTCCCCGAGTCCCACGAGCTCCGCGTGGGTGCCCGTGCGCCGCACCCCGTCACCCACGGCGCCCTGGATTGCCGGCGGGTCTGCTGACACGCCTACCCGTCGCACCCCGTCACCCACGGCGCCAGGCACGCCGCTGCCGTGGGACGATTCGCTGTCCGTGCCCGTGACGCCCAGCACAGAGTACATGGACCAAAACCAGGATGAAGACGCGGAAGCGGACTACAACTTCACCAACGAGGAGCTGGACAAGATCCTGGCAGATATGGAGGGCACCGGGCCAGCCGAAGACGAGGAGGCGGAGCTGCAGGCACTCCGCGACATCATGGACGAGGAAGCTGAAGCGTCGGAAGAGGACGAGGCAGAGGAGGGGGCAGCGAACGCAGAGGCGGAAATGGAGGAAGACGCGGCGGAGGCATCAGAGGAAGCAGAGGACGAGGCATTAGAGGCATCAGAGGCAGCAGAAGTGCCGGCGGACTATGACTTCAACGACGCGGAGCTGCAGGAGATCCTGGACGGCATGGACGCGCCCCTGGACGCGGAAGCTGACGAGGACGTGCTGGCGGCCGGCCGCGGCGCCATTGCCGCCGCGGACCAGGCCATGGCGGACGCGGGCATGGGCGGCGACGACGTGACGGACGAGCAAATGACGGGCATTGCAGGGGCACTCGGCGACGCGCCCGCGCCGTCACCTGGGCCTTCGGCTACGTTCACGCAGATGCTCGAGTCGGTGCCCGTGGGGGGCGTGCAGTACTCGCGCGTCACGCTGGACGACTTCCTGCGCCGCCACTGCGGCTTCCTGAGCCGCATGATCCAGCTCACGCCCGCGGCGCGGGTCAAGGCCATCGACATCCTCGCCACGCGCAGCGCGTCGTCCGTGCTGGCCGTGGCGCGCGAGTTCCTGCTGGCCGTGTCCCCCGACCTGCCGGCCGCCGCGCGCACCTTCTGGCGGTACGTCAACAGCTCCGAGGACGTGTTTGCCGCCGCGCCGTCCCGCCGCACGTCCAGCCTGCTGACGCCCCGCATGCTGCTGTTCTTTGTGGACACGCTGCGCAGCGCCGCGGCGGCGGCGGGCCTGACCGACGCGGCCGGCCTGGAGGCGTACTGGGTGGAGCAGGCGACGGCCGAGACGCCGCTGCGGCGCATGATGGTGCTGTTTGGCGTGGCGTACATGGTGTTCCTGGCGGACCAGATGAAGACGTCCCGGGTGCGCGACGCGCCCGGCGACGCGGAGCTGGCGCGCCGCCGCGTGCAGCAGTGGCTGCAGCGGGACGTGCCGCGCGTGTGCGCCGGCGCCTCCGCGGCCGGCTCCGCGGGCGCCTCCGCGTACTGACGGCTCCGGTGTCACAACTTCCATTCCCCCCTGTAAACCATGGTGTCGTCCGTGCTCGTGACCGCCTTCCTCACCGTCGCCCTCCTGTTTGGCTGGGGCGTTTGGGCCGCCTTCCTGGCGTGACCGCCGGGTGTAAACCATGACCGACATCGCCGTAGACGCCAAGGACGTGGTGGTCACCACGCCCGAGCGGCGCGCCAAGTTCTTTGCCGCGCTCGCGGCGCCGCCCGCCACGTTCCCCGCGTTGCGGGACCGCACGCGGCCGTACGCGTGGTTCGGCGCCGTGCTGGCGGCGTACCTGCGCATCATCAACGACAAGCTGGAGAGCATGCCCGGCGCGGACGAGCTGCCCGACGCCGCCTTCCTGGGCTTTGTGAACTGGCTGCTGCTGCGCGGCCACGACACGGTGCAGGCGTTCCTGGACACGCCCGCCGAGCCCGGGTGGCAGGCCGCGTACGCCACGTCAACAGACGCAACGCCTGGTGCCCTGCCCGCCGCAGAGGCGTTCTGGTTCGCCGCGGATGCGCCGCCGCCGTTCTAAAGGCCATGGAGTCGCCGCTCACCCTGCCCGAGGTGCGCCAGGGCCGCTCCCTGGTGTACCGCCTGTGGCAGGACAGCCAGGCGCCGGGTAGCGACGTGCGCTTCTCGTACACCGCGCCGCTGCGCCTGGACGGCCGCGACGCGCCCATCACGGTGGCGCAGTTCTTCATGGCGTACGACCGGGGCGGCCACTCCACGCGGCCCCGCGCCAAGGCTTGACGACAAGGGTAAATGAAATAAACTTTATTGATGGTCTTGGTTTCGCGGCGCTGGTTTGTTGCTCCGCTAGTGCCTGTTTTGCTGCGCTAGTTTCTATTGTCGGCGTAGCGGTTTGCGAGGCCCACACCCACAATGCCCAGCAGGGTGAGGCACGACACGGCAGACATGAACTGCGTGACGCGCAAGCCCCACGTGTACCGCGCCTCCAGCCGCTGCAGCCGCGCCTCGTTGTCCCGCTCTATGGCCGCCACCAAGTTGGCGCGCACCACGGCGTCGCGCAGCAGCACATTAGCTCTCCGGGACAGTTGAGAGTCCAGCTTGTCGCGGTGCTGTTGCAGTATCTCCTGCGTGCCCGGGTCCACTTCGGCCATGCGCATGAGCGTAGTTGTGTGCAGAGTTTTCATGCGCTCATCCAGCCGCTTGTCCACGCGCCGGTCCACGTACCACCGCACGTCGTACTTATGGGCGAACATGCTTCGGTGTACCCTCCGTGTCCTGCACAGCGCAGCCTCCGTGGCTGTCAATCAAACCTACCACGCGAAAACACATCCTCAGGGGCGCACCTTGTGACGTGGCAGTAACAAAAATATTTTGGACAAATAAACCGCCCAGCATGTCCAACTGCAGCTATGGTCCGAACGGATCCATTCCCAAGGATGCGTCCTTCATTTCCGGCTTACGTAGCAAGAACGTGATTGGGTGCGTTGCCAAGTTTGCCGACGTGGAGTCCAACACCGCGCTGATCAACGACGCCCTGAAGGTCAAGGAGGTCATTGACTCTGCCAATGTGTTGTACTACGGCGCCAAGGGCGATGGCGTCACCGACGACACGGCAGCCATCCAGGCTGCCTTGAATGCTGGAGTGTGTCACGTGTACTTCCCCGCGGGTGTCTACGTGACGACCGCACAATTGACGTACACTGGCAACAACCTCACACTGGAGGGGTGCAACGCAACCATTTCCCTCAACTCGTCCAACGCCGCCGACAGGGTGTTGGTGCTGACTGGCAACAACAACGCAGTGAAAACGCTTGAGTTCACCAGTGTCAACCGCCAAACCCACCTGCTGCAAATATTTGGCGATGAGAATTTGGTGGAGAGCTCAAAGTTTTACTTTGCAACCAAAGCGGGCGCATCTGGTGTGCCCATCTATGGGACCAGTGCACTGTTGATAAGCACTGGAATTCGCAACATCGTCACCCACTGTGAAATGTACAACATTAACGGCTGGGGATCCATTTTTGAAACTCCGACATACACGACGTTCCATCAGAACTACGTGCACGACAACTTTGCTGGCATCAGACCAGGGTCGTTCAGCGTCATCACCGAGAACATCATCGCAGACAACAACACATCTCCTGGGGTGGAGGCGGGGGATGGCATTCTGACGTCGGTTGGGGTAGACAGCGTGACCATTTCCAACAACAAGGTGTCGGGCAACGGCGAGCACGGCATGTACATCCGCGCAACCCAGTACACCATTAAGGGGAACGTTGTATTTGACAACCACTTTAGCGGCATCAAAATCCGGGACTGCAACCACACCATCATTGTGGGAAACACGTTCAGGGACAACAACGTGACGCTGATTAACGTGGGGGAGCTCGAGATCCAAGCCAGCAACGTGAGCGACATTGAAGACGTCACTGTGAGCGGAAACACCTTCCAGTCCCGAGTAGGGTCGCCCCTCATGAGCATCAAGTGTAGTTACTTTGTTGGGGGCCCGACCTCCATCAACAGACTAACCATCTCCGACAACGTGGGGGAGGGCATCAGTGGCGGGTTCAACGCGGACTGTGTCGTCAGCGGCAACATCATGTCCAGCTACATTGACATCGCGGTCGCCAATGCGGACGCGCCGGCCACAATGGTGCGGTGCGTGTGCTCCAACAACCAAACAGCTCTTCTCAGCGGCATCCGGGCACGGGAAACGATCTACAGCGGCAACATAGTGACGCAGATTGGAGACCTTGGTCGCAGCAACAAGTTCATCGGCAATCGCATCACTGGTCAAACGATGCTCTCCAACCTTGGGTACTTCACCGTGTTCAGCGACAATTACATGTACTGGAACGGTGCAGCAACTGGCGTCATTTTCACGCAAAATGCCTCCGCCAGTCTTAACAGTGACAAAATTTTCTGCGGCAACATCTTTGTCAACCTGCAGGGCACAAATTTGATTCTGTTTACCTCATCGCCAATTGCTGGCAACGGCAGAATCTTGTTTGCCAACAACCAGGGTGACAGCACCGCCAATCTGCTGGATGTGTATGGCACAAACCATCGCATTATCGGCAACGTCAACACGGGAGGCGGTGGCGTGGCTCTCATTCGAGAAACCGCGTGCTTCTCCAGCGGCAACTATCCGGCAACAACAAACCTGGTCAACAACCCAAATTTGAGGCAGATCACCGGGTGGAACACCACCACCACCGGAGCAAACGCAGCTTCCGTGGTGCCCTCTGTCATCAGCGGTGCGTACGTGCAAGCCGAAGTGCAGGCGATTGCCAACGTTTTGAACGCGGTGAAACGTGATCTCATCCTCCAAGGCTTGTTGAGCGCCTAAGAGCGTGAGGCGTTTGCCAACAAAATAAAGTCGGTTCTTTCTCATCCAGAAGCGGTAATTTATTCAAGAGTCGGTCAATACGGCTACCACGGCAGCGCCACCAGCGGCTCGCCGCCCTCCAAGTACCGGGCGTACGCCTCCAGGGCGCGCACGCGGGCTTGCAGGGCGGCGCGCGGCACAATGCCGCGGCGCGTCACCAGGCTGACCTCACGGGGGCACGGCGCGTACAGCCACCCCTCTGGCGTGAGCGGCACCCATAAATGCCCGTTGTGGGCGTGCGGCAAGCGGTGGGTGTAGATGAGGCCGCCGCCGTCCGCCGTGACGGCGTGCACCTCTGGCAGCCGGAACTGGGCCATGGCGGCGGCTCCGCCCAAGGCCTCGGCTCCGCCCACTGCGGCTCCGCCAGTTCCTTCTGTCACCCCATAGGCTGCGCCCACTTCGGCTCCGTTTCCGGCTTCCGTGGCGCAAGTTTCAGCGTGCGTGTAGTCCCACACGGGCCACACAAACGAGTGCTTGATGTGCTGGGCGTGGCTGGCGAGCAGGCGCGGGTCCTGCTGGAACGGCATGGTATTTGTGGGGGCGGGGGTTCCGCGGGTGCAGCGGGGACGCGGAGCTTACGCAAAGCTATCCGCAAAGCTATCCGCAAAGCTATCCGCAAAGCTGTGCGACAAGTGTAAAGCGTATGTCTCGATACTTTATTAAAAGTCTTCCGCCACCTCCCACGTGCCCACCTGGGGCGCGCGCTGGTACTCTGACACGCGCTTCTCGTGGAAGTTGGTCTTGCCCTCGATGGCCAGCATGTGCATCCAGTCAAACGGGTTGGCCGTGCCGTAGATAGGTGTTACGCCCAGGCTGTCCAGCAGGTGGTCCGCCACGCACTCCAGGTACTGCTCCATCAGCCCCGCGTTGATGCCCACCAGCGCGTCGCGCAGCACCTCGCGCACGTACAGCCGCTCCGTCTCCACCGCGTCCCGGACGATGGCGGTGGTGACCGCGGCGGACGGGCGGCACCGGCAGGCTCCGCCAGAGGCGCAGGGATTACCGCCGGCTGCACAGGCTTCGCCAGAGGCTGCGCCGGCATTACAGGCGCACTCGGGCAGCATGCGCACCATGTTGCACGCAAACTGGGTGTGCAGCCCCTCGTCCCGCGCGATGAACTCGTTGGACAGGCACAGCCCCGGCATGACCTGCTTGGTGCGCAGCCAGAAGATGGCGCAGAAGGAGCAGCTGAAGAAGATGCCCTCCACCGCCGCAAAGGCGACCAGCCGCTGCCCCAGCGTGGCGCCGGGCGCCATCCACCGCTGCGCCCACTGCGCCTTGGCGGCCACGCACTCGTAGTGCTGCGTGGCGGCAAACAGGCGCGCGCGCTCCTCGCGGTCGCTGATGAGCGCGTCGATGAGCAGGCTGTACATCTCCGAGTGCACGTTCTCCATCATCATCTGGAAGGCGTAGAAGGCGCGCACCTCGGGCGCCTCAAACGCCATGGCCATGTTCACCGCCAGGTTCTCGCCCACGATGCCGTCGGACGCGGCAAAGAACGCCAGCACCACCTTGACGAACTGGCGCTCGCGGTCCGTGAGGCGCTGGGTCCAGTGCACCACGTCCGCCGCCAGGTCCACCTCCGCGACCGTCCAGTAGCACGCCGCCTGCTGCTTGTACCACGCCCACACGTCGGGCAGCTGGATGGGGAACAGCACAAACCGGCCGTCGCCCTGGCTGAAGAGCGCGCGGTGGGCGTCCGTGAAGCGGCTGCCGTCGCAGCAGCCAGAGTCGGCGGAGCCAGAGTCAGCGGAGCCGGCAGACGGGGCGGATCCTGTGACGGGTGCCATCCTGGTTTACAGGGGCGCGCAAAGTTTCCCGCCGCCCGGGCGCTCAATCAAGATGGCGCTGTTGCGTCCGCGGCGGCGCGGCGGGTCGAGCCCCGCCAATAAACCGCACCCGGTACCGCATGTCCACACTCGGGTTCACGCGCGGCGCGGGCGGCCCCCGCGCCCACATCCGCGTGCCCATGCCGCCGCAGAGCGAGCGGCTGCAGAAGTTCATCGCCGCGCAGACACAAAAGTACAAGGAGGACAAGGCCGTGGAGGCGGCGCTGGCCAAGGACACCACAATTTCCAAGGCGACGGCACCAGAGCCCGTGGCCGCGCCCGCGCCGCGCCTGCCCATTCAGGCCCAGATGGGTGGCATCGAGGCCAAGGTGGCGGCGGCAGAGACGCGCGCCAACGCCGCCCACAGCCTGGCGGCGTCCATCCGGTCCGAGTTCACCAAGCACGCCGCCGCCAGCGAGCAGCGCGGCGAGGCCGCCAAGGCGCGCCTGGCAGAGCTGGACAAGGAGGTGCAGGCGCTGCGCGCCGCCACCCGCGACGCGTGGATGGCCACCTTCTGGATGTACGCCGACGTGGTGCAGAACGCCGCGGTCATGGACGCGCCGCCGCCGCGCGGCAAGATGGTGTGGCTGCTGGAGGCGCCCGCCACCGCCGTGCTGTTTGGCGAGATGGTGCAGACGCCCGAGGGGCCTGCCATGCAGTGCCGCTGGGTGGATCCAGAGGTGGGGCAAATCTCGTCGGGGTGGATGCTGCTGCGCACCGCGGGTGGGCAGCGCGTGCTGCACAACTTCCGCCTGCAGTATTGAATAAACGTTTATTGGTCACCAGCTCTTAGTTTACTGCTACGGTGCGCTCACGGCACCAGAGACCGCCAGCGCTTTGACGGCGGCCGACGCGCGCGACTTGCCCTCCCGGGCCACCAGGAACCCCGTGAACTTGCCAATGATGAACACGGCAATGTTGGAGTACAGCGTGGCGTGGCGGTCGTCCACAAAGATGAACACCACGCACAGCACAGACAACGCAGCGCACGTGGCCACGTACACCAAGAAGGCGATGTTGAACGTCGTGGGCTTCATTGGGGCTTCGCTGCCGGGGCTTCGCCACAAGCGGCGCCTGGTGGGGTCAATCAAACACTGAGGCGGGCGCCCGCGGGAAAGCTTGCGCCACCAAAATGGACGGCCGCGCCGCGTACGCCGACCGCCTGCACGCGTACGAGAAGTCCGTCACAGAGCGCCCGCCGCCCGACGGCGAGGGCCTGCAGCACCAAGCCCTGGTGATGCCCCAGAATGACCGCGCGCGCCGGCCCGTGCGCGTGCGCGCCTGCCAGCTGCGCAGCAAGCCCGTGCGCGGCACGCTGCCCGCGTGGCTGTAGGCTTGGAGCCACCAGGGAGCGGTGTCTTGGGGCCGGCAAGTTGTGTGTTGCCGCCAATAAAGCATGCTCACGCGCGCGTCACTGACCATCGTGTTTGCCGTCGCCGCGGGCGTGGCGGCGCTGGCGGGCGCCACCCTGCTGGCTGGCTACTTGACGCCCACGCGGCGCAGCGGCGCCGACAGCATCGCCACCACGCTGCGCAACGTGGCCGTCATCATGGGCGTGGTGCTGCTGGTGTGACCTGTAGGGCCACCAGGGAGCGGCAGGGCCACCAGGCGGTGGCGTTGCCGTGCGCGCCACTTTGCCGCGCCACCCTAAAACGCGGCCATGGCGGACAGCGGTAGCACAGCCGGCGGCAGCACAGCCGGCCCAATGCCCCGCCCGGACAGCATCGACCCCGCGCTGTGGGGCCGCGCGTGCTGGGACACCATGCACTACTTTGCCGCGGGCTACCCCGTGGCGCCCACCCCCGCCGACCAAGACGCCGCCCGCCAGTTCTACAGCGCGCTGGTGCGCATGCTGCCGTGCGCCGACTGCCGCGACCACGGCTCTGCGTACGTGGCCGCCAAGCCGCCGCCCACGAGTGACCGCGACGCGCTGTTTCGGTGGACGGTGGAGTACCGCAATGCGGTGAATGCGCGCGTGGGCGCGCCGCAGGTGCCGCTGGTGCGCGCCCAAGTCCAGTACCTGCAGGCGCGCCTGCACGACCAGGGGCCGCCGCCCGTGGAGCCCGAGGTGGCGCCCAGGGCCGCATTTGACCCCGAGGCCAGCCGCCGCATCATGGGGCTCAACGCCGCGCCCCAGCCCGTGCTGTCGGCGCCGCGCCGGTTTGGCATGATGCCCTCCCACGCCCCAGCCGTGGCGCGCGCCAGGGCCCCCGTGGCTAGAGCCCCTGTCGTGTCCCGGGCCCCAGTGGCGTCCCGGGCGCCGGTCGTGTCCAGGGCCCCAGTGGCGCCGCGCGGGCCGCCGGGCGCCGCCCGCAACCCCGTGCGCGCGCCCGCGCGGAAGAAGTGCAACTGCGGCCGGTGAGGCGCGCAGCCCGACTTTGATTGACGCACCACAAACAGCGCACTCCCTTCACACCGGCCACACTACAACATTCGCCATGGACCCCGCTGTGCAAACCCTCGTGTCCCAGCTGGCGGACCTGGTCATCCAAATCCAGTCCACCATGAGCGCCCCGCCACCCGCCGACCCCGTCGAGGTGGCCCTGCGCGACCAGCTACGCGAGTGCACCGCCGACTGGTCGCGGGACGAAGCGGTGTCCGTGCTGCGGAGCATTCACCAGCTGGAGGCAAAGCACGCCAGGGTGTTTGCTGTGCAGTTGCTCAAGCACCTGCACGGCACGTTTGGGCTGACCAAGGCGGACATGTGCAGGCACGTCCATGTCACCATTTACACCTTTGCCTCGCGTGGCGACTTGGAGGTGGTCAGGTGCCTGAAGGAGACGTTTGGACTGACCAAGGAGGATGCTCAGGGGGACAAACGCAACACCATTCTGAGGGCGTGTGCCGAGGAGGGGCATGTGGAGATGCTGCAATACCTCCACGAGCACTTGGGCCTGGACAAGGCGGACGCCCAGGCGAGGGACAACTACGCCTTGAGGTTGAGTGCCGAGAATGGGCATGTGAAGATGCTGCAATGCCTCCACGAGCACTTGGGCCTGGACAAGGCGGACGCCCGGGCGAGGGACAACTATGCGTTGAAGGTGAGTGCCGAGAACGGCCACTTGGAAGTGCTGAAGTACCTGCGGGAGGGCTTTGGGCTGACTAAGGCGGACGCCCAAGCCCAAGCCAACTACGCCTTGAAGGCGAGTGCCGAGAGAGGGCACGTGGAGGTTGTGCGCTACCTGCGGGAGGCCTTTGGGCTGGGCAAGAAAAACGCGCAGGCGGACAACAACTACGCTTTGCGCTGCAGTGCCGATAACGGCCACTTGGAGGTTGTGCAGTACCTGCGGGAGGGCTTTGGGCTGGACAAGGAGGACGCCCGGGCGTACGACAACTTTGCTTTACACTACAGTGCCGCGCACGGCCGCCTGGAAGTTGTGCGGTACCTGCGGGAGGCCTTTGGGCTGGACAAGGAGGACGCCCGGGCGGGCGACAACTTTGCCCTGCGTTGCGCTGCCGACAACGGCCACTTGGGGGTTGTGCAGTACCTGCGGGAGGGCTTTGGGCTGGACAAGGAGGACGCCCGGGCGGACAACAACTACACCCTGCGTTGCTGTGCCGCGAGTGGCCACCTGGGGGTCGTGATGTACCTCAAGGAGGGCTTTGGGCTGGACAGGGCGGACGCCCGGGCGGACAACAACTACGCCCTGCGCCAAAGCGCAAAGCGTGGCCACTTGGGTGTTCTGCGGTACCTCAAGGAGGGCTTCGGCCTGACCATGGAGGACGCGCAAGCAAACGACAGTGAGGCTCTGCGGAGTGCCGCTTGGGCTGGCCACGCGGACGTAGTGGGGTACCTCAAGGACGCATTTGGGTTGGAGCCGGCGCCCGCTGGCGAACCAGCAGTCGACCTAGCCAAGCGCGAGCGGTCCGCAGACGAGCTGCTCTCGCTCCTGAAGTGCAAGTTTGACGGCATGGTAACACAATAAAAAGCTTTATTGGCCTGTGTTTGACTTTCATGGTGACCCCGGGGCGTTCCGCGGCGCCCCCGCGGACCCCACCGCGCGAATAAACATGGCCGCGCCCGTGAGCACGTCTGTCTTTGCCTCTGGGGGCTCCGGGGCGCCGCTGCCCACCAAGACGGCCGTGTTCTCGCCCGACAAGCTGGCGCAGCTGGCGGCGGACGACGCCAACCAGGTGTACGACTACGTGTACGACACGCCCGCGCGCGTGCTGCCGCCCCGCGAGGTGCGCCTCAAGCTGCTGGCCATCCGCGGCGTGGTGGTGGCGCAGGCGCGCGCGCACCCCGAGTGGAAGTGGCGCGACCACAAGCGCCACCTGGCGGCCGCCCACCCGGACTTGGCGGACATGGCGCGCACCCACCCCAAGATGTACGCCGTGGCGTCCCACCCGGGCATCGACTACGCGCGCGACTTTGCGCCCATCCTGGTGGAGATCGACCTGTACCAGCGCGTGCTGGACGGGCGGATGACGCGCAAGGAGGCCACCGTGGCGGTCACGCAGAGTCTGCAGCGCCACTTTTTGCTGCCCGAGGGCAAGACCAAGGAGGACACCACGCCGTGGGGCGTGTCGGAGCGGCCCGACGCGTAGCGCCGCCGGGGGGTGGATCGACCTGCGTTTGGTTTGATTGAGCTCTGTTTGTGTTTTAATTGATTGGCCCAGTTTGATGGAACTGTCTTTGGTTCACCGGGTATCCCTTGCGTTCAACACATCACGTCCTTTAATCCTTAACCAGCAAAGCCGTCATGGACACCCCCGCCACCATTCAACCGCTGGTCGCCCAGCTGCAAACCCTGCTTGTGGAACTTCAGTCGCACTTCCAGTCCCAGCTGCCGGTGGCTGACGTCCAGGAGACCGACGACCAGCTTCGCGAGTGCACAGCTGGCTGGACAAGGGATGACGCACTGTGCGTGCTTGGCAACCTGGGCTATTTGCCTATGGAGCTCACTCACCACGCGCTGGGGTTGATACGGCACCTGCACGTGACCTTCCAGCTCACCAAGGAGGACGCCAAACTCGAGGCCGTGTTGCGCTGGAGCGCTGCAAATGGCCACTTGGACGTGTTGCGGTACCTCAAGGAGGCCCTTGGGGTTGGCAAGAAGGACGTGCAAGCTGATATCAACGGCCCTGTGCGCTGGAGCGCCCAATACGGCCACTTGGACGTACTGCGGTACCTTAAGGAGACCTTTGGGCTGGGCAAGGAGGACGCCCAGGCGGACGACAACTATGCGTTGCGCCACAGTGCCGCGAACGGCCACTTGGAGGTGGTGCGGTACCTGCGGGAGGCCTTTGGGCTGACCAAGGAGGACGCCCAGTCGTACAACGCTTACGCGTTGCGCTGCAGTGCCGAGAACGGCCACTTGGAGGTTGTGCGGTACCTGCGGGAGGGCTTTGGGCTGGGCAAGGAGGACGCCCAGGCGGTCAACAACTGCGCCCTGCGCTGGAGTGGTGCACTTGGCCACCTGGGCGTGGTGAGGTACCTGCGGGAGGCCTTTGGGCTGGGCAAGGAGGACGCACAAGCGGACCGCAACTATGCATTGCGCCACAGCGCCGCGTACGGCCGCTTGGAGGTTGTGCGGTACCTGCGGGAGGCCTTTGGGCTGGGCAAGGAGGACGCCCAGGCGGACGACAACTATGCGTTGCGCTGCAGTGCCGAGAACGGCCACTTGGAGGTTGTGCGGTACCTCAAGGAGGGCTTTGGGCTCACCAAGAAGGACGCACAAGCGGACCGCAACTATGCATTGCACCGCAGTGCACGACGCGGCCGCTTGGGTGTGGTCAAGTACCTCGTGGAAGGCTTTGGGCTGGGCAAAGAGCACCCCGAGTCTCCGAGCAACGGCGCCATCATCTTCTGCATTTTGGGAGGCCACTTGGAGGTGGTCAGGTACCTCGTGGACACTCTTGGGCTGGGCGAGGAGGATGTGCGACAGATCCGCACCGAGCATCTGTGGATGCAGGATAAGACCACAGAAAAGCAGCTGCAGGTGGGCAAGTACTTCGAGGAGGCGCTGGGGCTGTGCAACCCCTTTGTCCCGCGCAGGGTGGTTCTGTTTGAGGCGCTGAAGGCGGGGCTGTGCGGCACCCAGACCCCTGACGTGACTCAATAAACGCTCTTTTATTGCACCCTTTACTCCACAATCTTGCACAGGGTGTACGGTCGCATATTTTCTTGCAGCGCCTCGTCACTGATCACTGCGAGTTGCCAGGAGCCGTCCCGGCCGCGCTCATTGTAGAAGTGCAGGTAGCGCGACTTGGGCACCACCACCGTCGCACCGAGCGCAAATTTCATCCCGGGTGCGCCCCCAAGGTACTTGTCGGCGATGGCGTCCACCTTTTGCCGGTACCCCTCGTCGCCCCCGTTTTGCATGATGACGGCCAGCCGTATCGCGCTGAACAGCTCGTCGACGCACACCCCCTGCGGCAACTCGCGCGTTGCCTTGCCGTAGCACAGCCACAGCTTCACCATGCCTTTGCTGGCCCGCCGCACTGCGATTGGCGCTGGCCCGCCGCGCACGCTTGCCACTCCCCAGTAAAGCAGCTGTGATGCAGTAATAAACGCCCTTTATTCCCATGTATTTGGCCCCATTGGTGCTACGCCGTGTCTGGCTCCGTGTCGGCGTCGCTGTGGACTTGGGGCCCGCCAATCTCTCCGCCACTCATGTCACCGGCTGCGCCAACCTCGGCTTCCCTGACGTCTCCGGCGGCTTCGGCTGCGCCATCTTCGGCTTCGCCGCTGTCGGCCAGGCGCAGGCTCTTGCCCAGCGTGCCCGCCAGCTCCCGGTCCACATCGCGCAACGCGGCGGCGTCCACCTGGCGGCGCGCTGCGGCAAAGGCGTCGCCCAGCGACAGCGAGGCGGCGCGCGCGTCCGCGGGGCTGCTGGTCTGCGTCAGGCGGACCCTCTTGGTCAGGCTGGACGCCAGCCCACCGGTCTGCGCCAGCTCATCGGTCTCCGTCAGCACCGTCCACCCGCGCTGCGGCTCGCCGGTGAAGGCGTCCAGGGACCAGCCCGGCAGCCACCCTGGGTGGCCCAGCAGCCGCAGCTCCGCGCCCACCAGCACCGTCACCACGTGCCCCATGCGCGCCACCATCGCGTGCGCAAAGCACTGCCCCGCGCTGGGCCACTGCGCGTGCACAAACACAAACCTGTTGTCGCGCGGCAGCCACAGGTCGGGCACCACGGGCGCGCGCCGGCCAGTCAGCAGCAGCCGATGCTGGCGGTGGCTGTGCGGCTCGCCGGCGGCGGTAAGCAGCACAGACAGCTGCGCGACGGCGCGGCACCCGTACGTGGCGCCCTGGTACACCACGGGCGGCTCCCCGGCGGGCAGGTCAGCGGACAGACCGGTACAGGAGGCAGGGTGCTTCATGCTTTGGTGGTGCGGGCGAGACTGTGGCACGCCGCGACAACGCCCAGGCTCCGCCTGTACACACCTCTGCGGAGATGCGTTGCCCGCGCCGCACACACATGCCGCGCCTCCCAAAAGTCGACCATGAGACACCCCGCCCAGACCCAGTGGATCGCCACCTGCGACGGCGCCTTTGTGAACCCCGACGACGTGGCGTTTGTGTCCGAGGCGGTGGGCGGCGTCATGCTCGTCAAGACGCTGCACGGCCTGGTGCACCGCGCGCCCGTGGTGAAGGTGCCGGGCGTCATGTCCACCATGGTGTGGGACAACGACGTGCTGCTGGCGCACACGGCGGAGTGCGACAGCGACTGTGAGGACGACTCTGACAGCGGAGCCGACGATTGCGAGGAGGAGAGCGGGGCGGAGCACTGCGAGGAGGACAGCGGGGCCGACGATTGCGACAGCGGAGCCCCAGACTGTGAGGAGGACAGCGGGGCCCGGGCCAAGTGCGGCGTGGACGACGAAGTCGAAAAGGGGACGCCCGACCTGCTGCGCGTGGCGTACAACGCGCGCCACATCGACGCGGTGTACGCGCAGTGCGGCGACCCCGACGACGAGGGCGACCACACGTACTGCCTGCTGCTGTCCAACGGGGAGCACCGCCGCGTGTTCTGCCCCCTGCCCGTGCCCGAGTTCATGGCCGGCGTGATGGATGCGGCGTGCGCCGCCTTCACGCCCGTGGCCCCCGCCATGGGCTTCTCCATGCCCGTGCTGGACGGCGGCGAGCCGTGCTTCGTGGTGGCGTACCGGACTGACCGCGTGAGCTGCTACGGCGGCGTCACGCCCGTGGTGCGCGACAGCGCCTTTGTGGACGTGGGCATGCGGTGCGGCGCCGACCTGGCGCGCGTGTGGTGCACCGGCCCCGCCCTGGACGCGCTGCACGCCATCACGGGGGCTACCGCGCCCGCGTGCGAGGAGCCGCCCGCCAAGCGCCGCTGCCTGCGGCCGCGGGACTGACGGCCCAATTTTTGGCCGCCGCCGTTTTCCCGCAGTAATAAATGGAACTCACCGACACACTCAGCGGCGTGCAGACGGTGCTCATGCTCGTGCTGGCGGCCATGGTGCTGTACGCCAGCGTGCGCATGGCGCTGCTAGTCTTCAGGGGCCCGCGCAACCCAAAGGGGGGCGACCCCAAGGACGACTCACAGGGCAACGACCCCGAGGGTTGACTGACGCACGCGACCCAGCCCTGAGCAGCGCACCCTACACAACCGACACACATGGAATTCCCAGTCATCTACCACACGAACTACGGCGGGTTTGGGTTCAAGGATGAGCACGTGCAGGAGTACAACCGGCGCACTGGCGGCAACTGGACCGCGAGCCAGCTCTGGAGGCGCACGGAAGAAATGCGCTACGACCCGGTCATGGCCGCGGTCGTACAGGAAATGCCCGTGAGGCATCATCTGCACGTGCAGTGGCACCCTGTAAAGTACCGCGACTACGTGATCATTGACGAGTACGACGGGGTGGAGAATGTCCGCATCAACGTCAACCTGTACCTGCTGGACGAGATCGCCAAGGTGCTTGTCGCCCCCGACATGGACGACACGCAGCGGTGCTGGCGCATCAACGAGCTGGTGCAGCAAAAAGAGGAACAATAAACACTTTTCATTTTATTTACAAGTGGTCAGTCTACAGAGGTGTCACTTCACAGAGTGGACGTGCTGCAGCGCAACCAGCTTCTCGCATACAGCTTCTCCTGCAGCACGTCCATCTTGCACAGGAACTCGGTCACTTGCACCAGCATGGCGTCAACCAGCGCCTCCCGGGCGTCCAGCTCTGCGCTACGAGCCGCACAGCACTGGGATGCGGAGCACTGACATGCGGAGCACTGGGATGCGGAGCACTTGGACCCGTCGGGCTCCTCACACTCGTCACTGGATGCCTCGCTGGCCACGACTTGTCGCACGGCTCCTGCTGGCGGTGCGGTTGGTGCAGCCGCCAGATTGAGCCGCGTCCAATTCACGTGCAGCTTGTCCACATCCAGGCCGCCAGGCCGGGGGCGGCCGTGCAGCTGCACAAAAAAGTCGACGTGCTTGTGCGTCTGCTTGGGGTCTGCCTTGACGTGAAAGGCGCCGCAGAACTGCCGCGCGCCCACGTGCACCGTGTAGCGCAGCTGCGTCTCGTAGCCGGCACTCAGCCCGGTCAGGAAGAAGTCGGCGCGCTTGCGCTGGAACCGAAACGACCCCTCGTTCACCACCATTTCTCGCACGTGCACCTGCCCCAGGTTGTCTTGCAGTGTGACTTGAATGCTTGCCATGGTACCTACAGATGCCCTACTCGCTACTTGCGGATGCCCTACGATTGAATACTGGTTTGCAGCAACCTGGGCGTGTTATATAGGCGCTGGTGTCGCGACATAAACATGTATTTTGATTGATTAGCGACATGTCGCGACAAAGCGACATCACAGCTAGTCAATCAAATTATTGTCGCGACACACTTCTTTTAGCGACACAAGTCAATCAACATGGTGCGCATATACATGGGCCAGTCAGACGGCGCAGACAGACAACAACCATACGACAGACATGAAGTGCGCTATCGCCTACAACAACTACGCCGGCGTCCCAAGCACGCGCAGCCTGTACGTGGAGTGCACGCCCGGCAAGCGGCACGTGGCGTGGAACACCGTGCCCACCAACGTGGTGGTGGCCCGCGGCACGTTGGCGTGCATCTCCGCCAGCGTGATGGCGCCGTGCAGCCCCGACATTGCGTGGCTGCAGTGCGAGATCGGCGTCACCCACGGCCCCATCGACCAGACCATCGTGCAGCCGCCCTTCCTGTGGCGCGTCACCGCCCTGTGCCAGTACGGCGCGCTGCTCGTGAACCTGTGCGTGACGGTGCACGTGCCTGTGTTGGGTGTCACCCCCACGTACGACGCCGCGCTGTCGCTCATGCGCCTCGGCGGCGCGCACGCCATCAACAAGGCGCATGAGCGGCAGCGCGGCGAGGACCCAGACACGGAGCCAGAGGCGGAGCCCGAGTCAAAGACGGTGAAGCCCCCAGAGAACCCCGCCCAGTCGACCCCGTGGTCTGCCTACATTTGTACTTGATGATAAGCTGTGAATAAACCTGTAGTTTTATTTGAGGCTTTTTGGGCTCCGCCTGGCACTGGGGCTCCGCTTTCCCGGGCTCCGCTTTCCCGGGCTCCGCCTGGCCGCGCTGCGCTTCACGGGGCTCCGCCTGGCGCTGGGGCTTTGCCTTCCGGGGCTCCGGGTTTGCCCGTCAAACTTGAGCAGGTACGCCAGCCGCAGCAGCCCGCCCACAATCTCCTCCAGCAGGTACGTCACCGCGTCCAGGCCCGTGGCGGCGTACGCGCGCTTGGCGTCCTGCAGCTTGGCAATCTGGGCCTTGACCGCCCGTGCCGTGGCGCCGCCGCTGCTCCAGTTGGCGTACCCGCTCGCCGGCAGCTTCGCCTCAGGTAGTGCCGTGGCCATGGTTGCCACCGCGCGCGCGTCCAGTGGGTCCGCCACCTCCAGCAGCTCGTCTGTTTGTGTGTCCAGCGCGTCCACTGCGGCGCCCAGGGCGGTGTGCGCGCCGTACCCCTTGGTCTGCCAGTGGTACAGCTTCAGCTGGTTGCGGAAGTGCAGCAGCCCCATCACGAGCTCGGGCACAGTGGGTGGCGCCATGGGGTTTACGTGGTGCATGCAAAATTACGTCGCCACGCCTGTTTGGTCCATTTCCATGGCAGTCGCAGGCTGCTTGGCAGGCGCAGGCTGCACGGGCACGGAGTTGATGGCGCCAGTGACTTGGCCAATATAGGTGTTGATGCCTTTCAGCGCATCAAGCATCCGCTGGTACACCTTACGGTCCACCGTACCGGCGGGCGCACCGCCGGAACCGCCGGCACCGGGAGGCTGACCGTCTGGCGCACCTGCAGGCGCACCACCAGGACCGGCAGGCTGACCGGCACGCTGACCGTCTGGCGCACCGCCGGAACCGCCGGGAGGCAGACCCGCGGGACCGCTGGCAGGCGCGAACTGCACCGGGACACTGCGCGGCGCAGCCCCCGCAAAGGGCGCACCCGCAGGGATGGGCCGAGCGGCTAGAGCCCCCATGACGCGCGCAATCGCGCCAGACAGCTCGTCCAGCGCCTGGTTGTTGGCGTCCACGGCGGCGCACAGCGTGCGCCGGTCCGCGTCGGGCAGCCCCGCAAACACCTGTTGGCACGGCACACTGGACGGCATGCCGCTCCGCGGCGTAGTGGTGCTCATGTCCTTTATTGGGCGCGCCACAAGTCCGGGCATTCCCGGGAGAAGTCACACCCACCCGGGCAGCGCGCTCAGGCGCGACACCTTGACGTAGCACGGTGCCCCGCCCCGTTGTGCCTGCGCGGTGGTGATGCACACGCCCGTCAGCAGCGTGTAGTGCAGCAGGTGGTGGCGCGCGCACTCGCAGGTGGGGCGCAGCCAGATGACCGCCGCCTCGCCGCTGGCCTCGATCGCGGGCGCGGCGCGCACCGCCTCGGGCGCCCCGTCCCACGCCACGCCGAGCACCTCGCGCTGGGCGTTCACGTCCACCGTCAGCGGCACGCCCAGGTGGGGCATCAGCTCCGCCAGGGACAGCGTGCGCACCACCACCTGGTCCCGCACGCCCAGCGTGGGCGCCAGCACAAAGTACGTCACGTCGCCGCACTGGACTTGCATTTTGGGAGCGCCACGATTCCGCTGTGCTGCGTCACCGCGGCTGCTGCGGTTTGCCGTGGGATTGGTTAAACCATGCCGCCCAAAGGGTCCAAGGGCCCCAACGGTACACCCGCCAAGGCCCCTGAGGCAGAGCGCCCCGACACGTTCGAGTCCGAGTCGGACTACGACTCGGACGCCAGCGTGGACCCGTGCCTGTGGCACGACATTGTGGACCTGGAGACGGACGCCGACTACATCGCGTGGGTGCGGGACGTGTGGCAGCCGCTGCTGCAGGCCGACTTTGGGCTGCTGGTCCCCCAGGAGCGCGCGTACCTGCAGTGGCGCGCCCAGGACGGCATGTGCGCGCTCACGGGCGCCGTGCTGGTGGGCGTCGCGGGCGGCAAGGGCCTGTACGCGCCCGCGCTGGTGCCCGTGAGCCCCCACCGCCCGTGGGGCGACCCGGGCAACTGCCGCGTGGTGGCCGCGTACGTGCACGCCATGTACGCCGCGCTGGACCGGTACCACCTGGGGTTCGCCCAGTTTGCGCGCCTGCTGGCCGCCGTGGACGGCGATGTTGAGTAGCGGAGCTGCCGAGTAAGAGCGATGTTGAGTAGCGGAGCTGCCGAGTAAGAGCGATGTTGAGTAGCGGAGCTGCCGAATGACTGCGATGATCACGGCGGAGCCGAGTAGCGGAGCTGCCGAATGACTGCGAGTGGCGGAGCCGCAGAGTAGCCGCTACTCCCCCAGGAACGGCGCCGTCAGCGGCGTCCTCACGCAGAACAGCATGTGCGCCACCCACCCCAGCGCCCACAGGCCCGCAAACACTAAAAGCACTGTCTGCACCGCCGGCGCGGCGCGTGTGTGAACTGGAGCCCACCACGTCAGCGCCACGGCGGCCGCCAGCGTGGCCAGCAGGTCATTGCGCGCCAGCCCAAACAGCCGCGGCGCGTGCACGCCGACACCCGGCGCGCCTAGGATGTTCCTGTAGGGGCACAGCAGCGTCATTTATTAGAGCCTCCCAATAAACGCCATGAACTGCAGTGACTTGCTGTCGGTGGTGGTGCGGTCCATCCTCATCCTGGGGCGGCCCGCCTCGCCCGCCGAGATCCTGCCCATCGCCCAGGCCATGTGCTTCAGCGCCACGATCCTGCTGGCGGACATCCAGGCCGCGTGCGACGCGTGCACCACGCGGGGCGTGTGCACCCAGTGCACCGTCACGGGCGACGCCACCGTGCGGTACGAGATCCGGACCGACATGCTGCAGGTGCGGTGGGACAACCAAAGGTACTGGGACATTGTGCAGGCGTCCCTGCAGGACGCCGCGGCGGACCCCGTGAATGTCACTGTGGCGCCCAACGTGCCCCAGTTCGGCACGCAGGTGGTGTTCTACGACGACTTCAAGTACCGCTTCGACTTTGACAAGTGGTACGTGGCCAGGAAGCAGTTTGGCGGCGTGGGCGCCAACAACGGCGTGGTGCCGCTGAACGTGGAGTGGCGGCCCGACTACCTCATCCTCAAGGCCAACGGCGACCTGTACCCGGGCCCCATCCAGGGCGTCACCAAGGTGGGCCAGACGTACCCGTTCAACGGGAATGTGACGCGCGTGGGCGGCGGCGTGTTCACGCAGCGCTACTTTGGGTCGGGCGGCTTCGAGGTGCGCGCCAAGGCCATGCCGTACTACGGCGCCTTCACCGCGTTCTGGACGCTCTTCTTCCAGGAGGACGGCGGCGACAACGTGAACAACCAGGCGGCCCTGCAGCTGCCCGGCCGGCCCGCCGCCGCGTCCAACGCCAGCTTCAACTTCCTCCTGGGGCAGACGCAGACCACGGACGTGGCCATCAGCACGCGCTTCTACGACCAGGCCGCCAAGACGGGGCTGGTGCTTAATGATGGTTTGTTCCACACGTACCGCATGGAGTGGACCAGTGGCAGCAGCTACCGCGGCGCCGTCCTGGTGGCCCCCCGCGTGGACTACTACATTGACGACGTCCTCATTGGAAGCAACACGACGGACGTGCCCACCACCGCGGGCCGCTTCTGGCTGGCCACGTGGTTCCCCGACGCCACGCCGCCGCCCGCGGACGGCCAGGCGGGGCCCGCCGCCTTTGTTACGGGCGAGCTGTGGATCGACTGGGTGCGCATCACCAGCAAGCCCGCGCAGAACGACGTGTACGCCACAGAGACGTACCCGGACGACGGCGTGGCGCCCATGAGCGAGCTGGGCCACCTGCGGGTCTGAGGGCTGCGGGCAGACATTTACTCCTTTCCCCCTGGGTGACCCACCCAAAAAAACTCCCCCACCAATAAACCAGCCATGACGTCCACGTGCTCCTACAACCCCGTCGGCGGCATCCCCAAGGACGGCTCCTTCGCATCTGGCTTGCGGTCCAAGACCGTCACGGGCTGCGTCGGCCGCTTCGCCACCATGGAGGCCAACAGCGCGCTCATCAACGACGACCTCAAGGCCAAGGACGTCATTGACGCGTCCAACGTGCTGTACTACGGCGCCGACCCCACGGGCACCACGGACTCCACCGCCGCCTTCCAGGCCGCCCTGGCCGCGGGCAGGTGCTCCGTGTACGTCCCCTTTGGCACGTACCTCATCACCGCCACCCTGGCCGTGCCCGCGGGCCTGAGCGTGCGCGGAGAGTGCGAGCGCGGCTCCATCGTCAACTTTGTCAACAACACCGCCCAGTTTGACGGCTTCACCCTGGCCGCCAACTCGTCACTCACCAACCTGTCCATCACGTACGGCGGCACCAACTCTGCGACAACCACCGCCGTGAGCGTCCTGGGCTCCAACGTGCAGCTGCGCGCCGTGCACATGACCGTGGGCGCCACGCAAATGGCGTGGGGCGTGGGCTTTGACGCCGCGGGCTCCAACGCCGTCATCACCAACTCCACCATCCACGGCGTGCTCATCGGCATCCGCTTCACGGCCGCGTTTGGCAACGTGCGCATCGCGGACAACATCCTCAGCGCCGGCACCGCGGGCACCGTGGTCAACACCACCACCTCCTCTGGCCAGGTGGTGCTCATGGGCAACCAGATCAGCGCCGCGGGTGCCTCCACGGGCATCAACGCCGTCGTGGCCGTCACCGCCATCGGCAACGTGTACTCCGTCACCACGCCCCTGGCGGGCGCGGCTCTGCTGACGTCCACCCTGCACGAGTCCATCACCAACGACATGGCGCCAACCAGCGTCAACACCGCCGGCGCGTACAGCGTGGACGGCATCAAGGTTGTGGGCAACCAGATCGGCAACTGGACGACCACCACGGGCGCGTCCGTGCCCGCTCGCACCCTCGCCACAGGCGACAACACCGCCGCCCAGCTCACCAACGCCTTCAAGCAGCTCCTCGCCGACCTGAACAGCCACGGCCTCCTCGCCGTCGCCATCACGCCCTGAACACGGCGCCGACACAAAGATGGCATTACACATTGTAATAAACAGATTTATTCAGTACACCCATGACACACCCGAGCCCGCGCCTGGCGCCCTACAGCTCGCTCAGGTACACCACCAGCCGCCCCTGCAGACCCCACACGTTGAAGTCGTCCTCCAGCAGCACCTCCCACCGCCCCACGGCGCACCCGTCTTGCAGCAGTTTTGTCACGAGCGCCCGCTGCGCATCCTCCATGCGCGCCTCGTGCTGCCGCATGCCGCACTGCCTGGGCTCTGCCAGCCTCAAGGCCTCCTGGTGCTGCGACGCGGCAAACATCCACGCCAGCAGTGTGGCCATCTTGAGCGGCTCCGCCATGACGTCCGGCTCCGCACCGTTGGTGTGCACCGCCTTCAGCGTGGCCTCCACCCGCGCCGCGTCGGGCGTGGTGTGGGGGTGCCACCGGTACCCTGTTGGCTGGGCCTGGCCGTCCAGGGTGACAAAGTACCACGGCAGGTCTGACACGTCTGGCTGACTAGCGTCTGATTCTGCCGCCTCTGGCTCTGACTTGGGCGTAGCCGAGTCAACCCTCCTGCGCTTGCTCTCTTGTGTGCACTGCATGCCGCGCGAATGCTCTGGGCGAATGCTCTGGGCGAATGCTCTGGGTGGATGCCAATGGAAATGCCCAATCTGCAGACTGCGTGGCTTATATGCGTGGCATGTTGATTGACTTGTTGATTGACTTGCTTCGCTGAAGGTAGTTGTGTCGCTACTGTCGCTTCAACATCAATCAATTTATTTGCAACCATGACGCGACTAGTAGAAGTTGCAGCACCACCCCCTTGCATTCACACCGCCAGCAGTTGTTTCACCTGCTCAACCTGGGCGGCGCTGTACACCACCACCGTCACCCGCAGCGGGTGCGCGCGCCACCGCCAGCACGCCGCCCTGATGGCGTCCGCCACCCACGGCAGCGGGTTGCCAAACGCGCCCGCGCCCAGCAGCGTCAGGAACACGGTGGTCTTGCCGAGCCGCACCGCCGCCGCCAGCGTGGCCTCGTACGCGCCCTCCAGGACCACGGACGCCACCGCGCGCCACTCCGCCGGGCTGCCCGCGGAGTACGCCACGGAGCACGCGCACGCCAGCACCAAGTCCACCGCGTGGTGGTGGTCATCGCTGCCGCTGCCCGCGTACGTGGCCACGCCGCTGCCCACGCCGCAGTCGGCGTGCACGCCCACCCGCACGCTGCGCCGCATGGCGGAGCGCACCTTTGGCACAAAGAGGAACTTGGCCGCGCCGCGCAGCTTGTCGGGCGTGCTGAACGTGTACCCGTTGCGCACCTCCAGCATGCCCGGCAGCACGTCGCGGAGCAGGTTGACCTGGCAGTCCGCCGTCTGGCCCCGCTGTGACTCCACGGGCATGAGGTGGCACCGCCACAGCGCCGCCGCTGGGGTGGCCATGCACGCCGCCGGGCCCTGCGTGCGGTCCAGGGGGTAGCCCGCGATGCCGCCCTCGGGCACGCACCGGGGGTGCGCAAACTCGAGGCAGTTGGCCTGGGACGCCACCTGGAACACGGCGCCGTCGTTGGCTGGGTCCCGCATGAGCGCGCCCACGTCGCCCTGCTGCACGCGCAGCTCCAGCCGCCCCGGCTCCGCGTCCTCCAGCTCCGCGTCCTCCGGCTCCGCGCCCACCGGCTCCGCGCCCACCGGCTCCGCGGATTCCAGCTCTCGCAGGCTGGGTGTGGTGAAGGCGCCCAGCCGCCACGCCCGCCCGTTGGCCGTGGAGTGCAGCCATCGGTCCGTGCACACCGTGTTGGCGTGCACCGCGGCGCGCGACTCGGGGAACCCAAACGTGTCCTCAAACCACGCCATTTGCGGTGCACCCGCACCCAAGCGCCGCGACACCAACGCGGAGCCCACACGCGGAGCCCCGCAACTCAAATGGGTCGATTCCACGTTCAACCCGTGACCGCCAGGGCTGGCGCACCAAGAAATGGACGTGAGGGAGACCTACTTCGCCGTGGGAACCATGCGAGTGCCCCGCGTGTTTGACGTCGTGGAAGCCATCTACGTGCCAGAGGGCACGACCGGCATTTTTGCCCTATACCTGGGCGGGCAGCTGCTGGATGTCCGCGAGCCAGAAGCAATCGCGGAGGGCGGGCTCTACCAGCTGTGCTTCCTGGGCGTGTATCGGATGCCGCTGCTCATGTACAACACGTGCAGTGGCTTGTGTGTCGCGTGCCACGACGCGCAGCGGCCCGTGACCTACACCATAGTGGGGCGCAAGTATGCGCAGTTGTCCGACCTGGCGCGCGAGGAGGAGTTTGAGGGCACGCTAGAAGAGTTCCTGAGGCGCGACTTACGGTTTCCCGTTGTCACGTGTGGCACGCTCAACTACCTGCGCTACAATGCGGGCGTGTGTGGCACTATCTTTGGGGTGGAATCGCGGGGCGCCACGCACTCCCCAGACCTGTTCCGCAGGTATCGTTGAGTAAATGGATTGCCATTCTTTTGTGTGCGCCGGCAACCAAGTCCACACGCGGAGCCCAGCAATACTGATTGACCAACCAGTGTACACCCTGGCACAGCAAGTCGCCACCATGAACACGTGGGACAGGCTGAACAGGGAGCGCCACGAATACTTGACGCAGTGGAGCGACCTGTCCCCGGCGGACAAGGCCCAGAGCATGACGGAAAACAAAGTGTTCTGGGACGAACTCTTTGACGACACCAAACTGGATAATCACTTTGACGCACAACCTGGACGTACACGGGTGGACGTGCTGTGCACGGACGACGTGACCTTGTCTTTGCCGCCGCACGCTGTGCGCCAGTGCGCCACCCTGGCACACATGCTGGGCGACTGCTCGGACCAGGGCGTGGCTGAATCACTTCCGGTGCCGCAGCACAGCGCCGCTGTGCTGCGCCTGTGCTCGCTCGTGGACCACGCCGCAGAGGTCGCCGCATGGGACACGGACGACCTACTGGACGTGGCCCGGGCTGCCGACTTTTTGGCCCACGAGGTCGCCCTACAGGCTGTGTGCGCTGAGCTGTGCAAGAGGCTGGTGGCAGACACCACCCTCTTGGACGGCTGGGACTTGCCGTGCCACTTGGTCTGCCTGGTGGCGCACCACTTGCAGCTGGAGGCGCTGTGCGAACTGGTGCTGCGCAGGACGGAGCTGACTGACGTGCTGAAGCCGCGCATGCTCACACTGGCGAAAGACGTGACGCTTACCAGTGCGGTAACCGCTGGTCGGCTCAATACGTGCCGTTGGCTGACCGAGACGTTCCACCTGACGCCCGACGACGCGCGCGCCGACGACAACGATGCACTACGGTATGCGGTAGCAAATGGCCACCTGGACGTGTGCCGGTGGCTGACCGAGACGTTCCACCTGACGCCCGACGACGCGCGCGCGCGCAACAACGATGCACTACGGCATGCGGCTGGGAAGGGTCACCTGGCCGGGTGCCAGTGGCTCACAGAGACGTTCCACCTGACGCCCGACGACGCGCGCGCGGAAAACAACTTTGCACTACGACGTGCTGCTGAATCCGGCCACCTGCACGTGTGCCAGTGGCTCACCGAGACGTTCCACCTGTCGGCCGCCGATGCGCGCGCGGTCGGCAACCATGCACTGCACTCTGCGGCTGTCAGAGGTTACCTGGACGTGTGCCGCTGGCTGACCGAGACGTTCCACCTGACGGCCGACGACGCGCGCGCGCACAACAACCATGCACTGCAGATGGCGTCTTGTTATGGTCACCTGGACGTGTGCCGGTGGCTGACCGAGACATTCCACCTGACGGGCGACGACGCGCGCGCGGACTACAACCGGGCACTCGCAAATGCGGCTGGGAATGGTCACCTGGACGTGTGCCAGTGGCTGACCGAGACGTTCTACCTGACGCCCGACGACGCGCGCACCAACTGCAACTATGCGCTGCGGCATGCGGCTATGAATTGTCACCTGGACGTGTGCCAGAGGCTGACCGAGACGTTCCACCTGACGCCCGACGACGCGCGCGCGGAGGACAACCAGGCACTACGGTATGCGGCAAGTTATGGTCACCTGGACGTGTGCCGGTGGCTCACCGAGACGTTCCACCTGACGGCCGACGACGCGCGCGCGGAGGACAACCAGGCACTACAGTGGGCGGCTGGGAGGGGTCACCTGGACGTGTGCCAGTGGCTCGTAGAAAGGTTCCACCTGACGGCCGAGGACGCGTGCGCGGACGACAACTATGCACTGTATATGGCGTCTTGTAATGGCCACTCGGCCGTGTGCCGGTGGCTTACCGAGACGTTCCACCTGCAGCCCCCGTAACACCACCAGACGACACCAATATACAATAAACATGTTTTGATTGACGTGGACCCAACCCCAACTGCGTACCAGCTGCAACCACGTACCCGTTCCCTCCCCGCTACAGATGCCCGTGGTGTGCGTGCTGTGTAGGGACGGCGTGGCCGTGTCTTTACCCCAACACGCCATGCGGCAGTGCGCCACCCTGGCACACATGCTGGGCGACTGCTCGGGCCAGGACGTGGCTGTATGACTTCCAGTGCCGCCCGTGCCGCTGCACAGCGCCGCAGTGCTGCGCCTGTGCTCCCTCGTGGACCACGCCGGGGAGGTCGCCACAGGGGACACGGACGACCTACTGGACGTGGCCCGGGCTGCCGACTTTCTGGCCCACGAGGACGCTCTACGGGCGATCTGCGCTGAGCTGGGCAAGCGGCTGGCGGC